GATTGCGGCGTAACCACCAACAGATTGTCGTAACCGTTGTCTAAAACAGTAGGCAACAACTCTGCTAGTGCATGACGATTAGACGCCTGCGAACCGGCCTCGATTTCGTCCAGCACCAGTGTACGCAAGCGCGCGTCAATAGGCAAGCAGAGCTGTGTAGAAACGGCCATCAGCAACATGAACACCCGGCTCTCATGCCCAGAAAAGGTAGATACGTTTGCGGCCGCACCTTTGCGGTTGGCGATCAACGCACCAGCTTGCCAATCAAACTCCACAGGATAACTGTAGAAATTCTGAGAGTGTTCGTTGAGCATAGCCACAAGGTGCGCTCCTACCATTTCTAGGTATGGATTACGGGCGTTCTTGCTCTCAAGCGCCTTGAGCATTTCGCGGATCAGTTCAACGTCTTCGGTTTCCGGCAGTTGATCTAACTCGCTGCTGACCGTAGCGAAACGCTTGGCAGACGCCGAGAACTCAAGCTGTTGCTCGCGGTAGTCTGACAGAGATCGGATATAATGCGATAGCTTCTCGTGGCTAGCCGCCAACGTGTCGTACTGTTTTTCAGCATCGTCTGTAGCCATGACGAAGCCCTTCTCGCGTAGCGCTAGCTCATCCTTGGCGTCGTCTATGCGATTGACGTCGGGGCGCGCGGTCTTCGGTCGTTTTACCTTTTTAAGATTAAAATCGCATGTACGGTTATGCTGTGCGGCGTCCTCTAACTCGTCAAGGTCGCGCACCAGGGCCATAAAACCCTCCGGGCTAACTTTGAGCGATGCTTGAATGCTGTCGATCCTATTGGCCGCAGTTGCAAGCTCGGCCGACATAACCGCTGCTGCTATTTCACCCTCGACGCGTCGTAATTCTTTGGACATGGTACGCAGCATGATATCGCGATTTATTTTACCATTACATGTCGGGCATTTGTCGTTATCATGAGCGCCTTTGAGATGAGAAACGCTAACACGCAAGTGACTAAGCCTATCTTGCAGAGCCGTAGCATGACGGAGAGCACGAGCGCGGTTACGCGGCGGCACGTGCTTACCGTAAACAACTTCCCAGATGTATGGCAGTTGGTGCGCGTTGAGTCGTGTGTAGATTTCACGTGCCAGCTCTAGGCGTTTAACGTCGAGAGGGCGCGGTTTAGGCGCGGCTTCGTATTCGTCGAAGTCTTGCCACGCCTGGAGATCCGCTTCCCCATCTTTTACTATTTGCTTAAGAGCAGCATCGCTTTCATGGGCGAGCGGCCGCACGGTATCCAGTTGTTCGCCGAGACGTTCCGCTCGCTCACGAATGGTAGCCTTGCGGCTCTGCAACGTCGCCAGCTTTTCATCAATCTTCGGGATAACTCGGAAGCTGGAAACAGATGGCTGCAACGCGTCGATTTCAGTTTGCAACCGCGAACGAATTTCCGCTGTCAGACCCTCGCGATCGTAGATGGCGGACATGGCCTTGCGCAGTGTATCGAAAACAGTAAGACCAACAATGTCAGCGAGCAACTCGTTGCATTGGGTTGCATTACCAGACAAGATCGTGCCGGAGCGCAGCGCCGAGATGTAGTTAACAGTAGAGAAAGCCGAGTACGACAACGGCATACGCTTCTTCAGCCAAGCCTTAGCCGTACCTTTAAGGCGAATCTCCTGGGCTTGATTGTCTTCCATGCACCGCCATGACGTCTTACCTTTAACGGCTTGGACGAAACACGAAGCTGGGACGCCGTTGTTCTCCCACGATACGCCCAATGTAGAGCCAGCGGTCAGCTTGCTTTGATCGAAGAACACGTCAGGAATAGTCGCGGCCAACATGGATTTTCCCGCTGCGTTGTTACCAGTGACAATGGTAACTCCGTCACGCAGCGGGAGAGTCATGCGGTAGCCGAGATGACCGACACGCGAAACGCTGGTCAGCTTCGTCATGATTACTATTACTTTCGTCTGTTGACCGTGTCACCGGCTTGAGGCAACTCCGCCTTCAACAAGCCTTCGGCAATGCCTGGGGTGAGTGCGTAGCCAAGAAGCACGTCAAAAAGAATGATAGGTGGAACGTTGCCAGCAGAGGCGTGCGTCAGGGCCATGCCGACCGCGCGTTGCAAACGCACAACGTCGCTGACGTTGAAATCACCGCGCTTCATACCCTTAGCTAAGGAATTGAATTGCTCGCGAGTGTCACCGTCAACCCACATGGACAGGCCAAGCAATGCTCGAAGGTATTTACCCATGGCCATAAGAGTAGACGTGGTGATTTGCTCGTACTTAGCGTTGCCATTGGTGTGGCCGCCGACAAGCAACGCGCCTAGCAGATGCAGCGCCCCGCGCTCATCCGCAACGTCTTCAATTGTAGTGGAACCACCTAGCGCAGTCAATACCTGCCTAGGATTGGCCAAGCTATGCAAAGCATTGTCGGATAGCGTTGGCTTACCATAACGCTTGGCGTATTTATCCGCGAACTTACGCAGTGCTTGTGCATCCCATGATGGTGCACGGATAATAGTAAATCGATCCTTGAACGTAGCCAGCAGCTTGTTAGGCATGTTGGTACAAGCAATGAACAGCGCGCCGCCCGGTTTGGGGCGTTCCAGCGGGGTTAGCAGCGCAGACACCGCCTCTTCCGTCAGCTTATGAACTTCGTCTAGTAGATAGACCTTGCGCTTGCCGGGATGCGCCACCAACGGCATGTCGCACATCTCAACGATCTTGCGGATGTCTGCTACCTTACCATCAGTACCGCAATTGACTTCGTTCAGAAGCTTGTCGGGGATGTTACCGTTTTCGTCCATGACAAGTTCATTGGCGATGGCTTGCGCCAAAGTTGTCTTACCATTACCAGTAGGGCCGATGATCAGGATACCGCGCGAGGTTTGCGCCATCTCCGTGTAACTGTCGATCTGCGCAGGCGTGATGTTGTCCAGAGCTGCCAGGGAGCCTGGACGTGCGTCAATGTTCAGTTGGGTACGTGGAACGCGTACAGCGCCCCTGTCAGGCGTCCTTACGGGCTTGGTGGTCGTTGATGGAGCCACACCCCGATTGGGGCGCTCGCTACCAGTACGTCGCGTGGCAACAACCTTCTTGATAGGCTTGATGGGTGCTTTAGCCATAAAATGGTATCCTGGGCTTGGCGCAAAGAAAAAGCCCCGCGACCTGTTGAGGGGCCACGGGGCTTTGGTCGTCGTTAAACTAACGACGTGGAACCAGAGGTGTATTAGCCTTCGATCGCGTCGGCCGGGACCGTCAAGGCCGGGATTGCTTCATCGTCGGCACGCACGTTCCCCAGTGCATCGCCATTGGCTTGCATGATGGCCGTGAGCACCTTGTTGAAATCGGCGGCTTCCAAGTTCTGCACGAACGCTTGGGCGTGCGCCGCTTCTTCCTCCGAAAAGGTAGAAACGTCGCCGACCATCTTGACGGCTTCGCGCACGATCTGACGCGTGTTCTTGGTGATCAGCGCGTCCTTAACGAACGGCGCGAGACCGTCGTACCACAGGCTGTCGAGGGTCGCCGCCGACGTCGTGATCAGGCCGATCAAGTTGTCGGTAGTCAGCAGGTTGTCGAGAGCTTCGCCGGGCGTCAAATCAGCGCTACCGTTTTCGATGGCGGCGTCCGCGAAGTCGTCTTCACCGCGCGGCGCGAGAACTTCGTCGTCCTCTTCCTCGCCGAAGACAACCACATCGTCGTCTTCACCATACACCGGCACGTCTTCCGCCGCGAGTTGATCTTCGCCTTCTTCGTGCAATTCCGGCAGATCATCGTCGTCATCGTCGTCGAAGTTGACGGCCGACATGTCGAAGTTGTTAGTACCATTATTTTCGTCATCGACGATCGTATCGTCGTCTTCGTCGTCAGCGTCTTCTTCGCTGTCGTCGCTTTGACCTTCCGTCGCGACCATCGCGTCGTCGTAGCGACCTTCCTTCAGGGCTTGCGCCATGTCGGCGGCAGCGGTGTAGATGATGGCCAAGCCAGCTTCCACGGCTTCTTCGATTTGACCCATACCGGTGCTGTTACCATTTCCGCCAGCACGCAGCGCGGCGACTTCGGCTTGCAGCTCGGCGTTCTCGGATTGCAGAGCGTCCAGGGCGGCTTGATTGGCCAGACGCTCTTGATTGAGTTCGTCTTGCAGGCGCTCGATGTCCTTGCGCGCGTCCTCCAGCAAGGTCTGAGCAGTGCGCGCGTCGGTCTGGTATTGCTTACCCAGCTCCTTCAGCCGCGCACGCGACTCCATGGCTTCTTCGTAGGTCTTCGGCTTGGGGTTACCCTTTTTGACCGGGATAGCTTGTCCCGGCTTCACGGGCGGGCGAAGGATGGCGTTCATGTAGTGATGTCCCTTTGCAAAGGTCCGGCAAGGTCGCCGGGTTGTGACCCCTTATCTTAGCAGGTTAACGGGCCTTGCGCAAATATCCCGCCCTGTAAGGGGTTTAGATCAATTAGACGAGCTATTCCGCGAGCGCTATCACGTCTACGACATGACCGAAGTAGAGGTAGGTAAGACATGCTTGTCGATTAACGCCCACGTCCGAATAGATGTTGTATGGGTTACCATTAATCAATCGCAAGACATGCGTAATGACCATGTTATTAGACGGATCATTCCAGTCCACGTCGATAGCTCGACCCTCTAGAATAGCGTCCAAGCTGGCGCGCGGTAAACGGTAACTTACCAGCGCATGTAAGCGTCGATGAAAGGTAGCGCGCCCGGCGTTCAACGTAAGCACCAGTTCCGCGTCATCCATGCTATACTTTACGCGGTTCAGTTCAGGGTGCGTGAAATCGTTAACATCTAGTGTCGGACGCACAATCGACAAGACGCTAGGGGCGTGCATGCCACGTGCCGTGATTACACCCGGCGCTATGCATTCAACCTCATAAAGGTATTCAACCTTGTCCTGGGCGCACAACAGCGCGTGATCGCCGACAGGATCTATACCTTTACTGGACCAACGTAGCTGGTTAATAGAACGTGGCGATAGCGTACACGCATGTACTGAGTTGTGTATAACGCCTCCACTGTACATGCGCGATAGATGTTTTTTACTAGCCATCTTAAGTCTTCCTACGAGAGCGCGACACCGGTATACGTACGTAGTCGTTGGCGTCATGAGGCGCGTAAACAACAGTACCGGGTGTCATAGATTTTGTGATTTTAGCGTTGGTCGCTGGTTGAGCGCATGTGACGAAAGACACGTCGCGCATACGCAGATTGATCCAACGTAAATCAGTAGCTTGCCCATTGATGTAGACGGGTTCACGATCGGGAAGCTTACCGGTATGCAACCACTGCGCCAACCTTCCGGCGCTAAGTGCAATGCGTTCCCCGTTGAGCATAATACTGACAAATACCACACCGTCTACGTTCCAAGCTTGCAGACCAATCTTACCTTTTATACAGGATTCGTGGCGCTCACTAGACGGGATAGTACTGATCTCACCTGTATGAGGATCATATTTGAGGTACAGGTTCCAGGCGATTGAAGACATCGCAGGCTCTCACAATAAATAGTAAATCCAGCGTGAGCCTCTGCGCGCACGGGTGGTTCTCGTCTAGCAAATTAGCAAAACCGTGTTTTGGCTGGAATCATGGCACGAAAAAAGCCCCCAGGAAATTCCTGGGGGCTCTCTTCATTCAGAAACGGTAGCCGAAGCTAACGTCTTACTTCATCGAACGCGCGCGCGACTTCGGCTTAGCGGCAGCCTTGGCCGGAGCCTTGGCGGCGGGCTTCGACGGCTTCGCGGCCTTCGGCGCAGGCTTGGCAGCGCGTTGCGGCTTAGCCGGCGGCGTCGGAGCCTTAGCGGGCTTCTTCGGCGCGGCCTTGGCCGGAGCCTTAGCAGCAGGCTTGCTAGCCTTTTGCGGCTTAGCCGGAGCGGCAGCAGCGGGCTTCTTCTTCAGCTTGCTCGGATCGGTCTTCGAACCGGGCGGACGGCCAAGACGCTTGATCTTACGACCGCCCTTGGTCATGCCGGTCTTAATGGCACGCTTAACGGCAAGACCAATCTTCTTATTCCAAGCAGGCGTGCGGACTTGCTTGTGCGTCTTAGCAGCCTTCTTGGCGGCGACCGAAGCAGCCATATCCTTCTTACGCAGCTTGCCGGTACCCTTATCGACGATCATACCTTTCGGCACGTTCTTGACAGGGGCCTTGTTTTGCAGGACCGGCTTAGCCTTCGGCTTACGCGCGGCGACCGGTTCGGCCTTGTGCACCGGAGCCTTCTTCACCGGCTTACCGGGCTTGGTCGGCTTCGCCGTGGTCGCGGTCGGGGTCTTCTTGGCGGGCTTCTGCGGCTTAGCCGGAGCGGCCGCCTTCTTAACGGGCTTACGGGCCATGATTGGCTCTCCTATTCGAGTTGAGGACTTCCACTTGGTATCAACTCAACCCTTCGGAGGTCGGCGTCAATCCGTTGTGGCTTCGGACTTAACAGTATTTAATTAGTAAGGTACGGTTAAGGGTATAGGCCTTTAGCATTTCACTGTCAACACCTATCTCGTGCCTTGTCTGGGCTCGATACCCATAAACAATTTCTGCGCCACAATCTTCTCTGCATACATGGGGAACAGCGTAGCTTCAATCTCAGACGGTCCAACCAATTTGGTCTGCGTAGATACCGATGTGACCCGAAGATCCTTGTCTGAGATGGTATCCAGATCAGTCACCCTCCACACTAAAGCATATTTGGCTTCAGCAATGATAGAGTTGTTGTCGATGATCCCGACTTCAGCAGGCAGGGTAACAGTAAGTGGGTTGGCCTTGACTACCTGATCGAGGCCAGCTTGCGCCGTATAGTTACTCACCTGACCCTTCAGCATTATATGGCGCACAGTAAGATCAACGTGCGTAAGCTTTTGCGGCTGGTTTGAGATGTTGGTTACTTTTACCACTAAATCATCGAGCGGTGACTGTGCGAAATCTTTGAGATTAGGTGAAGGTGTACCATTGCTACCGATGGAGAAAGCAAACTGTAAGCCAGCCGCCGCGTCACGGTTGTTGCGTGCCAGGGTCCAGGCAACCGTGAAATAGCTAGGCAGTGAAGTTCGCCACGCCGCATAACCGCCCGGCTGAATAGTCCACACCGGAACCTTGGCGTTATCTTCGTCAAGGACAGCACCCTCTGCTTCATACGCATACTCGACCGGCAAGATACGATGCGTACCACCCCACAAAGAGTAACCACCGATGAAGCCGGTGTTTAGGCACAGCGGACAGGCGGTATGTGTCATACCTAAAAGGTATGCATTGTCGAGGAGCATCTGCTCCGGGTTCCAAGACTGCTCACCTTCGAAATCGGCGATTAGTTGATCGGAAAACAGACCATCCGTATTATCCCATTCGTGGTCTAACGGGTTCTGACCTGGGCCACCCGGCGTCACACGACCGTAACCGTGCAGCGCCTCCAACGGATCAATGGTAGGCTCAACATCACTATCTTTAGTAGCTTCGAAATGGTGAGCCGGTTCAGCGTCAGAAACCAACGGCTTTTCCCATTCGGTGTGACGATGCGCAGGCGACACGTCAACGGCGTGTACCTTAATACTGCTATAACCGTCGTTGACGCTCGGCACGTGAGGCGAGTCATCTATACTGACCACATTGGGATCGGTGTTGGGCTCATCTTCTGGTGCACCACCTCGACAAGGACACGTCTCCCCAGCGTACAGGCGTTGCCACAGAAAAAGAGTAACACCATCGATGTTGGAGATGGCTTCCTTCTGACGCCTAGCGCTGGCGGCGGCTAGGGCCGCTAACGTGTCGTTAGCATTATCACCAATACCTGTGTTGGCAGGCACAATACCGGGAGCAAGACCAACACCAGTCGGGTGTAGACTAACGCCCCCTTGTCGGGGTCCAAAGCGCATGCGGCTCGTCCTTGTAAAAGGTAGTCATCAAGGGGCTGTTGCGCTAATTTGCTGATAACCGGGTCATCACGCGCGCCTGCCTACTCACAAGTAAATTAGCCCACGTGTCGAGTATGGGTATTAGAGTAAGCAGCGTCATAAGAATGGAAAATCTCATGGCTAGCACTCCTACAGTTGTATGGGAGGAAACAGTTTTAGGCCTGGACATGGGGACCAGCAATTTTGGCTGGTGCGTCATTCGTGTCAGGCTTATGACTGACGGACGTTATCGTTTTCGCGTACTTGGTGGTGGCTTGATGGCTATGCCGCTGTCCAATCTCACGCATCAAGCTAAGGTGGAAAAAGTAACTGTCAGTCGCAAGACCGGTAAGGCTAAAAAGACCAACGCCGGTAAGAGTGAGCCTCCGCTAGATGTGGGTGTGCATTTGTTCCTCGATGAGGTCTCCTACATATTCTCTACCTATTATATAACGCGCGTAGTGGCAGAAAGGTTCATGTCACGGGGTAGGGGTGGAGACAGCACGATTGAGGCGATTAGCCTCATGATTGGCCTGATCCTCGCAGAGTGTAAAAAGCTATCTCTGCATTATACCGTTTTAGCGGCCGCCACGTGGAAGCTGACTTGTGCGCGGGCTGCAAATGACAAGGAAATTCTGCCTAAATTATACGCCTATGCTAAGCGGCAATATGGTAAAGAGCCTCACGCTTTCGACGCTGCACTGATGGCGCTGTATACCGTTGTACCGACTGAGGCTATGCGCGACGTTCTTAAAACCCAGTTCATCGATCACGTCGCTTCGCGACAAATAGAGATTTAGAAAAATGGCTACCAACAAACTGCGTTACCTTTCTATGCAGATACCGGCCGATCGGTTCCCGCCCAACATGAACCTCACACTAATTCCCGCCAATAGTCTCATAGGAAAACTATTGGCGGCCATTGATGGCACGGTAACTAAGAAGATCGATAGTAAAGGAAATACTAGTGTACGTATTTCCGGCGCTTTGAAATCAGCAGGCGTCATCCCTGATGAATTTAAGCGCCGTAACAAGCTGGCCAGTATTCCTAAGTGGGGTGAGTAGAATGTTGATGGCTGATAATAGTACGAAAATACGCGTAGTTTGGGACGCTCGCTACAACTCCTTTGTGATGACGATTGACGGCAAAGAGCCAGAGTTTATCAGCGAGGCTACTGTTTCTGCACTAGGGCTTACGCCCGAGCAAATTCGCGAAGCAGATTCTTCCCTAAACACGCGAGACCGTCTTGCGGAAATGGGTATACCCGTCCGACCGTTAAAGTGGGAAGAGATTGCGAAAATCACGGGTGTAAGTTTAGAAGAAATGGTGGCTGAACTTACGAGTCTAAGCACCAAAGAACTCCCAACAGCGGTGCGATCTACCCCGGAGACACCCTCTCGCGGTTGTTGGATCGGCCCTCCGGCGATCGACAAACTAGACCTCGCCTGTAACCTAATCAATCGTGCGTTTGGTGAGGTCTGCTACTTGGTCGGTTCAGCCACACGTACGCGCGACTACCGCGACGTGGATGTGCGAATGATGATACCGGATGAAAAGGTAAATCTCCTATTCGGCCCGATCCGACCTTTGGAGCACTACGCGCTGTTCAATCTGATCAACCTGTCTGTTACTATTTATCTGCGTGAACAGACAGGTCTACCGATTGACTTCCAAGTTCAATCACGTGAGCAGGCCAACAAGACCTATTCAGGCGAAGTGAAACACTCACGCCACCCGCTAGGCCTGCACTCGAAACTGTCGCGCGAACAACTCCCCGCGTGGATGACAATCGACTGGCCGGAGGACGTGGATGAGGACGACGATTAAGTTCGTTTTTGTTTACCGTTAAATACGCCTACTATTGGGAAATCAACGGGGACGGATCAATGAGATTAGCGACAACGCTGGTTCAGCAGCGTAATGATACAGATTGCGCGGTTTGCGCCGTCGCAATGGCCCTGGATTTGCCGTACGACCGGGTGATGGCAGCGGCAATGGCCGCCAAGTGCTACAGCCGGGAAAACGGTACATCAGCCGTGTACAAAGTACTGGAGAAGCTAGGGCTGTCGTATACCTTTCTCCAGGGTAAACCGATTGGTGATTTCACGACGCGCATGCGCGATTACGCGCTGTCTAACGACATATTCCGCGACATGGTGTGGGGACGGCCGGCGATCATCACCGCCAAGTCGATCAACGGCGCATTCAGTCATGCCGTTTGGTACGACGGAGAGAAGGTGTACGACCCCAGCGCACGTCAAGTGCATACGTCGCTGTGGACGATGGAGATCGAAGACACTATACTATTTGCACCAGGTTTTCGGAGTAGCGTAGAAAAGGTATAACTTCCAGGGTGTCGGCAATGCCGACACCCTTTCTTTGTGTCAAAATTCAGCAATGTTGCGTGTTTCGGAAGTATTTCTTGAAATATTGCCGGAAATTTCTCCGAAAACAGGCTAAACCGGAGGCCATAGAAGCATTGTAATTGTCTAGTGATCCAATGAGCTAGCCTAGTCTCCTCCTCTCCTTGGAATACACACTCCCTCCACTAATCTAGGGAGCTAGAGAGACAGCCTAATTCTTAATCACAGCCAAACAGGGTAACAGAGGCTAGACACACTAGACGCAGTCCTCTACGTCATTTTTCGGGCTCCCTACAAAAACGCCTATTTTCTACACTTTTCTTCAATTCTCCCCTCTACCCTCCCTACAGCTCAGCTTCAATACTCAAGCTTCCCATCTTTCGTACCTACCATTACGTGCTAAACGCTTTACAAACCTGAAGATTTTTCACACCTCGATTTTAGCTCCTAAAACGTACCCTAAAATCCGAACACCCTCTAATCGCTTCTTTACGGTGCGCAGCACCTAATGCGCCAAGTCTACGCAAAGATTGGCCGTTTCTACACGTCTAAAATAAAAGGTATTTACCACTTTTACCAAGCGCCAGGTTTAGCAGACCTTTAGCTAAAATTTCCTAAAGCTCGCTAAACTTGAACGTTGCTTCTTTCTGGGGTCTAGACACGTCTAGACCCCTCCCACACGAGTAGTTCAAAATCACGTCTCTCGCTAACTTGGCACTTGGTAAAATTTGCTAAAGCACCTCCACGCTCCAAGTGCACTTACCATTGTAGCAATATTTCCGACGATCCTGTGGATCACCCATGTCATGGCTAGATCGGGTGAGCCAGTGTCCTGTGTGACGTGACTACTCTTCAGAGCGTACGTACTGTGGACATCCTGCCTTGTCCATGGGTGTTGCCGTGGGACCTGTGGTGGTAATTTATTTTCAGGTTTGAGGGGCGTGGAGTGCGTAAAATGGTAAAGAAAACAGGACGTATTGTCCTCTGGGTGACAGGTGGTTTGGCTGTGTACGCGGTCCTGCTGTGGCTCGTCGGCATGGCGGGCTACTACTGGTTTGGACGTTGACAGTACTTGTGTGTTTGAAGTCGGGGACGAGTAGAGATAATGGTAGGGTTTACGAAGCACGTAGAGTTGGTAGAGAGCGCCGGGGACGTGAGGCGCGTACAGGCCGTGGGGAAGCGGCGGTTTGGTCTGTTACGTCTGGTGCTCAACTACTTGCGCGCCGTGGGCTTGGTGACGGCCAAGGAAGCCAGGGGGCACTTGTCGGAGGTCAAAGCCTGGGTAGAGAAGTTCCGCCGTGCACCGGCCTTGTCAGCCTCGCTAGTGGAACTGTCTCGCATGGGTCGTAACGTCGTAACGTTGGCTGTTGATACCATTGTTGGCTTGCTGGAGACGCGGTTTACGGCCGAAGGCCTAGGGGCGTTTCCCAAGGTGGAGGTGAAGACTACCGTCATGCGTTTCTTCAGCAATCGACAGGCCTTGACGCGGCTACTTGATTGCCTGGGTGGTTCAGAAGTGCACGGGGTGGTGTATTGTCGTCGAAAAGGTAAGATGCGGGGTGTGGAAGTAGACTCCGTATTGGAGTGCTTGCGGGGCTTGGCTAGGCGTGAGGATCTTGCCTACATGCTGGACGTTGGGCCGGGCGGTGTGCACTTCCACTTCTTGTGCGCTAGAGAGGTAGCGAAAAAGGTAGAGGAACGGGTAAACAGGTTGGAGCTTGGTTTACAAGCCTCAGTGACGCCTAAAGTGGTGCGTGAGTATTGGCAAGAAGTCGCGCCTAGCAGAGACGTCCACACGTACTTGGCCTTGAAGTTGACGCCTGCCTTGCAGGGAGACGGGATTTCGCGTAGAGTGCGCCGTGAAGTAGGGACCGTGTTCCACGACTCACGTGAGTTCGGCCGCGTCACCTGTCACCTCTCCCGTCATCGCAGTAGCTCTGAGTTAGGCGCGTCTTCGCGTCGGTCTCGTGCTGCCTAAAAGGTAAGGTATTATGTCCACGCTCACGCACACTCACGTCACGCTGTCGCCGTCCTTTCCTGTTGAGCGTTCTTTGAACTTCAACGTACACATAGGTGAGGACGTCACGTTCAGCAGTACAGTGCTTGCGAGTGAGATACGTTTTCCCGGGCGCGTATCTTTTACCCTGTCGAAAGGGCGATTGACTCCTGACCTGTGGTGCGCGTGGATTCGCGCAACCAGTAAAGTTGATCGTGTTCGGGACGGACGTGTAATAGCGTTATTGAACGAGAATGGTGATCTATTTATTGCGCTACATCTGCGCCCGAATGGACAATTACTCTTTATGACACCCGAAGCTTGGGTCGTCCACTGTGCACTTGTCGGCGCGTTTGCTACGATGTTTGAACGTAGCGTTACGTTGAAAGGTGCAGAGCCCGTGCCGCTAGTGATCAGTGAACACATCAGGTTCATCTTCGATTTGAAATAAAGGTACAAAATATGGAAAACGAAACCGTCATCACCTGTGGCGTCGGCGCGTACTCTGGCGGCACGTTGGACGTTACTTTTACCATCGACAAGGTGACTTTCTCCGAGCGCATCGATTACTTCGTGCTGCGTAACCACGGTCGCCTGTACATCCATGTCGATCGTGACGTATTGACGCCGAAAGCCTACAAGAACTGGTGTGTCGTTACGCTTGGGCTAGTTGGTAAAAATATTATGCTAGAGACCAGCACGGGTGAACCATTAACGGTAATGATCATCCGTTCGGATGAAGTGGCTTTCGTCACACCGGAATACTGGGGTGGCTACTGCGCGCTCTACGGTGCGCAAGAGATTGACGGCAAGGTGAGTTTGCCGGTTGGCGAAAAGACTATCGAAAAACTCTTCGGGTACCCTTTCACTTTTACACTGGTCTAGCGTCGTGCCTAGGTGGTTGCGCCTGTGGCGAGCGGCTTGGTACTTGCGGTGTAGGCGCGCTAGGATCTGTCACTGTTATTTCTGTGTCGGACGCACGGACAACCGTCCGTGGTCGCCTAACGTCAGCCACGGCTTGTATTTGTGGGTCGGCAAAGACGGCGAACTGCACGGGCAGACAAAGAGCCGCATCGTGTCTCTGCATTGAAAGGTTATAAGGGTATGTCGAAAACAAAAGCCGCTTGGGCCAGTTTAGTGTACAATTTACGTGGTCTGCTCATGGACACACTATTGGCGTGGGCCATGGAGGTAGCGCCGCCCGAAGACCAAGCCGCGCTCGCTGGTGCGTTATTACCTTTCCTTGAGCAACAACAGGAGAAGCTTGCTAATGGCTAAATATCCGACACCGGAAAAGGAAGGCCACTACTGGGCCAAGTTACGACTGCACGACGAGCCGGATCAGAATTCAACGGATTGGGAAGTCGTGCAAGTGTTCGACAACATCTTGCGCCCGTGGTGCGAAGCCGACATTGAGACTGGTGAATGCATGATGGTGCATGTCCCAGGTCTTGGTGAAAGTCAGCCGATCGACCACTTCATCTGGGGTCCAGAAGTCGTCAAGCCGACAGAGCTTGGTTAATAATATTTCGTGAGGGGAGACAAGAACATGACAGAGCATTGGGCGGCAACGCAAAGCTTTGGGATGACTTACCTAGAGTTAATGGTAAGATGGCGTGACGATAAGCGTACCGATTTCGCTTGCAAAGGCGTAGTGCCGTTAGACACACTAAGCCGCCTAGGCGTCGTGTGGTTGGATTTCGCTGTAGATGGTAAGACCCCAGCCTTCGGTAACCGCGCTCGTCAGCCGTACCTGCTGATGGATGAGCCGGGTGGTTTGCCACTGTGCGTCATGCAGTTGCGTGAAAACGGTAGAATCGCTTTCTTCACGCTAACGGCGTGGGCGGCTTTCTCATTGACGATTACTCTGGACGGCATGACGACGTTCGGTGTGACTGGGCCGCATTCCATTTGCACGAACACACTAACCACGATCGGCTTTGCGTTAACGAGGCAGGACCATGACTGAAGAGTTCTTGCGTAATCGGACCATCGGCAGTGACAGCGAGTTTGAACTAGAAATAGTAATGGCTAGCGGTCAGCGCCATTCGCATTGGTTCACTTACGTGTCGTTACGCAACATGGGTGTCCTGACCGTCAGCATTGATCTAGAAAAGGTTTCAGATTACGAGCGGAGTCGCTTGCGGGAAACTGACTACCGGGCTGGGCAGATTGTCGGTGGTCAATACGCCGCGCCATTTATGGTCGTGCAGATGTGCCGATCTGGCATATACCATTTGTTCACACCGGAGCGCTGGGCTGCTCAGCACATAATGCTTGGCGTGCCGCAATATCTTACTGCGACCGCGTCTTTGAACAACATTCGCTGCCAGGTTCCCGGTGACGAGCAAACACTCGTCACACAGTTATTGGTGCCTACGGATGCGATCAAGTCGGTTACCATTATTCATCATTCCCACAAGTTCGTGTGAGTTCGTCCATGTCGCTACCATATTCCGCGTTTATGTCGCACAGTGGCAAGGCCTACAGGCTCACTGAACTGTTCGTGGTCCTGGCGTTCTCTTCGCGGCCGGGTGAGGGTTACTCGCTAGGCTCGTACACGCTGCATGACTTGCACGCGGCTAGAGACGGCACGTTGCACGACTTCAACGCCGACGCGAAGCGGTTAGCCGACGCTAACGTTATTAAAGAAATCCCCTTCTACCGTTCGCATGAGTCGTACCTTTTATGGTACGACGGCATGCCGCTGGTTTTCGTCAAGATGTTGGACGACCACGTCGAACTGCATCACGTCATGGACTTGTTGGTGTCACGGCGGCTATCAGATCGTCAAGAATCGCCATCGCGCTATCGTGACATCCTCGCCGAGCGTTTTAACGTCGCGCCAGCATCTATCACTACCATTACCAGCACCGACGGCGTGTTCTACAAGTCACCGCTGGGATCGCGCACATCGCCGCAACTACACCTTGCTATTCATCCTGTTGCGCGTCCGCCCGTGGATCCAGTCATATCCACGGCCATGCCACTGGACGCTGAAGAGAAGGCGGATTTACGGCTGGCGCTAGTTACTATTTCGGGTCTGATGTCTGTGCTCGAAAACCTAGAAAGAGAAGACGGCGATTATGCGGTCCCTTCCATGGAGGATGTGCGCGAGTATACTCTGGCCCGCGCCTTCGTTGAGCGCATGAAGGCAAAGCACGGTATAAAGCTATAGTGAAGCTTCTGGGTCGGCTCCGCTAATTGAGATTCACACCCCGTGCATTTGCTTGCGCAGCCGTCCCGTGGTAGATTCCGACCACATTAGTCAGACGTGATGCGCAGGTTTGTGCTTACCTTTTGAGAGCACTCGCCATGGCCCATGAAGACCGTGATTTCTTAGTCTGTTCTTTCCCGCCCTATCCGTCCTACCGCACCCACCCAGACGGTACTAAGCGCAAGCGCCCCATTCTGGATTGGCTATATTACACAGCCAGTACGGTCATCGGCTTTAGCATCTGGCATAAAGGTAACCACGGGTGCGAAACTTTCCCGCGTGGTCCTGGCGTATACGAAGCTGCTGCAAAGGCCGTGGCTAAAGACGAGCTGCTGCAAAAGATGGTGCAAGACAGTCTTGCGATGCATTCATTGTATAACAACGGTGCTATGCCGCTGTATTGCGGCGCAGTGGCTTTCCAGGCTATTGCACACCAGCTAGAGGTCGAGCGTTTTAGCTACCATTATCGTGTGACCGGTCGTTCGCTCAATCGCCGCAAACGTGAAGAACGTCTAGCTGTTGTCGCTGCCGAGGCCCTAAACCTAGCAACTAACCCGGTAGACAACCTGCTACACGTACATGAGTATGACGCTCTCGTTCGCATGATCGCTGCGTGTCTAAACCGACGTCTCATTCCATGGTGGAAGCATCCGCGTTGGCACGTACACCACTGGCGTTTCAACTTCGAGTTGCCTAGGAACATCCGCCGCGCTTTCTTTGAAAAGTGTATCGTGTGCCGTACGGCCATTGGCTGGGGCAAGTCGCCGACTGCGGACAGCCGTGGCTCCTACCATTGTGATTGCTATCCTTCCACGCCTGTTAATACCCCTGCTGTGGTGACTGCGGACCATGTCATCCACTGATCAGCCACCCACCAAACCCGTCAAACCTAAGCGTTCACAGAGTAAAACCACCATGCACGCATCATCCTCCACTCAGGAAACGTTTACGGTTGTCAGTTATCCTAGCGGCAACCCAACTACCAGCGAAGAGACGCAGCATCCCGATTTCGACGCAGCTTTGGCGGCCTTCGCTATGCAGCAAGAAACGGTATCTATCGGAAAGGACGTCGTGCTGATGTACGATCATCCTGAGCTACGTGGACGTTGGGCTGACAGCCCAGAGTTCGAACACCTTTTCAGCGACACGAGGCACTGATGAAACAATTACTATTTCTTTCGCTGGCCGTAGTGCTAGTTGGTTGTGGATCAAAATCGCAGGAACCTTGAACGACGTCGTTCAAGGTGATGGCTTCACTATCCAACGTGACTACTTGAACAATGTTGTCACGTGCAAGAGCGTGTACGGCGAAACATTCACGTTCACTGGTGCGGACGTCCGCACTGCTCACAGCGATTTTCTAGGCTCTGCCGGAGTTATTACCGTTAAGGACGATAAAGGCTTCGTCCGTAACATCCGCACCGACTCGGAAATCTGGTCGTGTGGCGGTGAAACAATAAAAGTAAAACCACAGGAGTAATCATGCCGAAAAAGTACACAGTGCGTGTTGAGCGCGTTATCAACAAACACATTTACGCCAAGGCTGGCGAAGTCGTCTATGACTATATGGGCTGCGACTATGGTCTCAGCGGTGACGACAGACGATTGACCGGAGACGAGCACACTTCGGTAACTAAACAGGCCGATGGGTCTGCACCGTCGTTTACCATTCCCAAGCACCACTTGGAGGAAATCCAGGAGGACGCGTGATGCGGAAGTACAACAGTCCGTACCATGGCGGCTACGGTACGTGTAATGGTTTCGGAAGTGTATGGGTAGATGACGGGGTTGCGTCTAACTCTTACACTGGTGGCCCACCGTGTCCTAACTGCTTAACTATGCAAGACAAGCTAGCTAAAGCGATGGTTGCGACACCTAATCCGCCTGCGCAGCAACCCGTTCCCGTGGAACGTCCATGGCCATACTCGCACCACGTAATCATGGTTAAGTAAGTGTAGCGTAACGGAGTGCTCAACCGTGCGTAAATCATCAACGAAACGTGACGCCTTACTATACCGTTTAGGTATACTGCTGTTTCTGGTGAGTTGGCTTCTGGTCATGCAGGCTTTTGCACAGCTCGTGCAGCCTGCCTTGATCCCTAGCGAAGTGATCGGTGTCGTCAAACGTTGCACCAATTCCAAAGAAGATTTGGTGCAACTGTATGGTGGTACGTTGGCGTTTCGCAAGGAGACGAAGACCGCTGTGGAAATTACACCGTTGCCTGCTGGAGATATAGGTAGTAACACCAGTTGTTAGGTATACTCATTTTGAGTATACCATTACAGAATAGGTAATTTAGACTCAACCAGAGGATGCTCACTCCTCGGTCGTCTATGTAAGGGTAAGATGATGATTAATCGCTCGCAATATCTCCAGATGCTCGCTCACACCAGGGCTAGGTTGATGACTAACAAATAGTAATCTAGTGTGAACCAAGCTCCATACGATGCTGCCGAGATCAACGCTTTCCGCTTGCGTGCATTGCTAGCCTTCCACTATTGGAAGGAAATAATAGTGGTGGCGTTCTCGTCCATCGAGCCATACAACCTAATAGGTCATTGGCTGTACACCGTGCTATTCGATCGTTGATCGCGCTAGCACAAAAACTGTAAGCTTTATAGTCGGGGGAATACACTATGCACATTCTACACGCAGCTCCGCTGCAATCCGAAGCGATCATCAATGCCGCGCTTTGTTTGCGCGATTGCATCATGTCGTTCAGTACAAGTACTGACAGACCGTACGTCGCGGTGATTGTAAACACCGCCGATATTGAACGCTTCGTCGATGATCAAGAACTGAAAGCGTTGAGTGGTGAAAGGGTAGTTGGCAATACGTTGCGGCTGACTTTCGCCGACATGAACGTCTATCTAGATAAAGAGTATTTCGATCAACCTCTTCCGCCTGGACGTGCGTATATCGTCGCGGAGGATGCATTGGCGTCAGGCTATGCTTGACCCAGCCGAAATTGATCTAACACCTGACGGTTCAATCGGTAACAGCGATGTCGTTCTGATAGATCGCTTTGCCGAACTTGCCGCGAGCTATCGCAAGCTTCACGAGGCGTACACTTACCGGATTGGTTCTGGTGATACCTCTTGTGCTGCGCGTGTACGCCAATACCCTATGCGTCAGCTAACCGTGGTCGAGAAGATCGGTGCTTTGCTGGACTCAGCCGCGACGCATACCAAGATCGTAACGAAACTATACTACGCCCAAGAGCCAGTTTCCCGCCAAGAGCTTTGTGATATAGCGGGTATAATAGAGGCTTCATGGAACCCTACCATTGCTCGTATGCGGACGCTGACGAGCGTTAACATCACTTGTGTGAGTCGTTCGACGCACGTGTACGACGCCAAGACCGACACGGCGCAACGCGTGTCCTACTATGTTCTTGATGAAAGTGTACGGCAGCGGATTGACTTCGCTCTAGCACATAGCGTTGTAGCCTATGGTTCCGACGAAGCTATTATTGCGGCGATCTTGGCGATGCTTCGTGTCAACCCTAGCATGTCAATAAATAGTATCGCTGATCGAACTGGCTATCGCGATATGCTGGATATCGTCAAGATCGTCGCCCGCCGGATGCTGATCAACGATTTGGTCAATCGTCGGGCCGGACTTTATCGCATCACCAGTGCCGGCTTAGCGCTTGTGCGCGCCGAAGGTAATTCGAATTGAAACCTAGGGAGGGCCTTATGCAACACGACATCATCGCTATCATTCCGAAAGACGGGTTCACCGGTACGTACGTCGAGCCCGGCTCAAAAGCTGTTACCTTTAAAGAGGTAGATGAACACATCTGTAGGTTCCCTGTTGGCAGGATGAACCTGTTAAATCCGGAAGAGTCGCTTTGTTGTGGTGCTGGCGTCGTCAATCCGAAGGCCAAGCGCGGTCACGCTGCGTCCTATTGCTGCGAACATCTACCGCTGGTCGCCGTGAAGAACAAAGAGCCCAAAAAGAGCCGCCACGGCACGCGCCAGCACTACCGCGAACAAGCGCCAGTTCTACAGTCCCGGTTCGAGGATTTCCTTGAAGGTTAAAGGTACAAAATCACGTGGTCATTCAGCTAATAAGCTTGCGCCCGTGATACGGGATCGCTAGTTTAATCCAGTGAACCACAGAGGGCGGACTAGCTCTCGATTTTGACAATGAACCCACGAAAGGGACTACCACATGAGCAAGGGTAACACCGCTCGCAAGTCGGCTGATGTCATCGACATCAAGACGCATCCGAAGGCCGCCAAGAACACCAAGGCCACCGCTCCGGCGAAGGCTGAGAAGACCACCAAGCAAGCTAAGCCGGAAAAGGCTAAGGCCGTTGCCGCTACCAAGCCCAGCACGAAGACCCCGGCCGTTGCGCCGAAGGCTCCCAAGGCTGCTGCCAAGCCCACTAAGGCTGTGGTTCGTACCGCGACGATCGTTGGCAAGGCTACCGACGCCAAGGCCCCGCGTGCGGCTAAGGGTCACTTCCTGTTTGCGTTTGGTAAGAGTATCGCGCAACAAGCGCTGATCACCCGCGAAGTTCCGGCCGGTCTGCTGGTTTCGAATAAGGTTCCGGCTGTCGCCAAGCAACTGCTAACGGAGGGCGGTATCCTTTCGAAGGCTGTCGCTAAAGAAGCTGGCCTGGACTTCGCCGCCGTGGTCGCCAAGGTTTCGGAAAGCCGCAAGGCTCACGTGATCGCCAAGGCCACGTCGCTGTCGGTTACGCCGTATGCCGACAAGGCTAATCTGATCCTCCCGGTTACCGCTGCGGCCTTGGCTAAGGGCGTGTCGGCTCCGGGTGCTAAGGCCTCTTCGGCTAAGAACATCCCGGCCGCCGCCGTGAAGGTTCCGGCCAAGGTGTCGATCAAGGAAAAAGCTATCACTCACGCTAAGAACGTGAAGGCTGAAAAGGGTAAGACTCAAGCTGCTCCTAGCAAGCCGCAAAAGTCTGCTACCAAGGCCACCGCTCCGGCGAAGGCTGAGAAGACCACCAAGCCGGTGAAGTCCGGTAAGACGAGCGCCAAGGTTGAGGCTTCGGCCAAGCCGAAGCGCACGAAGTAAACCATTAAGCCGTAAGACGTCTAGCTAGGGGGTTATTCCTTCCCTTAGCTTTTCGCACGCTCGGAAACCCCGGCTCTCGTGATGGAGCCGGGGTTTTTCTGTGTCTATGGGTCGGGAAATGGACCATGCGTAATACCTTTAAAGAGCGCTCTCATACACGTGACGATCGCCACACGGCGCGGCGCAAAGCACGCCAAGACAATCAAGCACGCATCATCGTTGTTGGCGATCTGCATCTTGATTGGAACCCGCGCTTTTTGCAGCAAGGCGAGCACGACAAGTACACCTTGGACGTTATGCGTCACGCTGTAGCGCGGGCCGTATTTCATGACGCTCACGCGATAGTGTTTACTGGGGATGTCTTCGACACGCCACAACCCTCACAAGATGCGCGCGCCGTCTTATCTACCTTTCTTAACGAGGTAGCACAGAACCACCCCGAACTAACCCTGTGGTTTTACACGGGCAATCACGATACTGAGTCAGCGACAGTCTACAGCCTGCGTTGGTTGAAGCCGCTCTGCGGAAAAGGTAGAGTGTTGCACAACGTGCGTGTCACAAACCGGCCGCAACGGATCAAAATCAACGGCGCTAACGTCCTGATCTTGCCGTGGTTTGAAGCCAACGAACAGAACAACGAAAATGTAAAGAAACTGCTTATCGGCGGGCGGCAACTAGTGTTCGCTCACAACGAGGTGCGCGGTGCTCTAATGGATAATGGTTGGGTTGCCGATGGCCTCGACCTGTCCACTACGCAACACGCCTGGGTCATCGGACACTTGCACACTGCACAAGACCTCCACCAAGGCATGGTTACCTACGTTGGTACGCCCACCGCCCGTCACATGAACCATAAGACGCGGCGGATGCTGCTAGTGACTTTGACTCATGACGATGGTACAATGACGGCCGTCGAAAAGCAGGATATTCCTGTACCGCAGCCTTACGAATTAGTGGAAGGCTTACCTCCGAAAAGGTATGAGCCAAACACTTACTATAAGGTTCACCTTGAGCTAGGCGAACCCGTTCCAAACAACCCGCAAGTGGTTGCTACCAAGCGGATCGGCGAGACGTCCACCAAGGACAAGAAGAAAGCTCACATAAAGGTACCGGCAACGCTCCTGCCCAATCCCACCGATTGGTTGGTTTCGCGTTTGGCTCCGGAAAAACAGGAGCGCGGCCGCGCACTGTTGATGCGGGCTATCTCCGAAAGTAAACAGCAGTCGTTACACGATCAAGACGCATAAAGGTAGAAGCATGGCGCGCTACAATGGCGATGAGCGCATCACCAAGGAAGGCTCGGCGCAAGTCGAGTTTATCCTTTCGGAGCTGCGCGACAACGACATTCGGAACGAAGTAAAAGGCGAGCACGTTTGGGTGTCGTGCCCATTCCACGGTAATGGTACGGAAACAACCGCGTCACGTCGCATCAATCTCAGTGATCCGCGCTATCCAACTGGCGAGTCTTTCTGTTTCGCGTGCTCGGAAGGCAAGGTCAAATCGTGGAATGCTCTTGCCGCCGCGCGAGGCCTCGCGCCTATGGACAACGGCGGCGGGGAGCGCAACGAAAACTGGCTCCGCATCCCTAGTGAAGCCGAGTTTTACGGTACGCGTTCGGCCGGAGAGGTTCTGCGCCTCTACAAGCGTCCCAAAGGCTCCTGGCGCAACATCGGGGCGCGTATGATGGAGCGTATGGAGACCCGTCTTATCCAGTCCAAGGACGGGACACGGGTTTATTTCCCAGTAAAGGTAGGTGGCATTGTAGTAGGCCACTGCGATGCCTGCCCAACTGGGGAGAGCAAGGACAAGTACCTGCTATCAGGACCGTGGTCCAACAGCGTCATGTACCCTTACGATTACGTGTCGTTGATGTTGCGCAGCGGTAGTTATCGATACGTGGTCATTGTAGAGGGTTTGAGGGACGCTCTTACCCTTATTCAGCGTGGCGTGCCAGCTCTGTGTATGTGGGGTACAGGTGCGTGGACGCGAGAGAAAACCAAAGCTATACGCGCTCTTGGTGCTATGGTTGTCATCGCCACGGATGACGACGCGGCCGGGGACGGTGCACGTCGCAAGCTACGGGAAGTATTGACGGATCTTGATCCGGTTGATTTAGAGTTCCACAACGGCGGCGACCCTGGTAAACTCAAGCGACACGAAGTGGACAAGATCAAGACTATGCTTGAGCGCACAGCGCGTACGCGTGGGTTCGTTAACCGTAGAGCCGCCTAATTTAGTTAGGAAGCGTTGCTTTATAAACAGTAACGTAATTGTTCTAGCTATGTGAACCGCAGACGTTGGTTCGCCCGTCTTCAGGAGTATCTATCAATGGCCGACGTCGTCACAACTAAGAACTATAATTTGTCCGCTAAGTTCGACGAATTCAATGCTAAATACTTTGACGGTCGCTTGGACAAGATCCGCGTTGAGTGGGCCGATCTACCCGGTGCGCACGCGCTGTTCCAAGCTTACACTTACGGTAAGACGGGTGGCTATGTCGCCAGCAAAGCCAAGATCCTGATGGATAACCGTTATGAGCGGACGGAGCGTCTGCTTGACGGTAATCTTATTCACGAAATGGTACACCAATGGGTGGCTCAGGTATTGCGCAATCCGCAAGCAGAAAACGGTGGCCACAACGATCAATTCTACGCCAAGTGCGAAGAGATTCAGAAGCGCGCCGGGTTCAACATTCCGATCAACGAAGAGGATGCTAGCGACACTCTAGGCGCGTCGGAAATCGAGCCCGTGTCTATGGTTCTTCTAGACTCGATCGGCGGTAATGCAGATCGGATTTACTTTGCTGTGATCGCCAATCGTGAGGCCGACGAGCTACAAAGTGATGGTCGGGATGTTGCGGATAGCACTCTTAAGAGTATGCTCCAACGCCTAAAGCGTACGGATGCTTCTGCCGTGATCGCTACCATTCGTGATCCCGATATTGCGCTGTGGTGGCTAGAGGCGTCGCAGCGCGTGCGTGTGTATGACGGTCTGCACGAACTACAGACCAATAGCTTCTATTCGAGTTCAGAGCTAAGCGATAAACTGCGCGGATTTATGGCGGGTGGCCCTGGTGCTACTATTATAGCGCAGACTCTGTCCTCTACTCCAAATCAAATAACCCCTGTTGCTCCTGCGCCGGAAATCGATGCGCCAGCGCCTAGTGTTGGGGAGGCTGCGCCCAAGCGCGATCTGATGACGCCGTTCCCCAACCTACCTAGTGCTGAACAACCCAATAGCAGCAACGCACAGCGTTTCCTTTACCGTAATGTCTTTGGTCAAGGCTCTGGTGTTGAATATCCTTACGTACTGGCGGGTGTTACATCCGAAGGCTTACCCACCCTTCAGGCCACAGATGATCTTACGGAACTGGCGGAGACTGGTTCCGACTATTTCGTCAACATCACGGTGTTAGCTAAAGGTAGTGAATTAAAAGCTAATCGCGGTGCAGACTTCGCTCGTGCGTTGTCGCGTATTACTGTTACATCTGTGGCGCAGGGCAAGAGCCACAACTACTCCGGCCAAGACATCCGTACGTGTACGCAGTTGGCTATGGAAAACGGCTTGTTCGCGCAAGATCGCCTGACATCTATGTTGTCGTGGCTTAACGGTATGAACCCGGCTGTGTCGATCGACGTCTCCAAGTTGACAGCATCTAATATTATTCCGTGGTTCCGTGAGGCTGTTTATGATGCGACTAGCGGTGACCAAAAATTCACGGCGTTCGTCGCTTTGGCTTGTGGTCTAGGCTCCGCAGACGGCTCGTTGTATCTTGCGGATCGCGTGCTTATGATGCGGCCGGATTATCGGCCCGGTATGGCCATGAACGCTATCCCGTTGCTGTCGTATCTGGTCGAAGTGTTCCCAGAGAAATTCTATACCAATATCGCTACCTCAGATTGGTCTGACGACGATTTTGATCGTGTGTTTTCCAACAAGGGTTTGCTGAAGAAATACAAGGCGCAAGGCGGGGACGCTGGTGTTGTAGAGGCACCACCTAAACCGGAAAAGGAAACAAGCCCGGTTGATGCACCGGTACCGGAAACTATCCTTTTGCACACCAATCCCGATGGCGATCCGTACGATCGATATTCTATCGTCGTGCTGGACAAGATTGAGAATGGTAAAGGCTTCATCAAGCAAGTTCAGGCGCAAGATGCAGCGGAATTAGAGCAATACCGCGAAGCAATGATTTTCGATCGTAACGATCCTAAATACCAAGTGCGATCGTTCGACATCAGTGTCTTACTACTGGAATTGGACGCCGTTCTCCGACGCTTCGACGTACGTATCACGAAAGAGATGTTGCTTACCTTTGTTGATAGTGCGCTGGATCGTGACGATTTCGAGTTAGTCGATAGCACGCGTGTCAAGACGCTGGAACAATGGTTCTACCAATGGTTCGGCGAAACCTTCAAGTTCGACACAGCCCTTCCTTACACCAAGGCTCTGTTGCAGCTCGCGGGCGCTATCACCAACGCCAAGCGTGATGACCCGGAGTTCAATCGCTACGTCTTGAAAGAGATGCGCATTGGCGACGGTAAGGACTCTCGCGTACACAACGCTGGACTCATGGCCCAGTTGATGTGGAATGGTAGATTCGGCTCCTCGACTGACTCGCTTGGTCTGTGGTTGTTGCGTTTGCTGCCTCCCGTTAGTACGGAGCTGATGGACGCCGGCCTCATCAACTATGAGGCTATTAGCTACACTTTCTCGCAGACGTCTGTTGCTACGTTGCGGGAACGTTGGTTGGAACTGCAAAAGCCTCCGACGCCATCGGTAATTGAGTACACGCAAGACGACGTCACGGAAAAGGGCTACAAGCCTACGCCGCGCATCTTTGACGAACGTCCGGATGCTGAAGACCTTCGTAAGGTGCAAGCGGATTACAGTATCAGTAAGGACGATTACACAGTGTTTTTGATGCACGGTGGTCGTTGGCAAGTGTTCCTCAATCCTGGCGTTACTAGCCCTGTCCTTGAACCGGAGTCTACGGTGCGAGCACCCAAAGTCACTGCGCCCACGGGTGCGCGATCTAATCTACAAATGGTACCGGATCCGGAAACCAAACGCCTCGTGCTTCGGGTGGAACCGGGCGACGAGCCGGAAGGTAAAAACCGTATGGGTCAGGTTGGTAAACGTGAGGCTCGTCCGATCGCGGCGCTTCTTAACGTGGTTATGGCTAATGACCTCGACGCCGTCCTAGATTTGATCAAGGATGGGCGACGGAAAGAAGCGGCGCAGAAGGCGGCTCATATATCCGCACGCATGTTGCCGTACTTCAAAAGAACGGTAGAAGAGAAGCAACCGTTCGCGGGACTTCAACCGTGGATCGACGCCAACTTCGGCGAGGGTCTGCAAGGCCAGAAAGCGGCCATGTACGCCCTAGAGGGTCAACGGGCTAAGTTGACCACCAAACAGCGCCAGTACTTGACCCAAGAGAAGAACAAGCGAGAGATCTTCGGCCTGCTGGGCATCAAGTGGAAATAGACAACACAGGGGGCGTAACGTGTATGACGGAGAAACTGTAACCAGTACCCAAGAGCGTTGCGTAAGATCCTACGAGAAGACGGGCTTTCTCCGGTTGGTCGCGGCGGACTTAGAGCTGCCGTGGCAACTGGTATATGTCCACCTTCGTGAGGCTGGTGTTAATGGTATTGCGTTCGACAACGACTTCACCCGTTGCGCCGCGCAGACCTATCGCACCGATCCACCGGACGATGACTAAAAGAAAGGGGATGGCACTGTAAACGCCATCCCCTTTCTTCCGTTTGACGTGGTACAGTATTGTTAGTTTAGCTGAGACAATAACTCTTAGCTTAGGTGCTAACATGCAAGTCATCGCTACCATTCCCGAATTTTCTATCGCTGCTTTGGCTACCGCTTTAGACGAAGTGCCGCGCAGCGCTCACGCCTATATCCAAATGAACATGGCCGCTGAAACCTATGCTCGTATGGAACGTGATCCAAAATTCACTGACGTGTTCGATCCTATCTGCGCTGTTTCCGAAATCAATAAAGGTAACATGGGCTACCTATACGGTATGCTCGTGGTGCGTGTCGAGGGTCAAAATGTTGAGGCCCAGTTAATCACAAAACAATAGTACTAAACCTGGGGAGGCCACTGTGTTTGCTTTTTTCAAAGCGCGCCGATTAGCAACGCTTAAGTACTTCACCTTGCAGGATTACGAGAACGCATTTTACGAAGCCATGTTGCATATGGATGGTACACAGCTAACGCCCTTCAACATGTACCTCGTGACCAACGACGACGGCCTTCTTACCCTCTCTAATCCGAGTATCTTCGGGTGGCTAAGCGCGACTAGTCTAGGCGATGTAATGGCCGGCGAAGAAGGCAGCTTCTGCGGTTACCCCATTCGTTATGGTACCATTATGGATGGCGAGGGCGCTATCATGTTACGATCTACCTTTTCACTATGGTGGCGTGGCATAGTGCAGGACTGGAAAGACGGTGTGTTCCCATTGTCAAGGTTGTTCCAGCGCCGCTATACAGCGCAGCTTGCGGAACCGCCCGCGAACTGATAGACTGACGGATCAATTTTCGGGGTCTACCATGCCGCTGCAACGCTGCTTAAATGATAATACCTTGGGCTTCGACACAGCTAAGGGCTGCCCTACAAAAGGCTGCTACAGAAATGATAACGGACGCTGTGTCACGGTGACGCCGCCGTTGTCCACCAAACAGTTAACTGCGATAGCCGACGTTGCTACCGAAATCACCACGGCTATCGACATTACACGGGACTGTACACCTACTATTACGGTTAACGCCCGCACTCAGCGGTTCTTCAACGCTAAGCGACGTTTCTTTACCGAAGCCGATATAACCGCCGGGCAGGTAGAGTCTGCTCTGACACAAGGGATAGACTGGATAAGCATGGTGCACAGCTCTAAAGTTACTCTGTAATTGTGTACCACAACGTTAGTTTACTTGCGAACATAACCCCCTCGTTCTTTCGCTTTAGGAGCGACAACAATGCAAGTGACTAACCCTATTCGCGGCAGCGCGAGCATGCAGACTTTTGCTGCTGAGCAAAAGCTTATCCAGGCTATCCGTGAATCCGAACATCCGGAACTCTTTGTAATCAACAATTCGGACCTGCCGGATCATCATAACCGGCCTACGGATCAGCAAGGCACTATCCTTATGCGGTGTTCGCAAAAAGGTATCAATGGCGATCACCGTATTCGTATACCGTCGTCGTTTGTGCCAATCCAACTTACCACACAGAGCCCGTGCACTAAGGACGATCTTCTAGCGTCGGCCGATCTGGCGCGCCTGCGCCAGACTAAGCGTATCAAGCTGATTAGCTATGAAGACGCTATGGACATCATCGATAAGGATGGTGAGTCCCGAGCTGAATACGATCGCGTCATGGCTATTGCTATGCGCATCGGTGATTATACCGGTGCTGATACACAAGGTAACATTGGTGAGCCTACGGAGATTTCGCAAATCAACGGCCACCTGGAAACGGTTGTCGATGGCTATAAGAGCGGGGCTATGAGCCTGCCTCGCCTACGTGCCGAGGTGCGTCGCATGGAGCGTACGCTTAACCTTGAAGATATGGCTTACCTTAACCGGGAAGTTCCCGATTGGAACAACTAATTTAGTAGCGTGAGATACCTTAACGAGACCGTCCCTCTCGGTTTAAGGTAGTCGCTATCTTCGGATAGCGATTGGTTGATCGGTGGCTCAACCTCTCACCTTTTAGAGCGGCCAGTAAAGGCCGCTCGGACGACGCGTGAGTATGCAGCAGTAGGTCCACTTGCTTTCCCCTCAGCAGGTTCGGTATAACTGGTCTGGCGCTCGTGTAGCGCTTATACTCACGCGTCGTCTTACAGTTAGTGTTCTAGTCTCCTGTGAAGTCCCTCACCTCAAAGCCCGTCAGGCCTCGTGCTTGGCGGGTTTTTTCGTGTCCGTACACTTAGCATTTAGCTAATTTACTGTAGAACGGAACGCTACCCGCCGACGTTCCCACTGTTTTGTTATTCAAGGTTTCGAGCCTATGAAGGACTCTCGTTCGTTTGAGGCTGTGACGCGTGAATTGCGTAGGCAAGAAGCCGTTGGCGAAAAGGTAATCGCTAGCATCAAGGCTTTCCGTCCAGCAGGCAAGGCCAAGATCACCTTGGCTAACGCTAGTATCATGCTCGGTAATGCCGAATCCGTGATGCGTGAAGTCTCCACGCTGCGCGACGAGCTACGCCTCAATGCGTTTGCGGTTGAGGCGCGCTATGTCCAGCGTAACGCGATTGATCTGGATACCCTTTACGACAATCTGTTGGCCGCCGCTAACGATCTAGTCGAAAAGGCCAGCCCGATAGCGCCACTGGGTGCGTGCACTGACGTTATCGATACCGTTACTGCGGCATTGGTAAACGGTGGTCAAAACTGGGCTGCGCGTACGTCGGCTTTTTCTGAAAGTCCGACGACATCGTTCATCATCGCTACCTATACACGTCAGCCTTATACGGATGGCGATAACAAGTTGGTGGTGATTGTGTCGGTCGAGTATCCAGACACCGGTTATGCCCCGACGTCGGCCCGCTACGCGCTCAGCGTCCTTTACGGACCACTTGAGGCCTATGTCTGGGAAGCCAACGTTGTGCACCGTAGCTTCAGCGTCAACCTGGGTGCTGCTAGCAGCACTATTGGTACACGTGCCGCTGACATCATCGCTAGCCGCCTGGAACGTGATGACGTGACTCTACGATTTAATCGTAGGTTCAAGCAACCACGTCGCGCTAACGAGATTCGTGCCGATGACATCTGCGGTATGAGCATTCTACCGTTAGCTATCACCGATATGGACGAGGAGCGTTGTCTTCTTACTGTCGGTGTTGATCTGCCTGGATTGATCAGCCCTACGTCGCTAGTTGCACTAGGTAGCGAGATCAAGCGGCGCACGATTAACCAGCTTGGTATCCGCGATATCAACGTCACGGATGAAGCTACACTTGTTATCGGCTTTGTCCCAGAGACGGATATGTCGTTGGCGGCCGAGCGGATCAAGAAGCTAGCGCAACGATAGGAGACGGCAATGCTACTGTATCCGTCATCCAATACCGTTGTGTCGCAGTTTTTCGATCCCAGTGTGCTTAGCATCACGGTAGAAGCGCGAGATTTCAACGGTCTTAGCTTGCCAATCACACCGCCAACTAAAGCGGTTGATGGTACGTGGAGCGCTACGCTTACTATTCCTGCCGCCGCGCCATTGTGCACTGTTGCGACCGACTACTACACGCTGACGTGGATCAACGGCACTAGCCGCACTATCCTACAGTTTCAAGTAGTAGGTTACAGTGAAGGTCAAGAAGAGCCACCGCCAGCCGCGCTAGGGATAATCAACCAAAACCTCTACGACCAAGTCATCCTACCGTCCAACACAGATACTATTTCTGTCTCACTGTTGGATTTGGCTGGCAACGTAGTGTTAACGGCTGATCCCAGTGATATCACGTTGGTCGGCGAGAATCCCGGAGGTAAACAGTATCACGTAAAGTTTGCACTGGGTAACAACGCACTGCCTGCTGGTGTGACGCTGTACATCGGTGAGTACATCATGCTTTGGGAGTTCGGTCAGGGTGCGTTACAGGCGCAAGAGTACCGGCAAACCTTCATGATCACGTCAATGACGGCAGCATTGGTAACTGGGCTGCGTAACTCTCTGAAGCAGGTTATGTCCGCTTGGTTGCCGCGTCACCAGATGCACGACGTTGAGCTTATCGATTGTTTGTACCGGGCAGCAGATCGTATCAATACGGAGCCACCGCAAGCCTGGAACTTCACGCCCGATAGACTACAAAAACTTGTACCGATGGCTTTGCGGGAGGCTGGTGTTTACGAGGTGTTGTCGCGACTCTATTTAGCTGAAGGTATGGCGGCGTTTGATTATCAAGGTGGTTCTATTTCCGCCAACATCGACCGCACACAATATCTTCAATCGCGTATGCAAGAGGCCACGTCGTGGTTGGATAGCCATCTGAAGCAAAACAAGCTCATGGCCGCCCGCAAATCTGGTCTGTCGCCGATCGGTGCGCTGCGCATCACGGTTAGTCCGACCGGAAACAATAACAACTTCGCTGCTATTCGCCCAAGCACGGCGGAAATGTTCGCGTTGAGCGGTGCTCGCTCTTACTTTTTTGCTTCCTAACCAAACATTTTCTTCGGAGTAACTTTCCATGTCTAACATTCCTACCGTCGCTAACGTGCGTACTTTCGAAGTCGCTCGTGACAACACTGTCGCCAACGTTCTCGCCATCACTGGCGGTCGAGTGGAAACCGCTGCTGCGTACGACCAGAAGGTTCGCGACGTTACCGGCGGCAAGTTGGAACTGGTTCCCGGCTCGCTGCGAAAGGTTAAGACCGAAGTCGCCTCGGCGCTTCCGGCCGTAGCCTTCCACGTGCGCGCCGTTCGTGAAAGCCTTCCTTACGAGGAAGCTGCGAATATGCGTACCGTTGTTGAGGCAAATGTTTTTGAAGACACGTCGGATTCCATCTGGCAAGTCGTCGAAGCTAACGGCGTGAAGCGTCTGCTGAAGAAGACCGACACGGATATCGGCGCTCTCCTCGCCAAGGTAGCTGCTACCAATGTGACCTTCGTTGCGGCTAGCACTTATGCTGCCAATGCGTTGGATCACTTCCAAAACGGTAACTTCATCGCTTACGCCAACGCTAATGGCGAGCTTGATCACGGTGTTGCCGTGCGCGGTGATGACGGTGCTATCCACGTCGTGTCGGTGTCTACCAATGAAATGGTAGCTATCGACGATGCGCAGGTCGTCGCCCATGCGCCGTTTACGGCTGTCGCGGAAGAAGGTGATACGAGCGCTGAAGTGGCCAGTCTGAACGTCGTCACTGCTGCGCCGCTAGACAGCGGACAGCGTGTGCGTGTGAAAGACTATTACCGTGTGCTCTATGAAAAGCGCGGTGAATTCTGGGCTATCCTGTCGACTCAAATCGACAACATGTTCAAGGCTTAATAGCTAAGAACGGTAAGAAATCAGGGCGGGCCAATCTAGGTCCGCCCTTACTAACTGTATGTTTGAGGTGAACCGATGCGAAACGCTCCGAAGGTGAGTGTCTTCCTTATGGACCAAAGCGCTCACAAGGCGCTGAACACGCTGGTGGATGCGTGGAGCACGGTGGTTAATCCCAACAGCGAAGAGGATATGGTAGAAACGCCGGAGCTTTCGCCAGATAAACGCGCTGTGCTCATGCATGCCATTTTCGACAAGCTTTCTGAGATCGCGCCAGAACTAATGACTGGCGACATCGTCGATAACGGCGAAGATGACGAGCCTGATGAGGACTACGACGCAGACGAGTACGCTCGCGCCTTTGAGACGGCGGGTGACAAGGACATGTCAAAGTTCTACAAGGCCTTTATGGGTAAGATGCGTAATGGCGTTGCACCATGGCACAACAACGTGCAAGCTTTCCTGCGCTTCTGGGCTGATCTTGGCAATGCTACGGCTGCTAAATCCCCGGCGGTTGATGGTGAGATTGGTTACCGTTTATCCGTGGTTCCGGATGACGCTCTAGAGGTCGCGGGTGGCTCGTTGCCCACGCCGCTGTTGATGGCGTTGCAACGCTATGGTTTCCAGCGCAACCACAATGACTCTAGCCTCATCAAATACGAGTTGATGGGTGGCGGGGATTCGCTGCCTAGCGGTTTCCGCTTGGACGTGGTGCGCAATACCAACGAACCTACGGGCCACTACGTAGTTACTCTTTTTGCTAACGTGAACACTACCCGCGATTTTGGTCGTCCTGTACGTGAGCGCACGTTAGACTCTAGTGTGAAGACTGACAAAATCATTGACGTTATCGGACAAATGATAACGCGCGCCAGTACACATGAAGTGGTGGGATAGGAGACGCGATTATGGAAATCAAAGCAAGCGCGATGACCGCTGCTGGTATTGGTAGTTTGGTGGGAATGGTGCTAACCAGACCTACTTCGATTACCGAAGCAGTCCTGTCTCTGTTCACCGGTGGCGTTACAGCCTACTATTTAGGTGAAGAAGTCGCCAAACTCATCCACTTCAACAACGGTGCAGCAACCTTTCTCGTCGGTGCGCTAGGCATGGCGGCGTTGAAGATTCTGAATGCGTTGGTCACTAAGATGGCGTCCGATCCATTACTATTTGTTGATCGGTTGATCAGCACGTGGTTCAACCGTGGCGGTGCCGCCAAACAGGAGGCTTAGACGCGCCATGACATTTGACACTGTTGTAAACCTGCTAGCTGTTGTCTCTCTGGTCCTCACGAGTTTCGTGCTCGTGATGATACAGTTTCGTTACTACAGCTACAGCCGGTTCAATCCGCGCCGCCTCATGTATTTGACCGGTGCTGGAGCGTCTTTCACATTCGCAGTGCAAATTCTGGCGCGTACCTCGCCATTCTTCGATCCGCTGTTACGGTTTTTGCCGGTACAGCCGATCGAAAAGATTCTGGCGTTCATCGTCTTAGGTCTTGTACTGCACACGTGGTCACACCTATCGAGATCAGACCCGGATCACATCCGCAACACACCTATCATTCCTCACGAACTACTCCCCTGGAAATAGATAGCCGTCATGCAAGGTCAACGGATGGGCAACAAGCGACGTGCGCGTACTGAAGACGCTGCACCTTGGGACGATGACGACAACACGTCCTTAACGGTATACTCTCACGACGTCAGCGCCGATACTAAGCCCCGCAAGAATGTGGTGCCTGGAAAAGGTAGCTTTCGCGGTGCACTGCCTGTTGCTGCTCCTACTGCTGATCTAGACGGCATTCAAGAGGGTCACGAAGCGTATGGTAAGGCCATGCGTCGGCTAGCCAAACGTGTTCGTGATCTCGATCGTCCGTATAACAGCGTCGCGATCAAGGAAGAGGCTACGCGCCAAGCGCTAGGCTCGATTATGCGCTTGGTGCAGTTGTCAGAACAACAGTACATTGAGACGCGTTCTGACAAATCGAGCTATGCGCACTCAAACCTTTTGTCTCAGCAGCAATCCTTGCTCGCTGAGATGGCTACGATGGTTACCACCGATGCTCAAGCTGAGCGGGTGATCGCCGAAGTCATGCGCCCGGCGTTTGCTGACGTTCTACAGTTTGTAGTGGCAGAGATTGGCGCGATCCGCCAAGCTTTGACCAATGCTAAAGACATGGCCACGCTGCAACGCAATACTAATCAGTCTCTAGGTAACCTGTTGCGCTCTCTAGGGACGTACATGCAGGAAGCGTCAGACAAGGCTGAGAGTGAGACGGCACGTGCGCTAAAATAGTAAGGTATCATCATGCGGTACATGCGCGGTGCTCCCAACTACGGGCCACCTAAGATGGCAAAACCCCGTAGCGTGCTAACCAAACAGTACCGCATGCCTGATGCTTATGGTACGGCTGACGAATGGGCGCAAACTCGCACGCATATCTTGCGGCGCGATAACTACACCTGTCAGTATAGGGGATGTGGTCTTTACCGCCCGCCTCCCAAGCATGGCGCTTTACACGTGCATCACATCTTACCGTTATCTCGCGGCGGTACGAACGCGCACCACAACCTGATTACTCTGTGTCACCCTTGTCACGACAAGACGCACGAAGAGCTAGATCGGTCCCACGGTAAGACACCAAGGAAGCGCACTTATGGTCGCACCTAGCCCACGCATCAAGCCGCTACCTTTTGGCAAGCCCACGCAGGTAACCAAGTTCGGTAGCGAGCGCTTCAGACCCGAGAACTTACCGCCGCTCAACATTCGTGAATGGGTGATGCTCAGTCCAGAAGGGCGCGCACATCTGTTCTCGTCTACGTCAGATCAACAAGCCGCTGATACAAGCTTGAAACCTGTGTTCGGCAAGACCTTCGTGGAAATGCTGCAATTAGGATGGATGTCTATAAGTAATGGTAGCGTTCGTCTTCCGGTGATCACCATGTTGGCTGGTCACGATATGGGAATACGGCAGCTCGCGGCGTTTCGCGTAGTGCTGAACCGTTACCCTACGGATCTGATTACTATTATCGTGCGTGCGTACAGCCCCCAAGATAAAGCCTACAACAACGTCGGTCAATTTCGTACAAAGATCGGTGCTGAAATGGGCGCGCGGGGTGGCTAACTCGCTGCCGTCTAGTGGTGGGTTACTGTCATGCTGCGACCGCGCCGCCAGCTATTGGTAGATTGCGACTTTAATCGGCCGTTCATGAATGGTTACTATTATTGTCGCTACAACAAGATGCTGTTTCGTGCCTATCACCTGTTACTGCAAGATCCCAGGAGCGCCAAAGCACTACTAGGTCTGTTGCAGGACTTAACGCCTAATTTTCGAGGCGTTGTGAACCGCACGCGTCATTCTATAGTTTTCACGCTATTCGCTGGTCGATTTATCGCGGCAACAGCTACCTACGATTTGTTTCACGACACGCTCATTGACGTGCGCTCGTATCAGCGCAGGAGTGGCCTTGCGCGTATGCTCGTAGGGTTCATTTGCCGACACTTCGGCCCCCGCCATATCACAGCCCGCGCCAGCCTCGATGAGCCGGGTGCACCCACATATGTTCTGCTACCCTTTTACGCAAGTTTCGGGTACCAGATCATCCCCAACAGTGACAGGTTGATCCTAATGCCCCAACTCGCCGAAATCATCCGAGAAGACAAGGCCGACCTCGCGGAAGAGAGCGAGGAAATGGAAGGCAAGGATGGTGTTGAAGAAGCTGGCGCTGATCCGCTAGATAGTGATGAAACGCTAGCTTTGACGGCGGTCCGTGCGGCTGTTAGTCGCAACGATTCCGCCAAGCTGGCGCAGCTTTATCGCTTGCTTCACAAGCCCAATTCTGATACTGTTAACAGCTTGCTCGCCAGCCAAGATCGAACCCCGGCGGCACTGCTTACAGCTACCACTATCTACACGGTTGACTGGTTCGATAACCAGCCGTGGGCGGACTATCACAAATCGGAATTCGCTGCCGGTATGCTTCAGATGATCCATACTATTTTGGGTCAGACGAACATCGTCTGGGAACGCTACGCCAATCTGTCCGCCGACTAACATCAACCAGCGAACACCCGAGGACACTATGTACGTTGACAAGCTTGGCGGTGATGTTTCGCACACCGCGCTTTCGCTGGCTATGCCTGAGCATGCTCCGCTTCCCACGCGCGATAGGGAAATCGCCCTTACAAAGGGTAAGAACAAAACTCCGCGTACGGCTATTGGTAAGGACATCGCAGCGAAGAACGAAGAGACGGCGCGCGAAGTCCATAACTCCTTGCGTCAGATTGGTCTTACCGTCGCCTATGCTAGCTTAACCGTGGCTACGTTCCTGCGTGGTGCTGGTTTACGTAGTCTAGATGATCGTGGTCAAGAAGTCGGTACGCTGCGACGTGAAACGGATCACGATCCGCAAAAGGCTAACTCCATCGCGGCTGGCGCACTGTCTGCGGAAAGCTTGTTCAAGCACGCGGCATATGATGACGATACTATTACGTTCACGATGGGCAAGTTGAACGGCGCGGCGTCGATCATTATCGATCCCTATTCGGATAACTTCGAAACGGTAATCAAGCGTGTCCTCCCGGCGTACAACAAGCCGGTTGGTTACGAGAAAGCTGGTTACAGCTCGGTCAACCTCGATTTCGGTGACAAGACTGACGAAGATTTCGATCTTACCATTGCGTATGACGATCTAGTCAAGGCTATTCAAGGTACTGGTATCGAACTGGACACGCCGCTGTTCTGTGGCAAAGCCAAGCTACCGAAAGGTGTGCGAATCGATATCAACCTGCAAGGGTCTATGCGCGCTAGTGTACAAACGGTAACGTCATTCCCGTCGCTAGCGTCCCTGACTAATGGTAAGGGTAGCATAACGTCGAATATGTACGCCATCATGCCTGTCGTGGCCACCGTGAAGGTGACTGTGCCAAAGGCCTGGGCGATGTGGGCGACGTACGCGGATAATGATTCCGAATTCGTCCCTACTCTGGCTATGTCGCACTTCTCTACTCTTCTGGCAACCGCTGTCGGTACCAAAGGTGGTCGTAGCAACGGCATTACGAAGCGTGATCCGTTCGACAAGGAGAACGAAGCGAAGTTTGCGAACAACTTTGCCAAGATCAGTGCGCGTATTAGTAACGTCGCCACGGCTAAGCGCCTAAATCAATCCCGTGCGAAGGTGCTGGGTTTTGAGGCTAAAATCCGTACCAATAAAGATGGCTACGCCATTCTTCCTAACGGCGAGTTGTGGTTCATTCCGCCGACCGACAATGTCGCGGAATTCGTCAAGCTTTCCAAGGAAGCTTCGGACGGCACGATTGATGGTTCGCGCTTCGACTACCCGTCGCGTATCCTTTACGTCGATGCGGTCAACGAAGTCCTCGTGCACACTACGGCGTCATCTACCATTCATACGGTGGACTTGCGCGGTAGTCGGCCGCTCGATGACATCTCGCAAGCTAAGTACAGCGCGACCTGGGCGTTAAACCCTACGGCGCTCAAGCACCTGTCGCTGTTTAACGGTGCGGATCTTCCGGTCCCGGCTGCATTTATAGCTAGCCTTATCCGCAACAACAACAAAAACAACGAAGTACTAGCCAACGTCCCGTATTTCGCTGATCTCTGGCGACCTATTCCGGAGAACGGTTCACATGCGGGCGCATCTGCCATGCAAGCCGGTGACTGGTCGCAGCTCATCCGTCTAACAGACGGCAAGAATACCTATATGATCAGTGACCCGGCAGAGCGTGAGCGTCTGTTGGGTATCTTGGCGCTTAAGCGTAGCAACGCTGATGTTGATCAAGAAACTGTATGGGCTGCGGAAAATCGTGTCATCGGTGCGATCCACGAAGCCGCCTTGGCCTTCACCACGGAAGCTCAAAAGTTTGCCGCTAGCGGTGGCCTAGAGCTGAACATGCCGGAAGGCGCACACAGCGTTTCGACCACGAACCAAGTGCGAATTGCGCTGTATGCGTTTACCCATTTGCTGTCGCGTTGGCCGGAATGTGAATCTAAGCGTCAGCGCAAGTTCTACGCCAACACACCCAAACCTCTTGATCGCATGGCTTTGAAAGACAAGCCTATTGCGATCCCAAACGTCGATATCGATACCGGTCTGTCGTACCTTTTCCCACACCAAGCGGAAGTGGTCCAGAACATCGATATCGCTGATCCGCCGGAAGCTGCGGTAATTGGTGGTGCGCCTGGTTTTGGTAAGACCAACGTCATCATGGCGGACGTGTTGCTCTTGCTACAAAAAGGTAAGATCAAGCGCCCGCTGGTCGTTGTTCCGAACAAGTTGGAAGGCCAATTTATTAGCGAGATCAACCGCTTCACTCGCGGTCGGGTCAACGCTTACTGCGCCACCTTCCAAAACCTCAAGGACATGCAGTCGCCAGACGGCCTAAACTTCTCCTATGAAGAGACCGTCAAGTTCCTGCGCGATCTACCGCCGAATACCATTTTGGTTACCAACTACAACACGCTGACCAACAGCTTCTCGCAGTTCCCGCAACTGTATGACTCGATGGCGGCGTACGATACGGTAGGCACGACGCAACAGCTCATGTCGTTCCCGTTCGTGGACATGTTCTATGCGGCGGGTGTGGACTACGTGTGCGGCGACGAGAGCCACAAGGTCAAAAACCTTAAGGCTGGTCGTGGTCAAGCGTTCTTAGCGCTTTGCGCCAAGGTCGATTACATCCGTCTGTCTTCCGGTACTACCGTTAACAACGTGGTTTCTGACCTCGTTGGCCAGATGCAGAAGATCAATCCGCTGGCGCTGGGTGCATCGGTTGAGGCTTTCCAGAAAAGGTTCTTGGGCGGTGACAAGCAAGTCACTCGTGCAAGCCAAGCGGAAGACATCACCGAAGCCATGCGTGAATACGCTATGGTTATCCAAAAGGATAGTCGTAGCTGGGCGTACATGTTGCCGCCGTTGACGGAAATCTATCACCGCGTCGAGTTGACGACGCTGCAAGCTCGTTACTACGCCATTCTATTTTACAAGATGGCCGCGCTGATCGAACGAGACGCTGCAAAGCGTAAGATCGATCTGCGTGAAGAGGACGATCTTGACAGCGGCGGACGTGGTAGGCGTCGGCGTCGTCCTAGTGACGATGAAATGGATGATGCTTCGCCGGAACAGTCGAAGCGCGACTCTATCATCGAAGCCATTTCGGCACGCCATTTCGGCGTGATCGATCGCTTCGTCAATTCGCCTGATACCTTTGTTGACTTCGTTGATGGTTCGTGGACCGCCGATGAAGAAGACGTGCGTCGGGCAAAGTTGAAGATGGATCCGCTTAGCCCAACTGAGCGCGCTTCTTGGCCGGCTATTGTTCCAAGTGACAACGACCTTGTATCGGTGAAGGCCAAGTGGGCGTATACCCTTATGTACGCCCACTTCAACATGCACGGTGCTCTTGCCGAAGTGCAGGCTAACCCTGGCTCGGCCAAGTTCCGCGCCGACCCTGAAAACAAGGTCATTACCCTTTCGCCGTACAAGGTTACCGGCACGCACCTTTACGACAAGATGCCTGCTGACCTGAAAGCGATGACTGTCCGCTACCAAGCTGGTAACTTCGTGGAGGTTGAGCGCTTCAAACGCGACGACAAGATTAAGATTGTCGTCGCTGATGAGATCTCGATCACCGAAGGCCATAATCTACAAATGGCCTCGCGTACTATTCGTATGCAGGGCGTCTGGACGCCGGGCTCTGAAACTCAGGCCCTTGCGCGTACCCGTCGCCCCGATCCGGGTGGTAAGCGTCAACGATTGGGCTACGATCACATCGTGGCTACTCTTCCTGGCGCTAACGCTGGCGAAACCAAGCCTACCATTGACGATCTGCGTACTGCCCGTTTGTTAGCTAAGAAACTGTCTAACTCGCGTGTCGAGTTCGGTTACGAGCTGTCTTATCAACGTGCGGTCGGTCAGGTTGTGTCGGCACTGCCGCCGGTCAAGATGAGCATGAAGAACATCGAGGAGTTCAAGACCGAACAACTTGCTGCTTACTTCGATGCACTTACTCGCCTGAACAACTGGATGTACGACAGTTCGAAGGCGATGACCAAGCAAATTGGTAAGGAAATCTTCGAGGCTACAGGCGAACAGGTTATCGATGAAAACGGTAATCCTATCGACCTCGGAAAGTTCGTCGCTGCTGCTGTCGTCAAGACCGCTGCTGCGCCGGAACTGCCCGGTTCGCGTCGCTCCTACGTTCCGTGGGTTGGTGGTTCTGAACCTATCAACCCACTCGGCTTTGAAATGATACCGGTACGATCGGCCACACCGATTTCGCTGGAGGATGACGAAGACGACGGTGACGAAGGCGATGACGATGATCTAGCCTATGAGCGTATTTCCAACAACGTCGAGATTGATATCGGCACTTATGTGATGACCGAATACGGTCCCGGTATCGTTTCGCGCGTTGGTCGCCGTAAACGTGGTTCTTGGGCTGCTGCGGATGACATGTCGCCCGATGCTTTCCACGACGCGTCGTTTTACTATATCTCGATCCCGTCTATTCGTAATGGTAAAGAAGCGCTGAACGTCCGTCTTGCTGCCAACCGCATCTTCGTCCCCGTTGATGATAATGGTAAGAAGATGTTGCGTGACGCGATTAAGAACCGCACAAGCACGATGGCTCCTGTGCCTAATCCCATCACGGGTAAGCAGGTAGAGGATGCGCGCGACCGTAAGGCCGGTCGCAAAGCGGAAGAAGATCGTCGCTCGAAAAATCCGTCTGATGATGGATCGTTCGCCGACTATTCCGCGCCGACCGCTGATGACTTCGACTTCGACGACGAAGACTTTGATTTCATCGTTGATGACGAAGACGAGGCAGCCGATCCCGTCGATATCCTCGCGGATATGCTTGATGAAAACGGTAACATTGACTTCAGCGATGAGGTTGATGACGACGAAGACGAGACAGACGACCAAGCCGACGATGAAGAAGAGTTCTACGGTTTCGCTCTAGCCATCAACGGCCAACTGGCCTTGTTGGTGGACAGTGAAAGTCAGGAAGACAACGCCCTGGACGGTATTATTTCCGACTATGGCTTCAAACGCTTCCCGAACTTCACCCGTCTGCACATCAAAACCAAAGCGGCTCTAGACGCTGTGCTTACACGTCTGGCTAAGAAACGCTATGTCATTCCGCCCCAAAACATGGCTGAAATTCAAAGCCTTGCTAAGGGTTTGACGCAGCGTGGTGCGCTGAAGCAAACGGAACCGTTCAACTTCCGCGAAGTCACGAACTTCATGATGACGGAGCAACGTCGCGTGCCGGCTGGTACTAATGGTACGAAGCCGTTCCGTGTCTACGCTCTTGTTCAGCACGGGCTGTTCTATCTTGTCGCCTCTACGGACAAACATCCGTTCCGCGTCAAGCAAGCCTTTACTGATGCTGCCGCTGGTGTTGCTGGTGTCGGCAAAATCAAGGATTTCTACAACCAAGCTGTTATGTTCGTGAAAAACAAACGGCAAGCGCAAACCGTCGCGAATAACCTCATTTCTGCTGGCCTGATCAGCAACGAAGAGGAGTTCCTGTCGGATCTAGCGGAATTCCGTGTCGGCGGTCCTGCTGCCGGCCTACTGAGTCCGCCGGAACGTGAAGAGCCGGCGGTACCTAAAACGGTACCGACGCCAAAGGCTCCCGTGCCTGCGCAAGTGACTAGCGATTACAGAGAAGGGCCTAACAACCCTGACGTGGAAAATCTCGCTGAGTTCCGTAACTTCCTGCAAGCCAATAAACCGGTCATGGTGCTCGTTAAGGGTACAATGCTGCCTACGGGCGTGCCTTACATGGTCAAGGGCTACAGTAACGGAGAGTTCGCGCTCTCGAATCGCAAGAACCAAGCGCGCGACGACTACGAGATGTTCCATGTCCCGGGTAAGGCCGACGTCAGGTTCGACAACACCAAGGGCCTGATGTACGTCGGAAAAACTGTATGGCGTCTGTCCTATACGGCGTCTTAAGACGCTAGTTTAATGGAGAAGCGGTGGAGGTCTTAACGGGTCTCCACCGCATTACCATTTCAATCCAATCAAGGAACCATGCCGTCATGAGTAAGAACAACCGCAACAATCGTGCGCAACCAGCCGCCGACAAGCCGACGACTGCGCCTGCTACCACTACCACGTTGGAAGAAGTGCTGAACAACTCCGCGTTCACCACCGGTACCAGCGATGATCAAACCAGCGCTGGCGGGGAACAGCAAGGTGGCGAGCAAAACAGTAACGCGTCAGAAGCTACTGAGCAGGGCTCAGACGGCAATAATGACTCCAATCAAAACGGTACTGACACTGGTTCTAACGGCGACGCTGCTGAGCTTGGCGCTGCTATTGGGGACAACAGTAATGGCGATCAGTCTAACAACGGCAATGTTGAGCAGGGTGCGCCAGTAGTAACCGTCGCCACAACCATCGAAGACATACGCGCGGCATTGGTTGCGCAGTTAGCTCCGCCTACCTCCGCGCCGCCTGAATTGGTTACTGAAGATTCTGAGTTAGGCGCGGCTGCCGAAGAAGAAACGGTAGACGAGATCGTCGAAGTCGTCGAAGGTGACGAGTATCACCCGACTGACGAAGAACGTCTGCCGTGGCTGTTTAACTACGGTAAAAACTGCCTGCCGAACATCCCGCAGAACACTACGTCTCTATGGGGTGCGTTCTGCATGGATTTCCCTGGTATGCTAGGTCACATCCGCTCGTCTCCGGATGTCAATCTGATCCAAAGCGCTTACAAGGAAATGTTCGAAGCTCGTACGGTTGATCCGGAAGAGTACGTGGCGGAAGCCCAAGGCGAACAATAGTACTACGTGGCTAAAGCCCGGTGGCGCTTACCACCGGGCTTCCTTCCGTGAGGCTAACATGACTGTACCTTATCGTGATCCCTTCGAAGTGCATGAAGAAAACGCGACGCGCCTCCGCGAAGAAGCGGCGCGATCGCCTAGCCCTAACCTGAACGGTGATGAAATCGCCTGTGTGGTTGGTGGTTACGGTGAAGCCTCCATCCCTGCGTTGTTCGATCCCTCTACTCGTACTGTTTTTCCTGTCCGTAAGTAATTCAATCGCGTGTCCTTGAAGGGTATTCGCCATGATTCGAGGTTTTGGTAGCTACAGCGAGCGTGGCGGTGTTATTCAAGCTAGAGAAACCGCCTCTTCGCAACGGCGCGGCGCTGAGCTTGCCGTGCGTGGTCGCGCTGGTCGTAATGTTGAGACTGCTAGCGGTGGCGCTGCTGTTTCGTCCATGGGTTTTGGTGGTTTGACCGCCGACGATCTTAGCTTGAGCTACATCGGTGGTTCGGCTAGTCGTAACACCCAGAACACCTATAGCGCTCCGCCAGAAGTCTACAATTATTACGCTGCCATCTTCCGTGAAGATCATGTGTGTGGTGCGGCTGTGGAGCTGCGCTCTAACATTCCGTACGCGGCAGGCATGCGCCTGTCTGGTACCAAGGACGCTAGCCGTCTGAAGGTCTATCAAGATACCGTTTCCGCACTCCGCATGGAGTCGATGATGGCGCGTATCTCGATCGAGCGTGACGCCATGGGTGCGTTCTTCGGCTCGTTGGATTTCAACGCAGAGAAGAAGACCTTCGACTCCATTCTACCCTTATCGCGTCTGGACATCACGAAGATCAAGTATCCGCCTGTACACGGTCTTGATCCTGTCGTGGACGTTAAGCCTAGCCAACTCATCATGGATTTGCTTGCGGATGCTAACGATCCGCGCGTCAAGCCGTTGCTAGACTGTGTTCCGGACTTCCTGAAGACCGCACAAGGCACAAACGGTGTAGCCGTCCCCTCTAAAAACCTCGTGTGGATCGCACGTCCGCACATCGATCCGCGCTACAATTCTATCTATCACCGCATCCTACCTATTTTCTTGATCGAACGTGCGTTGATGCGCGGTACCATTGAAGGCGCGCACCGCCGTCAAAAACCTATCCTACACCTAATGCTAGGACAGGGCGAAGAATGGGCTCCTACTCCGGAAGAATTTGACTTCGTCTCAGGCCTGTTCACTGATGCTGACGCCGACCCGCTTGGCGCTATCGTCGCGACGCGTGACAACATTAGCGTCAACGAAGTGCGCAGCCCACAAGACTTCTGGAAAATCACGGACATCTCCGATCAGACGCTTACCTTTAAGCTACGTGCTCTAGGGATTAGCGAAGCCTTCCTGTCGGCCGACGCTTCATTCGCTAACGCGGACTCTGCCGTTACCGTTTTCATCGAAGGTCTGCGAGCTGAACGTAACCAAGTGGAAAAGCAAGTCTTCTATGACAAGTTGTTTCCGCAAATCGCCATGGCTAACTCGTTCTTCAAAGGTAAGAAGGGCGCTGCTGGCTCTAACATGTCGCTCAATTCGATTGATGACATCAGCAACCTCGACGTTCCTACCGTTGAATGGCGGCGTTCGCTCCAACCAGAAGGCGACGGCGCGTACATGGATCTGTTGGCCGCGCTAGAGGCTCACAATGTACCTATTCCGGTGCGTATGTTTGCTGCTGCGTCCGGCATCGATTTGAATACTCTTTTGGAAGCTTCCGAACAAGACGTCAAGGACCGTAAGGCCATTGCTGATTGGCGGGAGAAAATCAAGGAATTCCAGCCTGAAGATCCTGCGATGATGGGTGCTGAAGGTGGTGGAGAGTTTGCTAGAGCCTCGCTCTTCGATGCACTGGCGTCGCCTAACTCTCTGCGTCCGATTGGTGTTCTCAATCGTGATTACGGTGACGTAGAACGGTACGATCATGCACCGCTAGACGGTCGTGGTCATCGCCAACCGGCTTCGAAGAAATGGAAGCTTGAGAAGCGTGACGAAATACATCGTCTTCTGGCGCGCGTAACCGCGCAAGTGGCGCAAAAAGAGAACTACCACGCCCGCCAACGCGGGCTGTTGGTCGACGGTCAAGTGTAGGAAGGGTAAGACCATGTCAACCCCCGGTCCTATTCGCTACGTTCTGTTGGCCGATATAGACGCTATGGACGGGGACACTGTGCCAGTGTTTCTGTCTACCTTTATTAACGAGCACACGTGGGTAAAAGCTGATCGCTGGCAAGCGACGGCTGTACGCGATAAGGCGATGCTGTTCCACAACGAATGGACCGCACGCTTCTTCTATTCGCATTGGCTTACTGCTGATGCGCAAGCCACCTTCCGTGTTGCTACCGTGCGACTGCCCGTTAAAGGCCGCGCTTAATCGCAAGGAAATAGTATTATGAGTGTAGCTGTTCTGGTGTCTTCGGACCTAACTAATGCGGGTGGCGCGTTGGTCACTGATACCTTTTCTACTGTCACCGGTACGACGTATACAGTGCAGTCTACTGACGCCGGCAAGATCTTGCGCTTCACTTCGGCGACGGCTGTAACGGTAACTTTACCAGCATTGACTGCGGGCTTCAATTGTCTGTGGCGTCAAGTTGGTGCTGGTAAGATTAGTTTCGTCGTAGCTGTGACTGATCCTGTGCAAACCTTGCGCAACACGGACGCTTTTTCAAAGTCGTCTGGCCAGTACGCCGAGGGCAGTCTGTCCGTGGATCTGGTCACGACTGATTGGTACCTGTCAGGTTCGTGCGGCGCGTAGCTGTTATTAGGAAACAGTAATGAGCAAGCTCGCTAGACGAACGGTGCTTAAGCGTGGTGTACCTGCAAACGCACTGTATAATCGTAGCGGTTCGTTGGTGCTGACCAACAAGACCGGCTCTCTAATCCTGACCAAAAAGGTAAGCTAACATGGCGAACGCCCGTGGCTATTTGGCCGACTACATTAACGGCCTGACCGGTGACGAGCGTATCGAGGTTGGCAATGCGCTAGCTGCGATTATCTCCTACGATCCGGCGGCACTGGACCTCTATACCCGCTTCACTTCTGCACCCAATGAGGCGTACAAGCGTGCAATCTCAAACCGTATCCGCCTGCTGAAAGAGGCGAGCATTTGGCCCACCATTGACGTCACCTACGCTCTTGCGGCTGCTGATAGCCAAGCAGCGGCGCGTAACTGGGTAGCGGACACGAAAAACCTAACGGCTACTGGCTCACCTACCTTTACGGCCAACAAAGGCTTCACGGGTAATGGCACGAGCGCATACCTCGATACCGGCGTCAATCCTGGTGCTGGCGGCACGAAGGCTACGCAAAATTCAGCGTGCATAAGCTTCTGGTGTTTGTCGCTGCGTAACCCGGACGCTAGTATTACTGTTGGTGCACGTAACGCCGGCGCAACCTCGTTCATGGACATGAACCCGCGCTTGACGGGCGAGCTGATCCTAGGTCGCCTGAACAACGCTGGCGGTGGTTTATTCAACAACACCGTCACGCTAGGCCATTTTACCATTAATCGTCCAAACTCAACGACGATTGAAATCTATCGCGACGGCCAATTGATCGGCTCTAGTACCGTAGCGTCAACCACGCCGCCTAACGCTAATCTGTTGATCCTGGCGCGACAAGTTGCCGGTGGCGCAGCAGAGTCTTTCTCGTCTGATCAGATCGCTATGGTTACAATTGGTTCGGCTCTGACCTCGCAACAGGTTGCCGCTCTCTACAAGGCCGATTGCGCCTACCTTGACGCTATTGCAGGTTCTAGCGACCTCATCGCGGCGTTTGGTGATAGCCTTACGGCTACCGGATCGAGCACCTATCTGGCTACGGCCGGTGGCTTGTTCAGTCCGACGCGTTCACCTGCTAACAATGGTATCGGTGGGCAGACCAGTACGCAGGTTGCCGCACGTCAAGGTGGTCTACCGGTAAAGCTAACGGTAACTAGCAATCAAATTCCGGCGTCGGGCACTGTTGCAGTGACAGCTAAGTCCATCGGTGACTACGGCGTCGACGATGGCCCAATCACGGTGAACGGCGCACAAAGTCTGGCTGGTACTTTGGCTGGTATTCCCGGTACGTTGGCGCGTGATGGTGCTGGCGCGTACACTTTCACGCGTACGGCTTCCGGCTCTATCACCGCATGTCCGCCGAACTCAGTCTTTACTGTCAGTCTTGCGATTAACAGTAAGCAGATGACGCAGTGGCTTTGGGTTGGTACGAACTTCACGAGCCGTGCTTCTACCTTGGCTGATGCTGCCGCGATGATTGCGTTCCTGGGTCATAGTCGCTACCTTATCGTTGGTCCGTTGACCAAGACGACGGACAGTCCTTCCGTGGTCGCGGAAAAGGTTCAAACCAACACGGATCTAGCCGCCTTGTATGGCTCGAAATTCCGCAACATGTTGTCCATCCTGCAAGCCAGTAACGATGGTTCGGCGAACGACCTTGCGGACGTCGCCGCCGGCTATACGCCGCGTTCGCTTCGTGTGGATGAAGTTCACCTTACCACTACTGCTAATAACACTATCGTTGCCCCTACGATGTACAACGCGCATCTGGCCAACGGTTATGCTTAATAGTAGAATCGAGGTTGCACCAACCTTGGTAATTTAGTGCATGCAAGACGTGGCCCCGTTGCTTCATTGCTTCGGGGCCATTGTCGTATCCAGATTATCATTTGCGGTGGGACAACACATGGGGCGTAGGTCCAACTTCAAGCGCCATCCGCGCGACCTGTATAAGACGTGCGACATACGCGCCATCATACCTTTGTTGCCACATATCAAACACGTTTCTGTTTACGCGGAAACGTGCGCAGGCGACTCCGATCTGGTGCGCCTGTTGCTACCACATGGCAAGCGACCAATTGCGCAGTACGACATCGTTCCACTAAATAGAAGTGTAGAGCGACGGGACGCGTTCTCGCTTACTCGTGCTGATATGCGTGGCTGTGGTACTATTATCACCAATCCGCCGTGGGATAGGAAGCTGTTACATCCGCTGATAATGCACTTCCTGTCGCTGGGCGTGGACGTGTGGTTGCTGTTTGACGCGGCATGGTGTCAGACTTTGCAATCCGTGCCGTTTATGCCATACTGTCGCAAGGTGGTAGCAGTCGGTCGGGTCTGTTGGTTTCCCAAGACCAAACAGACCGGCAAAGAAGATGCTAGCTGGTACCATTTCTCACCGTACAATGTCGGCGAAGACACCCTGTTCTTTGGCCGTATACCTTCCGACGCCATAAAGGGACAACATGGCTCGCACCTACAGTTTCAAGACGAAAGCCGAGGCCGCAAGGTTCAAGCCCACGTACGAGGCGGCCAACAACGCCTTCCACAACGGCGACAGCATAATGCTGGACTCGGACTTCGAAGCCCTCAAAGAAGCGCTGCTGCCGTGGTATCCGGAAATAGAAAGCCACATCGGCGCAACGCAAAACGCTTCAGCACGCATGGTGCCTCTGCCTAATGCGATGACCAGTCAGGTTAAGGCGCGCAAAGATACGATTCACAAGTACGTGGATCGCATCGGACCTGACACCCACGGTTCAGCCAAAGCCGATGGCTCATCGTTGCAGATCGTCAACGTCAAAGGCGTCAAGAAATTGTACTCTAGAGGTGACGCCAAGACCAATACCGGTCAAGACGTTAGCCATCTAATACCATTGTTGAAGATTGGTGAATGTCCGCCCGGTTACGCGATCCGCTTTGAGTGCGTGCTGACACGCGCGGCCTTTGAGCAAGTAAAAGTCATCACCAAGGGTAAGCGCATCAAGGATTACACAGCGGCGCGTAACGTGGCGTCCAGTGGGATCGTCAACAACTCCCGCCCAGACCCTGCGATAGTTGCTCTCGCGTCTTGCCCGGCTTTTACTATTTACAAGCCGAAGATGACGCCGCGCCAAGCCTTCGCCAGACTAGTTGAGCTGGGTTGGGAAGTGCCGCTCAATCAACCAATCACCGATCTGTCCCCTAGAGCACTAACCCTATTGCTGAAGACGTGGGAGCGTACCGTTCCGTACGACATCGACGGTATCGTGCTGTCAAAGAACGTGCACGAAGCGCCAGTAGCCGGTAGCAATCCGCACCACAGCGTTGCGTTCAAGGTAGATAAGCCGCCACAAAAGGTAGTTGTCAGCAAGGTTGTTTGGGAGGCTTCACAATATGGTAGACTCAAACCAGTCGCCCATTTCGTTACACCCGTCAACCTCAACGGAGCCGAGGTCAGTAAAGCCACCGCTCACGACGCAAGAATGGTTCGCACTAAACGTATTGGGCCAGGAGCAGAAATCTTCATTATTCGGTCCGGGGAAGTTATTCCGAAGATCGTCGGTGTAGCCAAGCCTGCACTTAAAGCGTCGTTCCCTAAAAAGGGTACGTACACGTGGAACGGTGCGAACATCGAGGCAGTGGGTGACAACTACCGGGCCGAGATCCTGACCCGTCAGCGTGTAGCGTTCTTCGCCGACATCGGCGTGCTTGGCCTAGGCGAGTCCGTGGCGTCCAAGCTGACGGCCCTGTCGATCCCAGAAATCGCCCGCAAGAGCCCGATTGAGCTACGGGCGCTGGGTGTGGGCCAAGCGGACTCAGTAAAGCTCCCAGCGGCCATTAAAAAGGCCCTGGAGACGACCTCCATGCCACGGCTCATGGCCGCGTCGTCGGTGTTTGGTTCTGGGTTCGGTCTGACCAAGGCCAATGCTGTGTGGGCTGTGCTAAAAGGTAACCCACCTAAAACCCGCGCGGAGCTTGTCGAACGCGTGGTCGCGCTGCATGGCTTCTCCAAGGTATCCGCTGAGTCGTTCGCCGCACGTTATGCGCAGTGGCTAAAGTTCCTCAAGGACTTACCCTTTAAACCGATCGTATCTGGCGGCTCTGGTAAATTGGTCGGTAAGCTGTATGCGTTTTCCGAGTTCCGCGACAAGGAGCTGGAGAACTTCATCATAGACCAGGGTGGTCAAGTTAAAGGTAGCGTATCGAAAGCAACAACTGCTGTGTTCGCCCCTCCCGGTGCTAACAGCACTAAAGCGCAAAAGGCTAGATTGCTACAGGTGCCAATCGTACCGCCTAGCCAAGCGCGCGACTTTATCGGGTATGAGCCTAAACCATAGCCTAACCTTCGGCTAATTTACTATTGAGCAAGCGCGCTGGGTTCACCGCTCAGCGCGCTTTTTTGTTGTCTAAATCACAGGCAAAATAGTATAGTGCTTGCTAGTCACGGCCAGACTGAGCCTATACTTAAGCCATCACTATGGGACGAATAATGAGCTACGTAAGAGACATAACAGAACGCACCATGCACGAGATAGCTGACCATTTTGGGCCTAAGCCCTTGACGCAAACTGATCTGGCTAACTATTGGAACGCCAGTGCTGTTGCGCCGCGAAAGGCTATGAAGCTGGACGTTACCGCGCGCCTAGCGCAAACAGGTGAGAAGGTCGTTACTACTATTAACGGTAAGGTGGAGACGGTAAATATCGCCAAGACTGAAAGCGTCGTAGTACGCAATCAAACAGGCGAAGAGTATATTCTGCCGTACTCTACCTTTAAAGATCAATACAGCGGACCACCAGTTAATGGAACCTATCAGGAATACGAAAGCATCGGCTTCCGCTATGTCATGCCGTACGATGGCAACGCTACGCAGCTAGAGGCGTCGTGGGGTGAATTGCAGACGTTAGAGCCCGGCGACATGCTAGGTTGCCTGACTTCTGGTCCTAACGGTGACATCTACCGTATCGCCTACGACGCCTGGAAAGACGGTTACAGTTTCATCGATGACGGAACTACCGACCCGCGCCTTAAGCTTACGGTCTAGGAGCTTTATAGATGAGCCACGTAGCTGCCAGACTCTCGCGCCTGTTTGCAGAATTCGCTCAACAAACCAGAGTTCAGCATGTGGTTATTGACGCCAAAAATGGTATGGGTGCGACGCCTAACGGCGCTGACATCGATTACTTTGGCGTCCAAGTTCGTATGAAGCCTCTTGTGTTTTTGGATCTAGCAGACAAGCTACGAGGCGGTGCACAACGCATTGCAGCTATAGCTAATAAAATCGAAGAAGGTGCTCCCATAGCACCACCATTTCTTACTATTATGGTGCCGAGTAATTGGCGGGACGCTGATTTTTCCGGTGTGCTACCAAAGATCGTTGGACATGACGGTCGCCATAGAATGCGTGCTGTCGCGCAAGTATTTGGCCCAGAGCCTATACCAGTCAATCTTTTTCTAAAGTCGCCCGATCGTCAATGGCGGGGGTCTAACATTACGCCAGATGTTCTTGATCACCTTAGAAAGGGTATGATCGAGCAAGATGGTTCCCGTGTTGTACAAGATGCGTTCTAAGGAAACAAGCCATGAGCTTCGTCAAAGATATAGCAGATAAAACCTTACGGGAAGTGGCTAATGCTTTTCCACTCGCGCACAGCCCGCACTACATCTATGACCCTGTAAATAGTTATCAGAGTGGCGCGGCTGCTGGTGCTTTTCTGTACTCGCAGGATCGCGGTAACTTCTGCCTTCTTCAACGTGGGCACGCCGGTGATCAATCCGGTACATGGGGCACGGCTGGCGGTTTATTAAATCCAGGTGAATCAGAGGCCGATGCAATACCGCGTCTCCTGAAAAGCACTATTGGCTATATCGGTGAAATTGTAGCCCTGGTTCCCATCTACATTTACCAGCGTGCTGCTTTTACATACGAAACTTTCGCGGCTGTCGTGCGTGAAGAATTCGTACCAGATTTAACACCCGATATTACAGGTTTCCGGTGGGATAAATTCGGCCGCTGGCCTGATCCGTTGCACTACGGTTGGCAGGCGGTAATGGATGACAAAACTGCCTATGAGCGTGTGATGCAAGTAGACATCACTTACGGCCTGTAACGATAATACTAGATCAGTATCCGCCTAATTTAAGTACTGAATAGCCCTAAGAGGAATACACCATGGAACTCTGCCTTGCTATCATGCTGGCGGCTAAGAAGGCCGGTATCCTCGCTGGCGGTGACGGCAAGGACGGCACGCACGTCTATACCGTTGTTGACGCCCGTGATCCGGTTACCGTGGTCATTCGGCCGACTGGTCGTGCTACCCTTTCTACCGTTGAGAGTGACAAGGAACACCACTTCACGCTGAATGACGAGGATGACGTCGCTTCGCTGTTCGAGACCCTGGCCAAGATGTTGATTGAGGAAAATCTCGACACCAAGGCTAACCGCTTGCTCAAGATTATCGAGTCAATGGGCGCTCAAGCCGACTCGGAGATTGAAGCGGACGGTGACAATGCTACAGTTTCCGCCGATGACTCGGAAGAGGACGATACCAGTGAAGACGATGAAGAAGAGTACGAAGAGGAAGCTCGCGTGACCCAACCTTCTTTGCTGTCTAACAAGAGCGCCGCCTTAGACCTTTTTGAGCAAGAGTTAGCCACGGCGGCACAGCTTCCTATGCATATGCCTGCTGTGGATTTGGTTGTCGCTCCCGTTGAAACGGCGGCTAGCGCGTTAATGTCGTCGTGCGTTGATATGGTAGTGCTGACCAACATGACGAAGGGTGATTTCACGGTCTTTCAGATCATGGCAGCCTTAGCCGAAATGGTTGGTCATACCGACGCCGCGCGTATCTTCAACGCTGTGCAAACCTTCCACGAAGTAAATGGTATTCTGCCAGGCGGAGTAGGCGAACTGGCAGACCAGTGGATCTACAAGCTCATGGGCTATGTGGTTGACACGGCGGGTCCGATTACTGGTGCCGAGGTGCGCGGTACGCTCATCTCGTACATGCCTATGATTTAGGAGCACCGTTATGAGCAAACTCACTAGACGCTCTGTTGTGCATGGTAGCAGTGCTACCGTTTTACGCTCCGCTATTAATGGCGCAGTCCTTGTTTCTGCCATAAATGGTAAATTGTTGACTAGTGCTCGGAGCACCTAACATGACCGTTCTAAACGAACTTGAATTGGCTTCTGCTGGTGGGGCTACGGCTGCTAGTGTTCGTCAGCGGGCTATCTTGTCGGCACTACGGTTTACGCCTGGGGTATTGCCGCTGGCGGCTTCCGCTCCTACCGTAACGGTAGCTACTAACGGCACAGCGACAATCACCAGTACGGTTGACGTGTCAAAGACTACACCTAACACAACGATACCTGTAACGAATGCGAAAATCGCTACTGTTGGTACTCCGTTGAGAGCTGTGAATTCACAGCTTTTCATGGGTAATAGTATTCAACAAGATGCCGCTAACACCGCGACATCGCGTCGGTCCAATCGACAGCGTTATCGTTTTTTGTTTGACGGTCCAGTGTTTGAAGCCGCTTTTACCAATCGCCAGGGTCGCGTTTGCATCATGGTCGATGGTGAGATGGTGTTCAATGCTCAAACAGAGCCGCGTCTCCCTATACAGTTATTGAACGACCAAAATGCGTCATTGGTAAAGGTAGATTTCGGTACTAACACGCCGTCTCTTTACGCGTCCTTCGTTCAAAACAACGGCGCGCCCGCCGTTGGTGGTAGCGGTTACGTGGTAGGCGAAGTTATTACTATGACAGGTGGGACTTTTACTGCACCTGCAAAAATAAAGGTAACAGCGATAAATGCCGGTGCCGTGCTCTCGGGGCAGATCGTAGATCCTGGCATTTATTCAGTGTTCCCAAACAATAACGTCGCACAGGGATCAACCACAGGGTCTGGGACTGGTGCGACGTGGAACCTAGTCTCTAGTGCTAGACATTCGGTACGACGTATGCGCCGTATTGAAATTATAACGTCTGGCGATAACTATCAGCCATACGTGATAGGTATCAATGTTGGTGCACAAGATTGCGTGCAGCCGTGGCCCGTAGTTGGTCCGCGCATCCTGTTCCTTGGTGACAGTCTTGTCGCTAATACCTTTTCTGACTGGCCGACTGGTGGTTTTGCGGATCTATCTGGTCAGTTTCTTGGCCTGGATGACATCTGGATTTCTGGTCGCAGCGGCGAAGGGTATTTGCAGCAAGTTAGTGGCGTCAAGTTGCGTGATCGCCTAATCAACGATGTGTACGCATACACCCCGGACATCATTGTTACCTGCATGGGCTACAATGATAAGGCGCAAGATCCTACGGCGCTACAAGCCGAGGTGCAGGCCTGTCATGCTGACCTTCTAACCAATCTGCCCAATGCATTCCATTTCGCGATGAACGCCCATCGTGATTACTTAACTAGCCTTACTCCTCCAGCTAACGTCACAAATGCTATCGCAGCCGGTATTAATGCGGCCTACGCATCTTATGCTAATCGGGCGCGATTTATCGACAGTGTAGCCTTGGGTTGGGATGTTGGTGGTAGTGGTACCGTAAAAGCACCGACTGGTGTTGGTACGAGTGATTTCTGGATATCCAGCGATACACTGCACATGACGCAGGCTGGCCACGAGCGCCGCGCCTACTTGCTAGCGCAGGCTATCTACTCAGCTTCGCGGTCTATTCTGCTGAACATCTAGTAGTGTAGATTACCATTACGCTCTAAACAATATAGGAGTTACAGCTATGAGTGCGGAGCGTTTCATTGAGACCGCCGATTGTCATGGTTTCCAAGCCTATTCGCTGCATGATGTGCTAAACGGTAGAGAAGACGATGCCAAGCGCGCGTTAATCACTGCCGGTATGGAAGTCAGTGACGGTGCTAGCGGTGCAGCTCTGGGTATGGGGTGGCTTGAAGCCGCCGCTAGTCACTACAATGTCTCGCGCGATCCGAAAGACTACGTCATTGCACCGGTTAGCATCCTCGTTTCGGGCATGCCTAACCGCAATGGTGTAGCATTTCCTTTGCGCGAGCTTGCTGCGTTCGACGTCGAATACAAGCAAATGGCTTACGAGACGTGGACCCGCTCGCCGGTGTTCTACGAACACGCCAACGAAGATCACACCAAAGCACTCGGCGTGATCTTCGACACGACGATGCGTCATGCGCCAGAATTCGCTGGAGACGTACTATTTCGTGTCAATGCGTTGTGTGGTGTTGACCGTACGCGTGCACCAATGCTGGCTAATCGTGTTTTGACAGGTAACCTTAAGACGTGGAGCATGGGTGCTAGCGTTGCGCAGTATCAGTGCTCGATCTGCGGTCACAAGCCGACCAAGACCAGCCGTCGCTGTGAGCATATGAGCCTGGACAACAGGCAAATGCGTACCTTTGTTGGTGCATCCGGTCGCCCCCCTAAGCTCGCTCACTACACGTGCGCGGGCATTCGTGGTTTCGAGACTTCGATGGTTGAGATTCCCGCTTGGGCTTCAGCGCAAAATGAGCCTAATCAGCTCATGTCGCTGTACTCCCCCGCCGACTAATAAGGAAATAGTAACATGGCTACTGCCGTTTTGTCGGCTTCTGATCTCGCCACGGCGGGTGGTTCGATCAATCTTTCGACGCGTTTGCGTCGCCTTGCGGAAAGGGCTGCGCTAAGTAACCCTTTCGATACGCCGCCTTTGGTGGTTCCACCCGACTACGCTAACTCTACGGCGCTCCTGCAAGGGCACGTCGTCAAGAGTGGCGGTAACATGTTCATGACGGTGACGGCTGGTACTACTGCATCTAGCGGTACGCCGTCTACAGCCAATGGTGACGCCAATACTAACGGTACGGCGGCCCTGGCTTTCATGGGACCTATACCGCGCACCGCCGACGATCCTAGCGCACCTACTGTTACTTTCGTAACGAGTAACCCGGCGCTCGGCGTTGTCTGGGACCCGGTTGGTAATCCTACTCTTTATCGTGCACTAGGTGCTACGCCGCAAGCCTATCGTACGTCTCTCTGGGAGCTGCGTTCTTTCGTCCCGGCTGCTAGTGCGGCTACTGTTTGTCGTAGCGCGGTCATTCAGACGATCGTGGACGATTTCAAGTTCGCTGTCTCCATCCCGTCGAATTCGCAAAGTGTGCGTATCGCTATTGACGGTCAATTCTACAGTGTGTCGAGCTGGAACCCTGGTGGTTCTGACTCCTGGGCTGTTTTTGACTACACCGGCAAAGCCGCGAAGAAGCATCGCCTCGTTAGTGTTTACACTAACAAGAGCACTAGCTATTTCGGTGGCGTGCAAACGACCACGGCTGGACAGATTCACACGCCACCCGTCTCTGACACCATCAGAATGGTAGAATGTGCTGACAGCCTTGGCGCTGGTGCTGGTCCTGGCCCGTGGGGTGCGGGTAACGCCCCGGCTGTCGCTTTCGGTTCGATGATCGGCGTCGAAGATGTGTGGGTGCTGTCTACCGGCTCGACCGGCGACATCGCTAACGCTACTAACACTGCGTACAATTACGCAGAGCGCGTTCCGCAGATCATTGCTCTCGCGCCGCATATCATTTGGATACCGACATCGACTAACGATCTCGTGTCCACTACGAGTGCGGTTACCGCCGCACGTGTCGCTACGCTGCAAGCGTTACGCGCTGGTTTGCCTAACGCAATCATCGTCAATGAAGGTATCTGGCCCGTTCTGAACGGTGGTAACACCGCTGCTGTGACGGCACTAGAGAACGCTGTAAAAGCGGCTCACGATACCGTTGTTGACGCGCGCATGTTCTGGGTTCCGCGTGCTACTGAAACGCCGCCGTGGATCACCAGCAACAACCGTGGTTGGAACATCGCGGCCGACGGCATTCACCCGCCTGACGCGGGTTCGTTGTACATCGCCCGTCAGCGTGCGCTCGCTTGGCGTCGCTACGTCCTACCGTTCTTGCAAGGCTAACGCACAAAGGAAATACTATTATGACAACTGCGGTCCTTGCTGCTTCAGATTTAGCCACGGCTGGTGGTGCGTTAGCTAACGGGTCGCGCTCGTTCACTGGTACGCGCGTCTATACGGGCATGGGTGTAACTGCGTCTACCGCCTATCCTGGCTACACTTGGCAACAAATGGTAGCTGCGCCTGGACCTTTTGACGCTGTGCGCTTGATTTTCGCCAACACTACCAACGCTGCCGTGACGATTGACGCGGTGTGTTGCGGCGCTACGTCTAGCATTGCCGCTTATGATAACGTCTCAGGTACGGGTGTCAGCGGTCGTGCGGCACAATGGGTGCTAGGGAAATTTACAGCACCGGGAGCGGCTAGCACAACGGCTGGTGTAATGCCTGCCAACACCAACGCTGACATTACGGTAGAAGCGCTGGCGGGTGGTGCTACCTTTGCTACCATTCCTTCGCTCTTCTATTCCGACTGGATGGCTTGTGAGAGTGTAGCGCGCACGGATGGCGGTACAAAGCCGTTGGTTTTGGTGCGCGCTTACATTTCCCAGGCTGGTGCTATTCCGCTGTTTGGTACGAACTCATCGATCCCGGATTGGGATGACGAGACCAAGATCGGACTGGTTATTCAGAACCGACAGAAGGTGAATGACTTCGTCACCGTTAACAACGGTAGCTACACTTTTGCCGGCGAATTCCCGAACAATCCCATTCTTGGCGTTGAGTTCGCCATGCGCGTTCCTACTATTACGATGGTAGGCATTGGCGATAGTAAGGTGCGCGGTCAGGCCAGCACGCCTGACGGCTACAATTATATGGAGATTTTAGCTAACTCTGTCAGCACTTTGACGGCTCCTGTCATACCGGCCATTTACGGATGGGGCGGCCAACAGACGTCGTACAATTTCTCGCGCTGGCAGAAGCTTATTGCGGCTGGTATCAAACCACAAATTGCGATCTTCTCGCCGTTCTCTCAGAACAACTGGACAGGTACGGCCAGCCAAGTGTCGTCGGCGCAATATGCTACTATTCAATTCGTACGCTCCTGTTGCGAACGCGGTATCTTCCCTATCCTCGTGACCGGCGAACCTATTGGTGCGGTTGACGACAGCAGCCCTACTCTACAAGCAGATAATGCTAGAAAGCTGGTGAACACTTTCATCCGCAATCTTGAGAGCACTTACGTGGGTGTCTTCGACAACGCAACGGTTATGGGTGACGGTGCTACGCCAGAACGGTATAAGCCATCTATGGTTAGCTCTGACCACGTGCACCCCAACCTTGTCGGTCATCAAGCTGCCGCTACAGCGGCGTTGCCGAAACTGCAAGCGATCCTCGCGCGTATTCGCTAGCACATTCAAGGAATAAATAGTATGACCACAGCAGTTCTCGCCGCGACGGATCTATCTAAGGCAGGCGGCGCGCTAAGGCAGTTTCGCGCGGCGTTCTCCAAAACCGGTACGCTGGGAAATACCGATACTACCGGTATTTCGGATGGTGTGGCCACTTCAGAAACCAGTCGTGATGTCTTCATGTCGCCGCCGTATCAAGTTAGCGACATTCAACTGTGCTTCAGCAATATCTACATCAACTCATCCGGCGAAGCTGTCACTACTAACGACATAACGGTACAAGCGAACGTCGAGATCGCAGGTGTGTCTTATCCGCTGTTCCAGGCCGGTCGCCGTAACATGGTGCTGGAGCCGGGTGCGGTTGACGTACCGTTTGATCCACTAGCCATCGACATTCCCGCTAACACTGCGATGTACTATCGGGTCTACGTTAGTGTTTCGTCTGGTGGCGTGTGGCCGCGTGGGCGTTTCGGCCGCCATAATCGCGCAGGCGGTATTACTGCTGGCGCGAACTCTACGGCGGCTATTGGTACGCTACCTAACGATCAAGGCCAGTACATTTACGGTCCCAGCCTAGTGCTAGGTCGTACCGTTGGTAACTCGGCTCCTAGTGTTCTTGTTGTTGGTGATAGCCTCGTGGCTGGGCAAGGTGACACTGGCGACGCTAACGGCGCAGTCGGCTTCGCGGAACGCGCACTGACTGGTGTAGTAGGTTACACTACCCTTACCAAGTCCGGCTATCTGATGACGTCGCTCACCAACTCGCACACGCGGTCGCTGGCGCGCTGCACGCAGTTCTGCTCATCGGCCATCTTGGAGCTTGGCTCTAACGATATTTTCGGCTCGCACGTCAACCTTGCCACCATGCAAAGCCGTGCGGCGGCTGGTGCCGCGCTCCTGAAGAATCGTGGTCTCAAGGTCTTTATGACTACTATTATGCCACGTTCGAGTGGCGGTGTGTCGGCTAACCCTACCGATAGCGCAACCACGGCGGCGTACAATGATTGGCTGCGCCTAGGTCAGTCATTCATGGACGGTCTGTTCGACATTGCTGACATCTGTGAGACGACGCGGAATTCGGGTCTGTGGAAGCCGGCGCTGCAACCGGGTGATGGCATTCACCCCAACGGTGCTGGTTACGCTACTATTTCTGCGGGCATAATCACCAGTCAATTGGTCTAGCCACACATAGAAAAGGTAGGATCATGAATGAGCGCCCGGTAATCCGCCGTTTGGCTAGTAAGGACGATCCAGAAGGCGTGACACGTTTTCGTTTCCCTTGTCCCGGCTGTGAGTATGGTCATTGGGTACGTGTGAACGCAGCAGATTCTCCCAACTGGACGTGGAATGGCGACTTCGTGCGTCCTACCTTTTCTCCTAGCGTGCATGTCTTTCCTGGCGGCAGCCTGCAGACTAAAGCCGAAGGTGCGCGAGACGGCACGTGTCACAGTCACGTCATTGATGGCAACATACAGTTTCTTAGCGATTGCTGGCACGACCTCAAGAATCAGACTGTGCCGCTACCGCCACTCGACTACGGAGATTGAACCATGGCAGTTAAAGACGGCCGCACGCATAAGAGTAAAGCACATCGCAAAGCTATTTCAGACGGTCTACGCGCTTACCACGCCAACAAGAAGTTGGGTGCTTACTACAAGCTCGATTCTCCAAGTAAGTGGCGTAAAAACCTAAAGAGTTCTATGGCAAAGCTAGAGCGTGAGATTAAAAATAATTCCGCTAGAGGGCTGCCAGCAAATAGAGAAAAGGCTATGCTGGCCAGTTATGCCAAGCTGCTGGCTAAAGGCCCTCCTAGCAATTAATAATAGGATTAGCAAATTATGCCTAGCAGCAAGTGGTTCAACAGCCTGTCGCCACAGCGCAGGAAAGCTTACCTTAAACAGCACAAGAAATCCAAGTTCCACGGCAAGCCTGTCAGTGGAGCCAAACCGGTGATTGGCGCACGCCCTAGCCTGGGTGGTGCTATCCAACCGTCCACGGCGGTTAAACCCGGCCAAAAGGCCGCTGTAAAGCCGCCTGGGAGCCACTTACAGGGCGTGAAGCCCGGTGCGCCTAACCCCGAGGCCGAAAAGCCGATCAAGCTTGTCCCCAAGGCTCCTAGCGATCACGACGGCAAGGCCGCGCCCGCTAGAGACGTCAAGAAACCTGACCCGGCGCGGGTAAAGGGTTTCACCAACAAGGTCGGCGACGCGATCCGTCGTGCGCTCAAGTCGTAAGGAAATAGTAACATGGTAACTGCGGTCCTTGCTTCTACGGACATTGCTACGGCTGGTGGTTCACTAAAAGAGTATGTACCACGTCGCTTGATTCACGTTGGGACGCGCTCTGGTAACAACGGTGTTGGACAATCAAACGGTACGAACCTTCAATTCAATACCGTTACCAACCATTATGTGCCGATCGCCGCTCGCGGTTTGCGTTTGATGTACGTTAACTTTCAAGTAGCGCAGGGCGCTGCCGAGGCTGATCAAACGGCTGACATTACCTTGAAAGTTGGCGCACGTCCCGCTGGTGCGTCGCCCGGTAAAACCCAACCTGACGCGCCGTCAATTGGTACCTGCCGCCGTGTTACTTGGGGCGGTGCTGTGTCCACGACACTGTTAGGATCAGTGTCCGCTGTCGTCGGTAGCACCAACGCAATATCGGATCCACTACCTTTTTATCTGCCCGGCAACACTCTGCTATCAGTGCAGACGTACGCTACCTTGACGTCTGGTCAGTACTGGCGAGGGCGTGGCGTAATTAGTGGCCCCGGCGAACGTAACGAAGAAGGCGTTACCGTTACCGATCGCTCGATTTCTGGTGGTGCGGCTGGTACGGCTGCGTGGTCCATCGGGCCTAACCTTATTTTAGGTATCCCTGATAACCCTAATGCTAGATCTGTGGCCATTATCGGTGACAGTATCGCTACCGATACCGGAGACACGGCCGATACTTCGACTGGTATTGTTGGTTACGTTGAGCGCGGGCTAGGTATTTCTGTACCTAACGCCAAATTCACGCGTGGTGGTACTAAACTCGCGCACTGGACCACGCGTAGCTATTCGCAAATGGATCTAATCGCGGCGTACTTCACCGATGCTATTATCGAACTTGGCATTAACGACGTTGGCACGCCGTCTAGTCTTTCGACCATGCAGGCAGATGTTGGTGCGATCATCAACAAACTCCGAGCCCAAGGTCTGCGTATCTATCTTGCTACGCTGACGCCGTGGACTACGTCCACTGACAGTTGGGTTACGACTACCAATCAAACGGTAACAGCTAACGAAGCTCTACGTGTTGCGTACAACACGTGGGTCCGCACTATGCCTTTGGGGATTGCTGGCGTGATCGAGGCGGCGGACATCGCTGAAACCGCCCGCAATTCTGGCATCTGGAAAGCAAATAGTACGGCAGACGGTGTTCACCCTAACGCCGCTATGCACTTGCTGTTGTCCGCGTCTGTTACTCCTGCCATGTTTGGCTACTAAGGTGGCGAAGGTTGTCAGCAAGAAAGGTAGCACGCAGAAAGATTGGTGGCACAGAATGTCACCGGAAGCGCGTGCTACCTATTTCCACAGCCACCCCAACAGCAAGCTACGCAAGGTGTCTGGCGTCAAGAAACCACTAGCCATTGGCGAGCTGTTGACCCTGCAAGACAAGCGGTTGCGCAAGCGTCGCGCCAAGTGGCACGACAGTAAAACCCGGCCTATCCAGATCTAGAAGGTTATGTAAATGGTAGCCTTAGAGAACCCGTTCCGCACAATCCGTCTTAGCGCCAAGCTAATGCGCCGTGAGGGTTACCACTACGTGCCAACCTATGCACATTGGTGTCCTGGCTGTGAAGAGCTGCATGATTATGCCGTAGATCAACCATTTCGTAACGGCGCGCGTTGGTCGTTTTCTGGACCTCCGGATAGACCTAGCTTTTCACCTTCCATGAACATCTCGATCGGTGAGCCTGTCGAAGAGCGCTGTCATTATTACCTGACTGTTGGTGTCTTACAATTCTGTCCCGATAGCACGCATGCTTTAGCCGGACAATCTGTGCCACTTCCCGATATCCCACAACATATTTGGCTACGCGCCGGTATTAACCTTTCTTCGGAGACGTCAACATGACGACCGCTGTACTTAATGCTAATGATCTTGCTACGGCAGGCGGTCCGCGTCGCGTCATGCAAGTTGGTACTCGCTGCCAGATTCTGGGTACGCCGGTGGCCTCAAAGAATAGTACCAACACGCTTACCCGTCACATCATTCCCATCGCCGCGCGCAACATTCAACTGGGTTATTGTAACTGGGCCGTCACCTCAGTTAATAACACGCAAGGTGGCGAAACTGACGGCCCGGCGCAATACTCTCGAATGTCAGCAGGCTTCCTACCGGACTTTGCTGTAGCTAATGTTATAGCCGCGCAATTCAGCGGTAAGACTACTCCGACGTTGGATGTTGGTGGTACTTTTATTTCTGATCCTATCGGTGTGTACATACCGGCCGGAACCGCTATTGGTGTTCGCAGCTCTATGGCTACGGCCACGGACGTTAACTGGTTCGGTGGTCTGACTACCGTTAGTGGTCTTACGGAGCGCACGGAATACGGTACGGTAGCCAGCCCGGTGACTGACAAGTCGCTCAGTGGTTCCATCGCTAATGGCCTTGGTGCTAGCTTCACGCCTACTCTTATTCTGGGTGTTCCTGTAAACCCATTGGCGCGCTCTGTTGCGATCATTGGCGACAGTATTCCCACGGGTACGGGCGACACGGCTGACGCCAGTACTGGCGCTATCGGTTATATCGAACGCGGCCTGACCATGGCTGTACCTGCGTCTAAGTTTACTCGCGGTTCCGATCGCTTGAGTTATTGGGCGGTGCGTCGCTATTGCCGCATGTCTTTGATCACGAAGTATTTTACGGACGTGATCATCGAACTCGGTGTTAACGACTACCAATTGACGTTGTCTACCGCTTCGCAAATGCAGACCAACTTTATGGCTCTGCGTGATGAATTGCTTAGCGCCGGTATACGTGTTTGGGCGTGTACCGTTACGCCCGTTACCACGGGTACGGCTGGAGCCCAAACGCCAAGCACTTATGTGGCTGTACAGCAAGCCTATAACACTTGGTTACGCGCTGGTGTGGCTGGTGTAAGCGGGCTTATCGATGCTGCGCTTATAGCTGAAGGCGGTCTCAATACGGGTGTATGGGTGCAAGCTTATTTCGGTGATGGTACTCACCCTAATCAAGCTGGTTCTATTGCTATGTCGGCTGCACTTAACCCGGCTATGTTTGGATACTAAACGCTAACTTTGGATTTAAGCCCGTCAGGCCTCGTGCTTGGCGGGCTTTTTAGTGCCTATACCGTAAGCTATAACGCAATTATGCCGAAAAGCTAACCGTATAAGTCTAATTCAATATAGCAAAGAACGCTAGCGGTATAGCTAGCCCGGTTAAACTCGCAAGGAGGCGGCTAATGCCTAAGCCGAATAGCCTGCGTGGGAACGTGAACGCGGCCAATGGTCCCGCAGGCGCGCCGATGATCATTGGCGTCGCTTCGGGGGCTCGACCGCGAACCATTTCCACCGCCACCTATCAAGACGCAGTGGAAAATCCTACTATTTCCCTGCGCACCAACCATTTCGGTATCGGCCAAGAGGTCGCTTCTCCGGTGGATGGTACGCCACTAACCCGCGTCGAAGAGCCGCAAGACGTCTCGGCCGCCGACCTTTTCGCCACTACGGCGAAAGTCGGTAGCTGTGAATTCTGCGCTACCGATCTTTACGCTGACAAACAAGTCGCGTCGCTGATCGACGGCCATCAAGGCCACTGTGTGATGTGCGGTCACGGCGTCGCGTTCAAGGCGGAAACCAATCCGGTTACTGCTGAAACCCCTGCCGCCAATGTTGAAGCTATCGAAACGGTACCCGGTGTTGCTCTCGCGAGCGATAACACTAACCGTTTCGCTTTCGACGACATGACCTTCGTTAACGAAGAGGGCGGCGAACCTAACCAAGAGGAAGCTGCCATGACGGATCGCGATAAGGACCGCGACGCTATCGTTTCGGCTCTTCGGCCGACTGTGATCGCATCCGATGCGAAGACCATGGACGGCGAGCCGGAAGGCGACGAAGACGAAGACGACACCGAAGAAGAGGACGAAGAACCGGAAGGCGAATCGTCTGAAGGTGGCGAAGAGAACACCGATGACGCTGCTGGCGATGCTTTCGCTGACGACGTTGAGAACGATGAAGAATCGGAAGGTGACGACGAAGGCGAAGACGACGATGACGAGGAAGAAAACGACGAGGAAGCTAATGCTAACCTCGACGCTCCTCCGGTTGTTGAACCTGTAGAACCTAGCGTTGACACGCCGCCTGCTGAAGTGGCTACCACGGAAGAGGCTCCGGCTCCTGTCGTGCCTACGGAAGTCATTGCGCAGCCTCCCGAGGCTGTTGCGGAACCTGTTACCGTTGTTGCTAACACGGAAGAACAGACGCCACCGGTTGAAGAGGCTCCTACGCCTACGCCGGATGCTACTGTTACGGCTGCTGACGTCGCCATCGATGATTATCAAGCCGTTGACATCAATACCGTTGATCTGACGAGCGCGGTTATTGTTCCCGCTAGCGAAACCGCTGCTTACGTCATGATCGGCGCGGCTCCGGCGCTGTATTTGGACAAGGTGCAAGCCTCTGTTCAGGTTCAAAATCTCTGGCACAAGACCGACAGTCTGCGTCATGCCCTTACGGCTGCTATGCAGACCAGTACCGATCGTCAAGCGACCCTAGCGTCGTTCGGCGGTGAAGTTGTTACCATTTCGACGTCGATGCGTGACTACGCCAAGCAAAAGCTGGACGGTTTTACCGCCAAGGCTGAAGCTGAAGTCGCCTCGATGTCGCAAGACTACGCTACCCGCTTTGATCGCGCTATCGCGGTTGCGGCTATGGGTACCGTGAAGCGGTCGTTTGGTGGTGGCGTTGATCCGCTTACTACCAATTTGGTCGCTGTTCTAGAGAACAACGGCGTTCGTCAGCCGCAAGCCCTGGTGCTTGCTGCCATGCGTGACGCTATGCCCGCTCTCCTTAAGGTTATTACCGACAAGGCTAGCGAGCTGGTTCTCGCCTCCGACGATGTTCTGTCCAACACCGCAGAAATGGTTGGAAACGCGGCGTTCCCCGTCGAGCTTCCTGAACCTGCTCCTATCGTCGAGCAACCGACTACCGTTACTCCGGAAGTGGCTAAGCCGCTCGCGGTGAAACCTAACCCGGTTGCTGTCATCGAAACGGCCCGCGTGCGTGAAGTGGCTTCGCCCGAACGCGTTAAAATGCTGGTCTCCTCTCTCGGTACCCGGCGCTAGGACACGGTAGGAAATAACCTACCGTTCCGCCCGTAACCCAACCTCTCGAAGGAAAACAGTACCATGATCGACTTCGCGAATTCGAAGATCGTCCGTCGTGCGATGGAAAATGTCGCGCTCGCCACCACTGGTCTTGAAGAGGGCGTCGCTCTCCTGGGTCTGATGGAAGACGGCGAATATGTCGTCAAGCTGTCGGACGGCACTACTAATCTGTCGTTCGCTGGCTTCGCCCAATCGGAACGTCAAACGCCTACCCTTCTGCCGGTTTGCCGTCAATACAAGGCGCTTAACCTGACCGGCGGCGGCGTTGGTTTCGTCCTGCCGCGTGCGAACGTCGGCGGCGTCGTGGTTCGCTACACCGATGGTAATGGTACCAAGCTGACGCTTGGCTCCAGCACCCCGTCGGCTGGCGAATACTACATCAGCGGCACTACTGTTACGGTTAACGTTGCTGATCTAAACAAGCTCATCCAAATGACTTGGATGTTCTCGCCGACTCAGGCTGACATCCTGGCTGGCGTTGGTGGTGACAACACCCCGACGACTGTCGGTACCCTTGTTGGTCAATATCGCACCACCAACGTGATCAAGGAAGCCGATGACCTGCGCATCAGCAACTTCGATCCGGCCATCGATTGGGACGCCTGGGTTCCGGCTACCGGTCTGAAGGTTGCTGCTAACGGTATCGTCACCACTGCGGCTGGTACCGGTGTCGCTATCACTGGCGCTCGCGTTGTCCACGCTCCGGACACCGACAGCGAATACCTGGGCATTGCGTTCCGCGTCTAAGCCCACGGCCACATCGACGGGAATGGTAGTAACAGCCTAGGCTAACATATCATTCCCGTCGCTCTCCGGTTTCTCCACTATGGCCGTGTGGCCGTACGCAAAGAAAGTGTATCGAAATGATCCCCCAACTCCTGAATCCCAAGGCGAAGCACATCGCTGTCGCTAGCGTCGGTGGTTCGCGTCTGTTCAACGAACAAGGCGAACTGAACGCTACCACTAAGAAGGATGCGCTGATCCGCATTCTGGCCACGCTGGAACAACTCGGCGAAGGCAATATCACTACCGACGCGCAAGAAGAGTCGGCTACCCTTACGCCTGCTGAAAAGCGTGAAATCCTGACTGCTGCCTACCACGACGCCAGTGGTGAAGCGTGGCGCGAAATCGGCGCGCAAATCGCCGGCCGCCTGACGGAAACCAACAACCGTGAAGGCTTCGCCCGTCGTTTCATGATCAAGGGCGATCTGCAACAAGGCAACCGTCCGCGTTTCGAAGTTGACGTGAAAAACGTTACGGCCGTTAAGGCTGTCGGTACTGCGCAAGTGCACCCGATCTTCGTCCGTGACAAGTACATCGAAGTCGACGAAATCCAATTCGTCGCCAACCCGTACATCACGGAAAACGACCTGAACCAAGGTTCGGCTGACCAACTGGACAAGGCTTACCTTAACGCGCTGGAGCAAATCCAGCGCCAAGAGGATATCCTTTTCCGTTATCAACTGCTGGCCGCCGCCGGTGCGTTGAACGCTAACCCGCAACTATATATGACGGGCGCGTTCTCTTCGGCCTATCTGACCGAAATGCACGAAACGCTAGGCTCGTGGGGTCTGACCGCCGCGTCGCTGCTGATGACGACCGACATCATCGGCGACATCATCGGCCAATCGGGCTTCACCGATTGGTTCGATCCGGTGTCCAAGTACGAGATGATCCAAACCGGCAAGATCGCTACCGTTCTTGGTATGGATCTCGTCTCGGATGGCTATCGTCACAAGAAGATGCGCGTGCTTACGCGCGGTGAAGTCTTCGCGCTGGCGTCGCCGGAACAACTGGGCGGCTATACCGATCGTGGTCCGGTGCAATCGGCCCCGACCGGCCCGCAGCACACCCAAACCATCGGTAAGGGTTGGATCATGCACGAGTCGTACTCGTCGGTCCTGGCCAACGCCGCCGCCGTGGTTTCGGCTCGCAAGATCTAACTGCAACGGAGACGGTGGGGAGTTTACTTTTTCACCGTCTCCAACAGCTAGAACATACAGTTTTCTCGCTACGTATTAGAGACACTTCGGCCCGGTAACGGGGTCTCACTACGAATGCGAAACCGCTTACTACGTGTGTCCTTCTCGGACTTGGTCACACGTTAGCCAATGAAAGGGTGGGTGATTCGTCTCACCCACCCTTTTTTGTTGTCTAGGAACTCCCGCATGGTTAGTTCGGCTAACATCGATAGTCTGCGCGAAATCTCCACTATCGAAGCCGCTCTTGGCTACGGCGCTAACGCGCTTGGGCGTATTCCGCGCTATCGTCGTAATCGTCCGCCAGTAGTGTCGCTGCTACGTCCTACTGATACGTACACAATGGAAGCTGAGCTGCGTAAAATCAATAACGGCAACATTCCTGATACCTTTATTCTATCCACGTATGGCGGTATGTTGCCACCCCCAGCCGCACGCTCTAATACGCATGCCGCACGACAAGGTCGCCCTGTTGGTTTTGGCGATAAAGGACAGAACTTCAAGGCCCGTGAAACTGACGTACAAATCACACTGAATAGTACGCTGTTCTCCAACAATCTTGCGACCATCTACAACTACAACGTCATGGTGTTAGAGTACAATGTCGTTGTCGGTGTGATGAACTTGGACGCCATGGCTATTCCGGTATCTGTTACTATTTCTGAACAGATGCAAACTATCTTACCGATCCCGGGCATAGCTAGTTCAGTCTTTCTCGATCAACTATTTAGCCTGTCGTTCACCGCAACGATCGATACGCGAGCTGTAACACTGGAGCGCACGCCGCTGCTGCGCACCGTGGAGTTCGCGACGCAACTCAACGACGTGATCGATATCAGCGTCAAAACAATAACCAATGACACCGAGTGGGGGCTATAATGGTAGCACGTGTAACTAGCACCCTTGGTTTTGACGTCCGTTTGTACTCTGCGTCCTCGTCCATACGTCGCTCTGTTGTCGAAACCCGCGTCGGCTACAACGTCGCGAACGGCTACAATAAATGCGAAAACGTACTGTCGACAGACTCGCAGTTGATCACGGTCGATGTGTCCAAGCTACTGTATATCCAAGCAAAACAGCCGTTCACTATCACGGTGACGCGCGGTCCTAAGTTGCAGGAATATGTGTACCTGACACGTCCTGACGGTACCTTTTTGACGCGCCTGGACGGAACGTATTTCATACGGCTAATCGAGCCTATCGTTACTGATGTGGAAGTGACCTCGTACACTGAGACGCATTCGTCGTTGTGCTTGATCACGCCATCCGCCGGCGAAGGGGAGACTATAACGGTAGTAGTTTCCCGCGCCTCCAATGTTGATACCCCTATCGTCGTGGTGTCAGCCTAACCCGAGCTTTGCTCCTACTGGAGATGTCAATGTCTTCGAACTGCAAGGTTACCAATAAGCTCGCCACCGCGTTGATCCTTAACAACGCCGAAGGTGACACCATCCAACTTCCGCCGAGCCGCGACGCGCATAATGTCCCGCGCTCCTACATCCACTTCCAAGCGCCTAGTATCGCTGTCGCTGATATCGAAGGTTACGATTACAGCATTGGACGGTTCGCCGATGATGCTAAAGCGGAACCCGTAGTGGTTGAAGCGCAAGACGAAGTTCTGGAACCGGCCGCTCCGCCTGCCACGACGCAACCTGTGTCTAATGGTAACAGTGGTGGTCAGCGCCCGAACTCCAACAATCCCCGTAACCCGTAAGGAAAGTAAGCGACCATGGCCGATAACCTTGGCGTTACGGTTGAGCGCGACGACGAGAGCGGTTTCATCACTGCTGACGGTGCTACCGTTACGGTGGTGGGCTTCTACTCGACGCGCGGTTCGACCAAGCCCTACTACACTTCCGACCCTGGCGCGTGGACCGCTGAATACGGCAACCCCGACGCTTCTATTTCTTACGCCGGTTACAGTGTGCGCAAGCCGCTAGAGCAAGGCGACGGTGTCTGGAATCTGCGCATTACGGATAGCGCTACCTATGGCGGTGCGTTCGTTACCGCTGGTACGACGTCCGTGTCTAAGCTCCCGTTCCTGGCGGCTGGTTGGCCGTACTCGATTGACGATGTTGATACGGCTATCAATCCGACCCGTCCGCTGCTTATCCAGCTCAAGTTCTCAGCGGCCCTGATTACGGCCAACTCGTTCACGTGTACCCTTGTTGGTGAGAGCGCTCAGGTGTCTACGACGCCGGTAGTATTCGCCACTGACAGCGATACGACGATGGGCGCTATCGTTGCTGCCATTCAATCGAGCATGGACGCGACGTTCGGTGCTGGCGGTACGGTTTCGGCCGGCGAAACGACGCTTATTCGTACCATTAACGTGATCCCTCCGGCCGGTAAGACGATCTCGATCACGGGTGCGGCTGTCACGCTTGGTGCTTCGCAAGCTACCGTTACTCAAGGTAGCCCGTTACTGATCTTCCAACATGCCAACCCTGGTTCGACTTCGGACGAACTCGGCTACTTTTTGTCCAACCCGGACTTGGGGCAGCGCGAAGTCGTTACCTTGACGTTCCCGTCCGCGCTTAGCACGGGACACGGTACTCTTGTTACCGTTAATGGTGCGGCTACGTCGTCGATCGTCTACGCGACGTCCAGCGATGCTACTATGCAGGCCATCGCTGACGCTGTCGCAGCGCTAGCCACGGTCAAATCGGCTACGGTTACCAAGGTAGCGTCTGGTGCAAGCAACGACCGCACCATTACCATTATCTTGAAGACGGCTACAGCTACGGCTGCTACTGTTAGCACGACGCAAGCTGGTGGCGCTCCGGTTCCGGTGATCAAGTCCACCAAGCCCGGCGTTGATCCGGATGGTAGCTTTACGCTGGCGATTTTCGACCGCCGTAACCCGGCTGTCACGGTCGATAGCTGGCGCGTCAATCTCACCGAACGCTTGGACGGTGACGGCGTGCAACAGCACATCGAAGAAGTGATCAATAAGGGTGATGCTAAATCGCGCCTGTTGCGGGTGATTTCGCTGGCTCCAAAGGATGGTTCGGTTCGTATTCCGTTCGATCCGGACACTGGCGTGATCATGACGCAGATTGCGTACCTTTCTGCCGGCAATAACGGTGTCATCCCTTCGGCCGCCAAAATGGCTGACGCTATGTTGGTCTTCCAAGATCCTTACCGTTATCCGGCTGATCTGATGATCAGTGCTGGTTACACGTCCATTGCCTATCAGCAAGCGTTGAAGAACATCGCTAAGCTGCGTGGTGACGGTACGTTCGCCATCCTGGACATTCCGAGCACGCAACAGTCGTTCGACAACCTGATTAACTACCGTTTGTCCACGCTAGCTATCGACGATTCGTCGGCTGGCGCGTACTACCCCGACGTGGAAATGCAAGATCCGGTTACGCAGCGCAAGCTGTTTGTGCCGCCGTCTGGCCATATCGCGGCGGTGTTTGGTGTTAACGACCGCGTGCGTGGCTTCGGTAAGGCTCCGGCCGGTCGTAAGGTTGGTGTGGTCGATACCACGGCGCTGCGTTATGAATATACGCAGGCGCAAGTAACGCTTCTGGCGGAGAACTACCAGCTTAATGGTATTCTCAAGAAGGGCGTTTCGTGGTGTGTGTGGGGTGATTTCACCCTACAAGTCATGAAGTCTGCGTTACAGTTTACGGGCATCAGCCGTCTGGTTGGTAAGCTTGAATTCGCCATCGCCGACATGCTTGACTTCGACACGTTCGATCCGTTCAATGACGCGCAAGCGTTCTCGATGCGTGAGAAGATCAACCGCTTCCTGGCGCCGTACATCAAATCGGAAGACCTTCGCGGTTACACGGTCAATACTGGATCTACCGCCGGCAATACGGCGGCTCTGGAGGACCAAGGCGCACGCATCGTGGAAATGAAACTCAATCCGACGCGATCGACCCGCAAGATCAAACTGCGATCGATCATTACGGCGGCTGGGGTTGAAACTACCGTTACGGAAGTCGCCTAGCACCCTTGAGGAGCTGTTACCATTTAGGTGGTAACAGCTCCTTTCTCCAACCTAGTTAGAAGGAGATCGTCACCATGGGTGTTAAAGCCACCTTTGACGACGTCGATGCACGCCCTGGAGTTATTCAGGCCAACGCATATCGCTACATGTTCGATCGCATTCCCGGTTCTCCGGAAATCGACATCAACGCCGTGTCCCTAGACTGTCTGGCCTCGACGTGGCCGGGTCGTTCGGTCGGTAAGATCGATCTGAATTTCGCTGGCGGCCATACTATTTCCTACCCTGGAGATCAGGCCTTCACGCGTACTGCTGCTGCCCGGTTCATCGAGCGCAGCGGATTCGAAACCTTTACGTGGCTGCACAAGTGGCATGAGCAGATCAAGGGTACGAAGTCCGGCAATGCCGCGACCTACCGTAAACTTGGTCTGGTCGCTGTTAGTCAGCTCGAAATGTATGACGAGACGGGCGCGGTTGCTAACTCGTGCCGACTGATCAACACGTGGCCGTCCGAGCTGAGCGAAATCAGCCCTGATTCCGACACGCGCGACTCGGCGGTCATCTGGCAAGTTACCTTTAGCTTCGACATCGTCGAATACGATAAGTCGCCTGCCCGATAAAGGTAATTTATATATCGGAAATGAAAGCCATGCGGCCAGTGGTCGTGTGGCTTTTTCCGTATTTCGGCGCGTTCTGGAGACACCTATGTTCAAGCCGACTTTCGACGACGCTGATCAGTTTGATCCGGTGCTGGCGACTAGCTACGCGGTAGCTTTTCCCGATTTCCCTCTGTTGGGCTATCTAGCTGCTGACGCCGACCTACCCGGTTGGACGGTTGATCGCGTACGCGCTGAACTGTTTGGCCGTTCGCGAGAGTGGCCGGGGCGTTGTGTTTCGTCACATACGCTAACCATGACCATGCTATACGACGACCGTAGTCGTGCTTTCCGTTCTCTTTACAGTATGCTGCAATCGGTCGTTGATAATAGTACTGGTAACCGCAGTGGCCAGCTATTCACGATCATTGTAGAGCAGTACGACAGCATGGGTTTGCTGGTACAACAGCGCTTGTTCGATGGGTGTTGGGTTGCAGATTTACGCGGTTATCAGGTATCGGCTAGTTCACGCGACACGGCGGTCATGATCCCGGTGGAATTTGGCTATACGCAGCAGTTCGTAACCTTTGGCGGAAAAGCTATATCCGCGCCACTGATTCCGACCAACGCCACTACTCTTTTGGGTTCTGATCCGCGTGACTTGCTGGAGACCTTCTCGCAATCGCTCCTCAACGTGCCTGACTCAATCGTCGATATTCTGCGTACAGGCTCTCAAGCTGTCGCTTATGGTAAGGCTATCCTAGGCGCTGCTAATCAGCTTAGCAGCGTAGCCAAAAACGTCGTGCAGCAAGCCAAGACAAATCCGATAGCCGCTGCAAAAAGTGCGTCGTCGTTGATCAAGCAAACCAAGTCTACACTCAAGTCCTTCTTCTAAGCAGAAAGGGTATGGGATATGGCTATCTCGACCTATTTCAATCCCCTTGATCTCTACGCCTTGGCCGATCCTATGCCGTCCTGGCGGTGGAAGGCGAGGATCATTCCTAACGCATCGGAGGCTGCACAAAAAGTAGACTGGACTCGATTGATCTTCGAAGAAGTCAATCTGCCAAACGGTGACAACATCCCCGCCAAGTCTACTTTCGTCAACGGCCACAACGTCTACTTCCCGGATTTTAGCGACGTGCCCTCTGTGAGTGTCACCATTTACGAGGACGAAAATGGTAGCGCTATTCGAGAATTACAGACGTGGCGCTCACTGGTCAAACGTCGCGTTGGTGCGTACAGTGTTTATGGTCTACCGTTCGAATATAAGCAAACTATGCTTATCGATCTCTACGGCTTCGCGGACAACAAGAACCCTGTGCTGTCCAGTCAGGTTGTTGACTTGTGGCCTACCGATCCTGGCACGTGGCGGCTAGGTTACGACGCGTCTAATCGCCTGTTTCACCAGATTACCATGCAGTGCGATAGCATTATAACCGCTAATCGGGCTGGTGGTCCCGGCTAATTTATATGTAGCGCTGAAGGCGCTACTACTGTTTAAGGGACAAACTATGAGCATCGATCAACCTAATGAGGGCGAAGACATTGTACTGCGTACGCGTACCATTACGCCACCGCGCAGGAACCAACACGACGTTACCAGTACGCGTCCGGTAATCGCGGACTTGCCGGAAGATCCTGGCGAGCCGTCACTTGGTGTCGTTATGCCAAAGGGCGACGACATGGAGTTGGCGCATCCGCAATCGCAACTCGGCCCTGGCTGGCAAGTTATTGGTCTGCCATCAAAAGGTAAGGCTGGTTATCCCGGTGCTCTGCACATCCGTCGATTTGGTCTGCCTGATCAAGCGCGCTTAACGGCGGCGCGCAACAGCAAGAGCGTTGAGCTTTTGGTGGTTGCTATCGGCGCTACGATCGACGTCGATCCTAAGAAACTCACTGTCTCTGATTTCGAACACGTGATGTACTGGCATCGTCAGTTCAGCTTCCCTGCCAACCTGCCGTACAAGATCACGTGGCGGTCGCGTTATGGTAAGCAAAATGTCACCGACATGTCGAAGACGAAGCTTACCATTACTGACATCGATGAGAATCCTGACTACGACACAGAAACGTTCAAGGCGCTGTACGACATGGGCTTTGATTTCCCTCGTGTCGGCGCGATGGTCTGGGAAGACAATCACCCAGATCTGACTGAAGAACAACGTGCTATCTTTGAACAGGCGTCTAACTTCGCGGGCGCGGCCGATCGCTTCAGCATTGAAGCTCGCATGGCCGCCATCAATCCCGAGAAGAGCGAGCCCGATCCTGAGCTGTTTACCATTTATTACAGCAACATCGGTGAATGGCTAGCCATGTCACGGCATGGAGTACAAGAAACCATTTCGTTGCGCTGCTCACAGTTCGATCCGGCTACCGCTCTAGACGATCTGGCGGCCACGCTGCATCGCGCTGGAGCTGATTTGGAGCTTACGGCTTACGACGATGAAACCTCGACCTTCCTGCGTGGTGTCATTGAAGAGATGGCGGCTATCCGCACGGCTGTGTCAGAGGAGAAAGAGGTGGTGGCTGTCGAGGAACGTATTACCGTTCCTATCGACATCCACATGTTCTTTCCCCGTATTGACCGAGTGGCAGCTCCTAAAAATGGTACGTGAGATACCGGTGACGGGCGTGACCATGGACATCAACAGTGTGCCCATGGTCTACATCATCGATGCGTACCAACAGGAACAGCGTAGGCGTACCCAGTCTGAGCTGGAGTCTGCTGTTCGGTAGTGTTTCGTGAGGTGAAGTAATGGCCCTGGTAGCTTCAGGCACGTACGGTCCGCCTAAGCCGCAATATAGATACGCTACGAAGATTTCGGGCTTCCATTCGGAACGGCTTATGGGCGGCCGCTCTCCCGGTAGCGCTATGGATCGTCTGGCGCAACGTACCGTTACTAAACCTCTGCCTAGTAAAGATCCACGCGCCGCTAACCCGGTAGATCCTAGGGTGATGTCTGCGATTTCGCAGATGGCTAAGAATGGTACACGAGCCAACGATAGCGCCAAGGAGGCGGTGACGCAAGATCGTCTGCAATTCCTGACCAGTGAGCGTCGCGCCGATCGCGAACGTCTCACTAACACGATGACTAATCGTAAGGTTCTGGAACTCCTTGATCGGATCAACGACAGTATCAAGACCAGTGCTGGTCGCAACAGTGGCGGTCTACTGGACTCCGCGCTGGATTTGATCGGTATTGGTGGTCGTGGTCGAGGCAAATATCGCAATCGGGCCGGGCGCTTCATTAAACGTCCCGGTACCTTTTTTGGTCGTGTTGGCGCTAAGCTAGGTTTACGCGGCGCTGCCACAGAAGCTGAAGCCGTGGCCGGTACTGTCGCTCGCACTGGACGGGCTGGTGGCCTGTTAGGCAAGCTCTTCGGCGGCGTAGCCGGGCGTGGTGCACTCAAAGTTCTCGGCTTTGGTGGTCGCCTCGCTGGTAAGCTAGCATTACCGGTCGCGGCTGGTTTGGCTCTAGCTGACGGCGTGAATGGCGTGCGCCACTCGGATGAACTGTTAGGTCGCAAATCTACCAATTTGGACAAGATCGGCGTAGGCGTAACTGAAGCCGTCAACGGCGCGCTGTTTGGCTTGCCTGATCTGATCAGTAAAAAGGTATTCGGTGTCGGGTTCTCGCGCGGCATCAACGCCTTGCTTTCTGACATTGGCGGCAACACTCGCAAAGCTATTGCTTTCGGTGCAGCAGGAATGAGTAAACTCTTCAGTTCTGCTTCTCAATCCATCGTGCAATGGTTCAGCAACGTACAGGGCTCAGTTGACGCCATAATAGACGCGGTAAACCGGCGTGACTGGGGCAAGGTTCCTGGCCTTATCGGTAAGGTTCTGAAATACACCACACCCCTCGGAATAGCGATCACGGCTGGTAAAGCGGCGGTCAACGAGGTGGAAAAGGTCGCACCGGGAACCAAGGAAGCGGTGCGTACGGTTGCTACCAATGTCGCTACCGCAGCCGGTAACGCCGCATCGAATGTCGCTGGCTGGTTTGGCCTTGGCAGCACCTCGCGCAAGTACGAGAGCGGACGGGGTGGTGCTGGTACCGTTTCTTCCGGTCGTGGTGATCCGGGTGGTGCTAGTTACGGCACGTATCAGTTGGCCAGCAAGACCGGAACACTGGCGTCATTCCTTAAGTCTAGTGGCTATGACAAACAGTTCATGGGTTTAAAAGCTGGCACTAAAGAGTTCAATGATAAATGGAAAGAGATTGCCCGCACCGATCCTAAGTTCGGTGAAGCGCAGCATGACTTCATCAAGCGCACGCACTACGACCCGGCCGCCCGTTATGCTCAGTCGTTGGGTTTCGACATCAACGATAAAGGTATAGCGGACGCCATTTGGAGTGCTTCGGTACAGCACGGCGGCGTCAAAACGATCCTGCGTAAAGCGGCTGCGTCCCCTGGCTGGAACAGCCTCGACAACAAAGGTAAAATCAAGCGTCTATACGAAGTCCGCACTGAGTACGCCCGCAACATCTTGGTTAAGAACGGTGCGTCATCAGAGCAAATCTCTAGTGTGCAGAAACGCTATACTAGAGAAGTGAACGACGCTCTTGCCTTGTCGTCGGACCCTGGCTCTGTGCAACTAGCTGGCGGCAAGCCAGTAGGCCAAGCAATCGCGGTCTCGCAAACCATGGCGCAAGCGAAAGCTACGCCGGGATCGGTAGCTACTACGCAAGCAACGATTACGGCTGATGCGAACAAGGTTAGTGCGCTAGGTACACAACGTGGTTCGCGTACTGTTTCTACCGAAGCGTTAATGCCGCCTATGCCGCCACCGAAGAAACCGGAGCCCCCGCCTCCGCCGGTGATCGTGCAACAGGTTGCGCCTGACAAAGGTAGAAACAACGCTGCTAAGGTGGCTACAAATGCCGCTGCTCCGCAGCCTTCTACGAGCGGGCAATTGCCACCTTTAGCGTCTATCCCGACCGTACCTAGTCTTGAACTACTGGCCATTGCGTCTCTAGCCTACCATCCTGCGTAAAAGGTAATCCAATGGTTGATACACCGCAGTCGCCTAGCATTTATCAGTACATGCTCTCCGTGCCTAACAAGGTTTCGGTGATTGGCAACTTGCCCCAAGAGTGGGCTCTTGGTGTGACGGCCAATTGGGAAGGAAATAGTACCGGCACGACGATAGGCGAGATCGCGCAATCGCGATTTGGTTCTGTAGGCGCTGCTGTAACAGCGGCGTCCGGTACGTCTTCGGTGGGGTCTGACCTGTTGGCTAATCGCCAATGGGCCGGTACCTCACCGATTACCTTTAATCTGTTGGCTGAATTCAACGCTGTAGAAGACGCGGCCAAGGATGTGATGTCGCCTATCTTGCGCCTGATGTCCCTGTGCATGCCGACGCAATTGGTAGCGCTAGAGGCTGGCAAGTTCAGTCTCGGCAACATCTACGGCGCGCCATACTTCGACACGGCGGCTAGCGGACAGCTCGGCGGGCGTTCGCAGATAGAATTGCACTTGGGTTCGCTATTTGTGTTCGAAGACGTGGTGGTGGAAAACGTCACGCCTACCTATACGACGCGAAACACAGAGACCGGTTTACCTATCCACGCGCAAGTGGAAATTCAAGTTGGTACGCGCCACCTGTTCACTTTTGAAGACCTTCTAGCATCCATCGTAAATCCCGCGATCATCGATGCTGATCCGTACCTTTCTTCCGCAAAATCTGCTGGCTCTGGTTCAAGGGCGGGGTTCGGTATCTCAGGGGCGAAAGAGACCAAGCCTGTCAGTAACGGTTAGTGTTTAAGGAGTATGGCATGGCTGTTCTAACGCAACAGGACATTGCGTCCACGACGACTACGCAAGCTAACGCCTGCCGGGTCGCGGTCTTCCCAGAAATTGTATATGAAGACGGTGAGCTGGTGCTGGATTTCATGGACAGTACTACTATTAGACTGATCCACGATTTACCAGTACTAACCGCCATTGAGTGGCGCAAGGGTCTATCGCTACCGGCCGTCTCCCTCGACTTCTACAACACCATTTCGTGGGCATGGATTCTGCTGCTATACAACGGTTTCACGCATCCGTCCAACATCCCAGCCGGGGCTACCGTAAACCTGCCTGACGTGACGTCGCTGCGTAAGCGTGCCCGTCGAGATAAGAACGGTAGTGTCGTGACGATCTAGGAGGCCGTCTATGGCCAACATTGAAGGCAAGGCTCACGTCTACATCAGCTTTGATGGTCGCGACCCTAACGTCACGTCGCCGCAAGGGGTTGAATACCTCTGGGCCATCGAAAATAGTATGTTGATCGCCCCGGTCTTGATGCTATCGCTCTACGACGATGGTGTGATCACTAACCCGTCACCCGGTGATGGTTCGCTGATTGAAGTGCAGCTCGGTAAGCAAGCAGACCGACTCAACAGTTATCGTTTCCGCATGATTGGCGCGCCGTACGCTGCGCTCGCCGCTAACGGTAAAACAGTAATCCGCTACAACGCGGTTTTCGACTCCCCTCGCTTGTTTCACGAGACGGCTAACTTCGCACTCAAGGCTTCTAGTAGTGACGTCGTCAGCGCCGTTGCTAGCGAGTTAGGCCTGACTGCGGACGTTGACTCGTCGATTAGCGATAAAATGATATGGCATAGCGGCATTGGTCGCTGGAGCGCTTTCCTTGAGCGTGTAGCTTCGCGTGGCTGGTTTGGGGATGACAGCGCCGCTACCAATGCCGCTATTGGCCTAGACGGTGTGCTGCGCTACTACAGTCTTGCCCGTCTAGCTAAGGCTCCTGTAGCACATACCTTTTATCATATGACGCCGCTGCCCGAAGCCGGCTCTACGGAAGCGGAAAACGCGCATCTGGTCTACGCTCTGGATCGCGACGATAGTGTTGCGTTGACCACGGCGCAAACTGGATACACCGCCACTACCCGTTACTTCGATCGCAGCGGCGCTATCGTGACACACGACAGCGTCAACGTTACTCGCCAAACCAATCAACTGAACATGAGTGCGGAACTGCGCGACGCTATCGATATTGGTACGCAGCGCATCCGTCCGTCAGCGTCGCCGAACACTCATGAGAACTGGGATCGTGCGTTGTATCAAAACACGCGCTATCGCTCCACATACAACGCTGCAATCAACGTGCTACTGCTAGATACCACGCAGGATCTTACCCTTTATACACCTTGTGCGCTGCGCTCGACGTTCTTCGCTACCGGTGCGCAAGACGACGCGTTACGCGCCGTACGTGGCCTAGTCAAAGCGCGCTCGGTTGGTATCTGGAACATGAACTACATGGAAAAGGTATCGATTGGGGTGCAAGGCCTCGATGCTAACGATCCGACCAGTGCACAGATGTAAGGATAACCACCCATGCAGGACTTCGAAGGGCAACGTTCTGCGCTGCGTACACCACCGATCAACTTCGTTGAAGGCGTAGTTGTTCAGGGTGATGAAGACTTGAGCCCGATCTACGCTAAGGTGCGTTTGCCTGGTTACCACACCAAGGTAGACGACGCTGATTTGCCTGTATACCGTTTGTTGTTACCCGTCTTCGGAACAGGTCACAATGTAACAAATGGCTCGCAAATCTTCGCCAAATTAGCGCCCGGCACTCGTGTTGAGGTGCTGTTGCGAGATGAGACCGGTTACGTTGGCTCGATCTTTGGTGTTTACCCCAACGAGTCTAACGCCGCGCGCCCTGATGGGCTTGTGCACGGTTGGCGTGATAGTATTGGTAACGCGGTAGAGTTCTACGCTGACGGGCGCACAGTGTTTCAGGACAAAGCTGGAGTGAAGGTCGAGACGGACGGCGCTGGCAAGATTACTATTAACGCTACAGCGTTCGAGTTGAACACTCAGACCACGACGATCAACACCGTAAACTATGTGCTCAACTCGGAGACCATGGTGTGCGATGACACTAGCGCACCAGAAGCTCCTGAATTGACTCCGCGTGAAGTCGAACCTCCGCCGGAAACTTCCGATCTGAAGGATAAATGGTAGATGGCCGACATTCCCTTCGTCATCGCGCCGCGCTCTGACAGCATGCCGTCCGATGCGCAACTAGGTCGCGTGTACACGCTTACCTATGTTGATGTTAATGCGTCGTTGTCGTCTACCAATCCCGCCAAGTTGCTGTTAACGGATGTTGACGCAATCGAAGAGCAAATGCTCAACGTCGTACTGACGCCACTAAGTTCTGATGAGTTTGAGCCTCTATATGGTACGCAAGTGCCGTTGCTGCTGTTTGATCCGGTAACCAACACCACGGCGCGCGCTCTTCGTTCTACTATTATCAATGGCCTCAAGCGCTGGATGGGCAATCGAATCAGTGACCTGTCTGTGTTTGTCGTGGCTAATGACGATCTACAAAGCTACACCGCGACTTTCACCTACTTCGTTCCAGGTCTTAGTCGTTCACGTGTTGGCTTCCGTGCTCTGCTTATTAAAAGGTAACAGTCCATGACCACTGCTTCTGAGAAGCTTAGCACGTTGGTTGATGCGTTGATCGCCACAGCCACCAACGCGGGCGTCACCTTTACCGACACGCAACGTACTGCGCTGTATGACTCGGCGGCGTCCTGGTTGGACGGTCAAGATACTGTTTCTATCCAGTTGGCCGCCAACAAGCCGGAGTTTCAGCAACTCCTCATGCAAATGCAGTACGCACTGGAGACCAGCGATTCTTGGCGCGACGCCAATACTGCGTCCACCGGACGTACCTTTTTGCGTTTTATGGCCGCTTCCATCAAGTGGGCTGGGTTTGCAGCGGAGCGTACGGCGCAAGAGCGCTTCCCGTACACCGCTCGTATGCCTAGCGCCATCCTGGCAAGCACTATGTCGCTTGGCGTGCGCATCACGCGCCGTGTTCCGGCTAACGTCACTGGCACGATCATCCGCAACGGTACGGGCTTCCTACAGATCCCAAAATACACCGCCTTCGTGATCAATGATCAGCGGTTCTTCAATCGCGACATTATCATTTTTCCTGATGGTGATGCATCAGCGGTTTCTATTACTCTTTATCAAGGTACGATCTTCAAGGACAACTACACGGCTTCCGGCGCTACGTTCTCGCGTTATGAGCTGGGCTCTGGTGACTGGTCACTGTCTGAGGATGATGTAGCATTGACGGTTGACGGCGTTGAGTGGAAGCGCACTACAAACGGTATGTACACTGTCGCACCAACAGACCGTACCTTCGCTGAGCGTACGCTGCCTAATGGTAACATTGAGACGCAGACGGGTTCCGGTACGTATGGTGTGCTTCCCAGCACTGGTGCGGTTCTGGAATTCACCTATGTCTCTACGCTGGGAGCGCAAGCCTCCAACAACGCTACCGATTTGCCAATCAATTGCGCGGACATTGGCGGTGTCACCGGTGTGACCACTAGTGTGATCACGGGCGGTATCGATCCGGAGACGCCTACCTTTTACAAGAACAACGGCCCGGCTATCGCCGCTCGCCGCGAGCGTGCAGTGCGGCGCTCTGACTATGAGGCTACGGCCTTGGAGTACAAGGGCGGCGTAAAGATACTAGATGCGCGGTTCCTTGGTCAGCAAGAAGTCGATCCTACCCGCAAGGCGCTCACCAATATTGTACAGGTAGCGCTACTGACGCCAAACTCGCTAACAGGTCCACCGGTTAGCGCGTCGCAGTGGGCCAACTTCCAACGCTACATCGTGCAAAATGGTATCGATCGCGTCACTTTGGTGCGGGTTGATCCTACAGCCGTAGACATCAGCTTCGACCTAGACGTCGGCGTGATCCCTGAGAGCAATCTAGAGACGATCGAGAGCGCCTTGATAACTCTTTACCGTTCTTTTTACGGCCCTCGCTATGGCGCTCTAGGTCGCGCGTTCTACAGTCAAGACTTGATGTCGTTGATCCGTGACAAAGACTTCTTTGACCAGACCATTGCTGCCCAAATCAACTACGTCAAACCCATTGGTGCAACACCTGACGCCGTGGAAATCGATCGTCTTGAATGGCTGCGTCTGCAAAGCCTCAACCTGAATGTCTTCTACACTAACCGCGACTACTCCAGCCGCGAAACCGGGCTGTCTGGGTAGCAAGAAAGGTAACGCCACATGTTTGACGTGGTTTCAACGCTCAATGAGCGTTTGGCGGAATCTGATTTTTGGCTACACGCAGCGCAAGTGTTCGAGGATACTCTTAACCGGCAGGTGGCCGATCCGTTGGCTGAAGCGGCTCGCGCCAACCTGTCTCAGCGCTACCTGCGCGGCGACATAGTTGATCCGCGCACCTTCCCGTTGCTACAACCTGTCGATCCGACTGAAGGTAAAACTATAGATCAGTTGATCGCCGAGCGTGTGCGAGAGGCTACCGTTTATGTGGTGTTCTCTCTACCCGCCGGCCACGCGGATCTTACGCCAACTACAAATGCTATCCTGTACCTGACCATCGACGGGATCATGTATTGGACGCCGATCGATCGCTACACATCGCGCCCTCTGCTGATTCAAGAAGCACGCTATCAAGGTCTTGATTACTTCTCTGATACTATTTCTACGGCTGATTACGGACGGTTGGTTGACACCATCGGCCAATACATGGCTGAGTCAGGTAGCAACAAAGCGTTCAGCAAATATCTGGGATTCCTAAAAGATATTCGTCTGCTGGTAGATCAGTTGTGGACGCCGGAAGACGACAACGAGTTCTTCACAGAATTGCGATCACTAGACTACAGCATGGATACCATTCTAACCGGTGGTACGTGGTATCCAACATCGCACGTGGACTTGCTGTACGACGTGCTGCGCGACACGAACCTCAACGATTTGAAGAGCCTGTTCTTCCTGCTAGCGCCGATCAACTTGGTGCTGCACCGTCTTGTTCCTACTATTTTTGCCGACATCCAGATAGCCTTCATTGGCGGTAGTATGCTCACGATCTTTGATCGGGGCGATTTGGATATTGATACCATTATCAGCGAAGGGGAGTCCTCATTCGTGTACCTTACGCGCCCTGACGGTACATTCTTGACCAGACCTGACGGTACCTTCTTGATAAGGCTTGTTGGTACTCCGCCTGGAGAAGACGAAGGTGACATTTTCCTTACTCGTCCGGACGGCTACCTGCTGACGCGTCCTGATGGTACGTATCTCATTCGTGACGTGGAAGGCACTACCACGGAAACGCTGTTGACGCGTCCCGATGGTGCTTTCCTGCTTCTGCCTAACGGTAGCTACATCATCCGAGATGAATAGCGATCGCTTATTTTTTAATCAACCTGTTTGTCTAGGAGGCTACCTTGGCTGATCCTTCCATTCCTACCGTTTTTGATCTAAGCGCTGAAGTTGGCCAGACGCAGCTCGCCATCATTGAGCTTCAGATCACCGGCAAACTCGCTTACGGTGAAACCCTAACCGCCAATGTCGGTGCGTGGTCTAACACCCCTGTGACCATGTCGTATCAATGGTACCGCAACGCCGTCGCCATCTCCGGTGCAACGCGTTCGACTCACCTTGTCCGCCACACCGATGTCAATACGACCATCTCGTGCATTGCGACCGTGGTTAATGCCACGCAAACGCAGTCGGCCACGTCAAACCTGCTCACCACGTCTATTGGCAGCGCGCAGGCTCCCGCCAATACGGTCCAACCTGTGCTAACCGGTACGGCGGTCTCTGGTAATACTCTTTCTGTCACTGATGGTACGTGGCTCTACAATCCCACGAACTACTATTACCGTTGGTATCGCAATAACGTGTTGATCGCTGGCGCGTCGGCTAACACCTATGTCGTTACTGACTCAGAAGTGGCTACGCTAATCACCTGTATAGTTATGGCGAAGAACGCTGTCGGCTATACGGAAATCACTAGTAACGCTGTTGGCCCAGTGGAAGAAGCCGGGACCTTCTTGACGCGACCGGATGGTGTGTTCCTGACGCGTCTCGACGGCACGTTCTTGTTGCGCGCGGCATAACTACAAAGTCGTAAGGAAATAGTAACATGGTAACTGCGGTCCTTGCTTCTACGGACATTGCTACGGCTGGTGGTGCGCTAGCTACAGACGTTGCCGCGACCGGACGTGTTATTTCGCAAAGTGGGCGCACTGGGTGGCTGTATGGTCACGCTAGCGCGTTTGATATCGTGTATCGGGATGTGCTCCCGGCTAACGCCATCTACCCTGGTTCGACGCTAACCTTAGCAGGACTGATCTCTAAGTACTCTCCATACAATGGTGGTCACGGTATTAGGATAAGCTTAGCGCAAGGCGCTAACAAAATTACCATTGGTCAAAATGATATCGCAGCTACACTGGGCTCGTACTCTTTTGAACATACGATCCATTTCAGCTATGATCGCAAATGGGCGTGGTCCGACGTTCTTACCATTAATATCTTCAACATCGCGTCTATCAGCGGTGCTTCAACTACTGATCAGACCGTGGCTGGTCGCATTCTGACTCCGCAACAAGCCATTGCTAATGGTTCTCCAGCCAGCAAGTCACCGCGCCAAAAATCTAACTCAAGTGCGTTTGCTTCGTATAGTGCACCACCCACGGTCGAGACGATTCTAATCGATTTCGCGCAACCTGTTATACTTACAGTTGAACTGAAAGGTGTAGCTAACGATAGCTTTGAACTTCTCAACTTCCGTGCAGTAAACTTCGCCCCGTCTGCTACCGGTGCGTCGAAGGCGTATAAAGCTACTCTTTGTGCGGGCGATAGTCTCACGGAAGGTACTGGGTCCACCACGGGCAACGATTGGGTTAACGCTCTCGCAAAAATGACCTCTCGGCAAGGTCGTACCTTTCTAGGTGATGGTCTTGGTGGGCAGTTGATAACCTCAATTGCCGATCGTGTTATAGCCGATCAGGTGGCAGGCAAATACTGGGATCTACTGTTGTGGGCCGGCATCAATGATGTTCAGACGGACCAAGCGGCGTGGTGGAGCGTTGTTACTACGCAAATAGATCGGATCAAGGCCTTTCGTGCACCCGGTACGAAGATGTTGATCATGAACTATCACAACAGTACGGCATGGACGGGTGGGCAGCAATCTGCTGCTGCCTACGTCAACGCGCAACTGTTGTCCAAGTATGGTGCGGACGTGGTGGATTTGGCGACGCTGATCAATGGTAATGCTGGTTACTATTCCGACGCTATTCACTTGAACGACTCCGGTTACGCTGTGGTCGCTACCGCCGTCGATGCTAAAATGACGGCACGTAGCTTCACCTAAACCAAACTACTATTTATACATCAGTGATCGTGTCCGCTAATTTACTGTGTGACCAAACGGGCACGATCACTGTAGAAACAAATAGTACCGTAGGGTGGTAAAGGGACGTCAAATCATGCTTGTGTACATGCCCACGGTCGGTAAGGATAAGCTGGCCGCGTCACTAGACGACCCCGTCGCTCCTAAGATTATCCTGAACAGCTTTCAGGTCGGCGAAGACATCGGTTTCACGCCTAACCTGTCTATGGGCGCACCTGAGCCGCTTGCCATCTACACGGGAGGCGCGGACAAAATGGCCGCGTGGTACGTGTCGCCGTACTTCCTGGCTATCCGTATCTTTTTGCCACACGCCGTCGGACCTTTTGACGTCGGCAATATCATGATCTTCGACGACACCGGAACACCGATCGTTGGAGGCATTGCGCGTACCGTTTACAAGAAGTACATCACGATAAGTGATATGCGCGCGGGCAACCACCTTGTGTTGACCTTGGGTCTGCGTAGTGCTTCGCAGCGCGATCTGTCGAGTTCTATACTGCTAGATAATGTTGGCGACGCGCTCGCAACCATTTCGTCTGTAGAGACGGAACTACTGCTGAAGCCCGCCCCGTCGTCGCGTATTGGTATCGCCAACATCGACGCGCACACCAATGACGGCAAACCCGTCGCTGCTTACAAGATTCCGAGCGCAACCGGCCCCGATATTTGGATGGGTATGGCTCTGTATGACATTGCCGAAGTCGCTAGCAATACTGTTAGTGGTGGGACAATGGGTGATGGCTATGCTTAACGAGGCGAATAGATATGAGTAACATTACCCAAATCGAGACGCGCCTCAACGAGGAAGCTGGTCTTAACTTTCTACGCGCCGCGATAGTCAATGAGACGCCGATTTCGGTGTCAACGTTTCACATTGGTACGGCGGTAGATTTTTACCCTGATCCAACGGCTTCCGAAGTTTCCGGCACGCTGGTCTACACGGGCAACGCCAATCAAATTTCTACGTCGCAGGACGCGGACAACAATCTGATTTATACCATTACCTTGAACGAAAACATCGGATCGTTCTCGGTTGGAAACATCATGGTCTTCGCTAACGTTGCCGGTGATGGCGGGGCGGGTTTTCCGCTATGGCAAACGGTACTACCATACGCAACTCAAAAACTTGCTACGGTTGGTGAAGATCTGGGTAACGTGTTGGTCATTCGCACGACGATCAATATCGTTGATGGTTCGGCGTTAACTACCATTACTATCAACCCAGTCAACGAATTGTACGGGATTATCCCGTCCGTGGCGACTGAGGTAGATCTACCTGCACCTAGCCCTTCTGCCAATCCTCAGTACATTATCCAAAACGTTACTGGCTCTGGCGTTCCTGCCATCGCAACCCTACGTGCATCGGATAATCTGTGGTATGCCAACGGTTTCCTGCAACGCCTAGATGATCACCGTCTAGGTTGGATTAGTGGCGGCTGGTACGGTGATGGCTACTACGTGATCCGCAACGTCTCTACAGTTTTTGGTGGATTTTTCGAAACCGCTAATGGTAGTTTCACCGGTTCATATAACGGCGGCGACAACTGGGCTGTGGCTACGAACACGCTCGACGGAGGTATTTGGTAATGCGCACCACTTTCCGTATTGGTACGGGCTCCGCGCCTAGCACAGAGCACCTAGAGCCAGGTGAAGGTGTGTTCGATCCAAACCTTCGGCGTTTTGGTATCGGCATTGGTGGACAAACACCGGCTTGGTATCCAGCCATTGACATCAATGGCCATCTGTCCTTGCTCTCTGGTCAGCGCATAACGGCGCAAGACAATGACAGTAGCATCGCGCTAGGATCGTCAGGTCCCGTGGTCGCGTACAAAGGCTACAACATCACCACCTTTGTTGGTGTTGACGCTTCGGTGAACGGCGTTAGCATTGCTAACGCGATCACTTCTGAAGCTCCTACAATTTCGGCTGTTGGTAGTGACACCAACATCGAGCTGCGCCTAGCATCACAAGGTAGCTCTGGCGTTGCCCTGGCGACAGCTACCAACAAGGTTCAAGCCAAAGCCGTCCACAATGCGGCGGCTGTCAATTATGTTACCTTTAAAGGTAGCGCCGCCAATACCGCTGTCACGCTCAGTGCCGACGGCGCTAGCAGCACGATCGATCTAAAGCTTGAGCCCAAAGGTCCTGGCTACGTGCAGCTTGCTTCAGCGTTCAGCGCGTCGGCTGACGCTGCTGTTACAGGTTACATCCGCATCAAAGACGCAAGCGGCACTATCCGCAAATTGGCCATCATCTCGTAACGCCCGCTAAGGGAGCATAATAGTATGACCGACAAAATCCTTATCCGTCGCGGTGCGTCTACGGCCATGCCTACGCTTGATCTCGGCGAGATCGCGTACCAATCCGACACCAAGGCGGGCGTTATTGGGGATAACACCCCCGAAGGCGCTAAGTTCGTCACTGAGAAATCTACCGGTACCTTTGATTTCACGCTATCGCAGCGTTGGAAGTTGCCGCGAGTTCACGCACTGGCTGGTGCTGTGGCCACACCGACCATTACCTTTCCTAACGGCACTAATGTCTACGACACGGGCTTCTATGGTCCCGCCGCTGGGCAGATTGGTGTGTCGCTAAGTGGGGTGTCTGTTGCTACCTTTGCTAGCGACAAATTCACGTTTGCTAAGCGTCTCGTGTTCACCAACACGGACGGTCTGAAGCTACCGGCCGGTACGAATATACAACGCACCGGTACGCCGGGGATTGGTGAAATCCGCCTCAACACGTCGGTCGGTACCGGCGTGGTGGAATTCTACAATTCGGCTGGCGCCTGGGTTACCCTTTCTATCGCCAGTGGCGTTTACTTCAACAACTACGGCCTCTCTACGGGTAGTTCGACGGCGATTAGTGTTACGACCGACGATGGCGCGACCACCTTGACTGATGGGATGCACGCCTACGTCAAGATGCACACGTCGTTGAACGCTGGGGCTACGCTAAACAAAAACGGTACGGGTGACATCGCGATTCAGCATAACAGTGGTGATGCTATCGCTAACGGCGACGTTGAGCAAGGTATCGTCGCGCACTTCGTCTACGACTTGGCGTTGAATGTTTGGCGTTTTCTCAATCCTGCTACTGTTAGTGGCGGGGGCGGTGGTAACGATACATCGTCGGGTGGTGTCGTTACGGCGTTTTCGACTATGGTTGCGGGTGAAAATCTGGCGGCCAAAGACGTCGTTACGATGTGGCCGGATGGTAAGCTGCGCTACGCTATTTCTAGGACAAATGACACCTACAACGACTATCGTTTGCGCCCCGTGCTTCTGAACAGCACGGCGTACAATAGTTTCGGTACTATTAGTGAAACCGGTGCCAGCTATACCACGCGCATTGACAGTTCGCTTGAAGTTGCGCAGCGCGGTGATCGCTTCGCTACAGCTATCGGTGCGTATGTCGTGACTGCCGTAATCACATCCAACCTACGAGTTGGTTATGTTGTTACGCAATCCAATGGCGCGCCTGTATCTAGTGCGGAAATCACTACACAAGCGTTCTCCGCCGCATCGACCACCAAGCGCTCCGCACCACAAGTGGTACGTCTTGGCACGAACCGTTTCTGTATCGTTTGGTGGGGGCCTAGCGGTTCAGCGGACACCGGAACTAATACCGTTCACTTTGCTGTCTATTCGGTCAGCTCTACCGGCGTCGTTGCTCAGATTACTGCACCGACTTTGATCACTACTGTTGCTACCGGTATGCACGATTACGACATCGTGCGTCTGTCGGACGGCTCAGTGGCGGTGGCTTGGGTCGTCGGTGAAGACGGCGGTGGACCTACTGTTTATGCTTTGGGTTCCGCCGTCATAGGTCTCGCTGGAACTATCAGTTTTGCGGCGGCTACGCATACACGTACAGGAACTAACGCAGCCAAAGACGAAGCTTTAGTACAGCCGTGGCAGTTCCAAAAATCTATACAACTCTGCGCGTTTGGTGATGGTTCATTCGTTGTTGGGTTGGCCTCCTCGCTATATACGCTGGGTACTTCAGTCTCCTTCCAATTACACCGTATTAGTAGCGGCAACTCATATCTGGGTCGTCAATCTTACAATGACGTCACTGATGGGACCGATACCTTTACAAATTCGGCCAACTTCCACCTGCATTCGCTTCCTAACGGTGATGTTGGCTTTGTCCACTGTATCACTCAAACCACCACTGGCAGTGGTGGTCCGGCTGGGCAGCGTGTTGGTGTAATGGCGGCGGACGGTACGCTACGGTTTACGCTGCTTCAGGACGTAAGTACGGTGTTTTATATCACTGGCGGCGGTACCACGTTTGGTCACGAAGGTGGCTGTGTTCGTATCTATCCGCTCGCTGACAACAGCGTTGTACTGATCAAATATCGACGCATGAATAGCGTTGGTGGTATTCCTGGTTCTACGCTGGAAATCAATTCGTATCTAATCCCATTAGTTAGCGGGACTTATGGTGCGGGGGTTAACAGACCCTACATTATGCCAGCTTACAGTTACACTACCTTAAATGCGGATAGTTTGCGCTTCAGCCTGGAGATTCCTTCGACGGCTGATGGCCTATTCACAGTTGTCAGCGGTGTTGACACGTTGGCCAGCCCGTCTACACCTGCGCGTCAGGATGTGTTGCTGCGTTTCGATCCAAATAACGCTACACTAACGCGATATACGATTCTGACTGAGAATGGTAGTCGCTATACTAACACTATGCTACTTGATGCGACGCATCCCGAGTATAGTGACGCTGGTATTCACATGTCTATCGCATATCAGATGGATGTCACTGCAGGTGCGCAGGCCGCTCGCGCAGCGACACGACTTAAGGTAGCTTCGTTAGCCTCGCAAATCACTCGACGCGTGCCTATTGGTGTTACGTCGTCATCGGCGCTAGCTAACAATAACGTTGTGACTCAGATCAGCGGTTATGTAGAGACTCGTCTCACGTTTGCGCCGGGCTTAGCAGCGGATGGTCGTCTAGGTGTAAATGGTATGCCTGGGCAGAAAATCTCAGTGCTCGGTAACAAGGCGCTGTTGATTGGTTACACAGATGCGACCAGCTCTACACCGATCCTCAACAATGTCTTGCTATCGGTTACCTCCGGTATATCCGCTTCGTATACCGTGCCTCTCGGTTTTTACTTTAAATTCCAACCACGTGGTTTTGGTAGCAGCAGTAGCAGCACGCCGGTTTTCGTATATATAAATGGTTCACCGTTATCGATAGCCACCACCCCCGGCGGTGTCGATGAAACCGACGACAACACGACATACGCCGCCGCTGGAGATGTGATTACCGTTAGCACGAACTATGGTGGTATTGCTCTCATTACCCTCATGGGTTTCCTAATAGCTGCTTAAGCGTCATTAACACTTCTCAGTCTATAAGGAATCACAGTTATGACGGTACGTTACATTTCAGTGTTCAACGACATCGTGATTGGTGTTATCACACTAGAGCAATATGATGAAGTTGACGAAAGTGTAAAATTCAAGTGGACACCAACTGATCGCACTGACATTCGCTTTGGTTGGTTGCGTAAAGGTAATGATTTTGTCGCACCGGTTATCGACGAGACAACGGGTGAAGCCGCTAGTGACGACTACTTCACTAAGGTAGACAAGAACATTTTCTACATGCTGTTCACGCCGCAAGAAGAGGCAGCTATCCGCACGATCGCCAAGACTAATCCCTTGATTGACGTGTTGGTCAACCGTCTCGACAAAGCGGAAAACGTTAACTTGACACTACCGACCGTGCAGCAAAGTCTACAATTATTGCAGACCACGCCCGGCACGTTACTGACAGCGCAGCGCGTTGCTCATATAAAGGAACGGAAGTTCCCGACCAACGATGAGCTTATGGCCTCTGAGGTAGCACGTCTGCAATGGTTGGAAGATCATCCGCCGGAAGAATAAATAGCAGGAGAGGTCGTGGATACGCTGCGACCTCTCCTGCCAACGAAAGCGCATCAATGGAAAAGGTAAGTGTAGGAATTACTGTTCGCCAAGCCTTGAATGACGGTTATGCGCGCAAGAGTGACGGCGGTATTGAAGTTTCTTCTGTTCCTGCCATGCAGTTCTACCTACAAGAACAACAAAGGGTAATTCAAGAACAAGCTGATCAAATACTGTTGCTTCGCGCTCAACTAGCGCACGCATTGTCGGTTGCGGATTCTGTCATGGTGACAGTTACTAAGGCGACCATTATTCACGAAGAAGAGTAGGGGGCTATCGCCATGTTCACTGAACAGCAACGCACGACTATCCAGTCGATCATTCAGATTTTTGAGACTGGCGGCTTATCTAAAAAAGGGTATGGCATCATCACCAACCTGCGTGATGATCGCGGCGGTCTTACCTATGGTAAGCATCAAGCCTCGCTCAATTCCGGTTCGCTCTTTGGGATGCTGAAAGGGTATAGCGAGAACCCGCAAGCCCAGTACGGGCGCGCTTTCCTGCCTTATCTGCAACGACTAGCCAACGCTGACGCTTCGCTGTCTACCGACCAAGCATTCATGCAACTGTTACGCAACGCCGGTATCGATCCTATCATGGCGTACGAGCAAGATAAGTTCTTTGCACAACGGTATTTTCAACCGGCCGAAGCTTGGTTGGCGTCGCGTGGCTACGTGCACGCGCTGACGTTGGCTATCGTTTACGACAGCTTCATTCACGGGTCGTTCAAGCGGATCAACGCGAATATTCCGCTAGGTTCCGAGAACATGTGGGCTTACAATTACGTCAACGCTCGACGTAATTGGCTAGCCAATTCGCGCAACCCCTTGCTGCGAAACTGCGTCTATCGACCCGATACCTTTAGCTCGATGATCAAAGCCAATCGCTGGGATCTTGAGCTGCCGCTGACGATCCGTGGCGTTACGATCCGTGCTGGGCTAGATACGGTAGCACCAGTACCTAACCCGTCTGTTCTTTTCAACAACGTTTCAGCGCAACCGCTGTTGCGGCAAGGCATGCGCGATCCCGCGCCCGGCGGCGACGTCAGCTATCTACAAGACTTGCTGAACAAGAACGGTTATCCGATCCATATCGATGGTGACTACGGTCAACGTACCTTTATGGCGGTCACCGCTTTCCAAGGCTCGCATGGTCTCACGGCTGATGGTATTGTTGGGCCGCGCACTTGGGATGTCCTTGACGACATCCTCCCGCGACATGCATAACAGTAGAGATAACAACTTTTGCCCCGTTGGGCACCCTAAGCACAGGTCAGAAGTTACAGGCTCGCTAGACGTACGCAAACACTCATTTGCGTACGTCTACGGCTAAAACAACTCACATATTTTCGAAGTAGGGGTGGGCCTATGGCCGAAGCTGCAATCCGTGAAGTGCTAGATCGTGATAGCAATGGCGACGGTGTGCCGGATATTTTCGACAAGCTTTTGAGTACGGACGCGTTTGGTCAGGGAAAAGATAACTGGCGCAACCGCCGCATCCTATTCGTGGTCTTCATCATCGTCATGATGCTTATTGTTTTTTCGATCGGCATGGCCTGGGTTATTTGTGCGTTAGCTGGTATCAAGTTGGACAACAACACGGCTGATCTTGGCGCAGCCATTTTCTGGGGTGCTAGCATTAATGCTACGGGCGCACTTGGCACTTACGCCGGGGTGGCGACCTGGGATCATGCGTCGCAGCGCCGAGCCATGACCACGGCGGCCGACAAGCTAAGCACCAGGGCCTCTCAACCAGCGCCCGGCGCTGGGTACCCGCCGCCAAACAATCCTACCCCGTACGGGCCGGAAAATGGCCCGTACGTAGATCCTTATCCCGGTGGTGCACCCTACCAGTTCAACACGGCGGCTCCCGTGAGCCCGACGTACCCGCCGCCGTCCACGTCGGCCGCTCCGCGCGATGTCATACAGCCACCGTTGCCTGGACTACCTGTGCCTCCTACAGTTACAGGTGTTGCCGGTGATCCGCCCGGCGGGTTCTAGTTACTATTATTTGTCAATGTACCGACCAAAGAAAAAAGGCCCCAGCGGGAAATCGCTGGGGCCTTTTGTCGTTTCGACGTCTGTATGTTAGACGCGCGGATTCAGACTCTTGCAGTGAGAAATACTAGTGTCTGTGAGCGCAGCGAACTCGCGGATCATTTCGTGAGTGTCACCAGTTGTCGTTTCCATCTCCACGATCAGGTAGCTACCTGCACCGTGAAGCTCCGACCGCAGCGAGACGTTCTTGTACGTGTACGGCATGTTTATACCTTTACCGTAACCAACGGACACGTCTGTATCCGGTTCTTTCATTTTAGCCTTATTGTCGTACATCCATTGCTCAAAACGATGCGCAACATGCAGCACGGCCATAGCGTGTGTTTTATTTCGCAGACAATCACGGTAGCCCAAAATGCCCGTCACGGTATGGTTGTCGCGTGCACGGAAAAGGAAGATCGGCTCGTCTAGTGGGATTACATCACCGCTAGCACGATTGACAACACGACCCCTCTCGAAACGGTATTTGGTATCTTGTTGCGCTACCGCAGCTTCACGCTCTTCCGCGTCTCTTCGGTTATTGGCCGTGTCGTACCCAGCCATGATCGCGTTGGCGAACCAACCTTGTACTGTTTCGCGATCATTCCAGCCACCGTTACCCAAGATTTGATAGAAGGCATCGGTCCATTTCACGGCGTCGATACCGACAGCTTGGGCAAAGTCGCCGGCTGTCATCGAGCGGTAGTCAGTTTGGTTCTTCATGTTCTCTTACCTTTGTGTTAGCGTCGCCTTCATGGCGCGATCGTACAGAACGACGTTGACCGTCGCGGCTAGGTTCATACAGCCGTTGGTAGGGATAAACACCCGATGCACACAGCGATCCATGTGGCGCTTACCTAGCGTCCCGTCCTCTGGACCGAAAATGTAGAACGCGTGCTCCGGATGCGCGAACGCAAACAACGACGTTGCATCAGCCACCAAATCTACTGCAACAGGAATAGTACCGACAGGATGAGCGGTGAACAAATCATCGACCATAACTGTAGGCACGCGTCTGTACGCGTGCTCAGTGTCCGTGGCATTGTTAGCGACCTCGCCGTGTGCTCGCGATTTCTCGATGGCCACTATATCGGCGTCGTAACATCCGGCAGCGCGCAACACACTACCAATATTCTCACGAGACTTTGGACGCACTAGGCCGATTGCAATCATGGTGCTCTCGTCTCCGCATGATCCGTCAAATCTACTTCGCGTAGGTGCTCCAGACGGTTCCAATCCCGCCGCAATTTCACCAATTGCTTGTGGATGCGTGCGTACTGTTTCTTGGCTTTAAGTGTACTGGCATGTGGCAAGGTCGCGTGCAAAGCTTCCGCCGCTCTCCGCATGGACACTTGCGCCTGTTTGTACTCCTCTAAGAAGATGTTGCTGGGCAGCTCTCCGGCCTCTTTGACGTTGCAGACGATGCACATTACCTTTATCTTTTCTTTCCGTTGAAGATGCGCTGAAGCGCAGTTGCTATGTTGGGATAGACCTTGTCCCACCACGTCGTGCGTTTTGCGCTGTAGCGAAGCGCCAACCAACGCCGTATTGCTTCATGATGCTGATGTCTGCGCCAGCGTCCCCATGGTCCGAAATAGGTATAACTTTGGTTCAAGCCGGGCTCATACATATAAGGTGTGCCATAACGCATAGCAAAGGTGCCGTGACGTTGCAAAGCGCGGACGTGCTCGGTAGTTAAAACGCCTGACGGCATTGCTGGCTCTCCAAAATACTTACGGTATAATTCGTTCTCCATTTCGATCATACGTTTGCCTAAAATCTTGGTCACGAAGTCAGCCATTTCATCAGAGATGGCGTCGCCGTAGATGTTAGGCGCTGACCAATAGTAACGTATGTCTTCTATGGGTGTTATGGTTTCTCTTACTTCTCGATACAGTGTATCAATTCGATTTGAAAGTCCTGCTGGTGCTGAAATAGTAAAAAGCTTGTTCTTTTGCTGTTCGGTAAGCAGACGACGAAATGCACCCTGTCTTTGTACCTTTTCCCAAACAGTTGGGTGATGCTGTAGACTCAACTGAGAGAAGCCTTCTAGGCTTTTGACGTAGGCTTCCTGCGCTAGATGCTCATCTACAGAGCGCGTCGGCGGCTTCGTGTCGTCGGTCATGCGATCCTCGTAATGGTAATAGAGATCTACTCAGCTTGGCCAGTAGCGTGGCTCAAGCGTGATCACTAGCAAACAACTCTTGAACGGTGACCACCCTCTTTCAGCAATTATCTTGTTGCTGTCGGCCGACGAATAGCCCGCACTTTTGTCTAGAGACCATGTGACATGAAAAACACTACCATCAGGTCGTTTCGTCGTGCCACCTATCCGGAGGATTAGCGCCTCCACACCCTTGTCGTCTGAAGCATAACCGCAAATGGTACCAGATAGCTCCGCTGGTAGCGGATGTTCTGGTCCTACTCCGAAGGTATGTGTGACGTGGTGTCCACGCACGTCCGGAAATTTCGGGATGTGCATGTGCCGACGTAGTGCAGACATCTCAACTTCGTTGAGTGCCCAGCCTGTGTAACCCATGTGATCACCCCCGTAAAATAGTAAACGGGGTGCCCCGCTAAGGACACCCCGTCGAATTGTTTAGCTGAAGTAGCCGTGCTGGGCCAGATAGACGATGACGCAAACGACAGCCGCCACAGCAAACAGTACTGCACCGACACGCGCCGCGCTGTTCGTTTGCTTCTTAAGAACACTAGATTCGTCTCGAACCAGCAGTCTATAGTCTTCGGACGGTACCTTTTCTTTCAGTGCGGCATACGACGTGCCGTGTACGGTCGATCCAGCTTCTTGCGTGGTGTTAATAGTAGATGCCTCACAGAGGGGCGTCGGCTCTACGGGTGGATGGTACAGGTTTGTGAAGAAATCCAACAAAGTAGTGAATTCCATCTCTAGAGTAAGCTGGAAAGCGGCTTTGAACTTGTGGAAATCCCAATCTCCCGGCCGATCCGCTTGTGTCAATCGTACCATTGCCGCGAACGCGTCGTACAGTTCTTCTGTTTGTTCCGCTAGGTATGAGCGTTGGTTTTTCAACCACAATAGAGCATCGACCAATGAAATATTAGCAGCATGGTAACCAGTGGACTGAAGAATAGAGTCGATCAACAGATAGTTACGATCGTTACTCTTACGCTCGCCAACCATGCGCAGCGTCGTGGTGGCGGATTGCTTGTCGAGTTTTTCGAGCAGCGTAGTATTGCCAGCCAGCGTGAGATATTCTCTCGCCAGACTGAGCGTTTGCATGTCAGCGTTGTTTTCTTGCTTACGCACCAAACTGCGCCGCGCCCACGCGAAGGTGATGATGAGAATCACCCGCTCCAGTGAAGAGAACTGCACCTTGCGGCGCGTCTCGTTTTCCGTGTACGTACCTACATTGATTAGCAGGCTATTGAAAAGATCCGGGTTAGCCATGTTAGTGTTTCCTGTTTTTGCGTGGTTTCCTGCCACGACGTTGATGCGTTGTAAGCTTACTGTTTATACGATGACTTCGATTATCTCGATCGGTCCGCCACCAGCGTCGCGATCAAAGACGCCAATGCACAGGCGATCATACAGATACGCGCCTACGTCGAGGCCTGTAGAGTGCTTGCGCAGGTTCGGCTCTTCGTGAATGGTATGGCCGTAGACGATGTGCTTACCGAAGTCATGATCGACCTCAAGGAATTCGTCGCGGATCCACATCAGATCCCAGGCACTCTGACCAGACACACCCGGCCGACTGCGATTAGGATTCATGCCTGCGTGTACAAAGGTATGGTGTTCGAAGTCGGCGGCTTCCGGTAGATTGTAAATCCACTCTTGGTGTGAAGCAGGGACCGCCCTACGTACCTTTTCATTGAAGAACGCACTGTTCGCAGGCAACAGATCCTCTTCTGTGAGGCCGTACGAAATTAGCGTCTCCTTGCCGCCCCAAGTCAGCCAATGCTCTGTACGCAGCTTCTCGATACCACGGAACGCTGCCATCAAGCACCACTCGTGGTTCCCCATGATGGCGTGGGCGCGCTCGTTACCTTTAGTGAAGTTGACCAACCGTTCGATCACTTCCTTGGAGTGCGGACCACGGTCAATGTAGTCACCCAGGAAAACGATCTCCCCATCCATGTGCTCAACGCGCTCTAGCGCGGCGTTCAGGATGTCAAGCCTGCCGTGGATATCCGGGATGGCGATGATGCGGTTAGTCATTGTACTATTTCCTGTGTCAGTGTGGTAGCAAGCTCCCGGCCACTATGGGGTCGCTGAAGAAAACGTAGATGAGATAGACAAAGGCGGCTGCGTCCAGCACTAGAAACAGCTTGAATGGCAACGGCCAATCGTTTGCTTTCTTGCGTCTTGTCTTCATGGCGCGACGTCCTGTTGTGTGTGCGGCTTTTCGCAATCTTGCACACCAAGCTGCATGACCAAATTGATGATCAATTCAGCGGCTGCATTGTGATTCGACTGCGCAGCACGCAGAATGGTTTTGATTTGGAACATGAATTCCAGGCGAGCGGCTGGCGTGAAGGCAGCAATTGGACGCGGCGTGTAATCGGTTGTAACAGGGAAACTGGTTCGCTTCGCGTATAATTGTACTATTTCGATGAGGCGATCAATGCGCTCATTAAGCTCGTATCGCCCCTTGCGGTCAAATGATCCCTCCCCACATGAACCACTACTATTATCTTTCAAGCTACGCAGCCAGCGCATGTCTTCTTGCGGAGTCGCCGTGGTAAGAGCAACCATGGTGGTTCTTCCCTAAGTCAGCTTGACGTTATAGTCGTTGAACACGTCCATGAGATCGCGAGCAAATCTGGCTTGGCTCTCCACGTCGAGATTGTCGCGCAGCAAGACTACGCCGCTTGCGTTATGTGCGTCTCCAATCTCGATCGCTTCTCGGCACAGCGCGGTGAAATCGAAGGCGTCCAAAAAGAAGCCCTCATCAGCGGCTCTGTCAGCACCTACCTTTTCTAACTGGCGCACCAAGCGTACGAAATGCGAGTACGGGACGGCTTCACCGTCTACCGCTAGCTGGACACTAATGGTACGTTCAGCCGGGCGTCGCCGCGCCTCGACATGATAATCGCGCACGACCACATCAATTCGTCCTGGTTTAACCGTGGGCGTATTGGTCGCGCTAATCAGGCGCTCCGCAGCTTGCTTGGCTAGTACGTCGCTCACGTATTCAGAGAACCGTCCAGCTTTGATTCGCAAGTTAGTTGGGACGCTTTTGACGAAGCTGTCGTAGTAGCCCTGCATGGCCAGACGGGTATCAATACCATTGCCTGGGTGTAGTGCGTCAAACAACTGCCATAGTGCAGATGAAAGGGTAACGTGCACTACCTGATCGTTGATCGTGAAGCGACGAAATGCAGGACTTGAAATCACACCAACGCCCATGGCTCTTTCCCCTTGAGTTATTCCGCGATGCGCCGTACGGCGAACAGGCGGTATTCGTGAAAGTCGATTTGGTATTGCGCCTCGCCGACCGTAACCAGAAGGCGTCGCAAGTTAGTGATAGTCAAATCGTTCGTGTACTTGCGATCCTTAAGACGACGCTGAATCTGTCGAGTTACTTCACGACGATGCGGCGTACCTTTATCCAGTGACGGATGATTGTTGGTGGCCTTACGTAGGCGATGCATAGCGTCACTGACCGCGTCGTCGATGGTGTTGGTAGCGATACGGTCGTCAAGCATGTGTTCCATAGTCTCGTCTTTACCTTTCTTAGCTGCGCTCGTCTTGTAGCAGCTTGATCAAGTTCTTGATGTCGGCCTTGAGTTCTTCTTGCTCTTGATGCGTGAACTCGTTTGCATCCTTGATGCCGCGAGAACAGATCTGCCCGATGATCAATGGCAGGATTAATAGTAGTGTGACGTGCATCAACACCACGCCAATAATTCTGCCTGGCAGTGTCACCGGGTACATGTCACCATAGCCAACAATGGTGGCTGTTACGCAGGCCCACCACAGGCTGTCGAGAAAAGGTTTTCCCTCGAAGTGCGCGAACATGGCTGCGCTAACGATCAGAAGCACGAGGTAGTAGAATAGTAACTCTTTGATGGTGTCGAAGTACTTGTGCATTGGTTGTGCTCTCTACTTCAGGAACCACTCGAACCAACGGGTGCGTGGCCTGCTGATCTGCTTAGCCACTTCTGAAGCTTTGAGCGTCTTACCAATACCGTAGGGCGCGATACACGCGTCACCAATGGCCTTGGCTAGCGCTGTGGCTGGGTGGCCTGCGCACATGGTATGGCTCGATAGAATAGATGCGACATGATCGCCCGAGCACACGATAACGATACGTGCTGCCGCGTTAGTTGGTTCCCAACGATCGACGACCTTGTGTTGTTTAACCAAGGCACGCACGTCCACTACCATTTCACCGAACTCATCACCCTCCGGAGCTTGTAGCGTCATATAGTCGCCTGTGCTCTCGATGACAGTCCAGCCTAGAGCAATCCGCTCTAGTATTTCGGTGGCGTGATATTCAGCATACTCGGCGTTCATGCTTTAATCCTCCGCCTTGGGTGCGCTGCCCCAAATCACCGACATCTTCATACCGTTTTGCAGCACGTGCACGGAGGGCCGACCTGGATTTGCACGTGCTTTCGCTATCATTTGAGCGACGTCGTTTTGCTCTGCACGCTTGTTGAAGTACGTCAGAACGCCGCTAGTAAAGAAGCCGCTAAGCATCAACCCGATTGCTACCCAGCTTTTCCACGTGCGCCCGCCATCAGCTCCTACAATGTAGGAGGCTAACACCCACGTGTATACGTCTAAACGTGTAGAGTACGACTGTACCAACCACCGGGAAATCTTTCCGCAGATGCTAGTTACTTTTTTCATGGTGTAGTACCCCTCATAGTATTTGTTTCGTGTGATGGTAGCGCCAAGTTCTTTTGAATGGCCTCGGCGATATGCTCGACAGTGTAGCCACGACGCATAGCGTTGGCGATAGCCGTACCCAGCTCTCTACCTTTGTTGTCGATGCGCGCCTTTTTGTCTCTCCCTTCGTAGCCCGCTCGTATGGCTACGCCCATGACACGGCCACGGCGCACGCGAACCGTGATCACGTCATCTTCGTTCATCACGTTGTTCAGTATCACGGTTCCTGGCGTCATCTACCTATTCTCCTAGAACAGCCCGAAACGCTTCTTCGGTTTCGGCTGCGGTTTGGTGTCCGAAACAGTAGGCTGCGTGGTAGGGGTGGGGGCGTTGACTTTATCGAGACAGTCATTCGTGACCTTGGCTCGATTTTGCCACTTGTCCTCACGACGTTTGAACGTCGAATGGTTGGCCAGGATAGCACGAAGGTCTTCCGCCGTCACCCCCGCCACAATATCCCCGACCTTGCCCGCTAGATCGGTCGGCAGGGCCTTGAACGTCCATAAGGACAGGGGTTCGACAGGCGGAGCCTCGACATGCTGACACATGGCCACGTTGAGAACCAACGGCGGCGCAGTGGGCGGGCGATTCGTCCCACACGCGGCGAGTGACGCCGATACGAAACATAGGCCTACTAAATTAGGGATGCGCATGACGTATACCTTTATGGGTGAGGATATTCTGTGCAGAGTGAATAGGTATGACCGCACTTGTCGCACATACGATGTTCCATGTAGTACGAGGGCCAGCTAATCACTCGGTGATACTTGCTGTGAAACAGGCGACACCATATGCGCGCCCAGATATTCATCGTGGTGCCACAGCGGGTTGCGGAATGGTAGGCGTAGCAGCGTTGGCGTCGTAGAACGACGTGTTGATAGAGTCGATCAACCAGTTGGCCGTCGTCAGATCGCGCTCACGCACTACCTTTTCAATGATCTTACCACGATCGATGTAGCGAATATCCGTCTTGCTGTCGGCCGATGCTAGGTTAGCGTTTTGGTCCAAGAGAGACTTATTGGCCTTCTCTAGTGTTTTGGCTCCGGCCTCCGCGCCGTCTGCCCGCTTCTTCTCGTCGTTGGCGCGATGCTGCTCTTCGTCGCGCTGTTTCTTCAGGTTCGAAACCTCTTTGACGTGGTTGAGTTGCGTGATCGAGAAACCTGCCGCACCTAAGCTGCCGCCGACCAGAAGTAGAGCCGACAAGCCGATGATGATGTATTCTTTGATACCTAATACCATTTCACTCTCCCTAGGCTTGGTGGTTGGCGCGCTGGAGGACCGTGCGGTGATCAGTGTTGACGCGAGCGTTCGAATCCGCGATCCGTTCCTCGCCACCGATTTCATTCAGAACAATGGTACCATCGGGTTCATACATGCGGAACACGTCACCGGCTTCTATCTGCCCGAATTGAGCATCAACGAAGCTACCATTTTTATCTTTTATCTGCACTCGGCGCAGGTTTTCGGGAGTTACCATGGTGTCTAATCCTTGCATCTGAGACAACCTCGCGATTGTCAGGTTCAGATACAAATTAAGGGCGTGGAACAATCAAGTTCCACGCCCTTCGTAGTACGGTCTCAGTATAGGGCTGCCCCGGTACCCTGGTCATGTCATCCCCCAACCGCCCTAAGTAGTGGCCGGGTAACAACGATCCCCTCACGATAAAGGGTAAGGCCTAGAGCTAGTTTGGCCGCCTCATTACGTGAGGGTTGACCAATGCCCGTTACTAGGACGATGACCTTTGGATTGAGGGTCGTATAGACGTCCATGATCGTACCGGGCGGCACGACTTCGGCGAGTGTCCTTCGCCTTCGATCAATAAAGGTATCAACCTCCTGATCACCAATGTGATAAGCGGAGAACCGCATGTTCACTCCTTCCAGTTATCAGCTTGTTCGTTGACCCAGTACAAGCGCCTACGCGGGTTGTCGGGCGTTGGTTCTGGTGTCTCCCACTCGCTAATGACCTTTCCGTCTTTTTCCAGACGCATAAGGGTAGGGTAGAGAATACTTGCACCCATAGCGCAGCTCTGGGATAGCTCTGTGCCTGACTGCCTAGGGTTATCCATGAGCGATGCCAGCACACGGTCATCGTGCCGACTACGACGCTCCAGCAAAGTTGTGACCGCGTTTTTTGATCGCGTGTTCTTTAGTACCATTATAAGAATGGCCGCAAGTAACAACAGACCAAGCCCATCCAGAATAAGTATTGTCATTTTGCGCCCTCTGGTTCTTCCGTGTCACGTAGTTCTAGCATCGCTAGAATTGAATCCTCCCACCACAGGTCTTCAGAGAACAGACGATGCGGCAATCGCGTGCAGGAGATTTGCCCGCTTGCCAACGCGATAGTACGCCCCTCTTCTCTATCGACGAAGCGTCCGTGACTGGTCACAAAACCTTGCTCGCCACCACCCGTTTCAACGTTACCCGTGATGCGGCCAGCAGCCGAGATGATGTTGCCATGACGGTTTGGTCTATCTACCATTAATGTAACAGGTGCAAGACCTTCCCACAACGTGACTTGAATGGCCGCCGCAACAATGCACTCGACATGCTGTTCAATCACAGCCTTACACTTATAATGCTCTGCCGCCGAAAGAATGTGCGGATAGGGTGGCTGAGATGTCGTAACGTTCTGTGTAGTCATGGTCTTCCTCGTCCAGTGCGGCGTAGTAGCGCCGCACGGTCTTGCTGATCTGCCGCTTGATCCACCGGCGCGCCTTATGGCCGCAATAGCCTTCGTAGGCATAGCCGTACGACGCCGCCTTGTGGATTGGGTAGACGTTCTGCGACCGGCCCTTAGACTGGTAGCGCCGGCCGTTGCGCTTGTAGTTGACTTCGGTCATGTGTGTCTCCACGGCTAGCGGAAATGCTAGCTGAGAGGCTGTGCATGACATGTTGCGGTTTGCGTACCATTTATTCCATCCGTAACCACGACAGGAACGAGTCCCACGTCTTGTGCCAGAAGCCCTTGGGTTTAGGCTGCGCTGGCAGCGTCCATTCGACCGTCAACAATTGCGAAGGTAGCGCAGCAGCCCCGTTGTAGGTGACGTACGCACGTGTGCCGAATAGATCCACAGTGTTTACTATATCCGATCGACGGGCTGCCATACTGGCTAGCGACGTGACGTGCATCGCATGTGGTATCCACAACGTGATTGGCTCATCAGGCTTGTCAACGTCAACAACGAATAACCGCAATGGGAATTGCTCGCTACCGTTTTCATTGTCTTCCGCGCGCACTACTTCAAGCACGCAATTATCTCGTGCGCTATCTCGAATATGTTTTATCAACAAAAGCGGACGTTCGCCTTCTTTGTAACCTAGATCGCGATGATACTGTTGCATCACAGCCATCGAGTCTTGCCTGACACGACTGTAGCGACTGATCTGTACAAGCAACTTGTCACGTCCGCCACGTTCAGGACCACCCGGCACTGTGCGCAGTTGTATTCTACCTTTTTGTGATAAACGCTGTACCGCGATGTGCAGCAAGCCGACACTAGGTTCTTTACCGTCCTTCGCGGCTAACGCATGGCGCAAATCGGTAGTGGCGATCCATATGCCCGGCGTGCGTAGCAGAACTGACATTAGCCGCTCATCGAAGGTCTGTTTCGCTACCGGAGATTTCACCGGAATGTCAAAGGCGTCGCTTTCGTGCATACTATTTTCCTCTCAGCACTGTCCGTAGATGCATCGTTCAGTCAACAGTGTACCACAAACGGCAATAGCCGCCAAATGGCGGCCACTACACGTCGTTTTCCGGTGCTTTAGCGGCCTTGTGTAGGCTCCAATCCTTGCGGATACGTAAGGAACCTTCACGGGCCTTCCACATCTGTTTTTGCATACGGTCAATCTTATTGCGCGCCAGCGCGATCTGACGCTCGTAGTCACGCGCCTGCGCCTGCATGGCTCTAGAAATAGTAGCGTGCCATGGCTGACGGGTTTTGCCGTACGTAGAGAACTCCACGCGCTCCCCGAAGAACTCTGCGACGTATACGCTGTGGCCAGTTAACCGGCTGCGCCCATCATCGTAGTATTTCGGTACCGGAGTGCTCTCATTTTTCAGATAGCGTACTGTGCCTTGGGCGTCCAAGTACACACGCTTGGCCATGACCACGCGACCCTCTTGTATGAAGTTCTCGTGGTAGCGGTAGACCAGTTGTCCTACATGGAACATCGACGTTGTACGTGGTTGAGTAGGTATAGGCAAACCGTACCTCACAAACAGGTAGCGTACCTTTATATCACTAGCACATGCTGTTGCAGTTGCATGCGCGATAGGTCCAACATGGATCGTATCCACATACGGCGATCTAATGCGCGTCTGCGCATTTCCGCGCGCCGCAACATTGGATTGGTAGGCAGTGCTGGCTTGTACGTAAAAGTCACCGTCAAGATATCGCCTTTATTCAGTGGCGGATCTACTATTACAGAACCTGTGCTGCCGTACAATACCTTAAATGGTGTAGTACCATTCCATTTTTCATTACGAACAACCCCAGGATGGTACAAACGCTCGGCGTAACGCTCAGCATGCGCACGCTCGTAAATGGAACGCACTACGTCGCTAATTCGGCGCATCTGTGATACCTTTTTCGTCAACCATCGGCGGAATCATGGGGCCGATAACATAATCAGCCGCGTCCTCGTACGTACTAAGGTCGCTCTCCACGACAGGTACGTCGAAACCGACGAAGTACCACACCGGCTCCGCGTGCGTGTGACCGTTCATTTCCACGCCGTAGTACGCCACGAACCATTCCGGTCTTTGCCAAGCCGGTACCTTTATCCAATAGTAACCATACGGTCTCATTTTGCTATACCCAACGCTGTTTGAATGATCAGTTGTTGCTCACGACGTCCGCGCTCGTAAGCTTCTTGCATTAATTGCGCGATGCGCTCTGCGGAGAGCGGCACGTTCGGGTGCATTGACTGCTGTTGATCGACTGGATTAACCCAGCCCTGATCATTATGCAGGCGGCGGTATAGGACACCGTCCTTTTCGTAGTATTTCGTGTGACCTGGGCCGCGTGGTACGTCAGACATTGGTAAGCGTGCTCCTCTTTTTGGTCCTCACTGTTACCGCACAATAAATCGATGCGATGACGATCGTCAGGCATTCCAACGTGTAATTCACGTCAACGATCACAAAATACAGCAAGTGTGAAAACAGCTCTAGGGCTCGTGCCAAACTCACCAGCATTTCTAACAAAAACAAATAGTACAGTACGCTGAGCCACATCGCGCGATGGTCGATGTTCAGCAGATACACCGCCACGTAGCAGATACCCGGCACCATAAGGTACTGTTCTAAATCATTCAGCTCATGGTAATTGGCTATGATCACGTTGGACACTAGACAGTTAGTAAGCATAAGTACACCAGCTAACTGTAATCGCTTGTCTTTGGTGAGCAGGTAAGCACTGGCGATGGCAAACAGAGCCATCGCCAGGAAGCCCGCTATTATGAGGACTTCGCTAGTCACCGACTAGCCTTTCGTGTCGCCGTCGTCTGGCGTAGGAGTGCCGCCAAACGTAGTCACGTCACCCGACTGACCAGCTTCGGTCGCCAGATGGTGCTTAAGGGTACGCGCCGAGGCGTGCGTACGCCTGTAGAGTGACAGACCTTCCTGATCACCCGTAGCGATCAAGTGCGCCTTTAACAAAGCGGCGTCAGCGCTGACGCGACCAACTAGTGCGCGTTGTTCGTCAACCGTTAGAATAGTCATTATAGGTAGTCCCTCTTAAACGTGCCACAGAGTGGAGCACTGCACTCCGAAAGACCCACGCCGTAGCATGGGCTAGTCGTAAAGCAGTACGTACCTTTATTATGTTATAGCAGATTGGCCTTTACTAGATCAGCCATACTTAGAAGGCGGTTGCGTAGGTGTTCAGGTGGTACGTGCTCCGGCGGAATCTCCACACCGTTTACCTCACCGCCAGGATTAATCCCCCGCTGATTACAGTCGCTTAGTGCGCCGAGAAATGATCCGGCTTGAACGATCGCAACGCCCAAGAACTGCGTACCTTTTGGAAGGTCTGGATCGGCAAACGACAGCCAATGCCATGGGCTGTCCTGTCCCGAGGGTCGCATAGCCATCATATCTTCGAGCGAGTCGAATTTAATTGTATCGCCGTCAATGACGGTAGTCGAAGGTTTATTATCGGCCATGCTATTACCTTTACGGCAAATACGGGTTGCGAATACCCCGAATGTTGTGATCGAACCAGTGACGCGCACGTGTCCCCACGCGCACAAAAGCGTAGCCGATAGTCGGTAGGATTTGCTTCCATTTGATACGGAGCTTACGGCGCATCGTAGTGACATCCGTAACCATGCGCACTGGCCCGCCGTCGATCGACGCGGCGGTGACTGGGTAGGCGTAGTGGTTAGCAGACCACATGAACGCTAGAAACGCCTTGGCGCGCTCATCCGGCGAAAGGGTAGAGGCTTTATCACCCCACGTTCCGCCCGACATGTTGACCATGCCTTGTTCGATCCGCGTGCGTATCCAAACACGAAGCTCTTCGACATGCGGTCCTTCTGAGTCTACGGGAACGCCAAGACGCTCCATGTACGTGTTGACACGTTGTTCGGTCATTGTCGTTACCTTTGCTTAGCAGCTCTCTTGATGTGGTAAAGACCGCGCAGCTCCATCAAGAGCAAGCCTAGCACGTTATGACCTTCACCAACAGGACATTGCCCCCAGAACTTGTCGCCCCAAGAATTGCCTTCGACGAGATAGGCGTCACCGGTCGCCATTAACTGTACATATAGCTTCGGGTGCGTGTCGAATTTACGACGCAGGATGCGCCGCATCATCTCTACCTTTACGTCCTCCCAATCTTCGCGTAACGTGACACGACGCCCCATGTGCTTAGCCGCACTGGGCGTATTAGCGTTCGCGATGGCTTCCCGTTCTTTCTGGCTACGCGTCTTCATCGCCTGAAAACTGTGTTCGGTAGTCGGGTACTCGATACCCGCGAACATATGTGGCGCGTCGTAGAAGTTACTTAGGAAATAGTAGTTTCCTTCGAAGAACTCGATGCGGGTAGGTGTTGGCATTGTTTAAGACTTTCTGAAGGGATCGGCTTCTACGAAGCCCGTACATTTTACATACGGGCTTGCTAGAAAACGATATTAGCTAGGCTTAATTGGGTGCGTATCTCGCAAACCCTGCCAGTATTCTCGGACTTGCTTCTTGTACTCTTTAATAGTGTTGCTCTTCGCCTCATTAGTTTTTGCCTCGTTCAGTTTGCGTTTTCGTTCTTCTTCGCGATCTTGCCAAGCATAAGTATGACATCGCCCCTTATGTTTGGCCGTCTTACGCAGAAATGATTGTTTAGCCAGACGTTCACGACCATCTGTATCACGATGTCGGCGTAAGGGTAGTGGTTGTAATGATTTCCAATCGATCATTATTTACCTTTCTTATGACGATTACGGAACGCCACGCGGAAAGCCTTCCGCAGATAGGCAGCCTCACCCTCCCAGTCTACGCCGTCTTTGCGCAGACGTTTTACAGCACGATGCACGCGCTCGGTGGGTAAGTCGAAATGCACAGCAACCGCACTGATCAGGCGGCGGGGTTCTGCGATCCTGTGCGGTAGCAGTTGATAGGTGATCATACCTTTATCCCAATTTGGTGTGTGCTTAACGCACGAGAGCCGAAGATCGTGGGATCTTCGGCTCTCTAGTGTGGTGCGGATGAGAGGACTCGAACCTCCACGTCTCTCAACATTGGTACCTAAAACCAACGCGTCTACCATTTCGCCACATCCGCTAGGATAGATACAGCCGGAAACTGAATAGCCCCACTCACCAGACGCTAGGCGACTAGCTAGCTGTACCTATCTTAGAGGATGGTAGACCCTACTGGACTCGAACCAGTAACCGGTGCAAGTCCCTCTCTCATCGTAATGCTTTTGGATCGAGACCATAATTACGTGCCCATTTGCGAACAGCGTTGTCACTAACTTTGTATTTACGTCCCAGTGCTGACCACGACGTAGTTCGTAGCAATCTAACCAATTCGCGCTTACTAGGACGACTAGCGCGGCGGGTGGCAAACTTGCAGCAAGCAGTAGAACAATAGTAGTCTTGCGTGATAAACAACGGGAAGTCACAGATCGCGCAGCGACGAATAGTAATCAACTTGGTTGATGAACGCTGATTACATTCAGAATTTATCAGCCGCTTGCCGCGCAAAGGTGCACCGCGATCCAACCACGCATGAATTTGCTTATGTGTAGATACACTGCACACCAGTAGGTTTTCAGGTGCGTTGTTAGCGCGTCTAAGGTCCAAATGATGCACTTCTTCTGAACGTCGCAGAGGACGTTCAATTTTACGTTCAGCTACTAACAAGTGCTCATAGACCCAACCTTTATAACCACCTTGTAGCGCGCGTGGATGGTCAGGCATAAAAACAAGTATGTAGCCCAGTTCTATTTGCTTGCGCTTAAGTTTCTTCATAACTCGAACCTCCGTTGCTAAATAAATTAGCAGGTTCGAGTTTGCTGGTACACCGGGTGGGATTCGAACCCACGAAATAAGTCCGTTATGAGCGGACGGCCTTAAACCACTTGGCGACCGGTGCCTTTAGCAAGAGCTTAGTTATAGGAGCGATCGGCTCTAACCATTGAGCTAAGGGTCCGCCTAGAGTTTGGATTTAGTTAGTTGGTACCGGGGAAGGGACTCGAACCCTCAAGGCCATTACTAGCCCAACGGTTTTTAAGACCGTCGCGTATCACCATTTCCGCCACCCCGGCACATTACTAACACACCCCAAAGCTTCCGAAAGATACACAAAACGTCCAGCCGGTGCAGCGACTCTCGCCCTTTTAATCGGGCTCTCAGAATCATCTACACCTTAAGATCATTCCATCTAAAACTGTACGCACACCTTTCAACTCACTTATTTAGCGCGAGTGTTAATAGGTGTCAGGCCGCGTATCCTGTTTGTGTACCTGTCGCAAACTTTGGCCTTTAAAGTAGGTGGCGCGAACCCTGTTGGATTTGAACCAACAACCCCGCACTTAGAAGGCGCGTGCTCTATCCTGGTGAGCTAAGGGTTCTCACCTTGTATGTGCGAGCCGCCGAACACTCTGGGCGGTGGGGTGCTTTGAGTGTTCGGCTAGCTCTAACCGCCTTACATAAACACAGGCAGGCGGCTTTTCGGAGGCAATGCCTCTCATCAAAACGGCGTTTAGGCGGGTGCTCATACCGTTTCGAAGATCACCCGGTATTCGCCGTGAGCTTGCAACACGACTACTGAGCGGGTGAGCCCGTAGAATAAGCACCATAGACAAACAAGTCAAGATCCCTGTCTAGACTAGGCCGCCGCACGACGAACCATGCCTAGAGACCCGCCGCCCTGGCTGGACGAGGAAGAGCCACCAGTGCCGTATGAGCGCTTCGCACCCATGGCATTACTGACTACGCCAGTGCTACCTTCGCGCCCTCTAGCGACTACACCTAGGATAGCTCTACGTGTTCCTTGTGAGTACGTCGCGAAGTGTTCGGCAAGTTCCGGGTCCGTAGTGATGTGCCAACCAAGAACGATAGCGCGGAACAAATCATCAGTTGCGCCTTCTGGCTTGCTTACCGTTACGCCGGGCAAGTCCTGCACACCGACAAGCTGATAAAGCAAGTGCGCAATCGGCTTGCCAGCAAAAGGTATAGGATAGCCCGGTTGTCGCGCCAGTCGCATCGCTTCTTTGGGCTTCACCTCAAGCGCGGGTAGGCGCATGAAGTTGTCGTAGATCGCTGACTGTCGAAATTGTTCAAACTCCGGATATTTCAACGAATGGGTAAGAGGTGTGATACCTTCCTCTTCTTCCATTTGTTGTAATAGTTGGATCGATTGCCAACGGTCGGCGCACAACACAGAGGCGCTGTAGTGTTGGATTAGTGGCTGTACGACGTTGCGGATAATCGACGGGAAGTGGGCCGGAGCATCTTTCGACAAGATCAACTCGGCGGCGAACCGCACACGCGCTTTGTTACCTTTTTCACCACACTTCTCGACGACAGCCACCGCGAAGCTGTTGTTCACAGAGCCCGCGTCGATGAACACACCACAGGGTCCACCGTTGTACTCGCGATGGAACTTTACCTTTCCGGTGGTTTGTAACCCGCCCGATTTGTTTTTGAACACGCGGGTTTCTAGTGTCGCGTCGTTACCGGTTTTGCCATGGAAAGTGTTCTTGAGCGCTGACAGCATCAGGAATGGCGAACCAGACACCGGCGGAATGGCTGCGTAGTCGCGTGCAGCGGTAACTGGGTTCTTGCGGTAGGCTTCGACGATGATCGGGCTGTCTCGCGAAATAGTAGGATTGATCTCCCACGTAGCCGCACGGTAACCGTACATGGTCTTGGAGCCACGCGATTGCTCGTGCAGCTTCATGATCATATCTTTTTGCGACGCCGGGCTCGAAATATTGTAGAAGTAGCCCATTGGGATGTTATTGTTCCCGGCGATCAAGGCCTTGTACGCCGCGTCACGTACCGTGGTTAGTGAGCGCTCTAGCGAGATGTACACTTCTTCCGCATCCATGCGGTCGTAAGCCTTACCGCCTTTGGTTAGGCCCATGTTCATGTGGCCGATTTCGTCCACCGCCGCCGAGACACGCGTACGACCACGTGACGTCTTCTTGTTAGGTCCGCTAGGTGTGTACAGAAGGTTGCGGTGACGGTACCGCAAATAGGTATCTTTGAGATTGTACAGCTCGACGCCAATTCGTCTACCGGTCTGGTCCAACATCGCGTGGTACTGTTGAAACCACGGGAAGTCATTCAGCATATTGGTAAGCGGGTCCCAGAGGTTTTCTTTGGCCTGGGCGAACGTTAGAGCGACAAAGGTAGCTTGTAGTTGTTGTGACCCGGCGATGTTAAACATCGCTTGCGGGTTCTGCGACTTGAGCAGGCGGTGCAAGTCGTATGTGACTTGCAGCATGACTTGGAAGGTCTTCGACGCCCGCTGGCCCGCCAGACCAGCCAGTTCATTGTATGGATTGAACGTCTCTTCCGCGACTAGTTCTGACTTCGTCGTGTGACAACGCGGGCAGACGCCAAACTCCAAAAAGGTAACGCGATCTTGAAAGTCTTCAATGCTTGCGTCAACCGGAACATTGGCCCACCATTTGCGATCGGTGCACTTTGGGTTAGGGCACCATTCGTTGAACAGTCGCGTCGGGTGTTCGATCTGCTTAGCCCACGGCGTGAATGACGGCGTGCGCGCGAACGCCGTATCAGTCACCCACGTGAAATAGTTAGGCGCAGTAGGAATGTCGCGATCGTCAATGCGCGAGTCTTGCGCAACGACACCTGACGATTGCAGCACTTGCTCGATCATTCGCTCAAGCGCACGCTCCTTGGAGCGTGCCTGTCCCGGTGTCCACTCCATACCCTTTCGCATGAGCATATCAGTGGCGACAGGTTTAGTGCGGGGCGGTACGTCGTGCCCGAAGCTTTCAACCTCCGTAACAGTAAGCAATCGCTTGGAGTAACTGGTGCACAGATAGTTGTAGTTCTTGGCCGGATCTAGACACTGCGAGAACTTACTACAGCCCATGCACGAGTTGTGTTTACTGGCAACCAGTCTTTGGCCTAGCTTACCTTTTTCTACCTTAGATTGTACCTCGGGCTCGTGTTTCGGCGCGGGGCGCACAGGCCGCACAGGCTTAGTCATTTTTGGCGCAGGCTTACTAGACTTGAGCGTCGGGCGTTTCTTTACAGAGAACAGCGAAGCCATGGAAAGCTTACCTTGAAATGGTTACGACTTGGTCAGGTAGTTAAGTGTATTCATCAACTGGGTACGTTCGTCATCTTCCGGCGTACGCTTATTGCGCTTGTTTGGATCTACGTCGCCACCAAACTTTCGCGCCAAGAACGCATCGACGATTTTTGCCCGCAACGCAGAGTCGTCAATCATCTCGCGCACGTTACTCACAAACAGCGCGATATCCATCAGCATCGTTACACTTTTTGTGACCGATTGATGCGCCCGATTATCGAGTTGAATGCTCGGCAGCGCAGCGTCTTCAAACTGTGCATTGGCTTCTTCGATGGCTTCAACCAAAGCAAGTGCACGCAAGGTCAGATCGACGTAACGATCGGCATACTTTTTCGTGACACCTTGCTTGCGCAAAATGTATGGCATGCCGGGATCAGCATAGAGGCGCTGTTCCATTTGAATTCGACGGTGACGCGCCAAGATTGCCTCCGGACCGTTAGGCTCGGAGGCAATCTTCCGGCTAGCGTGCAAAGAGCGTAGCGCTGCCTTGTAGTCTACCTTTTCACTGATAGACTTGACGGGCTTCGCGTTGCTCTGGAACGGTTCTGTAAGCTTCGACACGTTCACAGTGACGCCGCGTGCTTTCGGCGACGGCTTCGCGACTGATACGTCGCGCCTGCGCTTGCTCATTCTTATCAACCTTTTCACGCGATCCGATATTGTACTTGGTCTTCAAGGCTTCGAATTGCTCGTGCGACAAACGCACAGCTCCGTTGCCTTTAGACTTACGCGCCGGGCTGACCAAAGCCAACCAAACAGATAGGTCTCTCTTGTAACGATGATCACTTACTGTTTCGGCTACAGGCACGCCGCGCCAGCGGTTAGTCAGGGTGACCATGTGCTCTAGTTGCGCGTCACTCAAATAGGTAAGCTTGTTTTCAGCCGGCCATTCCATGCGAACCAGTCGGCCGTGATCGCCCTTAGCGAAGCGTAATACGCGACGATTACCGTCTTCTAGACGACGCTGATCTAGCTTCCATCGCCGATTTACCGGCTTGGCGAAGTTAGGCAGGTTGACGCCCTGACGATCTTCGAATAGCACCGCATTGGTTTCCCACGAATTGGTAGCCGCTGACGGATCAACGACGTCCGAGATTTGCTGAGTGCCGTCGTGTTCTTCCGAGTAGCGTTTGACCAACGATAGATCTTGGATACGTAGCTTCTCGCGCTTGCCTTTGGCTTCCATTACTTTTTTGATGGCAGCTTGTACGAAGGCAATACGTTTTTGATGCGCAGCACGCTCGCTAGGCGTAGCGCGTCGCTTGAACGATTTGTCACGCTCGTTGTTAAGCACGCTCGCCAGTTCCGGAGCCTTTTGCGAATCCACGGTGCTACGCAGCCCAGCCAACGAGCTTTGCATTTTGATGATGTCTTCGGCAAGCACGTCAAAACCGTAAGTAGTCTCTGCCTTGATCGTATCATACAGTTTCAACACAGCCTTGGCTTGCTCCGCCATTTGCTCGCGGTTCAGCCCAGCAACCTTATTTTCCACCAGGGCGTCGAGCGCTTGGCGGCGCGCGAACGCCCCCTTACCGTATTTAGTGCGCTGTTCATTGACAGCGGCTTGAGCCAAGGCCAATTCCGATACAGAGTTGGCGACCACATCTTGTGTTCTCTTGGCTTTGGTGTGGTCGGTATCCCACGGCGCATCGTCTGACGCGGAGACATCGACCGAATGAACTCCTCCCGCGAATCCGCCTCCAGTAACCGCGACGCTCGTCCCCTTCGGCCGATCAGGGTCTTCCATTGATCGTCTACCATTAGGGCCATTTACGTTGACCTCTTTGTAACGAGCTTGCGGATCTTTGTAGGCTTCCATATCAGCGATTGCGTTGTTGACCATCTCTTCGATAGTCTTATCGCGCAAGTCCACATCGATGATCTTGGAGAACTTTGGAACGACCTCCATCACGAACTTGAAGCGACGGCCACCGCGCGCCTTGTCCACGTGGATACATAGGTAGGTGCGACCATCATAAACAAGGGTAGACCACGCCCAAACCAAGTCAGCATGATCCTTCATCGCCGTAGCGTACTTGAGTTCCGGCCGACCTTCGGTGAAGCGCATTTGCGCCGCCAGAACGACAGTGCGACCCGAGACATTGGCATACACTTTCGCATCACGCGTAAGACCGTCCAGGGCTTGCCATTGCGCGGTATTACCCTCGCCACGCGCGCCAGCCAACAGGCCGATATAGTCAACGTAGAGAACTTCCGCGTCGATCGACTCGGCGTGCGCGACAATCCAATCCCACGTCACACTTTGCGCCGGGGAAATCAGGGTCCAGTTGGCCCAGATCTCCTTTACGGTTTCGACGATGCGTGCGACGTTCTTCTCTAGGTTAGCCGCTCGCGTGTTCTCTACAATTTCTCGTAGGACGTCGATGCTAGCGAGATTGGCAAAGAAGCGCTGATAGCACTGGTCTTCGTCCATCTCCAAAGAGTAGAACGCTACGCGCTTACCTTCAGCCGCTTGATTAATGGCGTGCTGAAGCATCATCACGGATTTATAGTTACTGGTGTCCGCACCGAACATGATCAGTGACTTGGGCTTAGACCCGCCGTTCACTCGATCGTAGGCTTTCATGCCCGTGGCATTGAGAACTTCTTGTCGCGACATCACCCGCATGGCGACGCTGAACAGATCTGTGTTTTCTGGGCCGGAGTCCGACGCGCCGCCGCTAACAGAAATAGTACTAGAGTCGAAGCCCTGCGACAGGTTGGCGGCTTCACGTTGGAAGGTAGACAACGCCGTGTCTACATCCATACCGTCTTGACGCACCATGTCACCGACGCGGTTCAACGCTTCGTACAGTTTCCGCTTCTTGGCGTAGTCATCCATGGTGCGGAACAGCGCGCGATACTGCTGATCCTTGCGGCACGGCTTGATGTGGTGCGCAACAATAGTAGCACTGATACGCTCACGCGACGCAACGCTGATAGACGGCTCGTTGAGCAACGTCTGGAAATCAGGAATAGTACCTGTGCGTTGATGTAGGAACTTGACGCGCTTAAAAGCGATTTTCACTTCCTGCGTGTGGAAGTGCTGTTCAGTCAAGTTACCCAGCATGGCAACGCTGGACGTCGTACTTTGACAGATCGACATCAGCGCCTTGATTTCAAGGGCGACGTTCTCACCCTTGGTGTCACGCGACGTGATGACTACTGTTTCTTCTTCGGGGATAGCCGCACCCGCGCCGTCTTCTTCGAGAATGGTATCGCGAGCGATCTTACGCTTAGGACGGGCGACGTCGCGTTGCAGCGTACGCCGGCGCTTATCCCTACGGTTTTCGTCCACTTCTCGGCGCAAACGGCTCTTACCCGCGCGCGGCTGCGTCGTATCGCGCCGCTTGATAGGCTTTTCGTCGTTGCTGTTTAGTTGGGCGTTAGCTAGCTTCATACGCGGTTACCCCTGTAGAGATAAATTAGACCGCAAAAGGCCCCGTGCCGGGTTAGCAGCGACGGGGCCTCGTGGTTAGCGGCTATAGGCGGTATTTCGTCTAAGACGGTACAAAGTACAGGTCGGAAGTTGAGGACTAAATGGAATATGTCTAGAGCCTATTTAATCGCTTCTAGCTTGGTTTTTACGCACCATTTTTACTGTGTAATCTAGCTTCAACTTGGCGTCCAGCAGATCCATAAACCTACAACCACTAGATAAAAGGTATACTAAGATAGACATGCTAGAGAATAATGGATTACGCGTCCGCACATAATCACTAACTGGTGAGGTCGTAAGTGAATTAGCAACGACCTCCCGCGCACACCGTGTTAGATGATCGAATAATTCGATACGCTCCCAGGTATCTCGCGACAGATTCGGAAGCTCCTTATCGCGGATCTCGTAGTACGTAGAGCGCGACATGCCGCCCAGAAGCTTTAGTCGCTCTGGTACTGACAGTTTCCATTCATTCGCAGCGCGAACGAAGGTTGAAAAGGTTACCGCAGGGCTCATCTACCATTACTCACGACGTACGCGGGGCTCGACAGGATCAGACACGAAAACAAAGGTGGAGTACAGGAAACAGTCACCCGTGTAAGGTTCATCGTGAATGGTACACACGCGCAAGTGTGGACCTAGCTTCGGAAAGTCGTTGTTCACGTCACCGGTGAATTTGACAATGGTATCAACTCGTGGCCCTTGCAGCGGATCATGTGCAACCCGCTTGTCTTCCGCCCACGGTCCTTCGATGTAAAAGCGAAGCAAAGTACCCGGCGCTAGATGCTGTACAGCGTCCGAGGTCAAGCGAACACCGAAACGTTTAGCGGGTGGAATGTGATGCCACGCCGATACGTGGTTGTGCGGAATTATCGGATATACGTCTTGCATGTCGTTACCTTTATTTACCGTCACGGGCCTCACGTTTCAGCTTAGAGCCAAACGCGCCAAGGTAATCGTGACATGAGGGATCGATTTTGTAGACGCAATTCTTGGGACCAAGCTTGACGTCGGAGCGCGGCATGATCTCGCTTCGTAGCAGACCCTCAACCATGTTGGTATTGAACGGTAGATCATCCGCCATGATGATCACTTCCGGCTGTCGCTTACCATTTACTGGTGTAGATGCACGATAGGATAGTTGCGAGAACAACGGCCCGCCGTTCTCGCCACGAGCTGACATCGGGATCGGACAAAGCACCGCGCTAGGCCGTGCAACGTCGATCCCTTGCTTGATGATCGAACGCATGCAAACCAACACTTGGATCGGTGAGTCGTCCTTATCAAACTCTTTTAGAACCTCGTCACGCTTCTTGGTCTTACCGTAGAACGGGATGGCAATGATCTCCGATCCCGTACCATTCTTGAGCATGCGATTGCGCGCAACCAAGTTAATGCGGGCTACGACGTCGTCGATGTGTGCAACCTGATCTAACGGTACGATTATCGCCGAGTGACCAGCGTCGAGCAGCGTGTAGACGAGCCGGGTAATTTGGCGATTACGATCAGCGTCGTTAGCCATCAACTTGCTAATCGCGTGCCACGCCTTGACCCGCATATTACCATAAAGGCCAGTCTTGTGAATCTTGATCAGTGGCTTGAGTCCGACGTTCTTGGTCTTAACCACCACTGGACCAAGGATGGTATCAGCTAAACGGTAGCGGCCATCCTTGCGGCGCGGCGTAGCGCTCAAACCTAGACGGTACGGCATGTCTAACCGAGACAGAAAACGACTGTACGCGTCCGCCCCGGCCATATGGCATTCGTCTACGATGAGTAGACCGTATTTACCTTTTACGAAACGAACGACGTTGTCCGCGCCATCTTCACGGATCATCTTCTGGTACGCCAACAGCGCGACATCGTGTGGCTTCAGGAAGTCGCTCATCTTGTCGATGATGATGATGCGCTCCGGTTTGGCGTCGGTCATGCGTACGCGCCGCTCGCCGCCAATGTACGTCTCACGAAACTGTTTGAGTAGATCGATACGATCGGTAACGATCAACGTGCGTAAACCAACGTGGCAACTGATCGCTGCGGCCATTACCGTTTTGCCGCTACGCGCGCTGGCCCATATCACCCCCATGAGATGATCTAACCATTTGTCCACCACGGCGATCTGATCGACACGGGTTGTACCATCTGGCGCGGGGCTGCCGTCGTACAGATCGCGGATCAATTTGAGTGGTCGTTTAAGGGTACGACCAGCGAAATCTCGATCATCGCGTAAACGCAAATCAACGTCCAGACGACGTTCTATTTCTGCCTTGGCTCCCAAGGGGAACGACAGGTGTGTGATACGGCCACGCTTGTCCTTTATTTTTTTAGCCAAGAAGGCACGACCGTTGTAGTTCTCACAAGTCTCGCAGTCTACGACCGGCCGCTTCTTGACCAGCGGGCACTTCATACAGTTATAGTCGTTGAAACTATCTACCGAAAAGCCATCCACGATGTCTTTAGGATCAAAACCGTCGAATTCCGTAACCGGAATGACAATTTTGTCTCGCATAACGCCGCGCACACGCATCAGGCACTACTCATTTGAACAAGAAAAGATGGGAAGTCGTTAGGACCTTGGCGGCGCGCTCTTCGTTAGCTCGAATTTCAGCACGAGCTTCTTCAGAAACACGGCCCGTCCATGCCGGGCACAACTCCTTTAAATTATAACTTCTGGTGTTAGGTGATACACCGCCAATATTTAGCACTCGCCACCCGTCTTCTACCTTTTTCTCGTCCGACATGTGATGCTCCGGTTAGACTTGTCGGGCGCGAGGTCCCAGCACGAGGTTGGCAGTCTTGATCAGGCGATCGTAAGTGAAAGCGCCCTGGTCGATGTCTTTGATGACGTCGTTGGCGATGTCGATGAACCGTTCGGCGGCCTTGGTGGCTTCGACTGCTTTGTCAAAGTGCGATTCGATCGCCGCATCGACGTTAGTCAGAGCACCGTACAGTTTCTTGAACTCCGCCGCGTGCTGTGACTTGAGGTGACGACGCAACAGAGACAGACCATCAGTCAGTGCTGCTGAACCTTCCTTCACCTTCATTACCATTTCCGTGATGTTGGAGCGCTCACGGAAATCCCGGATTTGCGATTCAGTGACCGGGCGCATCTGGCCGTCGTTCAGGTTCTCGTATGATAGTTTACTGTTTCGGATGATGCGCTTGCGTTGGATGTCGAACACTCGCTGCATCTGCTCCTGATACCCTTCTCCAACCAAGCGCTCAACTTGACGCGAGAAATCCAGGCAGCGTGGGTCACGCATCCAAGCATGTATAGGCTCGGGTAGGTTCTCGACTAACGACTTACGGGAGGTTAAATCCAGAGCGCGCCGCTCATCATCGCGCTTGTTCGGTCGCACGGGCCGTTGTTTGCGCTCTACAGGTAGAGCCCTGCCGTTACTCTTACTAAGAACAGGTTTAATGGATACTTTAGCCATTAACGGTTACTCCGTTTGTCAACCCGGATCGCCACCAAGGCGTTGCGGGAGTCGAACTCGTAAAGGATAAGATCGGGAAGGGCACGCATGAGCGGGCGTGCTAATCCTACGTCCAGACCTTTGCGCGCACTTTCTGTAGAAATAGTAGCAGTTGTAGCGGTGATTTCGCACGTCATACCAAGCGGGTAGTAGACCACCAGACCAACTTGTGTCGAACCGGACATGACAGCTGTTAAAGTAAAAGGTACTGCCTTGGAGACGTACGCTGTTTCCGTCAGTGACATCTTGGCGCGGAACGGCTGGCGCGTGCGGAACAGTAACGCGCGCTCCTTTATCCGATGTTGCTGTAGATCGAAGAACGAGGCTGGCGCGATTTGCTCCAGTAGGACGAAATGCTCTGGTGCTAGCATCGCGCCTACTCCCGAACCGAGTCGCCAGCAACCATGACGACCGTGGCAAGCTTCTCGTAGGTTTTGTCTTTACCTTTACCTACTTCATCCGTGATATCGATGCGCAGATTGTCGGCGTTGTGCGTGATCTTGGCTACGGCGTGTTTGCTCAGCGAAATACCTTTTAACGCCGTCGCGAACATCTTGGTGTGTAGCAGAACGTCTCCGTCGTGTTCGGTCGTGGCTTGGATCGTCTCACTGAACACACCGTTGACGTTGCTAACAGTAACCGACAGTGCGCTGTTGTTGGGGGCTTGTGGGTTCTTCTTGTAGCGCAAGCGCAGCGACGTGGTCTCTTCCGGCATGAGTTTTGTTACAGCCGTAACGACGTCACGCAAATCGGTAGCCTGCACTGAGAATGAGTTGCCGGTAATGGCGCGAGTGTTGTCAAGCAACTCACTCAGCACTGGGAAGTCTACCGGCGGCATAGCCATGCTAACGGTCACGGGAATCTTGGTAACCGCCGTCGCCTGGAACTCACCAGTAATACTAAACATATCGTCATTTGAACGCAGGCGGATGTTCATCAAACCCTTTGTCGCCGGGAGCATCTTGGCCGGGAACGTACCACGCTCACTGACCTCTTGTCCGTAGATAAAGGTATTGACGTAATCACTGATTAGACCAACCACCCCACCAGACTTGCGACGGCTGAACGCCACCCACACATCCGCACCAAACGCATCGGTAGTGTTGACGTTCAGGAAATCCGGCGGTACCAGCCCGTCACCCGGCAACGCCTTCACACCAGCCGCCAACTCACTGTCTAATACATCGCACGGCAGTTGTACTTTCCACCGTGGCCCGTAAACACTAAACAGTGACCCGTCCACAGCCATCATCGCATCGTCACGTAGAGCGTTCTTCAGTGGTTGTGTTTGAACGGAAACGGTACCACGATGAGGCCACAGAGTGTCTAGGTTTTCCATAGTCATTAGCGCCTTGACGTGAGTCACACCGTCCGTGCAACTCACTTCAAGTTTATCACCGCCGCGCCGGATGAACGTGACGATCTCCGGCTTGGTTAAGTCTGTCATGTACTTGAACAGCTTCGTCAGTTTCATACTATTTGTCCCTTGTGGTTAGGCGGCCCGACGAACATGGCGACGACGATTGCTAGGGCGTTTGGTGCGGCGTGCGTCACGTTGTGCCGTGTCACGATTAGGCCGCTCGACTTGCTGTTCAGTACGATTTCCAGTCGAACGGTTAGTGGCGTTGGTTTCTAGATCACGCCAATCCGGCATACGTAGTTGTGCAATATCAGACGCGCGCAGCAGCATCCTAGTAGAGGGTTTCGGCAGTTCCCCCTTGTCTCTGGCTACCTTTCTGTCGTCCAAATCGCGTTGCAGTTCAGTCTTACGCAGACGCCACATGATGTCGATGTTGTGTAGCAAGTCCTTGCGATCTTTTGGGGTGTCGCACAATGGTAGAAGATGCTCACGCCACGACTGTACCGAACCATCAAGCGTCGTCATCTCTGCCATGTTCTTACCGACCTCTTGTTCGATCTCAAAATCGACGTTGAGGTCTAGCCCGTAGTTGTTGAAGTAACGCGCAATGGCTGAAGTCGCTGCGTGCTCGGCGAGATACGACGTCAGCGGAGCAAGAATGGTAGGTGTCTCTTGCTCTTGGCTGTCGTGCACCGCATTCATCGTACCGATGTGCTGGCACAGAGGCGCAATGATTCGGTGATCCTTGGCTAGCTCACGTTCGAAGTTAAACAACATGCGCTCGAAACGGTTGATGGCGATGTAACCGACTTGCGACAGCGGGCCTTGGATTAGGCTGTTTGGACCGCGCCGATCCATGGCCTTGTGTACCCTTTTGGCCGCATGCCGATAACCATCAAGGTGACGCCGCCCGCCAAAGATATTGACCGCGTAGAAGTTATCCATACCGTCTTTGTGGACTTTAGCGATCCACGCAGCCCCGGTGGGGAATTTCTTGAAGAACAGTTGTTGCAGGGCTTCGGCTTCTTCGACCGTGATCCCCAATTCCTGTGCTAGCGACGGTCCCGCGCGTCCATAAATAGTACCGAAGATGACACCCTTGATCTGGTGACGTAGTGGGTCGCTTTTATCTACCTTTTTTTGGAAAAACAGCTCGACGTTCTGAATGTGAATATCTGCTTCGGCTTTCCATTTTGCCATCGCAGCTTCACGCATGTTAGCGCCAGCAACGCGGAACTCCTTGTGCAGTTGGATGGAGTTATGGAAGCGCTCGGCTAGCACCATATCGTTAGGGATGATCGCGTAGCCGCGAACTTCGTTGGCGTTGAAATCCTGTTTGATGATAATCTTACCATATTCGGCCGAGAACTGACGCTTGACCAACTTGGCGAGCTTACCACGTTGTGGAATGTTCTGAAGGTTCGGTTCTGACGAAGACGATCGACCCGTCAGAACGTTAATGAACCCGTAGCTAGAACGAATACGCTTGGTCGCAATAGCATCCGGATTACGCGTCATAATCTTGGCGAACGCGTCAACGAAGCCGGTCTTTACCTTTTTGGCTTCGTTGTAGGCCATGAAGTCAGCGACTTCTTGCACCATCGAGTTGGCCTTAAGGAAGGCCTTGCCGACAGAGGGCTTGCCACTCTTGGTAATGACGCTGGCCTGAAGGCCAAGAACGTCGAAAAACAGTATGGATTGAGCATCCTGTTTGTCGATGTCGAAGACTTGCGCCGTACCTGTAGACCACAGCGTTTTGGTAGGTGCGCCGCGTTTGCGCAGCAGGATTTGGTTGGCGCGTTGTGCTGCTTCTGACGCTTGCAGCTTTTGCTTGTTCTCGCGTAGCGCCGTACGCAGAGGTCCGTCACCTAGACGTAGTGATAAAAGGTACGGAATATCAACAGGGATACCGCGCTTTTCCATCGATGCGAATACGTGCGGCATTTCGCCCGCGTGGATCACGTATCGTTCGAAATCAGTATACCCCGTGTCGCGCGCCCGTTGCAACTGCAACTCGTGGATCCACCACGGCGTGAACACGTCGAGCACACCGTACGGAGCGATGCGCTCTAGCGGCTGCGACGCCATCGTTGAACGCTGGTCCTTGGCCAGCATGTCTTCGGGGCGCGTATAACCGTGGTCGCGTTCGAGGCGTTCAAGCGCCCAGGCCGACAGACCGGTTGCGCTGTAGAACTTACGGTTTTCGTTGTGCGCCCACGCACCAACCGCAACGTCGTACATCCTAAATGGTAGATGGCGACAACCGATGACGCTACGTAGAATGATGCACTCGTACTTCAGGTGCGCGCCGATAACCTTGCCTTTGAAGTTCTCAAAGAAGTCCTTGAGCATAGCGCGAATTTCGTCGCGCTCCTTCTCTAGCCACGGAGACTCAAAGTGCACAAAGGGTAGAAAGTACGCCTTGCTGCGCGAGACAGCAATCTGCACCGAGATCAGGTTGTTGACGATGCGGTTCAGGTTGTCGCCTTCGGTGTCGAGTGCGATGGTTTTGACCTTGGCAAGGGCCGCGAACATCTCGCGTACCTTGGGCATGGTATCTACCATTACAAATGATGTTTCCGGCGGTACGATGGTGTATCGGTTCTTGCCGCGTCGCAGCGTACGCGCGTGCTCGACGACCTCACCTAGCAGCGACGACGTAGTTTCGTCATTAACGGTAAAGTGCGTGGCGCACGTCGTCCAAATAGACTTGATACCTTTGAACTCAAACATGCGGCCGATCATCGGCTTATCGCGATGTAGAGCTTGCGCACCCAAGAACAGGATGCGCTCAGGTTTAATGGAATCAATCCACTTCTCAAGGCGACGATCAAACGCGGCTAGCGCTACCGCGCGCTGCGTCGGCGTAAGGCTCTTGACCCGGTGGATTGGATAACCAATAGCTACTGTTTCCCAATCGTCATAGCCGGCCAGATCAAGCATGCGATCGACAGTTTGCGATGGCGTGTTGATTGGTTGGCCCCAATCGTTGAGATCAGCCTTGTATGTGTGTAGTTCGTTCTTGCTGATGTCGTGATTGGTTACAAAACCATAGACGATTAACAGACGCTTGTGTTCGCCTCTCGCGAAGGTGCGCAACTCGACCGGTGGGAAATTGTAGATTTCTCCGGCACCAGTCGGCGGAAAATAATCTCGGCCAAATAACCGGACACGGCGGGAGTTGGTGACGTTGTTATCGTCCTGATCGTTGCTCAAGATCGCCGTTTGCATAGGACAGCACGCCCCGAAACTGTAGTGGTTATGTGGGTCCGTTGTGGACCAGACGCAAAGAAGGCCCCGCTACATTTTCAGCAACGGGGCCTTCGTAGTTACTCGCGAGTGCTAGAAAAGACTAGCGACGACCACGCTTGGCCGGAGCCTTAGCAGCAGGCTTCGCGGCCGGCTTCTTAGCAGCCGGCTTTTTAGCGGGTTTAGCCGGAGCTGCACGACCGCGACCACGCGCCGGAGGAGCCTCATCCTCGTCTTCGTCGTCAGCATCGTAGTCTTCTTCATCGTCTTCCACGTCATCATCGTCGTCGTAGTCTTCTTCATCGCGCGGAGCAGCGCGACGACCACGACCACGCGCGGGCGGCTCGTCTTCTTCCTCTTCCTCTTCGTCGTCATACTCGCTGTCTTCCGCATCGTCAGCGTCGTCTTCATACCCTTCTTCATCGGCATCGTCGAGGCTGTCAGGACCTTCTTCATTGAAGCGATCGACAACCTGAGAAACGATAGTCAGATCATTCTCGGAAAGGGTTTCTAGACCAGCAATGATCGAAGCGATCAGGGCTTCGGTCGGCGACAGTTTCTTAGCTTTAGCCATTAGTATAGTCCCTTGTTGACTACTTGTTGTAGTCTGTTGCGAAGAGGGTTGATCACAGTACCCGAAGGTCAAAATCAAGTCAAGACCCTGGGGTACCGAGATTTATTCGTCGGATAGATCGTCTGAAGTCTGCCCAACCTTCTTTTGGCGAGCAGCAGCCATCAGTTCTATCGTTTCTCGACGTTGTAGTTGCGAGAAGGCTTCCGCGCGCATACGAGGAATACGATCGAAACCATTTTCCTTGAGCGCTTTGGCGTACTTACCGCCAAATTTCTCAGCCAGCACGAAGGTTTTGAACTGCATCCACGTCATCAGTTCAAGGTGCTTGTGTTTAGGCAGCGTTACCTTAAATTTGAGGTGTCGCTTACCTTCAACTTGACCCGTAACAACGAGGTAGCGCCACAGATCGAAGACTGGATCAATGCCACGGCCAAGACCGTCAGGATCGCCCGTCCAGATACGGCACCAATCTTTCAGAAACGGCTGACCCGCCTTGTTCTTGACGTTGGTCAGGCCTTTGAAAGAATAGTAGTCATTACCACCGAGCGGATTAGGCTCGATGTTCAACGCACTACTTACCTTATCTTTCGCGAAGCTACCGGGAGCCCCGTCAACAGCACGTGTCCTAATCCATGTACGCTGCACAGATGATAGCTTGAGGACGTTGCCGCACGCTTCATATTCCGTGGGGCCGTGGGTGACACCCGGCTTGTCACGCAATGAATTAGCACTCACCAGCACCACGCCTTTACGACGGAAGCGACCGGCCACTAACGGTAGCATTTCTGCTAGCTTACGCGCCTTCTCCGACATACCTCCGCTGGAACCCAACTCACGCTCGTCAGCAGCGTCAGTGATCAACGCTGGCCACGAGTCCAAAGCCAAGCACAACTGCGGTTTGGTGTCTTCCGTCAAAAAGATAGCGTAGTCACGGTTAGACAACTTGGCGTCGGGCTTCACGCCACCTTTGCTCATGCCTTCAATTAGAGCTAGATGGTTCTTGTTACTCTTATCAAACCGGAGAACGAACGATTGAGCTACATCGTCCCAGATTTTGTCAGGCAACACCCGCATGGTGGCGCGCAGGAAGTTGAAATAGTTCTCCAGGATATTTTGGTCGTGGTAACGCAGACGCGACATGAGGGCGGCGTCGAAATCCTTCCCCATGGATTGCATCATTAGTTCGTGAGCAAGACTGTTCTCCGCGTCGTTGATACCGCTGCGGATGTTCTGCATGAGGGCTTCACCCAACGTGTGAGTGATAGTGGTCGTCTTGCCCGAACCTTCTGGCCCTACCATTTGGCAGATACCCAAAGGAACCCAACCGCCGCCGTGCAGGATGTCGATCATCAACGAGCCTGACGAGATACGGTCGAGAGTATGGACGCCACCAACCATTTCGTACTTCTTGGCGGCGGTGTCGAATTCGAGATCCAACAAGTAGGCTAGATCATACTCGTTAGCGATGACAATAGAACTACCCTTGCCTGCCTTGGCGCTCACGTCATGCGCAACGACAGCGGGTAGATTACTACCCTTGTTAGCACGTCCGCGTGCGGTCTTGACCGGCGCAGCACGAGCCTTTGTAGGAGCCGGCTTGACCGGCTTAGCGGGTGCGGCCTTTTGGACCGCTTTGGTGGCTCTGCTAACCATGCACTATGATCCCCGAAAACAGTAAGAAGTACCCGGAGGGCGTTGCGCCCTCCGGGCGGCGTCACTCACTCAATTAGCGAGGGCGGCGCTTCTTCTGTTCCTCGCGACCAGCCGGACGCGTGATCGGTCGGCGCTCTTCACGCTCTTCGCGTTCAGGGCGGCGCGCGGGCGGGCGGCGTTCCACACGAGCCGCTACTTTTTCCGGAGGACGCTTGATCGGACGGCGAGCCTCCTCGCGCACAGGGCGCGTACGACGCGGAATAGTGTCCTCGTCAGTATCGGTATCATTATCGTCATCATCACGACGGCGACGTGCCGTACGCGAAGGGATGGCGTCGTCATCCGCGTCCGTGTCTTCGTCGTCTTCCGCATCGCGACCACGAATGGAGAACGATTCCTTCTTGGCGCGCTTCGGACGATCGTCGTCTTCGTCACTACCTTTACCGAACTTGGCAACGTACGCCTTGTTCTTGGCCAGGGAGTCAGCGTATTCCGACAGGTCCAGATCGTCGAATTCTTTTGCGTTCGGATCGATGATCGCGATCAGTTCACGAGCCCGCTTAGCCGCTGCTTTTTCCGAAGGAATAAGGGTAGTCAGCTTCCCTAGATCGTAAGTCAGGAATTGATCTTCACCACCCTTGATGCTGAGCTTGCGCCAGAGCTTTTCAGCACGTTGGATAGTCCACATACCAGCAGGAGTACTGGCCTTCGGGTTCTTAGCGACGTCAACTGCACGACCAAATACCGGATCGTACAGTTCCTTGATTTCGCCACGTTCGTTCTTGTTACCCTTTGTTAGAGTAGCCAGTGTCTCAGCCGCCATTGGCGGGAAAGCCCAAACGCGGCACGGCGTCCACGAAGCAGAGGCCATGTCTTTGAAACCGGTGCGTTGTTCTGCACGCGTCATCGGCGGCAGGCGACGCGGTTGCGAGTTCATCAACTGTTCATCGATGACGTTGCAGTAGAACGTGGCGCGGGCCGTATGGTTGATGTCGCAGAACGGGCAACGAGCCCCCTGGATAAGGGTATTCTCATCGTCATACGCACGGCACGGCACTGGGATGTTAGTCTTACCACCCTCTTTACCGATAATCGGAACCCAGTGAGTGCGTTGAGCCTTGATGGTCCCGACCATGCGCAGAGTACGCAGGTTAGTATCGGGGAATTCCAGCAAGGCAATCAGGTCGTTGATACGTGGACCGTCGTTACCACGACCAACATTGGCGGTTGCCAAAGCTACCATTTTACTTCTTCTTTCTTGATGCGCTGCATGTGCTCAATGCGTTCAAGGCGGCGGTTGTAAATCGCGGGCGAGAACAAGGGCGAGCGTGAGGACGTCATGTGGGTTAGCGACTTCCACGGACCAAAATAAATTAGCATCCGTGGTAGACGTATACAAACACGCTACAAGCAAAGCTTGAGCATTGACACTTGACATCCAAACAGCACTCAAGTTGACATGCGTACCATTTGTGCACGTTCTGCGTTGCTCATGCTGTAGACCAGCGACGGACCACACAGGATTAGCGCCGGGCGCAAATGCTTGAGGCGTGACAGGGCTCTTGTATGCAACCCTTTGTCTGGTGACGTGTGTTCTTCACCAGCGATGGTTTCCAGCAAAATGTCATCTAGCGGCACGGAGCGCGTACCATTTAATGCCAACGCACGATCACGTGAACCGTTGGCGTTGTCGGTCTCGATGTCGAACGCCGCGCCCTCTTGCAAGTTAGCCTTGTCGAACAGTGCTTGTTTGATCCACATGTCAACGTAGGACGCCAACGCACCACGCGTAGCGCTGTAGCGATCGATAGCCGTCAACACCGCCAGTTTGGCTTGCGAGAACGCTGTTTCGTACGATGTACCAACCCGAGTAACACTAGCTTCCTTGGCTTTCTTCGATGCTAGCTTGACGTATTGTTCCGCGATCATGGAGCGCAGCTTGAGAAATTCCTTGAGTGCGTGATCTACAGTTCTTCGTGTAACGAACAACCTCCCGGCGTGCGTAGCAGAAACCGCCATTCCCGTAACAGCCAATGACTCTGAGTCACCCAGCAGCGAAAGCTGAGTAGATCTCTCAATGTCCAGAGTCATATCGAGGAAATGCTGACACATGGCAATGGTATGATCGTGGTTGACCCGGATCGCTAGCAGCGACGCAGAGTCACCAACCAACATGAACCGCACCGCCGCTGAAACGAACCCTTCACGACGTGAAGGTCTGCGCCGCACATCGTTCGTAGCAGTGACGATCAAGCGACTTACCATTTCTTTAGCAAGCGTGGTGCTCTCATTTATAGCCACTAGCGCTGGAGCGATCAACCGATCGAGAGCTGTCTCAAGTTTTCCAGAATTAATAGTAGAAACGTTGATGTCACTGAGCAAGACATCCGTCATGACCGTACGCCTCCGCTTTAGATCTTGGCGATATTTCGGTGCGCAGTTAGTACAAAAGCGTGGTTTAGACTTGTACCGTCCGGTATCGGCATTAACGCCAAAGTCTCCGCCGTTTCGCTAACACCGAAGAGGTGCACAGATGACTCAGCGAACAGATCCGCAGCGTCTATAAAGCTTGTGTACCATTTTGACGCACGCTCGTCGGCTACCGTAAAGAACACCTCCTTTACACCAGCCGCAATAAGGCGCGCCGCACAGCTTGCACAAGGCATGCGGGTGATGAACGCTGATAGCGTTTCAGACGGCGAACGCAAGTATTTGTTGTACTCAGTTATTGCTGCGTGTTCAGCGTGGATAACGTGGTCTTGCTTGTCTTCTAGCGCCACACCATCAGGAATGGTATTCCAACCAATACCCATGGCAGGAGTCACGGCCGGTGCGCTGTAATACGAGACAGCTTCCTTGTAACCCAAGCCCAGTACACAACCGACTGCACGTTGCGGATCGTTGGAATTGGTAGCAGCTTGTTGCGCTAACATCAGCATGTAAGAGGTATAGTGCCACTCTGGAAAGTGGATGATTTTGTCAGCGCGGAGCGGTTGTGTGGTTTTGGTCATATACTATTTCCTGTACTAGCGAACTCGCTTGGGTGGGCCGATCTTGTCGGAGAAGTCGAGGACACGGCTAACCGCAGCAGGCGGTGTTCCACGCGGCACCCTTCCGGTAGTGCGAACCTCTTTGGCGATCCGTTTGATGTCATTGGGCGCGTTGACATTTTCAGGTGCTAGACCGCGTGATTCTATCCTTTTCCAGTACAGCGCCATCTTAGCCCAATCGCTTTCAGGCAGCGCAGCCGGAAGAGCGTTAGCTAATGATAGGCGACGTAGCGCCAACATGGCCAAGATTAGGTGCTTGCACATGCCTGGACGTAGGAAAGGGTTCGTTTTGTTGGGCGGCGATTGACCAGCACCAAAAGGTTTCGGCGCGTGCCCGTTCTTCCACAGCACGTAGTGGTGGTAGAACTTGAACCGATGACACGAACAGAAGACTTGAAAAGTCTTTTCACCGTTAACATTAGTAGCGGCAAACGATCGTGAGAGTTGGATGTATTGGACGTACTGACGGGGGAACCTACCAAGCGGGTCTCGGCCAAATTCAGTTGGGTCCGTAGTGCGCGTACGAAACCGTATACCCCAGGGGGTTTGTGACGGCTTCATTACCTTTAGTGTGGTGTTGTAGGTCAACCCCTTGTCGCCTTTGAACGGCGCACCGTGCGCGTTAGCACGCGCCCAATCTTCACGTGGGAAGTTGGATCGTGTCCGGTTCAGTAGCTCGTTTACAGTGAATTTGCCGGGACGGAGTTCACTGTTAGGCGTTACCTTTTGTCTCAAAACTGGCGGCGAAGCCAGCGGCGGTAGCTGCGTCCTGACAGGTCGCGTAGGTTTGACCGGGGCGGCTGTTTTTACTGGACGCCCTGGTGGTCGCACAGGACGCGGAGGCGGACGTATAGGCTTCTTGGGAGGGGGCATGATCGAAGACTTCCTCTAGCACAGAGACTTTGCGCCAGAGATGGCGCAAACACGTCTAATCGTCTTACCGTTATCCATGCGGCGGAACATGAAATGTCCCGTATGCGCACGTGGATACGTTGAGTGGAAATCCACCGTCGCCGTAATATCGTTACGTACATAGTGCCCACGTGAAACAGTAAGCGTTTCAGTGTCAGGTAGCAGCAACACAACAGAGCGTCGGTGCAACGAGACAACACGGGCAACGAAATAACCACGCGCGTTGACGAGGCGGCGTGGTTGGTTGAGGTCAGGGTATTTGGTTAGGATACGCGCAGCGGCTAGATCTAGTGCAGCAGGCTCGCGGATCAACGCGTCAGCCCTCTCTAGCGGCATGTCCTTGCGCACACACTGTAACCATAGACGTTTCGTCGCTATGGCTAGCGCGTCTACCGGTGCTGCCGGTAGCGGAATACTGTTGGCATGTAGTGTAGGGTTATTCACAGCTTGAACACCACAAAGAAAAAGGCGCGGAACGTTGAGGGCTCCGCGCCTTTGTTTCGTCGCTACCTTTAAACTAAAAAACAGAGGTTAATCTTCCTCCGCCTCTTCGCTTTCGTCATCCGCACTAACCGGTTGTTCGTCCAGCGGAGGATCGCTGTAGACATCCATCTCCGGCGGACGTTCTGCGTTGAGCCGGGTCAGGAAATCCAGATCATCCGGTAACTGCACTAGCCATGACGAAACAGTAGGTGCGCCGCTAAGCTCGTTGAGCTGTACCAGAGCCGTTTCAATAGAATTGTAGACTTGAATGGCCGAACGGTTCAGATCTTCGATCGCGGTTTCAACACGACTGATTTCCGCATTCGAGCCAGCAATCGACGTATCCATACCAGTAGCACTGGTGACGTTGGCACGTTGTTGCAGACCGCGCAGCCGGATCTTGTCGGAATCGATTTGGGCAGCAAATCGACGGAACCGTGCTACCTTTTTCGTCAGCACTTCACCGTTAGTGGGGATGCTTTCCGGATCAACGTTCTTTTGACGCTCTTCTTTGTTTCGCTTGCGCCGTTTGGCGGCCCATTCGCTGAACACGATCGAGTTATCCGGCGATAACGTGTCCGACGTGTTGCTGTCCGATAGCAAACCAACCGGAGTATCGTGCGCTTTTACGAAACGGTAGTAGTTGGGCAGACTGGCCAGCACATTGTAGCGCAGGGCTTCGTCGAAAAGTTCTTCCGTCCATTCGATCTGTGCAACTAGCGTACGCGTCGATCGCACGAGTTCGATTTGTCGTGCCCCACTGTTGAACACGAAGCGATCGCTCGAAATAGTACGAACAGCCAGAAGCGACGGATCAAAATCCGTAGCGCCGCCAGATGACGTAGGCGGCTCCGCGAACGCCAGTAGCGTCGAGAGGTTAGTATTTTCTTGTTGGGCCATCGTACCTTTATCCCTTGGGAAGATGGGCGCGCCTAAAGGAGCAAGGCGCGATCTGTGATGAATGTACCTAAGTAAACTAGCACAAGTGGTATGCGCTGGTCAAGACTAACGCAAAACCTGCTAAGTTGTTCCGCTGGTGAGCTATAAGCTTGACTGTTACGTCGTTGTCGGTGCGCGGCGAGGCCGACCGCGTTTGCGCCGTATTGGAACGAGCGGAGTCATGTCATCGATCGGACGAGAAAGGTAAGCTGCGATAGCGCTGTCTAACCATGCAGGACGCTTGTTAGGATCGCGCAGTGATTTGACATCCCTACGCGCCCAAGAGTGCGGGTTGGTTGGATCGACAATGCGGTTATTAGCCAGCAAATACCCTTTACGTACTTGCCACTGTTCCTGGGTCAGCAACGCACCAACAGAAATGGCAATACGTACCTTTTTGTGTGAAACGTACGCCATACCATCTGGCGTGATCATGACAACTTCACCAAGGTAGTAGTTGGCGATGAAGTCAGTATCGTGACCCGCTTGACTAGAGCCGTGGTAGCGCACGTTGACGTACACTTTTTGTCCGAAGTGGAAACCAGCGGCGCGCGTGTCGATCTCGCTAGCCATCAACGCAGCAAGTGGCGCGAGTGCAGCAGGTGGCATGGCGGCTAGCAGCCGTGATACATTACCATTACTAGCGGCTTCACGTAGGCTAGCGTCGAACGCGTTGATAGCGAAGTCTTTACACGTCTTGGACTTCGCTACGATACCGACGTTGAGGCCGCTGCACGTAGTCGGGTGTCCTTCCGGGCTCGTGCGGATGGCCAGAGTGTCGAAATGCACGCATGAACCGCAGTACACCGGGACAGCCACAGCCGCCTTGGTGGGCGTCCATGTCTTCTTTACTGTTTTTGTTGCCATGGTGTGAGGTCTCAATACATGCCAGTTTGTGTCAGGAGTTTGGACAAAACAAATTTTAAGGTAGGTCTATACTTAGGATCAACCGGCTCAGTCACCTCTGTGCCGTTTGTTCGCGCAATCACCAGCCTTGGCGGATAGATATATTTGTTATCTTCGCGCTGCACTTGGATCGAGTGCGTAGGCGTGGGCTCTGACGACAATTGGCCACCGTAGGTAATATTAGTCATCCGACGTTCCCAATCGTCGGCACGTCCAGCGTATACCTCGTCTGTCGTGACGTTGTAATACACTACCGTTAACGGTAGTGCTGATGTGTTCTCGTGATTGGCGATGTGCATGATACGGTAGAAAGCACCACTCTTGTGTTGCCAAATAGAGTCGATCAACCGTGTTGGCACAACTCCGAACATTCTACGTTGTTCGTCTAGGGGCGGCACAACACCTTCTGGTGTGCGCAAAATGTCCATGAGAGGCGACACCGCCAAATCACTCATGAACAATGCGTCTAGCTTTTCTTGTTCCGGCAAGACGGTGGCTGAAAATGGTATGGTATAATACCGCTCATTATCAGTCAAGTCATTGGGAGCGCGACGTAGAACCAAGGTTGCTGGGTAGTCTTCACGATCGCCCGCGTTAGCGATGGCGACAAGTTGAAACGTGAAGCCGTCCAATTCAAATGCTGGCGCGGTTGGATTCGCTGGGTATGGGTTACCATGCCTGTCGGTGCGTACCTGTGACATACTATTTATCCCCTATCTGATCAGCCCTAGTTGACGCGCTGCGTAGCGTATCAACACACTAATAGTAGCGGGACGACCCCGCGTGTTGAATTTGGCAGCTAGTGCATCCAGCAATTGCTCGTCGGCTTCTGACAGTTTAGCGGTCAATTGCCGCCGGCTGTCTTTCGCTACGGTAAGACCACTTTCAAATGCGCGCTTAGCTTCACGCACGACGGCAACAAATCGTTTCAGGTGCAGCGGCGGCTCGCGCTGATCCACTTCGTAGTGGTGAATTTCCTTGTGGCAGGTTCCGCATATACGAACCTGCAACCCGTCCTTCTTACCACCATAACATAATGGTACGACGTGGTGGCTATCAAGCGTTGCAGCCACACGACCGCACGCTGAGCACGTTTCCATACGAACCTACCTTTAAGTAGAGGTTCGCTACGGAGCCTCCAGAGGATCAGACAACAATTTGGTTATGGCTAACGGATCAACGCCATGATTAACAGCGGTGCGCAACTTGTGCCAGCGCGTGATGCTGTAATGCATCCGCTTCAAAAGGGTACGTTTGGCGTCAACCGTCAAATCCTTACGTGCCGAAATACTAAGCTGCACGAAAGATCGCCCGGTGTTGCGCTCTAGCGCCTGCACCACTTCGGAAGGCATAGCTTGGCAGGCCTTGGCCAGCGTATCGACGATCTCGCCACGCATAGCCGCTACGATGGTCGCAGCGCGCCCGATAAGGTGGATGTGGCCGGGGAGTATCTGCGCCGCTGTAGCGCGCTTGGTAGAGGCTTCACGGGCCGCTCTAAGGTTGGCCTTCTGTAGGTCCAATGCGGCGGATGATAGCGCTAGGCGCATGAGGTTATGGCGACTTTGCTCGGACACCAGATGGCGGTGCGGTGCGAGCGTACGATTAACTTCGGCCTCAACGCGTGAGACTAGTGTTTTGTAACGGGGTTCGTGTGTCGTCGCCACCGTCAAACCAATCGATCGTACCGCATTGTCGCTCAGCATCAACACTTCCGCGTTAGTCGCAAGCCACGCTACCGTTACATCGCGACGGAAACGCTGAGTGATGAAAAACTCGTTGAGCAATAGATTGTGGTCGAGACTGTGGTCGCCCTTCTCCTGGCGACGTGCACGAATGCACAGAAACTCATGTGCGCGCTCGCGGCTGAGTTTGCACACCAGCACGGGCTTCTTGCGCATAACGATGAGAGTACCATTAACGACTTCAGCGTTCAACTTACGCATAACGGATAATGGTAGAGGGCGTGTCATCTGCAACATGATATCCATGCGGCGGATGGCGGCACGCTGTACAGACAGCGCTTGGGCGTTGTAGATCTGATCAGCCTTGATCGTATCGACCATGGCTTCCGGGGAGTACTCGTTGGGTGTGTCGCGCTCGGCTAGCTCCTTGTAGTACAGATCGGCGAACACCTTCATCTGTTCGACGTGGTGTTCCTGTACGATGTACTGTTGTTCGCTGCGCGCGGCTATTGCGATGTTTGCAATAAAGGTAAGAGCCTCGCTGTCGTCGGTGCGCATCATCTTGTTGACTACACCTAGCACGGCGTCCGCTTGGGCGTGGTAACCAAGCATGGTGGTCTGTTCTTGCACCTCGTTGAGGTTGCTAGGGGTGATCACCCCGACAAAGTACCTGGGGTCGAGCGCTGGGCGTACGCGGGCCATGTATCCCTCGGAAACAGAAGAAGGTCGGAAGCCCATTGCGGACTCCCGACCTTTCGGTGTTGGTACTAGAAAAGGTAGACAGTTGGTTTACTTGGAGGCGGACCGCTTGCGGCTGGCGTCCAAGAGACGCTTACGTTCCGTAGCGCGGTCCGCCGCTTGCGCCGCCAGCACCTTCGCCCGGTTGTCCACCTTGACCGGCTTGACCGGCTTGGTCAGCGCCTTGATCAGAGCTGCACCTGGCTTCTTCGGCTTGGTGGGCGCGCTAACCGGCTTTTGCGGCTTGCTGGGAACCTTGGAAGCCGACGCTAGGGCTTGGGCCGCCTGCGTGGCCTTAACGGGCTTGCTGGGGGCTTTGCTGGGCTTGGCGACGGGCGCGTCATCGTCATCGTCATCGTCGTCACCGGCCGAGACGTTATAGCTGGTCACGCCACCTTTGCCGGCCGTGTATTGCTTACCGGGCGCTTGCGTACCCTTTCCGGTGGCGATGGGTTCGCCCTTCGGCAGCGGGATCATAGCCGGGTAATGGGTCGGGGTGCTGTCGCCATTCGACACGCCGTGGTCTTCGGTGACGACGCGAGCCACGCTCAGCGTGGACAAGATATCGATGTGGATCACGCGGCGCGGGAACATGGTGATCTGATTCAGGATCGCGCCCGCTTGCTCGACGGTGTCGAACGTGACGGCTTCGCGAGGATCTTCCGTCGTGCCGTACGCCCACGAGAGGCGCGGGTCCATACCGGGGCGCAGCTTCAGGTATTGCGTACCGTTAGTGACGACCACACGCGGCGTAGCGTATGCGGCTTCTTCGCCACGCTCGCGTTCGGCCCGGCACAGCGCTTGATAGTGCGCGTCCTGCGCCTTCTGGCGAGCTGAAACGGTAGTCAGTTGCTTGCGCAGCGTGACGCACTCCGTCTCCAGCGCTTCGGCGCGGGCGTGCTGGCGCTTGGCTTCCTCCAGCAGGTTAGAGAAGCGAACCGCCGCCTTCAGCGCAGCAGTCAGCAGGTACTTGGGCGTAATCTCCGGAGCCTGTCCCGGCTCCTCGTCCCCGACGTCCACGAAACGCTTGGCCATAACGGTATGACCAGCAGCGTTCTGGACGGGGATCAGTTCGGTAACCCGAACGGTTCCGGCGGCAGCGCACACCAAGCGAACGGCTTCGGCAAGCATGGCGTTATCCGAACAAGCCTTGGCCACGACAACGTCGAGCTTTTTCGGGTCGGTCGTACGGATGTAGTCAGCGCCGAAAATCTCCATGGCCTTGCGGGTCATCTCGGCGTGATCCATTTGCGCCGCGATGAGAACCCGCTTCAGATCCGAGTCCGTGCTGATCTCCAAGGCGGCGGCCTCGATCGCTTCAGCCCGATCGATAATGGTATCGCGCTCGGACGTGTCGGCGCTGAATACCACTTCGTCGAGATGCGTAGCGTAGGCGGCGCTTTTGCTGGCCTTAGCTTCGCGATCGGCGGCGGCGCGGGCCAGCGCTTCGGCGAGTTTACCCCGACTCGGTTGCGGGGCCTGGGGGAAGAGGCTAACGGCCTCGAAAGTGTCGTCCCCATTTTGGGTGTGGTTGGCGGCGTCGGCTGCGACCGAAGCGGCTTGCGGGCTAGTCATTGGTGGCTCCCTGTGATGGGCCTAGGTGGTGATTGTTCAGCAATTTCAGGGTGATTGACGACTTCCAAATCACCCTACAGGAGAACTGGTGAGTCGTCAATCACATGGTTACTACGAAATTTTGCTGAACGTCCCTAGTCCGCCTCGTCCTCTGTGGCGTTAACTTTTGAGCGACGCTGTGGTTTAGCGGCACTCGTACCATTCTCGGCATTCTTGTACTGCGGTAGCAATGCACCGTTAGCACTTACCTTTTTCAAGGCATCGCTGATACGGGCCGTCGGATCGGCCCTCTGACTCTTGAGCAACTTAGTCTCGGCGGCAAGTGCAGCTAGCTTGCTCTTTAGGTTGGCGGTGTTCAGTGCGTCCAGTTGTGAAACAGTAAGACGCCAGATGGTCTGGGCGTCTTCGTGGTTCACCTTCAAGGCGCGCTCAATCATCGCGACCTTGTCACCAGATTTGGCTTTGATAATCACGACCAGCTTGTCGAGGTTGGTCGCTGCCAGAACCATTAGGTTTAGGCGACGTGACTCAGCGATGTTGTCGCGGACTAAAGCATCGATCAATCGCTGCTCAAGCGCGACGCGATAATGGTACCATCGCTCCAGCATATCTACAGGAGATGTAGCCAGGAAAGTAACTTTAGCCGTCTCCGGGTCATCCGGGTTCGGTTCACGCAACGTGGTCATTGCGCGGTAGGTCTCGCTAATCGTCAGCTTCTTGATAGCTTTATCGTGCGCCGCCTCGCTGCGTGTTTCAATCTCGATCATGATCACCCCTTCTGACGAAAGGTTGTCCACGCGATACACGCCGTCGATGGCCTCAAGATTAGCCTTCCACGTCTCATAGCCACCCGCCGTCCCCAACGGCAGCGCGGTTACTGAAATGATAGAACCACCGTTGCGCAGCTCCTTGATTGTGTAAGGTGCTTTCCAGAAGACCTTACCCGCACCCGTAGCGTGGTAGGCGTCCAAGTCCTCCTTAGCCACCTGTGGAAGAGCGCCCCACCGGTGCATCAGTTGCAGCTTAGCGGCGGCCTTCTTACCATTACCACGTGTACGGAACAGCGTCTCGACACACTCGATTAGGCTTTCCAATCGATATGGCGGCATGTTGCACGACACACCGACCGCCGTACCCTGAGAGCCGTTGGCAAACAAGAATGGTAGATGTGACGGTAGATAGATCGGCTCCTTGTCTTTGCCGTCGTAGTTGGGGATGTACGGAATGACGCTGTCATCCATATACGGCTTGGGCACAAGGACTGTATCCGCTAGACGAGTCAGGCGGCATTCGGTGTAGCGCATGGCAGCGGCGCTATCTTCGTAGTCGCCCCAATTGCCTTGGCCATCCACGAACGGTGAACAGCAGCCAGCCCCGTTGCTCATGCCTACCATTGCATCGTAGATCGACGAGTCACCGTGAGGGTGGAAGTTACCCATAACCTCACCGACGACCTTAGCCGCTTTAGTGTGCCCGCTATTGTAATGCAGACCCATGCGGTACAAGCCATAGACGTTGCGCCGGTGCACGGGCTTAAGCCCGTCGTTCAGACAACTGATAGCCCGCTCTTCCACGGTGTGCTTACCATACGCCAGCATGTTCTCTTCGGCCGTGTCGCCGAGTTTAACAGTAGCGAAAGCTTCGATGCGCTTCAGGTCATTGGCGGCGGCACGCTTGGTTTTGCGGATGACGCCACGTACCACATTGTCCGTATCACGGATTGGGCCAGTTCGCTTAACTGTAGGCTTCGTTGGCCTTACAGGTTTCTTTGGCGGTCTTGCCATTACTATTTCCTTGTGTGCGCTACTCCGAGCGCGTCCCCGATGATACAGCAGTAGGCGGACACATACAAACGCCCGCCTACGTGAGTGCAGCTTACGCGACGCCTAGCAAGCGCTTGCGCGGTGCTACATCGTTACCCATGACCTGAATGAGCCTGTCAGCCCCTTCTGGTGTGATCTGGATAAGCTTGCGCGTGTCTGGCTTGAACACCAGCGGACGCATGTCCGGCACGTTGATCTCACCCCAGCCCTTGACCCGTGTAACGGTAGGGTTCTTAGCGCCTAGAAGGTTGATGGCCTCCTGGCGTGTACCCGCGAATACCGTTTTCGCGCCGCTCTTGGCTTGGAAAAGCGCATCACTGACGACGTAGACACGCCCCTCACGGATTAGATCTGGAACGATCTTCCACAACAGCACCAGCAGTAGATTAGCGATGTGCTTACCGTCCACGTCGGCGTCCACTAGCAGTACGACCTTACCCACCCGGCGCTTAGCTAGCGGGCCATTCTTGTTTTTGGGGTCGTAGCCAATAGACCGCAAGATCGCCTGCACCTCGTTGTTGAGCAGCGTGGTCTCTGGCTTACCTTTAAGGATGTTGGAGACCTTGCCGCGAAGAGGTAGAATCTGCTGAAACTGTACGTCGCTAGCTTGCTTGGCAGAACCGCCAGCCGAGTCGCCTTCGACAAGGAACAGCTCACACTCTTCTGGCTTGTTGCTGCGTGAGTTGCGTAGCTTGGACGGGAGCCCGTTCGTTCCGCGCTTGGTTCCTAGCGCCGAAGCGGCCTTGGCACTAAGTTTGTAATCGGCGTACATAGACGCCAGTTCGTTCGCCTTCTTGATGATGGCGCGCGCTAGACTCTTGTTCTTGTCGAAAAAGGTAGTGATCTCTTTAATCACCGAGTCATAGACCAGCTTTTCCGCTTCAGGGCTGACTAGTTTTTCCTTGGTCTGACTGGAAAACTTCGGCGATTTGATCTTCACGCTCACCAGCGACAACATCCCAGCGCGGAGGTCTTCCGGCCGGTAGTTCTTGGCGTAGTCGCCCTTGGTCGTGGCGTGTTTGCCGATGGCGTCGGAAATCGCCTTCTCTATACCTTTTACGTGCGTGCCGCCGTCAACCGTACGAATACCGCTGACGTAGCTCATGCTGAGTTCTGACCCAGAGTCCGCCCACTGCAACGCGATGTCAGCACTGGCGGTATTGATGACGAACGGCTTACCAAGCGGTTCGCGATCTTGCAGGTTGTGCGCCAACCAGTCGGCTAGGCCCTTCTTGTGTTGGATTACCTTTTTGACCTTAAGCGGTGCTATGTCTACGTGGAAGGCCATTCGCGGGTTGATGTAGGCCAGCATCTCCAACCAATCGAGGGTTGGCTGCCAATCAACGTCACTGGGCTTCACGCCCTTGAAGATTTCCGGATCATAACGGTAAGTGACCTTGGTTCCGGTTTCGCCCTTGGGCACACGGCCAACTACCTTCAGGCGCTTGGTCGTTACACCAGCCTTGAACTCGGCGTGATGTAGCTTACCATCGCGCTTGATGTCCAGCATCAAAAGGGTAGACAGCGCTGTAACAGCCGCCGCACCGATACCGTGGACACCACCCGATGTGTCATAACTAGAACCAGCTGTGGATTTAGCCCCGGCGTGAAGTTGCGTGAATGCGATCTCCGCCGCCGACATCTTCGGGTTGCTCGGGTGCGGCGCTACGGGAACACCACGTGCGTTGTCCTCGACGATAACGGTACCGTCCGCCCTGACAGTGAACACGAGCTTGTTGCCAAACCCCACGCCCGCTTCGTCCATGACATTAGCGATTAGCTCAGCGGCTAGATGGCGCACGGATGTAGCGTCGTTGCCACCAATATAAAGGGTAGGGTGTGCCCGAAGCTTTTCCCGATCGGTCTTGAGCCACACGATAGAGCTAGCATCATATGCCCTACTCTTCTTAGCGGTCGCGACCGCTGGCATATCCACTTGCTTGACCGGCTTGCGGGGTGCGGAAGTAGTTACCGTTTTGATTGGTTTACGCGGCGCAGCCTTGACGGCGACTTTAGCCATTTAGCACCCTATTGCTGATAGGCTGGTATTGTACCATGGGAGGGTTCCCTATACAACGACCATTGATTTCTTTGGCCTTTTGCTCACTTGCCGCAAGCACTTGGCGTATGAGCAAATTAGCAACACGGTTCCGACGCTAAATCGACAAAGAAAAACCCGGCTTATTGGGCCGGGTTTAGTTGGTATACCGTTTTATACAAACGAGTTACGTAACGGCCCTGTGTAGTCCGTTGGCTCTGGAAGACCTAGCGTCGCGAACGCCGCCGTGAGCCTATCGACAATCACGTGTCCCGCGACGTCGAGACGTAGAGCTTGCTCATCCCCGGCGAACTCTCCGGCTAATAGTACGGCAGGCTTATCGCGCACGGGTGTGTGCCAAACCTCCCAACCACCCGTGCGCGTACAGAGCACTTGGACGTTAAACGGTAGGTTGGACAGTGCCGTGCGTGGAAGCTCTGGCGTCGTGATGTACACGTCGTGGTAGGAGAGGGTCAGCTTCTCATGCGGGACATTACCGCACGAGAATTCTTGCCGCACGAGACACCCGGCCCATACGTTAAACGGTAATAAATCATGAACGATGTTGCGCATGGGCTTACCTGTCTACAGTTTTACGAGGCCGTCGGTGCACGTGCGGATCAACCACAGAGCACCTTGCACTTGCGGGTGCTCACGGAAGGTAGAACCACATACACAAACAGTGTTTTGATCCGCCCGACGCCAGTACCCGAGCTTAAAAGCTTCAAAGTCGCCCGGCGACATTAACGAAGTATTGTTACCATTTTCATCATAGCCAAGATTGTGCCGCATAAGATCTGTCATGCCACGGGTCATCGGAAGTTTTCCTTAGTCACCGATCCGTCTGGCCAAAAAATGGTAATGCGTCGACCAAGTCCGCGAGCATAGCGAATAGTTGACCACGTCCCGCTACGCAGTACTTCACGACCACTCGGCGTCGCCAACAGACCTAGTACACAGTCATCCACGATCTTTCGGTTGCGATGCAGGTACGGGAGTGGATCATGCGTAATCGCTGCGCCTCGACAGAAGGCGCGCTTGCTGTCGTTATCCGGGATGTGCAGGGCCGTCAACCAATCGTACAGTTTCGCACCTTCATCCGCGAAAGCGTCTCCACCGACGCAGTCACCGTGATGGAGAACTAGCTCGACACCATGCACTTTGGGTAACTGTAGCTGGTGCGTGCGCAAGGTGCGCAACAATGCACCGCCCTGCATCGGAGTTGGTCCATCTTGCGATCCGGTGAAGCCATAGTGTCTGTAACTGGTCGTCATGGGTTTACCATGTCCATAGGGATACACAATGGTATCACACCATCCGGTGTATCTGCAAAGAGTCGACCATCAGGAGCCGCCACCACTTGTGAAACTACGACATAACCCATCGTCGTAGTGGGATCACCAACCACAAGCTCATGGGTGTCCGTTAGATAAGCCACCTCACCGTGATGAAGCGCTGATTTGGGCGGAGATGATCCACGCTTAACTAAGAAACGGAGATGATTAGCCATGTTAGGAACCTCTATTAGTCTTTCTGTAATCGGCGCTCTAGCGCGCTGTAGTCAGTGCTGATCAGCACGTTACCGTTCTTACGTAAGAACGCTTCCTTGATCTTGCGGCCCGCTTCTGTACGAATCGGGATGTTCTGTATATGTGGCGTGGCCGGAGTTTCGCGTTTGGTGTTCATGTTACCTTTACCTAAGTCAAGAGGCCTTCGTGACGATCCTCTTCCACGATTACAGCAGCTACCAGCGCTTCTAGTTCAGGCGCGATGGCGGCTAACTCCGTCACTAGGTCGCAGGCTTGCCGATCTTCGGGTGTAGGGCCGGGGCGCACAATCACATTGACCACGTGATCGGTGAATACCATTACGATCTTATCCACGATATCCATACGGGTCGTATAGTCCGCGTGAGTACGCGGTGCATCACTACCCGGTATCTTCTCGTGAATTACCATGTTTAGCCGAGTGCGCAAGTCCCGTACCTCTCGCGCCACTAGGTAGCATTCTCGCTCGCGCGCCGGATCTCTAGGTGAGGCTCTAAAGGCGTGTTGTTGCACTACCGTTATCAGGGAAGCTACCAAGAGCGGAGCTAAGTCAGAGCGCGGGCTTTTGGCCGGTTTCTCCCAAGGCTGTTTCGCTCTAGGTGTGTACGACGTGTTTCCCATATCAGTTACCTTTGATTTATGCGACTAACAGCGTCGTAGCGCACCAAATCCATGATTTGCTTGAGCGTTGCGTTTCCGATGATAGTTTCGCCATGTAATAGTAAACAGTGAAGGTCGAGGCTGTCTACCTTGGTCAGCAAGGTCTCGTCTTGTTTGGTCAGGAACTCCGTGGTGTTGTTATCTGCGGCCATTACTATTTACCTTCGATGGCTTTTGCCACGGTATCGATACCGGGATGTGCAATCGGTGCGACGTAAGCCCAACCACCAGTATAAATGGTAGGTGAGCACGATGCTGTGCCGTTGGAGTGATACCAGCATTGCGCCGCCGGAGCCCACTCTAGCGCAATCAGACCGGTGTAGCGGCGATCGTGATCGATCATGGCCAACCAGTGCAAACCGCACTGCCGAATGTGCTCGTTCGGTGGTACAACAGTAACCGTGCGTGGATCTTCACGAACCGGCGCGTGCTGCGTTGGTAGGTGGTTGTACTTGACCATTGTACTGTTTCCTTTACGGGATTGCTTTACGTACCGCTGTACGCAACTCTTTAAACTTCTCCATGTTCTCAACCAGCTTGACGACGGTCTCTTGGGAGAAGTCTCCTTGGATGGCTTTCAGGCCGAACTCCAGATTGGCGTCGCAGTTGTCCAAGACAAATTGCGCCTGCTCACGCGTGAGTTCGACGAAAACGGTAGATTCATCGTTGTGGTTGGCCGTCATGGCTTCTCTCGCGACGTATTGTAAGTTATGACTGCCTTCCTGTAATGCGCGTTGGCGTATACTGTTTTCGTGGTCTTGGCTATAAACAGTTGATAAGACGGATCGATTACCGGGTCACTATTTGGCGTACGTCCTGTAATAGTACCAGCATAGTGCCAAACTAAACCAGACGGGCTACGTGGATCAAGCCCAGCTTGCTCGCGACTGACGAATATTCCTGTACCATTACAGCGACGACAACGAACTAAATCGCCGTAAACACTTAATGCGCCATATTTCCGGCTACTAACGTAGCCGGAGAACCCTGAGCTGTCACAACGTTTGCATTCATAACCCATAACGCCTCCATTGCTTATACGTAAGCGCGTTCCGCTGTGTCGTGCTCGCGCCAATCGCTAAACGGTACCACCACGATGATATCATCTTCGTTTTGATCAGTGGCATTTTCTGCTAGCCAACCCTCGATGGCTTTCGCCATGGATGTTGCGGTTACAAAGGAGTTGTAAATAACACTACGATCATCCAAGCCTTCCGTGCTGCCGCTGCGGTACTTAATAAGGTAAGATCGAACGCAACCATGTTCAGACATTACTATTTCTCCTAATGCAGCGTGCGTGGTGCGTCTTGCTCGTTGTTGTCAGGCTCTCTGCGCCACATCGCTTCCAACGTGATCTTCCATTTCTTGACGTCATCCACGCTGACTTGATCGACCATGCCGAAGAACATCGTCTGTAGCTTCTTAGCGTTGATCAGTGCGTATTCAAGGTTGGCTAGAGCTTGTTCCTGCTCCGGCGTCAGATCCTTGGCTTCCTTCAGGAAGAAGTCTAGGAACTCGCGAGCTTGTTCTAGGTCCAGCGATTGTCGCATGCTATTTACCTTTATGCGTATTGTGGAAGTATTACCGGGATCAGTTCGTTCAAACTATACCAGCGGTAATACGGCGGGTTTTGGTCCACAATATTCTGACGCAAGAACGCCACGTCGCGAGCCACGCCTTCTGGTGTGTTAAGGCCGCGTGTGATCAACGATGCTTCCCAGGTTTCCTGTACGTCTGGATTGTACGGTGTGGGTTTGTAGCCGTACTTACGCGCCAGTTCTCGAAACACCGGTAAATCTGGAAATGGTATTAAAACTTCGCGGTTGGGTGGATCGTTCGGTTGTCGGAACGGGTTGTTAGGGTTGCTAGCCACCAACACCTTGAACCAAAAACGGTACACGGTCATGCGAACCTCCAGTGAATAACGAAACGCCCCGACCATGAGGCCAGGGCGTTGGATTGATGGGGGATTGTAGTCGATGGTCGCAGAAGTGTCTAGCAGTGCTCCCAACGCTCCTGCATAAGGGCGATTTGCTCTTGCGGCACGCCATGGACGCTCCCCCACGTCCCCGTGGCCGTAATGACCCGCAAATCGGCCCCGTAGCGCGAAGCCATGGCGTAGTACACGTGCATCTCCCAGAGTGAACAGAAGGTGTTGGCGACCACGACAGAGCTATCGTTACGCAGAGCTTCATCAACTTGCGCCGCGCACCAGTCGTGAGCGAGCTTCTGGTCTTCACGTCGATAAGTGTAAACACCATCGACAACAAAGAACTGGTCCGCCTCAAAATGACGAAGCGCCGGGTCGGTGGCGCACATCTGCTGTGCGAGCGTGGTCTTGCCGCTACCTGGCAAGCCACGAATAAGAGTAATGGTACGACGATCGTTCACAGTGCCCCCTGATTGGTTTAATTGTAAGCCCCGCTGAACGGTTCGATCCACACGTAGGCGTCGGCCTTCTTGTCGGATTTCGCCCACATCATATCCGGCTCACGCCAGGAAAAGGAAAGATCCGCGCGAGCATCCGGATAGGTTTCGAACTCCCAGAAGTCGTGCATCATCTTGATGACCTCGAACGAGGTGAGGCCAAATCTACCCGGATCAAAAACGATAGGCGGTAGACCCGAGACACGATGCGGCACGTCTAGTTGCCATATCGGATCGCTGTCCCGCTCGATCTTGAATTCGCGCCGCATGCGAGCCACGAAATTGTTGATCTCGCTCGTGGCTACCTTTCCCATGAAGTCACCGGCGCGGCTGTAAACGTCGTGGTATTTATACCGGCCGCCTTCTTGCACCGGGTAAGCAACGCCGCACGTGAGCATGATCACCAGCTTGCGCTCGTAGCCTACCAATTTGTCGAACAATCGCATAACAGGTCTCCTAACAACGATCGTAGAGGCGGCCGTTCAGGAATTCGACGATCTTATCCGCGCCGTCCTTCTTGACCAAGGGTCCACGCACAAGGCGCTCCGAGCGGATACCGTCATTGCACGTGGTTGCCCGCATGATATGCGCGAATGCAAACACGTCTTCCGCGCCTCTATCTTCCAAATAGTAGGCCGTGGTTGTGCGCGGCTCGTCCATTTCCGCACTGTCGAAGAAGAAGAGTAGATTTAGGTTCTGTTGGTTGAGGTCGTTGGCCACGCGAATGAGCATGCTGACGATATCGTCCCGGCTGATATCGTCGTTCATGAACAGCAACGGACCGTTCGTGGTGATCAAGCTAACCAGCTTGCCCGTATCCAGGGCCTTAAGCGACTTGTTGAATTCGGTCGAGTTAGGCATGTGTCTATCCTTACCTTAAGTTATGCGGTAGTTGTTCAAATCGTTGGCAGCATTGACGCAAACGTTGCACAAAATAAGCACGCTCGCTCGGCAAACGGTTGCGATGATCAGCGATGTCACGCAACACCAAAACCTGCGTAAGTTTGGCTTTCACTGGTGACAGTAGGACACGCTTACCTTCGCGGATTTCGTGAGTAGGTTTCATGTCTCTTTACCTTTATTGATGTTGCGCGACGAACGCTCGCATGAAGGCCTTAGCCTCGTACGCCTTGTCGAACTTGCGCGTGTGCGTGAGAGTCAGCCCGTTAGCCGTCTCGTAGGTGAACGTCCACGGCGCACCGCTTTCCGTGGGAACGACTTTACCGGGGCGCAACGGGCGTTGTTCAGCGAGCACGGACACTTGATCAGTGATAATAGCTGCGCGGCGCTCCTCGGCGCGCAAATCAGCCAAGCCACGATCGAGTTCGGCCCATACATCATCCTGCGTTGATCGCGGAGCATGAAGAAAGAGGCGCTTGAGAGGCATGTTACCTTTTCCTTTAAATCTCGTCCAAGCGACAAAGCAAATTCAATTGGTCGCGTTGCGCCGTGAAGCTGTAGACAGCCCCGTCGCACTTAAACTCGCCGTCAAAGGCCTGTAGGTCACGCGGGGTAACAGTCACCGCCGCACCTTCGAAAATCAGCCCGTCCGCGCAAGCATGCGGCCAATCATCGCCATTGATAGCGACGGAGGCTGTAAGGAAAGCAGCCCACTGTGTCTTGTCGATCATGTTACCGTTTCCTTATCCCCAAGCGCCGACAGCTTCGGCGAGCGCTAGATATTGCCTGACAGCAAACCGCTTCGCGCTGTGATACGGCCCCGGCCGATAGAAGTCGTACGCTGCGCTGTGGTTCGCCAGAGCGTATGAAGAGCCTTCTTCCTTCATCTGGAAACGGGCGTCACGCTTGGTGTCGTTATATTCGCTGCACATATTACCGTTTCCTTACAGGTACTTGCCAGCGCAAATCGGGCCGATCCCGCGCGCGATCGATTCGGCGTTAGTCAGCTCCGCACCGCAGCAGCCACAGATACCCGTACGCTTGCCGAAGGCCACGAAAGCCGCCTCACGATCCACAGAAAGGGTACGCAGCGCGGTAATCGTGCCTTCCGGCGTCTCATCACGCGGCGTGAACATCCCGTTCAGGTCGATGTGACCGTAGTACTTCGATTGACCATACGGCCCGCCGTCAGCGACGTGAAAGCCGCCCTTGTTGGCGCGGGTGATCTTCAGCGTGTCACCGTTTTCCGTGGCAATCCAGAACGCGGAGCGGCCTTCCGGGTTAGTGCGGTCGAACAATTCGGCGATACCATTACCGACGAGAACAGGGCGACGCCCTTTCTTTTCGGGCGCAGCGTTAGCCGAGTCGGCCATGTCCGCGCGCTTGGTAGCTTCCGCCGTGAGCTTGATCACCCAATCCCATTGGCGCTGCGACAACGCCTTAGTCTCAGCTTGCGCCAAGAGGCTTTTAGCAAAGCCCTGTTGGCCGGGAGGCAGTTGCGAAACCACGGCGGCCAAGGCGGCAAGTTCAGCTTGCAGGAACATGGGGTAACCCCTCAAATCATCAAGTTGCCACCCTTGTAAACCCATTAGCTGTCCATGTCAACCCTAGTCGGAAAAATTGCCAATTAAGGGGTCAAGCCGCCAAGGGTTGGATATTAAGGGTAGACAGCGTAACTCCCTCCCTCGTGCTGACACGCTGGCGCATCTCCTCGATAGCCGCGTTGAGCTTAGCGAAATCTACGCCAATCGGATCGAGTTTGTATGCGGCTTCCGAGTAGTTTCGCACCACCTCGCCAAACTTGTCCCACAACCGATGTGCGTCGAACGACACGATGAGACAGATAGGATTACCGCTCTCGCTCCACGGAAGACAGATCAACCCCTCACCAAGATTCTTGATCAGGAGGATTGAGGCTACCATTACTTGATTGTAGCCGCATTGCTGCGTGTTGATAACAGCAACGCCTTTGTTGTCTCCACCGTTCTCCAGTTTTGGAATCAATTTCTCTGCAAGCTCTTCGACTTGTAGTGTTTCCACGTGCGTGACTCCTATTTTCCGGTTTGCATGATGCGATAAGCAGCCGCTACCTTTGTTTGCATGCGCTTAGCGACATAGCGGTTTTGATAGGTCTTGACCTTCTCCGGGTTGGCCGCTTGCCACCGGCGTGCCTTAGCGGCAAGACATTTGCCGCAATCGCTAGAACGTAAGACGCCGTGTTCGCATGGTTGACCGTGAGCTTTCTTCTTCATTTACCGCTCTCTCGCGGAATTACCGTGTTCTTTCTGCTGCACAGGATCGTACGGATCGCGCGCCCACGGCCTGTACTTTACACGAGAGCGATCGCGAAATGCTGCACGTTGTAGGACATACAGTTTCTTGTGCGTGTTCTCTTCGATGACCACGCGACGTGGTAGCGGTTGCATAATGTCTAGCATGTCTGTTAGGTGCAGCAGATCACGCGGCGCGAGCAAGGTGCACTCGATGAGAACTTGATAATCCTTGACTATCTGACGAATGAGACCTCCGTAGCTACCAATTTCAATGAATTGGATAGCGCCAGGAGCCCAGCAATCGTGCGCATGGATGCATACGGTAACGGGCTTCTTGCTACGCGTGTATTTGTTGAACGTTTTCACAGATAGTGCGATCGTACCTTTATGCATAGGACAGCCGCAAGCACGACAACCGGTGACGCGTTCAAGCTCCACCGGCTTAGCTGTGTCCTCGCAATCACGCACACGACCATCGCCGTGCGGTGTAACGATGAGACCACCGGAGCGCATCAACGCGACAAACTCCGGTGGCATGACCTGAACCAGCTTCATTAGCCTATACCTTTTCTTCGTGTTCTAGCGCCTTCATTTGCAGGAAAGCTTTCGGCGGTACATGGTCGTATTTCGCAGCGTCTTCTTTGAGCTTGGTGTGCGCTGCCATTAACAGTCGTGTCGTACGCAACCATTTCACGTCCGGAACAGTGCACGGTGGCCACATCTCGATCAAGTGCTGTCGAAATAGGTAGAACTCAGGAACAGGCCGCATTAGAGCACCGCGCATGTTGTTGCACGGTTGACAGGCCGCCATCAGGTTCTCCATGGCGTCCGTGCCGCCGTTGCAGCGTTCGACCAAATGCTCGATCGTGTATTGCGAATTGCCGATCGCCTTGACCATCAGTCCATGGCAATAGCAGCACTTACTGTTTTGGGCTTCGCTTAGAACCCGGCCAACCTGTTTACGCCCAAGAAGGATTGTGCGTGCATTGCGCGCGGCATCCGCTTCTAGAAGTGCGGCCACTACGGGCGCGTCTTCGAAAAACGGTAGCGGTTCAGTAGGATCGAACTTCTGTCGGTTCTTACACGTCTGCAATACGGCCATCACCTTTCGCAAGGCTGTATCGCGTCGATATGGCCGCTTGCTGCTACGGTAATTGGCGAAGGTACGTAGCGTCGAGTTGGATAACATGTCCAACTTACCATTTGTCTCAATGGTGATCAGAACGTGTGCAATCTCGTTCTCTGTCAGGTGTTGGATATTCACGTGCCTTAACTTCTCTTTGTCGCCGAACTACGGCGTGATTATGTAGGCGGACAGTATGCCGACTATAGACAGCACGACCCACGTCACAGCACCTAGCTTCGACAACACGAAGCACACCTGACGCACACGTGGTGATTGGGCGCTCTCGGAGTAGTAAAAGGTAACTGACGTGAACAACATCGTCAGTACCCACCAAGCGGACAGGTTCATGTTCTATTCTCCGCGTACGTGTTACCGCCGGACCATACCGTTTTGGCCTTGAGCGCAAAATTGATCTCGTTACCAGTCACATAAGCAATCAACCCGAACCATTCCATGGTGGCTCTCTGCGAGGTTACGCCCATACGAACAGCGCGCACGCTCTTTCCAATGCTGGCGGCGATGTCTGAAAGGGTATACGGCGAACCCAGGATCATCTTAGCCATCGACCAGCGCATAACCTGAATGATACCGTCAACACCGGGCGGGTAGATGGTTGGAATGATTGGGTACCAACCGAAAGGATAGCGGCTAGTGGACAGCAGCAACCTGGGTTTTGGCATCTTCGTATTCCTCAATAAAGGTACGCCAATCCGGTAGATTGACGCCGGTGTCTGCGCACATTTCCTTGTGCATCTTGTCGAGACCATGTTCCAGATCCGCCAAGCGGCCCGGTTTACGTAACTCGCCCATGTTATATGCCGTGGTGAACAAGCTTTTAGCGTAGTGGCGATACACCGGAATGATGTTGAAGCCGATCACAATTGCGCTGATCTCGCGTGGCCCGTTAGACCACGCCAGGATTTTCGGTTCAATGCGGCTAGCGAAATACGAAGACAGCTTGTCGAGGAACACATTGTAGTGTGTAGGGCTACTTACATTTTTCGGCACACCATTCACACCGGGAAACAGAACGGTGAAACCCTCCGTTGATAGCATGGCAGCTTCGACACGCGCTGCAAGACGTTTCCATTGGAATTCGAAGAGCATGGTATTACCTTTAATGCGCCGAGCGTTGATGGAAGGCTTGCCACCCGGCATGATTTGCTTGCCAGTCAGAGGCAACGGCCGGGCGATGCTTATCACGGTCTTCCGTGTGGAACATGTGCTCACGGTTGGTTAGTATTTCCATTCCACGCTCGATTTTCTCGAACGCATAGCGCAGTTGCTCGATGCGTGGATCGACAGAGACCCACTTACCTTGTTGGTAAGCGTAATACTGCGCCACGGGGCGCATAGACATCGGTGCTTGCTCCGCCGTCATGCCTTCAGGTAGGTATGCACGACAGTGAATGACGCGTAACCATACCCTTTGCTGCATGCCCTGTTGTCCAACATCAATCCACGCCCAGAGGGTGCGTTGCACACAACGCCAGCGCTGTTTGATCATACCCATCTCCTAAAACGGTAATAACGTAATCACCACCACATAAGTAGCTTACCAAGCACGCCAAGCGACATGACGCCAAGGATCAACCAATGGGTCCAACCAGGTTTTTCATCGCTGAACCCAAAGGCGTAGGCGGAATAGTCGGAGAGATTATCAATCTGCCGTTTGAATTCAGGCGTACAGTCTTTAGGGTAGATGCGTTTACTGCGCATTAGGCTGGATCCTTCCACAGTTCGCGCACATCGGGAACTTCTAGGATACGTTCCAAGTAGCCGTGTCGGTCGTAGAACAACTGAATCAGGCGCTTACCTTTCCAATGAGGTTTGGCGAGGTCGTAGTGACCAGCGAACGGTCGCACCATGCTACTTGTACCGAGCACGTTACAAACGGAATCATCGGCATTGATCAGCATATCGACAACCATGCCGGCCGCGTTGTGGTTTTCACCGTAGTGTTTTGCCAACCAACTGGTCTTGGGATTATGCGTGATGATCCCGCCGGTGTAGCCTTCTACTTTGGGTGTGTCTTCAGTGTCGTTACGCTCGATGATCATGAGTTCATCGTCACGGTACCCTTTGATGTACATGCCGCCGTGAATAGGAGTCATGCAGTCATGGTGAGAGAGGTCGTCTAGAACGGTGCCCGGTGCAACCGTAAGAGCGTAACGCGGTTCGGGCTTATTATCATTTTTCCGCTCATGCGTCATGTCGTAATACCGCTGCATGACGTATAGGCGAACACCCGTCTCGACGATCTCGACCAACGCCCCGGTCGGAATGCGATGCTTGGCGATTTCCATAATTTTCGTCCCTCTTGAAATAGTAGCGATTACAGATCGCTGGTGGTGTGCGAAAACCGCCAATACTGGCGGATACCCATGCAAACTAGGCAGAACATGCCATAGCCGGTAGTGTAACGGTGTCGATCGCACGGGCACATGGGCGGACCGTCTGGGATCGCATAGACGCCTTCGCGTGGAACTACACCCTCACGCACTACGACCTGTCCAGCCGCATTGCGAGTTAGACCAACGACGATTTCTTGTTGAACCATTTCGGGCATGTTGTCCCTCCAGAACGTAAGAAACCCGGAGCGCCAATCAAGGCAGGCTCCGGGTTAGGAAACAATATTGTACGCAGATACTACACGAGAACGTCGGACGCACCGTCCACGATCGTGTCGTTGCGGGTGTCCTTGCCGCCTTTATAGGCGACAGGGTGGCTACCACCGTTAAGGATCGTCTTACCTGTAGTGCGAACCTCTCCACCAGTTACCGTTATCTTGTCGCCGTTTGTAGTGATGCTAGCGCCGCCGGCCGACGTGAACATGAAATCACCAGCGTCAGTAATCTTGATCGTCGCACCAGCGTACGACAGCAGCATCTTGTCAGCCATAACTGTAAGCCCTTGAGTAGATGAGGGGCGGGTTTCGCAGCACCCGCCCCTCTGACTGGAAAATGGTAGATTTGAAGTCTCACAGGTTAATCCACCAAACACGCTTTCGGATACCCGCCACCCCTGAAGTCATGTAGCCGGTTCCCGTTGTCGTGTTTCCAGACGCGCCAGTGTATCACAAGTGCGCTCTAGGTGCAAACCCATGCGTAGGCGCTTTAGTGCGCCGTAGCCCGTATGGATACCTGATATTCACCACGTAGCAGGCGCGGCATGGGTACCGTGCCTTTGTAGCGCTTCACGTGGTGTGACAGCTCGCCAGTGCTAGTCAGCGGGTGGCGCGTACTGTGCACCTCCAGCTTGCCCAGCAACTTCATCGCAGCTTCGGCGGCGCTCTTGTGATCGTTGCGTGCGATCTTTGTCTCGACCGAGTCCATACCATTTTCTAGAATGGTGTCCCGCGCGATTTCATGTTCATCCGTCAAGGCTAGCGCGCACGTGAAGCCGAGACAGAACCCGACCCAAAGCTCATGTATTTCTTTGTTGCGATAGCCATCCGTCTTTCGCTCGAAATTGATTGGCGTGCGCCGCCCCAGGTGCTCAAACCGCATCGTCAAATTATGTTCGAAAAGGGTATACAGCGCATCACGATCTTCGGTCATGAGCCGTTCGACCGTGTGCTCTTGGATGTCCGGGGTGAGTTGAGCGAGGTTCAGCATGGCTGTTACTCTTTTCGCGACAGGAAGATGAAACCACTAGTTAGGGGTATGTTCTAGGTCTCGACCGTAGACGACGTGGAGGATTTCATCGGCCGTGTTCAGGTACACGGCGCGATAGAATGGTAGTTTAGCGTTTGATTCGTTAATCGCTACTTCGAGACGCGATGAACGCTCCCCGTGCAGCTCTGTACTGATACGCAAAGCTAACGTATCCGCCGTGTACTTGTTGGGGTCCAACTCGTCAGTAGCAAGACGAAATCCAACGATCTGTCCGTGCAGCTTTTCTAGAAACTGGACCGCACCGTCTTTCGGGTATCTGCTGTTATCAGTGTCGTCTAGAAAAATGACCTCGATAGCGGAAAGCAGCCCCTCTAGAATGGTAGAAACATCGCGCGGATAAACGATGCACGAAGATGGGATCATGGTGAGTTGGTGCATAAAATGGTGTCCCTCAGATCACCGGTAGCATTTGTGGTGGCTGACGCGGTGAATGATTAAAGTGTACGGCCCAATAGGCGATCTGGCGATACGGTTGACGCACACCACAGGCCCGCATAGCTATCTTGAACTCAAGATCAGCGCGCGATTTCTCCCACGCCAGTTGCGTAAGGAGCCAATCGTGCAACACGGACGGGGCCAACAAATGATCCATGGGCATGAGAAACTGTAAAAGCCTAGGAACGCTAGGGCCGTCTGTCAGAAATCCAGCAGGGATGACGACCGGGTGATTTGAACCCAGGAAGCCGATTTCGTAAACGATAGGCTGCTGAACGTGCAGCATAGGGAAACCACGGATAGACAGCAGATCAGTACGTTGCGTAATCACCGCCGTGGTAAAGCTGCTCACGGGCTTATCCTTGCTTGGTGCGCTATCAGTTACCTATAAATTAGCTACGCGCACCCAGACACGGAAAAGGGCGAACCCGCGAGAGTCCGCCCTTACCAAACAACGCTAGACGTCCGGACACTAGACCGGAGCTTGTTGCTCCGTCCGACCACGATCACGTGCGCGATCCATACGGTTTTGCGACGTCGTCGGCGTAGGTGGCGCGGAATCGATGAAAGCCGTCATGACGTGCTTGCGCAGCATGTCGAGAGCCAGACTCATACCGCCCGTCTCCGCTTCATGCATTTCGACAGCATCGGCGGCGATCCTCCACAGGTCTGCGCGGTTCCTATTACGCAGATCCCACATGGCGTCGCTAACGGCGTCGTTACTCTTTCGTAGGACATGGAAGACCACAGCGCCGTATAGGAGCGCGAGCGTCACGATCATTATGATACCGTTAATCAGAAGGTCGGCCATAGTACTCGGCGACGGCGGCTTGACGACAACCAAGGTGATCGTAGCCGTCTGCCACAGCAGCATGGCCACGACGACGAAGATATAGATCAGGCTGGAGCGATGCGCCAGACCGATAGCGGCCCAGCGGAAACGATCCCACGTAGTGCTTTCGATAGGTTCCATTATACTATTTCCTTGTTGAGACGTTGAGAAGTTGACTACTCCAACCAGACGACCGCCATGGTCTCTAGCTGGTCGTAACGGGTGTACGGTTCAAGCAACGTCGGATCGAGCACTTGCCCGCGTTCGACGTAGACAAAATGGCTCCCGCTCTGACTGCGTTTACGCAGGCTAGGAACGAGGTGAATGGCGTTGCGGTGGGTGACACGATCGCGCGTCATCGCGCCCATGTATTGCGGCGCTAGCTTTTCTGGGTGGTGGTAGCGCGGATTATGACCAAGACGACGCAACAACGTGATCAGTTCTAGAAAGGTAAGCCCATCTTCGTAATACTGAAACGCCATCCCGGCGGCGTACACGTCGTCGTAATCATCACCGGTTAGCATCGTCACGCAGCACGCCCAGCAATCAGCCGCCTCGGCTTGAAACTGTAGCGGTGGCAAGTTCAGGTAGCGATCGAAGCTATCGCCCATGACGGCGTGGATCGCAGTTACCGGTTCAGGCCACTTGAAATTAGACAGCATGGCGTTCATGTACCGACCTACAGTTTTGGTTGTTGTCCGAAAGGGTCACGCCAAATGTACGGGTCACTACTGTCTAGCCGGATGGCGGCGATAACAGCAACGGCGGTGTCCACGCACTCGTCACAAATCAGCGCATTGACGGGCGCAGCCAGCAAGGTCTTAACCTCGTAGTCCGCCTTGCCACAGAAAGAACAGTAGTTTACTTGCCTGTTCATGGTTTACCTTTTCTACGACGACGCATCTTGCGGATAGCAGCGTGTTCCAGGCGTTGGGCCGCTTTGAGCTTATCGTTATCGACGAGCTTCTGTATAAGCGCGCGTTTTAGCGGGCTAATCTCGATGTACAAACGCCTGTCGGTATCTACGTCACGCACCTCTAGGAGGGGAACTTTTCGCACGGGAATACCCGCTGCGCAGAACGGACAATCGCAGCCTACCGTAACGCTATGCATCACCATGCTGATACCTTTATGCTTCGATAGTCAGCGTCAAAGAGATCCGATCAGCATCGACGCCGATGATTTGCGCAAGCTTCTCGCGCGTCTCATCGCAAATGGTTTGCATCGTCTTCGGCTCGATCGCCGCGACAAGCTCGACGGCGCGCTCCGTAGGTGTCTTAGTGTTCGGGACGTCAGTGTCGTTCTCAATAGACATTGAAGCTACCTTTCTTTGCTTATCTTGCGCGATGACGTTGGGGCACTCGCTATAATCATAACCACCGTCACAGCGCAAAAAACATTCGACAAAGCCACATGAATTCGGCTCGTGTATAAATGGAAGTTGCATTTAGAGCAAGCGCAGTCCGTACACTCCATCTTCTTGATGGAAACAGGGACCGTGTACCCACGCATCTACGAGCGTGCCGTCGTACATGTACAGAGCAACAAAACGATAAGGTGAATTCAAACGTTGTTCCGTAGCTAGTGCCACAGTGGCTGTAAAAATCTTGCGGGCTTCGCTTATAGTCGGATATGAGCTTTCGCCGCTACCATGAGCCATAATCGTTACAACGCGATGCTCGACAGCACCCTCTTCGGGACGTTTAGCCGGTTGGCCGGGATTGTCACACATGACATGTACCTTTTCTACAGAAAAGGGCGGGCTGTTAGGCCCGCCCTCCGAGTTCCTGCAACAGGGTGCTTGCGCGCCCTGTTAGCCGCCGCGCGCTTGCGTAACGGTAGTGATGGTCTTGTTCTCGTTGATCACAGCCGTCTGCGTCAGCTTGGTGTTGTTGCTGTCACGCAGCATCAGGCCGGTCGGCGCGCCGGCCTTCTTGAGGTGATCGCCGAGCGTCTTGCCAGTGGACAGCGTGGACGATCCAGCGAACGAACCCGAGAAGGTCACGGTCACGTCTTCCGTGGTAGCGACAGCCGGAACAGCGGCCGGAGCTTCTTCCGTACCGTTTTCCGGCGGTTGGGCTTCACCTTCCGCGACAGCTTCCGTTTCCGCCGTCTGTTCCGTGACGGGTTCCTCGGCGGCGACCGTTGCGGTTTCAGCGGCCGGAGCTTCTTCCGTGGTGGCTTCTTCCGACGCGGCGGCCACTTCTTCGGCGACCGGCTCTTCGGCGACGGGTGCGGCCGATTCTTGAGCCGACGTTTCGGCGCTCGTTTCGTTGGTGGCGGCGTTGGTCTCAGCGGTGTTTTCCGCCGCGCCGTTTTCCGGCGTTTCGTTTTGATCGGTCATGTGTAGTCCCTAGCTAGGTTGTTGTGTTGGTACGCTTACTATTAACGCAGCCGTCCTAAGCTGCGCGCAACACTGACGAAGGATATCGCTTCTTCAGTATCGTCCAGGCGGAGAGGTCAGCAATGACCTCGTTCGCTTGAAGCTTGTTGTTCAGGGCGTCCATGGCCAGACAAATAGTAGTCTGGCTGGCGATCTGCGCCGTAGCCCCGATCGAAATGGTATTACCGCACGTGCCGATGTCGGCGGACGCTTCGGCGTCGTCGTACAGCATTTCATAGTACGCGGCTTGTTCGCTCAAGTCAAACGGCCGGTAGGCGAAGCTCATAGCCGTGCGCCCGCTGGTCCTGGCGTCGTAGCCGACGCGGGTGTCGAACACCCATTCGACCTTGGGGTTAAGCTGACAGCCCTCTTGCGCGATCTGCTTACGGACCGTCATCGTGTCCACGCACATGAACACGAGATTGGCATAGACGCGCCCACCAAGATACCGTTTCTTGTGGCCAGCGATCTCGGTACCTGTGGCCTCATAAACGCGCTGGCGTAACGCATTCACCTTCAAGCGCTCAATATCATCAGGGCCATAAGGGTACTGGTTAGACAGGTTATGCGGTTCGACCACGTCGTCATCCCACACCGTGATGTTCTCCAGGCCCAGCTTAGCGAGACCCAGGACGATGCTCGACCCAACAGCGCCCGCACCGATCACGAGGATCGACTTGTCGCTGAACTTGTGCGGATCGAATGCACTCAGGTGGCGTATCGTTTCAAGAGCCATTAGCGGCGGCCTTTCTTTGCGGGGTTACCATTCTTGCGCGGTTCCTCTTTTGCGACGAACCGGCGAGCAAGATTGGCGATGTGGGGATGCGCCAGGGAATTATCTTCGAACTCCACGGCTAAGTCAAGCGACGCTAAATGCAGCAATTGCTGGACCTTAATCGGCAAGTCTTCGATCCGACTCAACTCGATAGGATGATACGAGCGATCGGAAATGCCAAGTTTGTCCGCCATGGCTCGCTGGGTTAAACCCAGCTCACCACGCAGTTCGAAAAGTGTATTGAAGCGATACATCGGAAATCTCCTTCGACGATGAAGCTACTGTTACTAATCAATCCTCGTCATCTTCATCGTCGTCAATTTCTCCCTCGTCATCCTCCATATCGTCTTCTTCATCCGCATCGTCTTCTTCATCCTCTTCAGCGGCGAAGTCACCGTTCTCCCAGGTGCGCGGCGTGCCAGCGTCAGCCACAGCCTCGTCTTGGAAGTTACGCAACAGGCTGTCAGGACCATCTTCACCGAAGGTTCCGATAAGATGCTGCCACACACTTATGTGTACCTTTTTCGGAGGTTCTTTGGAGTCCGGTAAGAGCGACCACTTTCCAATATGATCCGTGTCGAATGTACGGTAGTACTCCATGATCGCCAAGATCAGGTTATAGTAGTCATTGGTGCGGATCGCTGACTCGAACAATCGATCGAATGAACCAACGCAACTACCGTGTGGATTACGATAGTCCTTGTTCGGCGACGCGATGTTACGAACGCGTACCGAACCTTCCGTACTGATTTGGATCTCGAAACGTCCGCAATAGCGCTCCGTCCTATCACGCATCGAAATGCCCAGCATGTTCTTGGTGACGACGATCATGCGAGACGGAGTGAGAGTAAGTGTGTCGATTTCACCCATACCTTTAAGACGCTCGATAGATTCGCGCATGGCTCTTACGGTGTCGTCAGCCATGAGATTATAAGCACGTTCTGCGCCCTGGAATTTAGAGACCGCCTCTAGCATTTTCTTACGCAGCTTCTCCAATTCGTTCTGCGATTCCGCGTAGGTTGTTACGACGGATTTCGCGACGACTGCACCCCACCTAGCCAGAGACTCTTCCGACACGCCATCATTGGCTTCTAGCCGCTTCTCCAGCGCTAGTAGGAATGCGGCGTGGTTGGGGAACGTCGTGAAAATGACGGGCTTATTATTACCCTGCACGGGCACGACAATGTAACCATGACGGAATGGTTCGCCATTAGCCAAGCGCACAGGAGGTGCGGCGTCGCGCGTGACCACGGCATCGACGCTGGTGTTGCTTAATTTCGGTCGCGAAATAGTACGACGTGGTGTCACACCCTGCGCTTTAGGATCGGGTCGTTCATCTGACGGATCATAGACCAACGGACGAAAACGCTCGCTAGCTTCTTGCCGCATGGCCGCGTGAAGATGCGGCGTCATGTGGTTGTCGAAGTGAATGCCTTCGAACACCACACCGTGAATGTACGTCGGATATGACGTGGAGCCGATGAAATCGGCATTGAACCGGTTTTCCCAGTTGAGAGTTTCACCACGATTAAAGGTATCACGCATCAATACCGGCATCATGTAGCCGAATACCGTCAGACGCGTGGAATAACTACTCTTACGATCGCTCGTGCCCCAGTAAGAATAGTTGGCAAAAACCGTACCACCAGGGAGACGATTACGCCACGACGCACGTAACGGGTCCGTGCCGCTGCGGACGTAGGACGAAGTATGCGGTGCTTGGTTGCGCGGCACGTCGTAGCCGTCATTGCCGTCAAGCGCCAGCACTTCCGTAAGCAAGGGTGACGGATTGATCACCGGGCATTCCGTCCGCTTAACCCAACCGTGAACCTGCGCCAGAGCCGGGATAAGGTAACGACGCTTCTCTGGCATTTCGTACGCATAGATCGGCAGCGTAGTCGTCGCTTGTAGTTGTTCCATCGTAAGCATGTTGGTAATGCGCGGATGGAACGGTGTGAAGGCCGGTGCGGGAAGGGTTTTGGCCTTCGTACCCTTCTTCGTGGTTGGATCCGTCTTAAGGTCAGCTTTAGAGAACTTGGCGCTAGCGCCTCCCACGGAAGGGACAGCTTTCAGGTAGGGGTTTGAACGAGCCATGTTACTATTTCCTCTAGCTAGATTCTGCGATCAATATTCGTCGTAGGTGTCAGCGCTGCGACCGCTTTCGTAATCGTCTCGCAGCTTACCTTCGAATGAATACAGCGCCGACGTAAAGGCCGTGGCGATCGAACTACCGCCGCGCTTCTTGCGTGCCTTACCTTTAAATACGGCGCTATCCGGCCAATCACCGACGAGAACCTGCCAATCCGACTCATAGGTCTTTTCAGGCCGCTCCTTGCTCTTAGGCAGCAGATCCCACTTGTGCGTGTGGCCCTTGTCAAAGAAACGGTAGTACTCCATGCTGGATATCACGAGCTGATGGTAGTCCGACATGGCCAGCGCGGATTCGAAGATGCGGGAGAACGAACCGACACAGCCGCCATGCGGATTACGGTAGTCCTTATGGGGTGCAGCGATGTTGCGGACACGCACGGCACTCGACAGATGGATTTGGATTTCCATCTGTCCGCAGTACCGTTCGTCACCGCTGTTGTCGTTGTAGCCCAACATGTCTTTGGAGACGATGATAAGGGTATCACCGTCACATGTCACCGACTCGATCTCACCAGCGTTGCGAATACGCTCCAGACTGACGTGTAACGTCTTGGCCGTGTCGTCGTTAGCTAGAGACAAGATGCGCTGTGCCGTCGCCCGTTCACCGGTCAACGTAAGCACCTCCGCCATCTTCTCTTCGATGCGTAGCGTGAGGTGATCGTAGGTGTCCTTAAGCGTGGATGTTACCCTTTGCGCCCAACGATCGGCGAAGACGTCCAGTACGTCACCGTCCGCGAGTTGCGGCACGCTAACGATACGATGCGTTCGCTCGTGCGCCGTAACGAAGCTCTCAAGCGACGGCGCAGTCGTAACGACGATCCGGTTGTCGATGACAATGTATCCGTGGCGAAACGGTACACCATTGGCTAGCGCCGGTGTATCGGCACAGCGCAGGGCGTGCACGTTGGAAAGTCGAGCGTGACGGTTGGTGCTATCCGTCAGCATTTCTTGGATAGAGCCTTGCGGCAGCTCAGAGACCGCCGCTTGCACGTCGCTCGCCAAGAACGACAGGTCCCGAAACACGGCGTTAGCCTGGGCGACTACATGCGGGTTGTCGAGGTTGAAATGAATACCCTCGATGAGAACACCGCAGAAATAGGTAAGACGTCGATGGCTCGACGTGACGTAGTCGTGATTGCGCGAGTTCTCTAGAGCGATCATACCGTCTCGGCTTTGGAAGCACAGCGCCGGAATGGCCAGCCCATAGCCAAACAAGTTAAGGTAGCGATCATCTGTGTCCGGCTGGGACCACGGAATGAAGTAGCGCGCTAGAGAGCGCGAGTTTACACGCTCACGACAGAAGTCTAGCAAACTATCGTTTTCCGGATAGTCAGCATCCAAGGCTAGATTAAAGGTACGCGGCACAAGGAAGCACGGGTTCTCCGGACTGCTGGTCAGGGCGATGTAATCGCGATCACGCGACACGTCGTCAGGCATGACACTCGTTTGCCACCCGTACGCCTTGGCCAGCAAGCGGAAGTTGGCACGCTCGCTCAGTTTCACCTCATGCAGATACACTTTCTTGAAATCCGCGCTGTACGGGCTGCGCTGGTCAACGGGCCGCAAATCAATGTGCGACTTGACCGTACGCGGCGTGCGTACCTTTTTAATAGGTGACGGACTGCACGCCGCCGTAGCAGGATAATCCGGCGCGTCTCTAGTGGGGGCGGAGGTCTCTGTCATGGCTTCATTTGCGTAAATGCCAGCGAGCTTGAGCTTAGCGGAGGACTTCTGAGCAGCCATGGCGTTGTGATCCCTTGTGTGGAAATAGCAGATAGCAGAACGCCACGTCGTGTGGTTCGACGTGGCGTTTCAAATGCGAAGACACAGTATACAGGAATCGGCAAATTTGCCAATACCCCCGCTACTGGACCAAGAAGCTCCTGTAACCACAGGGTTTTCTGGTGTGACGCTCCATGCGACCGCTCTGGCCTTGCCGTACGACCCACATGGCGACCTTGTAGGGATCAGCGTTGACGTAAACTTCGCGGATAGGAGACTTGCGGCGACGGCGAGCACGAATGGTTTTGATACGCATTAATCTACCTTTTCTGTGTTGTGCTTAAGGCGTGTAGCTAAGACCAGCCGCGTGCAGCACCTCAACGAACTCGTCCTTGCTCATAGCAGTGAAGCATTGGAAATGATCGTTGTCGCGGTAGACGATGCCGATGGTAACAGTATCGCCGTCGTTCATGATTTCGATGGAGTTGGGCTTGCCTTCCATGGGTATGCGCACGGTGCACGTGGTAGTGAACTTGCCCGCCATGATGGTTACTCTTTCACGTCATCAGTGGATTGCGCGAAACTCGTTAACGTAGCGCCATTAGCAAGCTTATCCGCACGCCGGCGCAGGTCCGTGATCTGCCTGTTTAGATACTCCGGATCGACGGTGTTGTAATTATTAATAATGGTCTGCATGCGATCTAGACGGTCCATACCGTAACGCAGGGCTAGATACCACAGCTTGTAAGACCAACCCATCAAAACCAACCACGCCCAAACACGCGACGTGGTGATGACGCCGTTGGTTTTGTGGTGATGTGGATGCACACTGTAGAAGGTCACCAGAGAAAAGGTACGCATCCAATTTCGGTTGACATAGCCACGTGCCACCTTCACCCGATTAGGATGACCAACATAACCATGTGTGATCGTGAAACTGTCTTCCGCCCAGTGTCGAAAAGTGTAGCTCTCGAACGTGGCGATGCGTTGGCCAAGAAACACCGCCTGCTGGTCACTGAATGCATAGAAGCCAACAACTTCGTTGTTTTCGGTCTGGACACAGTAGTTAGGGCCGCGTAGGCGCATCATACAGCGTTGAAACAGGCTTTGCGCCGGGTCCTTGACGATCAGGCGCTTGGGCGCATTGAGATTGAGCGGCATAGCGCCCTCCTAATCTTTGGGTGTCATAAAACGGTACGACAAGGCCGTACACCACGAGATGTTGCAGAACCACAGACCGAACGACCAGTGCCAGCCGTCGTAGTACATGTGTTGCGGGCCGAAGTAGCGCGACTCCTTCGGCAACCAGTTCCACCAATAGAAATAGTAGCTGTAACTGGCCATGCTCGGATACTCGGGAGGGACGAACCATCCCCACTCGACACCATCCCACATCCAATGGATGCGCGGTTGCTTTTTAGTCTGCGTTTCAATAATACAAGGCTCCATTGCCTCGGTTCCTTCTTCTTGCTCTCTAGGTTGTCAACACAGCCCATGGAAACATTAAGCACCATGGGCTGTTAGGATAGCCTAGTCGAAACGCTAATGCGAAGCGTCAAATAATGTCAGATAGCGCTCCACCGGGGTGTCGAGTTCCGGGGCCTTCTCGTACAGCTCACGCGGCGAATAGGCTTCTAGGCACTGGCCGTCGTTGTTGTACAGGGCAACCAAAAGTGTAGATGCACGATCACCACGTGTTTTATACGTATTGAACTGAGCTAGACACGTGATCATCGTGCCTACAGTGATAGCTACGCTATGCGTACCGACGATAACGAGTTTACAGGCCATGTGGTTACCTTTCAGGATGTTCGCTGATGATATAGTTTTCGAAACCCTCGCCACCGTGTGCGGTGTCGTTAAGGCGCTCAAGCATGTCTTCCAGTTCTGTGTCATTCATCGCCACGGCTTGAGCGCGAATAGCGCGGCGGGTTTCCTCTTGACGCAGATCAACATATTTTTCTTCAGCGGCTTGCCGCGTCAGGTGGCGTGTGGATTTAACGCCCATTGGTTACCCTTTCTACGTCTGCGCGGTTTTTGTTTCGCGATACTCGGACCACGCTTCTTCTCGTATGACAGCGGCGTACTTTAGCATACGCTTATCGAAGTTGTCCAATTCCAGCACAACCCCGTCAATCTTAAGGGGTTCGTACGGGACGCCAAGGAACGCGGCTAGATCGATAGCTTCGAACAACGAGCGTTCGGGCTTGTAGTGCATCCACGGCGTTATGGTCTCACCCTTGTCGTTGTGAATGGTAACCCAATACTCGTACTTGGTGTCGTCGGTGCGCGACGTCGTCATACGACCGATAGATACCTTTGTCGCGGCCATCAGACGGTCTCCTTGGTTTGAGCGTCTGTGCGTAACTCATCGTACCGTTTAAGAATCGATGCATCACACGACGGACAGGTGGCGCTAAGCCCCATACGATCCCAATCGACGCAGCGCATACACGTGCCGACGTCTTGTTGTGCTTTGAGCCATAGCTCGCGACTAGGTTGGAGGAGAAGGGCCATCAGCTTACCTTTTCACCGTGAAGCCGCAACACGGGCAGATGTCGCAGACGTAGATTCGCGTTTGCAAGTTGGCAATGACGTTAGGGACGTCAAACAGCGACGCCCCGTCGAGTGCAGCTTGTAGCACGCCCTCATCCGTCACCGGGCTGGTGTCGTAGCGCGCTTCCAAGCGATGGCCGTCGCGTGCGCAGTTGTGTTTGCGGAAGAACATAGTTGTTACCTTTAAACAGGAGACCAGCGCCAGTCATTGGCTTGTTTGTCGTCTTCGGTTGGTTTGTAACGGTAGCGTTCGCCGATGTCATAAGACTCGGCGAAGATTTCCCCATCCTGGCCTTTGGTGACTTGCTTGCACAGATCGTCATCGATCCAAGCTTGCCGGGTCATCCAGTTGCCTTGACGGGCCTTGATCATGGCTTCTTCGTAAGTCACGGTTGGTTCCTTTCGGAAAATGTAGAGGTTTGGATGAACCCGCGCCTAAGCACGGGCTCCGCGAAGCATCTACCCTTTCGTGTGAGGTTTATTTGTAGAAGCCAGTCTTGGGTTTGTGTCCTCTGGCACGACGAAGACGTCCGTCTTCATCCTCGTATTCAATATCCGCGTCATCGGACTTCATAGCGCGGATAGCTGACGACGACACATGGTCGGGGTATTCGTAATCGCTACCCTCGTCGTACAGCGGCTCCTCGTGCCGGTTGTGCGGCACGTCCGCCACCGTCGATAGCCATATGGGGCTGTGCTCGTGCACGCACGTAACCGGGGAGATACCGATCACGTTAGCCTTGAGCCACGCTAGGGCGCGGTCTGCGTCAGGCGCATTAGTATAGACCGATGTCCAGGCGAAATTGAGGCTTTGCGCCAGCGATTGCATAGTGCTGGGATGGCCGGTATCGAAAACAGTAGCACCCTCGACGAAGGTAGCCACCATGCGGCTGTGAGCGAGATTCATGATATTACCCTTTTCGTAGAAGCTTAGCTAGACACGCACCGGAGTGCGTGCCCGAGAAGCGCCTACAGGTTACCGGCGATGAACTTCGCCATGTCGCCGTACCAGACGGTCCAGACAACAAATGGATTTTCTGCGTAGTCGCGGTACGGCAGGTTCGGGAAGTTGGCGACGATGTGCGACAGCGAGTCACCTGTCGCGGCGACCTTAGTAACGCGATCGGCAATACCTACTGAACTAAGCCACGCCCGTATGTCGCTGGCTTCTGGTGTCTGGTACGTAATAGTATCCCAACGCTTTTCGTTCGAGTCGGAAGCCAGAACACCAGGTTCAAAGGTGACGATGATGGTCATGGTGTTTACCTTTCCTATCCGATGGTGTCGCTGCGCATCGCGTCGATCAAACCCCAGAACGACTCGTCCTGGCGAATGGCGGTGTCTTGGCCGATAGCCGCGACACAGGCCGGAGTGTGCGGCTTGCGCCAGCATGCACCAGCCACGAACGCCGTGTGTGCCCGGTTGGCGATGGCGCACATCGCGTACCATTTCTGCAACTGAGCACGATTGAGCTTCAGGTCGGAGGATTTCAGCCCTTGTTCGGTGCACAGCGCGATTTGCGCTGCGGTTTGATCGGGCCACGTCTCCCCACGCTCAGCGCGCTCGTCAGGGACGTACCCTTGGTAGTTCTGGGCGCTCACCGTGGAGGCGCTGAAGAGCGCCACGCAGGACAGAGACACGAAGAGAAGGCGGCGGATCATGGTGTTTACCTTTTAGAAAAGATGGACTGCCACACGTGCAACACGTCGAGCGGCAGCAATGAGCGCGCCATAAGGGCGGGTATACCATACCCCGTAGTGGCGACGAAGATGATAGCCGGTATCCACATAGCGATTACCTTTATTCGATGTCGTCGTCGGCTTCAACCAACGTGGCGAGACACCACACGTCATCGTAATAGTAGATAACAAGCAGCGCGATGATGTGCTCGCGGCCGGGCGCGTCCTCATGGCTGACGACGTACGCCGTTTTGTTCCCGAGGTACTGATGCAGCAAGACCGTCTGCGGAGCGCCAGTTCGTGCTGCACCGACGTACAGGCTACGAGCTGTGTCGGGAAAAATAGTAAACATGTTTCCCACAGCCAAAGGCGTACCTTTGACGTCATTAGGTTGATGACCATGCATGTCGCAGACAGCTCGGCCCCAATAAGCCGAACCATCCATGGTGGCAGAGTGAAGGTTGATAGTGGCGTAGGCCATGGTTGTTACCTTTTCAGGTGAGAGGGCGTTTAGGGCAACCCGTGGCGCGTTGTCACGAGTTGAGTAGAAACGTCCTAGTCGGCCAGGGCGGCGTACCGGGTACGCGTGGCAAAGTCGATCACCTCGCCGTACTGCGCCGGGTCGAAGGCGATCGGCATGGGGTCTTCGTCGTCGTTGATGTCCTCCCACCGTTGCAGGTCGGCGAGGATCGTATCGACGTCTTCGATTTCGACGTGGACCGGGTTAGCATTGAAGAGAGCGAGAGCCATGTTGATGTTACCTTTTTGTGCTAAGCGCAACGCTTAGCGTGGTTGCGTTGGAATTCTTCCGACATGGCCTTAGCCGTCTGATAGGCGGCGACCGGGTCGTTCTCGTAGCCAGCTTGCGCTTCCTGGCGCTTCACAGCGTCGGCGTGCGAGAGCTTGTAGTAGTTCTTGTAAAACTCGACAGAGAACGCAACGCGAAACTCGTGGGCGGCGCTGTCGTACTTAGCCTTCAGACCAAGCGCGTTAATGGCCGCAATAGCGCCCTTAACGGTAGGCTTAGCTTCAGGCGGCAGTGGCGTCGCCAGATCGGCACGAATACCCGCGAGTGTACGGCTAGCCAGGGTGACGCCGGCAACGAGGTGTTGCACGCCGTAGAAGCCGCCGAACTCGTTGAAAAGGTAACGATTCAGCGCGTAGTGACCGCCTTGGCTGATCTGCACGAAGTATTCGCGCGAACGCCCTTGAAAATCGACGAGCTTGACGCTCACGCCCCGGTCACTGTCTTGCGTCCAGGGTTGGAACGTGCACGTCGCTTCGGTAATCCCAATATCGGCGAGAAAATTGCGAATGCGTTTGACGAACTGGTTGGACACGATGATTACCTTTTCAGAGTTAACAGTTTGGACAGGTAGCGAGCGGACCCGCTACCCAACGAAACCGTTATTATACGTCGGCTACGATAGACCCGTCCTCGGCAACTTCAACGATCTTGATATGCGCGCCCAGGATCGTAAGCGCGATATTGACTTTTTCGATATTCATTTTCCGGGTGCACGCTTGCGCAGTGCCCGAAAATTCTCGCCAACGGGCGTTCACTTTTTGCAGCATTTTGATGCTGATTGTAACGCGGCAATTCCGGCGCGGGTTCGGTACCTGTTCGAAAGCGAGAACGATAGACGAAACAGTTTCAGCGAAGACGACAGGGTTCCAAGTATCCAGCGGCTGGCAGGCGATACGCTTAACGGTCTTAGCCGGGGTCATGACGGTTACCTTTAACCGGTTGGTGTTGGGCGGCTGGCGAACCAACCTTGGACACCCTTGTAAACCCGATTCCTAACTCTGTCAACTGCTGTCGGAAAAATTGCCGATTAACACGCGCAACCCCTTACGGCACAAGGTTTAGCTCAGATACGACAAAGCCGCCCCGATTAAGGGCGGCTCGCGCAGTTACCAGCTTAGGGGCGTCATCGCTCACGAATAGGAGCCGCTTGCTCACGCGCCATACCGACGTGGTGCAGCTTGCGATTAAGTGGAATGCCATTACGGGTAACCACCTTCACCAGATTGAAAAACGCTGTCTCCGACATTGGTTGCATTAACGGTAGAATGCGCTGGCGTAGAAAATCTGTCAACACCATGTCGCCGGGAACTGCGTCCGAATACGTGTACGCACCGCACTGGTTACTATTAAATGACGAGTGTATACGCAACTTGATCCCTTCAACCTCAAACACCTGATCAACCAAGTCCGGTAAATAAACAATAAGAGGAGTAGCGAGTGCGGTAGGACGTGGAGCAACACCGATGACCTCGGGCTCTATCCCTAGATGACGACGCACATAATCCGCACCGTTACCTTTAGCCGCTGTTATCTTCAGCTCTAGTGGGTATTCGTATGGGAATACCGGGCCGGGCATATCTGTCTTGAGTATAATGGTATCAGGACCGCCCCGATCGTGCGTGACGACGATAGCTTCGACGATGTTTAGCGTTATAGCAGGCATGTTTAACCCCCTACGTGATCTTGCGCATGAGTGTTTGTGGCGATTGCGTCATGCCGGTGTAATCACGAAGCGATGCATAAGCGTTCTTCGGTAGTAGCGGCTTGATATAGTTGTTGAGGTAATGCCCGATTGTCATATCACGCGGTAGCGGCAACGGAGGTGATTGATAAGGGTACACACGCGCATCGTACGGATGCACGTATAGCCAAACCTTGTGCTCGGACCAGACGCGATCCATCAACTCAGCAACGGTGGTAGTGGGACCAGTCAACGCACCATCGTCGGTGACGTACTTAATGACGGTCACTTCATCGCTAAAATATAGCCGCGCGTAGTCAGCACCTTTACCGTAAGGCAAAGTCACCTTCAAACTAAGCACATCATTTACGGTGCCACCAAATCTAGGCACATCCGTATATAGCGTAATGGTATCTTGTCCGTCGCCGTCCGGTTTACCTATCTCAACTTCCACCCGGCTGATGTTGATAGTGTTTTTCGTCATAGCGCTATAGCTCCTATAATTCCGAGCCGCCACTATACCACGCCGATCCTATAGGCCCAAATCGGCCGGACTCCAGGCACGAAAAAGCCCCTAGAGGATCATCCTCTAGGGGCTCGGCCGCTACCGTCTAGGGGTAGAGGTGGTTAGGCGGCTTCTAGGGCCGCCAGGGTGGCCTCACAGCCCTCGGCTTGGGCCTCGCGGGCGTCCGCCTCGGCGCGGGTGGCGTAGACCCCCAGGATCAGGCCCGAACGGGGGTCCGTGGCGGTGTGCAGGGTGGCGGGGGCGGTCGGGTAGGTAAAGATATCGGCTTGGTAGGTCATGGCGGGTCCTCCGGGAGGGGGTTTCAGGTAGCGGCCGGTTGGCCTGAGACCTATATGGCATGATTCCCTACCATATACAACGTGCCTGTAAGGAAAAGGTTGCCTAACCATAGTGTTTCTTAGGTGTGTTGCTACGATACTACACCCACTAAACGCAAAAACCCCACCGCGCCTAAGCACGATGGGGCTGCGGATACAAGCACGATAGGTCGGGTACGCTCTCCGCTTAGCTATTGCGGGCTCGCCAACGGCTCTCTTGCATCTAAACGCTTAGCTCACAGGAGCATCCACAGACGAGGCTGTGGTTTGACTAGCTACATGAGAGTTAGCGTCTTGGGTGGCGACCTGGCTATCCACGTGCCTATAACGGGCTATGTGGTCAGCTACGCGGGCGCAATAGGTACTGTTTACACGGGAGTTGCCTAGGCCTCGGTTGTACAGCGACACGGCGCGGCACGGATTACCTTTAGCCAACCTATAGGCTTTCGCCAGATAGGCAGTCCCGTATTGCAGGTTCACGCTGGCGTCGAGTAGGCGCGATCGTGCGCCAGTAAAGCCAACGGAACGGGCAGTGGACTCCTTGATTTGCATGAGACCTAACGCACTGGTTTGTGCGTGAGGGTTAAAGCCACTCTCTGTAGCGATCACGGCATAGATCAACTCAGGTGGCAAATTGTGCGACAATGCTAACTGACGAATGGTAGCGTCATGCGCCGATACGAAGGCGAGAGGCGGACCACGTGTCAACGGTTTACCCTTTACGGGGTTAGCGGTAATGCTCGGATTGTTGATGTTATATGCGTACTGTTTTTCACTGGACTGGCGCTCCGCTGAGTGTACGCGCTTGGTGACAGCGGGCGCTTGCGTGGGCGTCGTCGTAGCCTCGTTAGTGTAGATCACGACTTCACGCGGTTTAGAAAAGGTAGTAGATGGCATAGTTACCGTGGGCGCGTTGCGCCACAGAATGCCGATGAGCCCGCCGTCATGCATGACGTTCAGGGCTTGTAGGAGAAGGAGAGCTAAGGTCGTCGCGATTACGCCGACCAGACCTCGCGGAGCTTGTAAGGCTTGTGATTGAACATGCACTAGACTTCTCATTCGATTGTTGATCCAAAACACTAGCGGTGGCATTGACGCGCACCGCTAGTGTTGGCGGCTACAAATAGTAGCAGCACGACGCTTTAATAGTCGTCGATGGGCGGATGGTACGTCATGACGCAGTCCTTCCTTGTTTACGGTTTCAGCAAGTGTCAGAGAAACGACAGGACGAGGTTAGTCGTCCTTGACGGGGAGACGGATCATACGAAACCTCCTCTACTGCTACAGAGTGAACTACCCTGTCAAATTAGCGACGCCGCGCAATGCGCTCTAGCATGCGCGACAGAAAAGCGCGGATACCGCTTTCGCGCTTAGCCCCATACATGGCGTCGTGGTGCTCTACCAGTGACTGCATCATGACTTTGTAAGTCTCTGCCGTGGGGTGCACACAGTCCGAACTAAGCGACGTATAAACATCTACTACCTTAACGTCGTTAGCGGCGCTGTACGGATCTACCATTTGTTCGAATGTCGGTGCAGCCGTGTCCATGTAGTGAATACGTGGCCCACGGCGACCCGGCCGATGTAGACGGCTTTGTGCTTGGAAGTTAAGATCCGGCTCGAACGTCACTGGCTCCATTTGGAAGTTCGAGATTTTTGAATAGTCTACCTTTACAGGTATGTCACTGTAGAGCTTCCCTTGAATGAGCGCCAACACATCCTTAGTGGCAGCCGCATTAACCGCTACACGCGCTGTTACAACGTCCAGACGTTGGATATCAAAGTAAGCGTAGGATTTCTTAGCCTTTCTCAACATCTCGTCGAGACGACACATTGCCTCTTGTCGCTTGGCTAGTGCGAACGTGGATGTGTTAGCCTGCCACAGCAGCAGCTTTACAAGGCTACGCACGCGTTGCGGCGCTCGCTTGGTCATGGCAGGTTTCTTTCTTCATCTCGAAAAGTGTACGGAGCATTCTGATACGAATAGTCGTTCCAGAGGACGCCTTGATCATTAAGTACGTCCCAGGCGTCCTCGGACATACGCAGCCCGGTAAGACTGGTTACATTTTTGTCTTGCCAATCTCGAATAGTCTCGCCGCAACGTTTACAGCAGATACGGTGCTGGGTGACGGATTCAGCGACGTAGCAAGAAAAAGTATCACGAGATTTGCGATAACCGCGACGCACGGCAACGTGTGTCTTGTGTCCGATGCGTTCGCACTTGAGACGTGGCGTACGCAATTCTTTCCACCAACGCATAGGTTACCCTTTCTCTTCTGGATCAAACTCCGCACGCAGCGTGTCGAATTCCGCTTGCTCCTCGTCTGTGAGACCAAACAGTGCGCCATCGTCCCGCAACGCACGAAAACGGCGCTTACGCTTAATCTGCGCAAACGCCACGTCGAAGTCGTCTTGTGTTTCTTGGGCCACTGCTAGCTCCCGTTGTCGGTTTCCATGTAGACGCTGCCAGTGTTGAGAAACACTAACACGGTGTGCGCCTTCTCTTCGTTCCGCACTCGCACGATACGTTTGGACGCGGTGTTGTACGGCGGCTGCGTTGACGTCCGCACATAACCGATTTTCTCCAAGGCCAATATGGCGTCGTCGATCGTCTTGTAGTTCATGCGCGGCATAATCGCTACCTTTTAATACGCGTCTGTTATGATAGCAGAACGGCGGACACAGATTTTTGCACTGCCATGCCACGTGACCCAACCGCGAACAGCAACACCGCCCGCTGCCTCACAGGATAGCCTTTGCCGCATATCGGCGGCGTGAGCCTCTACACAAAAGGGTATGATAACTAGAGCAGTCACAACACCCGTGATAGCCGCACCAAAAGCCATACGAAATTTTTTCATAGTCGTTACCTCTCGTCTATAGAACCTAAATGGTAGGAACCGGGTTGCCAGCCAAGAACGAAAGCCATAGCAGCACCTTGTACCCAAGCGGCGGTTTCGTCGTCGTGACATTCGGTCTTGCGGACGTGTTCGCCCTCAAGAACTTGCACCTTCCACTGACCAAAACAGCAGCTCGGGTCACAGCGGCAAGTGACCTTGCCGACTAGGACGCTACGTGCGAAAGCTTTGGCAGACATGGAGAAAGCCCCTACAGCGAGCCGGTCTGACGACGCGTTGTAGGGGTTATAAGACCCAAAGTGGGTAGGTGTCAATCGATCGAGCTTGGATTCGCCTAGTAGGCGAGTAGCGCTCGTGTAGCTTGTGCTACCTTTTCTTGCGAATTTTCGCCATGGCTTCGAAGTAGGTATTCAATTCGTTGAACGCCGCTACAGGCATAGTCTCGTTAGCCAAAGCTTCGATAGTATCATCGATACCCGGCATATCGCGCGACAAAACAGTAGCCATTGCACCCATACTCGTTAGCGATAAACCTTCATCATCGTAGGTCATCAGGCCAAGCTCGATCAGGTTAGCGGGCATACCACCAAGCCAGAGCTTAAGAAATAATACTTCATCGCCACTCAAAGCGCGGGAAAGCGGCTGGGTCATGATATTACCTTTTTTTCGTAATGCCATAGGCGTCGCTCACGGTGATATAGGTGTCGTAGATCGGTTGGCAGACGTCGGCGGGGACGGGTTTATCCTTTTCACGCAGCGGTACGGGTTGCACTTGCGTGCAGGACGCGTACAGCCCGCCAATCGCGCTGACGACCTGTTGGCGGCCCTCTTGGCGCGCCGTCTCCATGTTGTTGAAATAGATCTGCGAGCCGAAGCCCACGACCATCAGCACGACGCCGAAGATGGCGACCGCGAAGCCTGCGTTGAAGCCACGCGTGGTAGCGCGGTCGTTATAGTAGACTTGGCCGTCAATGGATTCGGTAGACATATGAATTCCCCTTGGTTGATAGATCAGCTTGGCGCGTCACGCGGCGAACCACGTGACTAACGAAACTGGTATACTATTACTGTATGATCACATGCGGTGTGACGCCTTCGTCAACGATCCACGCCGCTGTTTCGTGATCACTTACGTTTGCTAACATTTCGTTAGCTTCAGCCAAGGTATCATAACGATCATAGACAACCGCCGCTAGCGGGTGCTTATCGTACAGGCTATTTAGGTCAGCCGCCCATAGAGCGTACCGTTTAGCTGCTTCGCTCATGGTTCAAACTCCTTCACGTTGGGCGATGACGCCACTGTTGTAGGCGCAGAGTTGGGCTTGCTGGTTTTCGTCCAGCCAAGGCGAGTAACGGATAGGTGGGCGCTTACCGGCCTCGCCGTGCAATTCGTCCTGCCAGCCGGCGTAAAACCAACGACGGTGGGGATTGAACAGGCCACCCCATTGTAGCGCCGCCTTACGCATACGCTGGCGATCTTGTCGGGAAGCGCTGTTGGTCAAGATGTACCACAGCCGCCAAACCACCAGTGCCACGATTGCGCACGTAACGATGTTGTCAATGTTGACGTCAGGCATGACCCTTACCCTTATCAGTTCAGACAGTCTCTTGGCGAACCAAGAGACCAACAGAGCCGATACTATTAATCATCGTCTTCGTCGTACTCTTCGGTGTAATCGTGCTCTTCCCAATCATCATCCGTGTCAGCGGTATCGTCGTTGTAGACGACAGGCGGACCCGCCAACCATTTCACGAGAAGATAGAGTCCGCCAAAGAAGAGAACGGCCAATAGAAAAACCCCTAGAGTGTCCGTGTCCATCGTCCTACCTTTTCTTCTTGAGACGCTTACGCACCTCGCTTTCCAGCGCGGAGACAACAGCGTTGTGAATTTCGAGTATGCGCGGGTTACTATCGCCGAGACGTGCGGTTTGCACTAAGGTTTGGACGAGAACGTCGTCCGTCATGCTCTTAACTTTAAGGATAGTGCTTTCGGCGTTCGCCTGCGTGTTCGCTAGGCGCTTAGCTTCATTGGCGCGAGATTCTTCGCCTTGGGCTTGGATGACGTCACTCCAGCTATCGAGACTCATTATCTTACCCTTTTCTGTAGCGCACCACGGTGCGCGCGTTGTTGAAGTACTTGGCCGCAACTTCCCGGCAGGAGAGTGCGCCACACAGGCCAAACAGCAGGCCGTAGATGATGGGTCCGAAGTGCATGTCAGTTACCTCCCATACGAGCGAGAATGATAGCCTTAGCCTCGTGGCCGACACGTTCCCAGCCCTTGATTTCCTTGTACGACATAGACGTCTGAACGACGGTCGTTTGCACAGCGATATCGTAGAAGGCCAATAACCGTTCGTTGCTCACGAGCTTGCGCTTGCTGCGCATCTCAGTAAGCGCGACCTGGAAATCTCGTAGCGACATTTCCGTACGATTGGGCTGTTCACGCGTTTCGTCGTGAGGGCGCATCATGTGCGGCATAGCGTTTCCTAGATCAGGTGCAGGCCGCGAGCCACGACGGCGCAGCCTAGAGTGATAAGGGTAGCGCCACCAAGAACGGTGCTGGCAGCGCGAGCGATGTAGGCAACGGCACTCATTGTTCGTTCTCCACCAAAGCAGCGCGCTTCTCAGCTAGCCACACTTGCGCAGCGATTTGCGCCTTGTTCATCCATTGGACGGCATACGCTACGTCCCACGACTTCGGAGCCGACGCCATCGCCAGCTTGCTAATCAGGGTGTACCCGTAATCGTTAAGGGTACCGTGCACGAAGCAGACGCCGTTCGGGATCTCCGGGTGCGCGTCAACGAACGCGTTTACTTGCTCCTGCACCACCAGCAGCGACTTGTACGCGCCATGCGGGTTGAAGTAGTGGAATTGCGCCCGTTGCTTGACGTTCATACCTTTATCGGTCGTCACGGTCTTGCTGATGTCATCCCACGACAACGCCTTACGATTGCGCGCCAGCTTGAAGTCGTAGCAGTTGGTGCAGCGCCAGCCCTTGCGCATGTCGTCGTTGAAATCCAGCGTATGGGTAACGCGACCCACTTGCGGATAACGATCGTTAGGCGGGCAGCACGCGCGGCACGGCATCTTCTTGCTGGTAGACATGGCGTTGGCCTCCCGGCCGGTTGATCACCTTGACCACCCTTGTATAGGCGCTAACGAGACCTGTCAACCCTAGTCGGAAAAATTTCCGACTAGGGGCGCTTATGCGGCTTAACTGGCTTTAACGGTCTAACGGGACGCACCGGTTTAACAGGCGGAGCCGGGTCAGGCTTGCGGACTGACTTAGGCCTAGCGTCAACATTCTTGCCGTACACCGGCCGCTCTTTGGTCACGCGCACGGGAGGTGGGTTACCAAGCGCAGCCTCGCGGCGTACCTTTAATCGCCACAGCAGTTCGCTCTTGTACGCGTTCTTCTGGCGCTCATACAGTGGAAGGAATGCACCAACACCCCGGTTGTAACACGTCGTCGCCGCAACAAGGCCCTCGACCAAATCAATGTCTTCTTTCTTAGAAATAGTAGCTTCCACTAACAGTGTCAGATCGGTTACCTTTTCCAAGCGTTCTTGTTCCGCCTCCAACCTGGATTGTCTTTCGCCGCGCGTTTCGTCCTCCGGTCCTGGGCGATTGCTACCATTGGCGATGATGTCGAAAAACCGCTGATAGTCACCGTCAGCTTCGCCGCTCTTCCGGCGGGCTTTGCGTTCGGCCTTGTCTTGCCGGCTCCATGTACCCTTGTCAGTGGCGAACGCCGATCCGCTTAAGCTCCAGTGCGACTTTCCGCTACCATTAACAACAGTGTCGTCACTCGGCGCGGCCGTAGTTTCCCCTAGATCTTCTAACACCTTTCGGCGCAGGGACGTAGGAACGCCCCGCTTTGGGGGCGGGGCGTGCTTCTTTCCGGCGGACACGTCATGAGCGTGGACCTTAGGTGACGCGAGACTTGGATTGCCTACCTTTTTCACAGGCTTCTTCATTGGCGCGAATGCTCCTAATCGATAGCCAGACAATACACGCCTTCTCGTGGCGTGTCTAATGCCGGGTTTGTGGCAACACGTAGTGCCCAATGACAAGTGCACCGCCCCAGGTCATTTGAACGCTGGCGGCAAACGGACTCGCGTTAGTTGCGGCGACCATGGTTTCGTAGAAGCGAAGGGCGGCCAAACCGTCATCGTAGGCCGCGCAAATCACTTGTACGAGGTCACCGCAACTAGCGCGGGCGGTAACAGTAAACAGCTCTTCCACTAGACGGCGACGCCGCTTTTACAGAAGACCGCTAGCACGCGATCTTCACTGTCAGTCAGCCGCACGTCGGTAATAGTAGAACCAGACAGCAGGCCAAGTAGCATGTAGCTGCCGAAGTGTGTAGCGGCATCGGCCGAGTCGGTGTACGTCTGTGAGGTCGCGCTAGTAGTGGAGCGCGCCTCCAGCGTGTAGGTGAGAGCCATAAGAAAAACCTTTCCTTAGAAGACAGCGCGGAAGGCCGCGATGATACCGACCCACGAGCCGATCACGGCGGCCAGCACGAAGACGCGCGACCAGTGGATGCGCTGATGAAGCGGAGCGCGCACGGTCTCGACGATAGTGACGTTCATAATGGTAGCTCCTTTGTTTATGTGTTCTAACAGTCTGGACAGCCGGGTGGCGCGCCACCCGGCAAACGAGAACGTTAGGCGTAGTGATATTCGCCGCACATATCGGAGTGTTGGCGGCCATTGTCGGGACAACCGCACGGACGGTAATCGTTCTCTTCGTAGAACGGTTGCGGCTCGTTAAAAGCGCCTTCTCGTTCTAAGGCCGCGTACAGCGCCGACTGATACAGCATGTCGCGTACGCTGGCGTCGTCTTGCGAAAGGTAGGCTCGCACGTGGTTGTCATGAAAGCCCATGTGGCCCTCGATCACGTCCACGTCCCACGAACGCTTGCGATCGGCTTCCGTGATGACCGGCAGAAAACCGATCGGTCCCAGAGCTTCAAGTTCGGCGACGGTTTGCATCGAAGTGTGTCCTTAGAAAAAGATAACAACTTGGACAGTTAGCGGGACGCGTCCCGCTAACCAACGAAGCCGTTAGGCATAGCGGTATTCATCGAATTCGATGGCCCAACCACGCGAGGCTTGCGCACCGCTCATGTAGTGATCGAACTCGTTGCGAATGTCCGCGATTTGCGGGAGCAAGCCAGTCGAACCCGTTTCCCGAAACTTGCGCAGCATTGCCGCCATCTCTATGCGAGCCATGCGGGCACGATTAAGGTAGTGAGCTATCCAGCGACGATGCGAGTAGTCAGACATGGTGGTGAGTCCGTGTTGCGTTGTTGAAGCCTATGTAAACCCGTTAACCGGCACTGTCAAGCCTAGTAGGCAATTTTTCCTATTCAGGCCTTACCGCGTAAAGCTTTCCGTCGTCCCCGATGCTAACGACTGTCCCACGTTCCAAGGGTTCGCCAGCTACGACCACCCTTGTTTGCGGGCTAACTGCCCATGTGTATGTATATGGCTGCTTACGGATTGGTGTACGCGGATTACGGGCGTTGTACCGCGCTTCGAAGTCATCGAGCTTAGCGCTAAGAACCGCTGCCCACGCGGTCGTATCGTCGTACACGTCTATATTCGCATTAAGGCTAAGATTTTTACGCTGCGTTGCATCGAGATAGTGAATACGATCCCCGCCGACGACAAACCTACGACCACCGACGAAATATGCTCTACCTTCATTTCCAGCAAATATGCGAGCGCTTCTGTCGAGAAAATCTGACACTGGATCCCAATTTGATTTATACTGATTGCTCATAGTGTCCTACTATTAATGTTGATCCATACGAGAAAACCCCAGGAGCAATTCGGCTCCTGGGGTTACAGTTTATTGATAGAAGAAGTCCAACTTACAGGTTGTTGCCACCTTCCGTGTAATAGCGCGTCTTGCCTATTGCGTCGCCCAACATAGGCGCTGTGAATTTCTCACGTCCGACGATCTCGAAAGCTTCTCGTTGACGGTTGTAAATCACCGATGGGCGCGGGTGATCGATAATGTTTTGAATGGTACGAAGTGCGTGTTGCATGAGAGCTGACGGTTTCATGTGGCGATAACTATACGTCGATTGACCCACAGCCGTGCAGTACCCACTGTGTAATGGTACATGATTTTCATCATAGTAGTGGCTTGTAGGTTTAACCGAAGTCCACGCATTCCCGTAACGGCTTGTAGGTGTCACCGAAGTCCACTCATCCATGTGGTCGGCGTAGTAACTACGCTGTGTTATTGATGGCCGTCGTCGCTGTTTTGCAACGTACGTTTTGTAGTCCACGATATGACCATTCGGAAACACCACGTCCGCATACATTACAGCATCCCCAATAGTTGCTACCCCGCGTAGCCATTGATTATACTGTTCTCGCACAGACATACGCTGGCTCTCTGCTATGTCGTAGCGAACCTTAGCCTCGTTGTGTGCTTTGTCGAACAGTTCAATCACCACCGGGCTGTGGGATAGCGGATCCGTTACCTTTATCAGTATGCTATACATGTCTAGTTCCCGATGTTTGCAGTGATCAGTATAGCACACGCCTAATGCAGCACCAAATCCCTACGCCACCAGTGACAGACGCGGTTCCAATTTACCGCGTGTCAGGTACTTCTCTTCTAATGCTGACGCACCTAGCGGTAACAGGGGCACGACATGCTGGTCAAACCACCACTCTTCGCTAGCGTCAGGGAAGTAGGCCTTGTACATGCGTCGCGCTACTGTTTCATCGAGAGCCTTGACCTCTTCGATCAAGCCAAAGCGGCCGGGACGCAACAGCGCAGGATCTAGTGTTTCCAGACGGTTTGTCGTAATAGCTAGCATACGACCTTCTCGCGAGGCAATCCCGTCGAAGGCGTTGAGTACACCACCAAGAGTAAGTTCCCCTTCGCGGCGCTCTTTCTTTTTCTCGTCAAGCAGCCCTTTTGTGGAGACACTACCCTTACGAGGAAGATCGTCGTCAGCTTTAGCGGCCTTGCGCTTGTGCACGACCTCATGCGTGTCGATGTCCTCAATCACACCAAAACCGTTCGGGCCGATACCATTCACCGCCGATTGTAAGCCAGCGTCACCGCCAACCTGAGACAGATTGATGATGTAGATGGATCGGTTGATTGCACCAGCGAACGCCGCAATCAACGTGCTCTTGCCGGTACCGGGTTGGCCAAAGAAACAGTAGCCACGACGATATGGCGTTCCACGCGATCGGTAGACCTCTTTGCTGACGCAGAACTCCCGCATGTCGTTGAGAATACGCGCCTTGGTCTCCTCATCCATGAAAATAGTATCTAGCGAGCGCTTGTACTTGTGATCGATCAATATGTAGCCCTTGCCGTCCCAGTAATGCACCTTCAGCGTATCCGTGCCTTCATGCAGATCTCGGGCGGCTTGAATCAGGTCGCGAATAGGCTGCTGAGAGCGCCCGATAGTGCGAAGAACGATGTCCCCGCGCCGACGTCCTCCGAACAGTGAACCTAGGCCGCCCTCATCTTTAAAAACGCGGTTGATCAGGATGATGCTACCTTTATGCCAGATAACATGCCAGCCCGTACCGATCGTAACGCTCCACGTCCACTGCATTTGGCTGTAGTCGTAGTTTTCGGTCATCATGAGTTCGCGTGAGTTATTGGCCTTGTTCTCACGTGCCAACCACGCGCTCATCATACCGTAAACGTCGTCTTCACTGTGCAGCGTCATGGTCACGGTGAAGAAATACAAGAACGCCGACCAGATTTTGGCGGGAACAGCCTTGAGGCTGTACGTGACCGTACCGGCGATGGTTGCACCAACCAAGCCCACTAGCATTTGGTTGGTCTGAAATTGGTTAGCTACCCAACTGAAAAGCGACATCTCTATTTCCTAAATGCTAGTGAGGTCTCGTGGGGAACATGTAGATTACGCGGACGTTTTGGTTTTCGGCCCACTCGATTTCCCTTAGCGTGCTTTCACCCAAATAATTACCAGGATTGACCACGAAGATCATGTCGCTCATGGCGATCTTGTCAAAGTGTAGACTGTCGAGATCGCGCTTGGCCTGACAGTCGCCACCGTCACTAGTTAGAAACATCGCGCCAGTGGGAGAATCTGCGTGACCAAAACAAAATAAAGGTAGAACAATAGCACCGGACAACGACAGATGCATTGGAGCTAATGCGTGCGCTTCAGGAAAGCGTGAAGAGCCACACAGCGTAATTACCATGCGCTTGTGAGTTTGTTCAACCTCTCGCGTATCCATAGCGTTCATGGCGGCAGAAATCTCTTTGATAGGAAAACCGGGCGGCATGTTTATACCTTTACAGGTGTGACTAGATCGAGTAACCGCGTCCTGACGGCATCCCAATCGACCGGCAAGGCGGAACGGTAAAGAATAGTAGCGTAACCACGTAGCGGTCGTAACCCAGGTCTGATGAAAGCGTCTGTGAACATCGGCACGCCGTTCGCCACTCCGACGATACCGTCAAGAACACCCATGAAACCACCGTCGATTAGGTAGACCTGGGCATTTGTCACGGTAGCCAAGGACATCTGACTTGCCAGCTTGGGACTGCCTAAGTAGTGTTTGCCGTACGCTTCTGGACTCAACAGGATTGCCGCGACCGTTCCTGTATGCATGAGAGACGACAATGACACCAAGAAACGATCATGTGTCTCATCAATGGTGTGCGACGGAATCGCCTGCAATACCATTGTTTGCGCCCACTGTATGGCTTCAGGCGCTGGTATGATAGTAGTCATGCCTGTACGTCCTTGCTTATCTTCTCTCTAGCAGCCGCCATTTGCTCAGCTAGGCCCGGCGGGCGTCGTATATCCACAGACACGTTACCATTATCGTGAACGGTGACGTGCGCATTGGGACCGAAACGTTCGTGCATGTCTTGCTTTAGTGATTGCTTGTGAGCTTCACTTACCAACAAGGCCACGTAGGCGTTGTGATGACGCGTTAGCTGTTCGTCCACGGTCAGCGCGTTCATACGCACGAAATCTATGTGTACGTCGTAAGCACGTGCCAGTCGCCCTTCATCAAAATACTGCCGCCAATGCGCTACTATTTCAGCACCTGTTGCCCCATTGGCTAGCAGTATGCAGCCTTGCCTCTGCATACTGTGTAGGATGCTGTCATTGGCGGACTGATCGCGACCGTGTTTGTACGCCTCGCTAAGCGTGCGGCCGCCAGTTAGAAAGGTACGAGCACCATGTTGAGTCTTGTCCGCGTACTTAGGGTCGTCGTAATCGTAGTTAGCTGGGTTGAGCTTGTGTCGTGCGAAGTCAGCGAAAGCCAGATCCGACTCGTAGTCACGATTGCGACGTACAGCCACTTCCGTACCATTACCACCACAACGGAAACACGGATCCGGACAAAAATGTGCGTCGGACTCGGGGTCGCAACCAGAGCCAGCACAGCGTGAACAATACTGCTTCCGACCAACCATCTTTATTACCTTTTCTTTGAACGTGACGGTAAATTGGCGCGCGATCGTTCATGTTTACGCTTAAGCCGTGACGTGGCTCGATCTCTGGCTTTACGCACCCTACAGTGGGCTTCGGGGCTGAAATAAATACGAGTCAGTGGCGAGTAATCCCAGCCGCTAATCTTGTGTAGAACACGTGCACGATCATCGCTAGACAATTCACCCAACGCGATCTCAGTAACAACACCACACTGCAATTGTGTTGATATGGGTAAGGAGTTGTACAGGAAGTACATTGTCTCTGACATCTCTAACTACCTATCCTGGCCCATGGTAGGTGTCCCTCTTGGCGTGATAGGGACATCTGTCATAGGCGGCGCGCTCGGCTTGTAGAGCAGTGATGGCTCGATCTATCAACCGCTGCGCTTCACTCGAACTCGTACCATTTACGTGGATACGCGTAGACACATTACCACTAAGCGGTACGCGAACGGTTACCGTTAATCCAGGATCATCAGATATCGTGGAAAGTTCGTTGTGACTCATGACTAACTCCCTCTGATCTTTATCGGTTTGAACGGCTCCGTGATCCAACCGACTGCGCGTCTAATGTCATCCGTCGTGTTGCACGGAATAGTAACTACGCGATCAAGCAAGACGTCCGCGCTAGCGACGAGATTTGCCACCTGTGTTTTAGTGGCCTTCAGGAAGCGTTCGGTTTGCACCCGTTCTTGTTTGCGCCGTGCTTCTAGCACGCGCGGGTGTGCATAGGTCTTGGCTAACCGCACGCTGTAACCAGCCGCTAGACAGGCGGCTAAGAATTTACCATTACCAAGACGCGCACCCTCTACCACGTAGTGCCGGAACACTGTGCTGGCGATGAACGCCAAAGCGTGCGGCTGTACCGCTTGCGAGAGGCGATCTGTTCCGGGGAATTGTTGGGTCGCGTCTTCGTAGCTTTTTCCGATCACGCAGGTGATCCCATCTCGCATGACGTAGTGTGGAGTCCATTTGACGTCGTGGAAGGTAGCGTCACGTACCAGCTCACGCACAATGGTAGATTTACCTGTGCATGGCTCCCCTACGATCATCGTCACGGATTTGCGCCGCGTGAACATTGGCCCGATAGATGTTCTGGTCATTCCTTGATGCCTCCACAACTACGTACTATTTCAATCAACACGTCCATATGTGATTTTAATGGGTAAATGGAGAAGAACACAGGATCAATGGGGACAATATGGGTGAGATATGGTCCACCGTCCAGAAACACGCGCTCGCCATCATTGAATACGCACATGTAATTCCAACCCAAAGCGTCAGCGATTTGCGCAAACAGTTCACGGGTACGTCGATGCGCGTAGTCTAGTATTTCGAAGTGATCTGCGTCTTTAACATACTGCATCGAACGCATCCTTTACACAGCTAGGAAGCCTTTGGCATTCTTTTTCGCGTTGCGCTTGGTGAAGTGTTCAATCGGTTTGGACAACACGCGCTCAAGCTCTGTCGCCACAGCGTTGTCGAAGTCTACACCGGCGGCTTGTGCCAGAACCATAGCCGTCACGCCAATGCCACCTAGCTCTTGAAAAATAGTACCAACTGGACGCCGATCGATTTCGTCCAGCAGCTTACGCGCCATGACCGGATCACCATCGCAAGCTTGGTAGCCTTCGTAGGCTTCTTCTAGCAGGCGCAGAGCACGTTGCTTGAGGTCAGTTGCTTCCTTGTACGTGAACGCCGCTATAGCCCACTCAGTGGCCACTGATTGCCGTTCGGGGTGCGCTTCAAAACGCGGCACGCCGTCATTACGGAAGCTGACGAAGGACGCGGAAAAAGTAATGGTAACTGGTTGTGTGGTCATAGTGTGTCCCTTCGTGTGTCTCGTTCTGAATTAGCGCCGAGGTCCAAACGTAGAAAACCCCGTGGCCTTTACGGGACCACGGGGTTTTACTATTACTCAGCAGCTAATATGCCGGAGGAGCGCCGGGACAGCAATTGCTCGAATTGCGTCCATACACCTTCTGCGCCATCCCACTTTCCTTGGGTAGCGCCCTTGCTGTATTCGGTGGCACGCGCTTCGAAGAAATTGGCGTGTTCGACACCGCTCAGCATCGATTGCAACCAATCGAGCGGGTTAACGCGATTGTCGCCATAAACGGTAGGTAACCGAAGCTGGCGTAACCGCCAGTCGGCGATGAAGCGAATGTAGGCTTTGATGTCGTTAGGCGTCATGCCTTGGATGTCACCCGCCTCGAACGCAAGATCGATGAACTTGTCCTCAAGACCGACTACCGTCTTGCAGCAATCAATGATGTCATCCTGAACCGACTTGGTGACACACCCGGTCTCGGCATTAAAGGTATGGTAGAGCTTGATGATTGCTTCACAGTGCAAGCTCTCGTCGCGGATCGACCACGACACTACCTGACCCATACCCTTCATCTTGTTGTGGCGCGGGAAGTTCATCAGCATCGCGAAGCTGGCGAACAACTGTAATCCTTCGGTGAAGCCGCCGAACATCGCCATGGTCCGCGCAATGTCTGCATTGGTTTCGACGCCGAACGTCTGCATGTAGTCGTGCTTGTCGCGCATGGCTTGATAGTCCATGAACGCGTTGAATTCGCTGTCGGGCATACCGATGGTTTCTAGCAACAGCGCATAGGCCGCGATGTGTACTGTTTCCATATTGGCGAACGACGACAGCATCATCTTCACCTCGGTTGGTTTGAAGACGCGCGCATACCGTTCCATGTAGTTATCATTGACCTCGATATCCGCTTGCGTGAAGAAACGGAAGATTTGGGTCAATAGGTTGCGCTCCTTGTCGTTGAGCTTAGTCGCCCAATCCTTCAGATCTTCGCCTAGCGGGATCTCTTCGCCAAGCCAGTGAATCTGTTGCTGACGCTTCCACGCTTCGTATGCCCATGGGTAGGAAAATGGTTTATAGGCTTTTGACGGTGTTAGGAGCCTAGGAAGTGTACCATCAGAGAGAAGATAAGGGGAGATGGTCATGCGGATACTCTCAAAATGGTGGCTTGTTCTTCAGCACGGCGTCGTGCATAAACACGCCCGGCTTCTGCGGCAGTATCGTAGTATCCGAGACTAACTCGTCTACCGTTTACATACATACGGGCTTGATAACGTCCGCTGGTCTTGTGGCAAACAACACCAGGATTTCGCGTACTATTACGTTTAATCTCTTGTGTATTCCAGACATTCATTTGCGGAGTTGCTCGACGCAAATTCTTTCGTCTGTTATCTACTGTACACCCGTTCTTATGATCACCAAATACACCATCGCGGGGGCGCAAGCCCAACACAAGGCGATGCATGTATATCATGTTACCTTTCTTATCCGTGGCTACCACATAATGCTTAGCACCAGTCTTGGTGACACGCCACGTGTATTTGGACACCAGTGCGTGGTCTGCTTTGTCGTACAGTACCATTACACCGGTTTTGGTGATCAGATACACGGCGACTACGCGTACTTGAAAGGTTTGTACGCTTTTGACGGCGTAAGCAAACCCGGCAGCGTGCCGTCGGCAAGAAGATATGGCGACGAAGCAGACGACAGGAGGGACATGGAAAATCCTTGAACACAAAAGGGTACGCGGCGGACCAAAACTGGTCGTACCCGGAAGGGTGGGCGGTCCCTAATAAATTACGAGACACGCCCACTCCGTTTACTCATTTACAGAGTGCCTAACAAAAGTATTGCTAGCACACATACTCCCGCTGGTAGCCAGAAGATCGTCCAGAAAAGACACGCAAGAAACGATAGGGTTTTGCTGGACTGGCTCTGGAACGTCATGTTGCTACCAACCTGGCTTTGGTAGAACATCGTACCCAGAGCACCGATCAAAAGGTAGAGAAGTATGCAGATGATCAACACAGGTGGGATGACTAAGGAGACCTGCACGATTTGTTACCTTTATTTTGATACACTCTTGGCGTATTCGCTGTAGACGATTTCCGAATGAAGCGCGTCGGCTACGTCAACGACATCTTGCGGCGTGACAGGAACAGTGGGTAACCCACTTCTCTTTGCGGCATCAGCCATCTTGATCATCGCGACTTCGTTTGCGAGTAGAGCCCAATCCACCAAGGCGATCCGCTTGGCGAGAACCTTGGAGAATTCTTCGCGTACGATGGCGCGCGTGTCGTATGGCGGACGCGTGTTTATCAGTGCACCAACAAACGGTACGAGATTAGCCGGACTGTAGGTCGGCGGTTTGATGACCTTACCGTATTGATCCTTGTTTGGACGTCCCGTAACCGGATCCATCTTGCTACTATTACTACGATCGACTTCAGCAATCGAACTGTCGTAGTCGAATCCAAAGGAGATCGCTGCACCAGTGTTGACCACGTCCATGTCACAGAGACCATCGAGGATCTGAACAGCGTCGCCAGCGAAGAAGCCATCATGGAAGGTTTCGAACGACTCTTCCAACGTCAAGCGAACACGCAGACGGTAATCTTCAGCGGATGGCCATTGCGGTGTAGCAGGGCGCGGTTGCTCGTACTTCCCCATCAATGCGTACACGCGCGTGTACGTGGTTGGTTTGCTGGAAAAGGTAAAGTGCGAGCTAGTGACAGACAGAGCATCCGGGCGTATCAGCATATTGTACGGAATAGCGTCAACATGGACAAGTGAGTCGCCAATTAGCCCAGGCGAAATGACGCAATTCTCACCAGCAGGTAGCACGGCCTTCCCCAAATACGTCCACGTAGAGGTATCCTTTTGCGACGACGCTACATCACCTGTACCGCCTTCAAGGAAGGCGCGCGTAGTTTCTGCAACATCAAGCTCCAACTCTTCGTGAGCTTCGGTGAATTCGGCCGAGCGTGTAGTATCAGACATGTACTATTTCCTTGTTGTTAGGCGGAGTTACCTACGCCAAGAGACTCTTCCGTGCAATCCCAATCGATGTCGTATTCCATCAACGTGGCCATACCATTTGCCGCGCGATGGTGATTGATCCGATTCATCACAGCCTTTCGTGACAGGATACCAACGTCCTGCATATAGAAGTGGCCATCCATCGTCTTGTGTACCTTATCACCCTTCTTTACGAGATAGGCGACGGGGCGCAACAAAGTCCTTTGTGGCGTGCCTACGCCCTTATCGACGATGACTGACGACGGCGGTTGCGGCCTAGGCGAAGACGGAACTGGAATTGCCGACGCCGCAGAGGCCGTTTTCCGGCCCGTAGAAGCCACGGAAGGCCTCGGTTGGCGTTCGGCTACCGGCTCCGTCGTTTTGATGGTCTGTACGGCACTCCCGCCCGTGGGCGGCTCTGCGTGTTCGCTGGTGGTGGGCTTGTAACCACCCTGCACCTTTTCTGGGCAGTCTTGTTGCGCAACGCTACCTTTATTTGTCTCGCGACTCTGCGAACGTTCTTTGGAGCGTTCGATTGCGTCAACTTCCTTAGACCACGTGTCAATCGGCAAGGCGATAACGAAATGGTTGGGTGAAGAGTCCACAAGACAGCAAGGCGTTGACCCGCTCTTATGTAGCGGAGACCCGCGAAAGGACGGCAGGCTCAGCCGCATACCTCCCTTACCGTTACGCTTCGCACCGAAGTTGCCATTAGGATCGTGCGCAACCATCACTTGCCCAGCGTGTTCGTCCGTGCCGATGTCAACACGCACCTTGAGAAGCTTGTTGGCTTCACCTTCACCGAAACCCGAGACAAAGGTATCTGCCAGATGTAGATCGGTGCGGACCTTACCGGTCTTGCTAACACTGGTGGACGTCGCCACCATCGGTGTGCCCTTGATACGCGTGGGCTTACTATTTGAGAGAGTTTCCCAGCCCATTTTGTTACGACCCTTGTTGTGCGTTGTTAGTATTTATTGCGGACGGAAGCGACGCTCCGGAATCCACACGCCGTTGACGCGCACCTGACAGCCGCCGACAAACTTGTAGCGGGTCTGTACACCGTCGTACGCCGTGGCGCAGTTAATGCGCTGCGGCACTTGTTCGATCAACTGAACTGCGCCGATAAACAGCAACAGTGCCGCAACACAGAATGTCATGTAGACCCACGGAAGGTCCCAAAATCTGCGCTTATCATTACGAAAAGCAGAACGTAAACCAGGATGAGGGTTCATGCTCATTGTTTCTTACCTTTATGATTTTTGGACCAAGAGATCCACGGGAGGGATGTTGAGTTCGTGTTGTGCGTTGGCTACGAGACGCAACGTCTCTAGGTCTTGCTGCACCTTGTCTGGGGCTGCGGAGTCACGCGCCACTAGGCGCAGCAGATCGGTCACGCGAGCAAAACCCTCTGCGACGTCGTTGGACAGCACGATGAATTTGACGTCGCCGTTGACCTGATACGGAGCCTTGTACAAGCTATCGTTCAGATAACGGTAGAATTTTTTGAGTTGGGTTTTATGCAACGCGGGCGTTTCACCGATACCGGGCGCTACGACCACGGCTTCATTTTGGCGCAACAGAGCGTTGGCACGGGCCGCTACTTGCGCCCAGGTCTTCTTGACCATGTGGTATCCCTACTATTTATGTTAATAGGGCTTCAGACACGAAAAAGCCCTCGGAAGTCCAGAATGAATTAGCTCCGGAGTACCGAGGGCTCTTTAAAGAGCGTGTGCTGGCTTCTGTTAGGTGTGGATGATCCCGAGGATCATACTAGCCACGACGAGAAAGATAGCTGCGCCAATGACGATGACGGCCACCTTGCGGCTCTTGCTCAGTTCTTGCGTCACGTTGTGTCGTCCTTGTGTTAGTGGGAAAAAGGTACGCATATAAAGGAGGCTAGGGACGTCCCTAGCCTCCTAAGAAGATGTGATCATCTTGCGATGCGTCTACCGGCTTTAGAAAGCCTTGGATCGCGCCGTCAACGACGACGGCGGCTAGAAACCATCCATCGCGACTGGCAACCGTACAGTAGACATTGCCTTGGTGATACTGCCCATACCACCAGTCCATTGAGGTCATGTAAAGGGTAGCGGCAACACGTGTCTCGTACGGAGTTTCGAACAGGCAGATGGGATCGATGGCTTGATTGCTCCCTACCGTTACTAACTCATAGAGGGTCATTGTCGTCCCCGTCGAATTTCGCGCATGGCGTCGCGCCGTAGGCGCGTGCCGTGTTGTTTGTCGTACGCCTTGACGACGGTGTCTAGGTTGCCGCCGACCTTGCGACCAAGCGCAAGGTTGAGAGTGGCCGCGCTGCACACCTCACAACGCCTATAGCGCTTCGGGTCGTACGTATGACCGCAATTGCTGCACGTCGTCTTAACGGGCTTCTGGGCCATATTCGGGTTCCTATTGCCGGGGCGGTTAGGGCGACGCATACCATTTCTGATATGCGTCGAGTAGAACCGTCTCAGTCGTACAGCGCCGACATGTCGAACTTGTCGGCCACGCTCCAGGCTTCCAGCTTGGCGACAAACACGTCTTGTGCTGCACGTATACGCGCCTGTTTGTCGGCGATGTTGGCGTCACCGGACATGGCGCGACGACAAGACGCCTGCTGATCATTGATGGCTTCGAACAAAACCAAGATCGACGGCTTGGCGGCAACCTGCGACAGCTCGCCTTCGAACTTTACGCTCCCTCCGCTAGTGAAACTGAAAATAGTAACGATGCAACCGTTACCGTCCGCCGCCGCGTGCGACGTGGTCCCCATGTACGCGAATTGGGGGTTAGCCGTCTTCCAGGCTTTAGCCGCCGCTACAGCGACGTCCTTACCGTCGAAGCGAAACCCACTACCTTTGGTGGCGCTTAGCTCGTAGCTAAACGCAAGATCGGGATGCAGCGCTGTGTCCATTGATTATTCCTTCCACCATTTCTTGCCCCAAGGCTTCCACCACGGGTCATCGTCGTAGCCGTAGCCGGGAGGCGGCGAGCCGTTCCACGTCAGTAGAACGATCAGCAGCAAGACAAGCGCAAAAGCGCCGAGGCCTATAACGAAGCTCATAGGCGCTTTCCTTGAAAGGTATCGACGGTGCGGGCGAAGGTGACGCCGATACCGCACGACAGCGCGCCGGAGAAGAATTGCGCCGCCGTATGCGGGTCGATTTGCGTGTGCGTAAAAAGGTAGACCTTTGTCGCAGCGATCGCAACGACAACCGGAGTTGCCGCCACCGTACCCAACAGGTTCATAGCGAAGACGTAGGCGGTGCGTTTCATGCGCGTCACGGTGCTACCCTTTAGTTGAAGTCGAACACCCACGACGGGATCGGCGGGCCGGGAATGGCGGGGACGTTAGCCGCCAAGATGTGCCACGGCCAAAGCGCCGTGTAGTACGCGACGAACTTCGGGTTGTTGGTGGCGGGCATAGCGTTCTTAGCCATCATAGCCGGGATGAGGCCGACCATCACGTAAACTGAGATGGCGAGAGCGCCCCACAAAATGCGAGACTCGTTGCGCGCTTTACGAAGAGCGGCACGATCGGAATCACTCATGCGCATGGTGTTACCCTTTTCATAGATTTAGACGGTTGGTCTACTGGAAACCCCTTACGCATACTGGGTTGGGGGAGTTCTGCGTAAGGGGAAACCGGAAATCCATCCGATGGCCGGGCTTTACTCCGGCGGGTACATGTTAGCCTCCTGTGTTGTCTCCAACGCTTCTTAAGCTTCAACAAGCACCCTTGTAGACCCGTTAGAACACGCTGTCAACAGGGATAGGAAATTTTTCTGATTAGCTCTCGCCAGCGTCCGTCACGTTGGAGTTCAGCATGCCTTGCAACATGAGCTTGATGTTATCGCGATCCTTGTCGTTAAGGTCCGCCGTTGCGTTGTCGCAGAGATCCCGCATGACCTTCAACGTCTCTGCATCTATGGTGTTACCATTTTCCAGAGAACTGTCAGCCACCTCTACCACGGCTTTAAGCGCCCGCGTGAAGCGATCGTGTCGATAGGTCGTTTCCGCCATCGCCTCTAGATACTGTTTCTCATTCTCGACGATAGCTTGCGCACCGCCAATATCCGCACCCAGCGCGATGAGCTGTAGAATGTCCTGTTCACCGACGCGGCGACCCTGCGTGCGGAAGAACTGCCGCTGATCAGCGGAGAACAGTTTTTCGTAGGCAGTACGTACGAAGACAGGAAAGGTAACTTTAGGTGAACTAGACTTAACGTTAGGGGTTGCATTTGTAGACGCGATAATACCGGGGGAGACGGGGGCGGTTACGATAGGGCGGGTCATTCTGATACTATTTCCTTATTCATGGCGTAATGTTTAGCAAAATAGTCCGCCCAGTCAACGTGCGGACCGTCGCCAAGACAAAGCGAAAAAACACGTAAGCGCGGGCGTGCTCCAGTGTCCCATGCGCAAATTAGCATGTCGTGTACGTTATGTCGGGCAATAATAGTAGAGTGACCCAACGAGCAAACCAACGCGCTGTTCAAGGCTCTGTAAGCCAAGGTGCTCAGATCGACAATGTCTGTTAGGTAACCGACGTGCTGAATGCGACCTTGCCGCCAGCCCTTACTCAGCTCTATCAACGTAAAGGTATGCATCTATCGTAGACCTCAGTTTGGCACGAGGGCGTTGAGGAGAGGTTGGATCTTGGTGCGTAATGTGCGCGCGTCAACCAGAGCTGACACGTAAGTCAGCATGCGTACCACACGACGCTGTTCATGCGTTAGCAGCACCACACGACAGGCCCAATCACGCTCGCGCTGTTCGATGATCTGCAACAAAGAAAAACGTACTGTTTCTCCGGTGACGATGTTGATACGCACGAATTCACCGGGTCTAGCCACAACGGTGTCACGCCCCGCCAGACCGATGATGAAAGCGCCGTTAGCGCCGGTTGTCGATACGGCGGTACTTGGTAGATTGGCGTTAAGCCATTGCTGAAACAGTACACGTGTATTGACATCGCCCATAACCGGGACTTCGTGAAAGGTAAAGAGCGCGCCAATAGCGATAGGGCGCGGCGGGGCGTAAAGAGCGTCAAGGTTGATGTTGGACATTGGGTTTCACCTAACGGAGTAGCGAAGTCGGTGAGCCTGTAAGACCCACCGACTGAACAACACCGTTACTATTTACGCGGCGGCGTTTCGTTGCACAATATGCCAATCCGGCTGACCATAGGTCAACGAATTGGGTGCGAAAGCTTTTTGGAAATCGTAGAGAACGAAAGCGTCGTCGTTCGCTGCCGTGCTGGTCGCCGCCGCGAAACTTAGGCCGTCAACCGTCCGATAGCAGTTAGCTGCGTTGTTCACATCGGCGAAACGATCGAACACAGTCTTACAGTAACCCTTGAACGACTTCTTGGTGCCGTCGTCGGTCTTGGGGTCTTTGAACAGCGCGCACTCGACGCCGTTAATGGTAGCGCCCGTGGCTTTCATTGCAAAACCCCAGGTGTCGCGGGTGTTGCACTGATAGGTGTACGACCCGATACCCAGTACGACGTTGTTCGACGCGAAACCCTTCGCTTCCAAGCGAACGAAGATTTGTTCAGCGCGCGGCATGGTGATCGAGTCGCCGTAGATCAGGCCGATGTGCGAGTCGAGTTCTTCGTACCCTTTCGAATTGGTGGTCGTGCCGAACACTTCCGCAAGGAGTTCAACAGCACCCTTGAACGCAGGCGAACCGGGCTCGGCGTTCGGATCACCGCAGATGATATCGACAGGGTCGCCGCTGTCAGGACGGATCACCAGCTTACCGTTACGCGCCATGATCTTGCCCTTCAAGCGTGGCAAGATATCGGTCAACACGTTCCAGAAGTCCCAGGTGTCCGAGACGATCGAGATGATGCCTTCTGGGTAAATGGTAAGTAGACGATCATACGTCTCGAATTCCGTGGACGAACCACCAGCGCACATGACGCTGTGTTCCGTGGCCGGGACCGTTCCGTACTGCGACATGTCGAAACCGGTGTACAGTTGTTCAGCGGCGAACAGTGCGGGAATGGTATCCGTGCCGTTGAAGAACAACAGATGGCCGATGTTGTAGACCATGGCCATCTCCGAACCGCCCATCATGCCGCGCATAGAAAAGTCATGGCATTGGAAGGGAACGAAGCTGCGATCGTTACAGGTTAGATCCGCCCAATGGTCGCAGAGCTTGCGGTAGTTGCGAGCAATGGTAGCCATGGTTTGCGAGCCCCACATGAGGTTCGACAGTTCGGTCTCGACGTAGTTGGTCAACCACGCGAAGTCGTCATGCGTGTTGAAGATGGTGAAGTGCACGACGCCGGTTCGCGTTACCGTTCCTTCGGGAAGGTGAAGGACGTTCAGCGGCAGATAGCCCAACGTGTGCAGGGCTTCAACATGCGACAGGTCGGGATTGTCTTGCTTATAGTACGCCTTGTAGAAAGCGTACATTTCTTGCATGACCTCGACGTTAGGGCGTGCGAACCATTTCGCGAACTCTTCCACGATCGTGCGCGCAGCGTACGAGAAGCCGAAGAACACGACTTCCGGTTCTTGCTGCCAGAGTTGCCGGTTAGTGAGACGCGCGATCTTGTCGCTACGCGGCGTCCACGTGGACAGCAGTCGGGTCATTCCAGTAGGGAATTGAAACTTGTGTTGACCCTTGTAGCCGTCAGCCAGCAGCATAGCCGGAATGAAGAATTGCATGTTTGAGTGTCCCTTTGATGTGAGCGGTTAGAAATGGTATATTATTGATTGCTGTAATCGAACAGCGACAGCACTTCAGTATAATGCTTCAGCAGCTCGTCTTTGCCTTGTGAGAAGAGGCCATGCGTGACGTAGAGCCGCAGGTTGTAGAAAGTGTACGTCGAGCGTAACAGCTCGGCGATGCTGACAAACGTTCGTCCGCCGTCGCACAGATCATCGATGACCCAGAACGATGCGCCCGACGGTTGGATATCTACCGTTACGCCATCCGGCGTTTGCGCCGAAACGATCTTGTGGCCAACGATACGCCCTTCAAGGTCGCGCATCTTATCAGCGTATATGATCCCCGTGCCGTAGTGCTTGGAGAAGGCTTCGGCGCGGGCCTTAGCGCCTTCATCCACGGCCACCACGAAGTCGCGCGACGATGGCTGGTAACCGTTCTCGCGTTCCATCGTCGCGATGAAACAATCTAACGACGACATAACAGTAAGTGAAGACAGCTCAACGCCGTCATGGCCGTCCGTCGACTTAATTGCATTATGCAACACTTTTACGAATACATCGCTGTGTGGGTCATACACAACAATGTTCCAAAAAACAGTATGCAGCAGAAGTTTTGCCGTAACATCCGCCGCATTAACTTCACCGGGCTTCTTCTGTTTATCCGCACGTTGGTCGGGAAACGTTTGGATAACTAGGGTGTGACCTTTCCAGCCGCCGACGTAGTGGGACGGAGGAAGTAGAGCGCCGATCTGAAACAACGCAAAGACCGCCTGCGGAAGGGTAGTTTTCATTGTTACCGTTATTTCATTAACACTAAACGGTGCGCGGAAGGCAAACGAGCCATCCGGATATTGATCGACGTCCAGGGCGACAGGCGCACCAGAGACCGTTTCGTGCATCGTGAACCACGTGCGCGCGTCGGGATTGTTGATCGGCATGGTGTATTGAACCTCAGTGAAGGGTTGCGCCAATGGCGGCAACGGCGAAAAAGGTAGCTGGTCCCGCAGCGGCTATCATAAAGACTAAATAGAAGGCGCTGAAGGCCCACGGGCTCATCGTACTGATATACTTGTCGCACTTGCACGCCACAACCATCGACAGATACGACCACAGAATTGTGGCCACGGTAAATCCAAAGCAAGGCCAATTCATGGTAGCTACCTTAATTGGTGCAGTAGACTTGCACGTGGCGTAGATGGCGATCGAGAAGAATACTAGCTAGCGTACCGCGCTGTGCGGCGCTTTCCGCATCAGGTAACGCGCGTTTAGCCGCGTTACTCACAGGACCACGCGATTTAGTAAGGCTGCGCAATTTCTCGATAGTGATAGTTTCCGGACCCTTCATCGAAGTTCTCCATAATAGTAAGATGGTGGCGAGGCCGGTAGGTACCAAAACCTACCGGCCGAACGACGACCTTACGTTTGCGGTGTCGCGGTGCGACGGCTAGTCTTACCGCCCTTCGTACCAGCTAGGGAGGCCAGTTCCCGGCTCTGGGAGAACGAACGCTTAGCCTTCGGCACGGACGCACCGCCCTTGCGGGCGATTTCACGACGGCGATCCGGGTCCATAGCGGCGAAACCGCGACGACCGCGCGGAGCTTCCGTGGTGTTGGTGGTGTCGGTCATGTAGATAGTTCCTTCTAGAAAAGGTAGCATTTGCTACGGGTTGGAGGTTTACTTGCGCTTCGGCTGGCGGCTGGCTTTCTTAGCGGCCTTGCTACCTTTGTGCTTGCGCTTGTGCGTTGACTTCTTGCGTGGCCGGTCGTCACGAATGTAACGGTAGTCATCGCTATAATGCGACAACCCAGCGCCAGCGCTAGCTAGTGCGAACGACGCCACGGAAGCAGCCGCCGCCATTAGCGGCATGATGGTACGATTGCTAAACCCCAAGGTACGACTCCACGTTAGTATCCACGTGCAACGGAGCAGGCCGCCAGACGAGGTTTTCCGGCAGTTGATCGTCGTTCACAGCGCACCAGTGCTTGGTAGAGACGTCGCGCGCCCTCATCATAGCGGCGAAGGAGTGCTTAGTATTTCGCTTCCCTTCGACCTTGTAGTGAAAGCTGAGAATTTCGTCGGTGGTCTTACCGTAGAAACCCGAACCGGTACGACCCATCCCATCGAGTTCGTGGCGAGCGTACTGCGTGCCAGCCGGAGTCTTAAGCACACGAATGATCACGCTCGCACTTCTCATATCGAACGTGTTCGCGTCTTGGCGCTGAAAGACGATCGCATCGGCGCGGCCGAGTTCCAGAGCCTCCAGGGCGTCGTGTAGAAGCATCTTACTATTACTCCGCTAGTGAGTTTGCGTTATCCGATTTTCGCGCGAGCGCGGGCCTTAGCTTTTCGCGATTGCGGTGTGATGATAAAGGCTTTCAGTAGATCCTTCGGCGGGAAGTGAACGCCGACTCGCGCTAAACCTTTACACATGGGCGGATTGGGGGAGTCGGCGGTAACGCCGTAACCTTCGGTGTAGCCACCGGTGACTGTCCAAATGCTATCGCGCTGTGGATCGGGTTTCTTCTTGAAAGAGAAGCGCACGTCCGGTTTGAATTGTGAGAAGTCGAAATCGTGATCTTCAGCAGCCAGCGGTTCGGTTTGCAGAAGAATGGTAGCCTGCATCAGTTCTACGTTACTGAGGCGCAACTTATTGCCCAACGGCGGATTGGTGTCAGGCGACGTACGCACTGCGACTACTTCCCATAGATCACATTCGACGACGCGCCATTCCGTATCACCCGTCTTGGGGTATTTAAAGTACACGCCCGGCACGAATAGCTTACTATTTTCGTGAACGGCTTCACGAGCACGGGCCGTAATAGTTTGAAATTGTTTTTCGAACAACGCCGTGGCGCGGCGATAGTCCACGAAGTCGTTGAGCAGTGATGTGCGCTCATCCGGCGTCATACTGTCCCAGTAGATGACAGCGCCAGACAGTTGCTTGGAGTCGGTGTCACCGAGTTGGTCGGTACCGATATGCGGTACGTCTACCCATACCAATGCACCGTCACGTGCGAGCGCAGCCATCAAGTCTTCGACGAATTGGGCGCGCTGTTCGCGAGTGAGTTCAGGATACAGTTTCTTGAGCGACATGATGTGTCGTGCTCCGCAATGAGGTGGCTGTGTGGCGAACACGCAGTGTACCACAGTCAAGGCTATCGGCAAAATCTCTGTTAAATCAGAGCATTAGATGCACGAAAGGGCGTAGAGCCTAAGCCCTACGCCCTTTCGATTCCTAGGAAGTCGCCAACCGTTCCTTACGCATATCTGGTAGGGAACGCATAACTTCGCGCACCTCATGTTCCCGGAAGGAATCCGTGAAACCGTCACTACCATTTAACGTGATGATACGATGACTGACGGGTGGGAGTCGACGCGGCGACGATGCGTCAACCACCCAGAACACACGCCGTACACCAGCTTGATACAGCCGGGTAAACAATCCAGCTTCTTCGTTGGCTAACTCAGCAGCCCGCGTAAAACGGTATGCAATGTCTAGCGGAAGTTCTGTTCCGCGTAAGATATTGTGTGCTTGGTTGCTACACCAAACATCCGGCTCTGTCAGAGCATTGTCTTGCGGTTCAAAAACGGCGACGCTGTCCAACTCCGAGCCAGGAACTTGCGCCAGCATTGCTATCAAGAGAGCGTGCCGTCCGCTACCCTGCGGTCCTTGGATTACAGTAATATGTGGAGTATCCGTGCTCATATGCACTACCTTTATGGACGAGCGCCAAACCAGTAACAGATCGTTTCCCATAGCGACAGAAAACGTCCTTGGCCGTCAGGCTCGATGCGCAGTACGACATCGCATTTGCGATGATAGCGAATTTCATTACCTACGTAATCGCTCGCGTGCTGGTCGCTCAAGTAATGGCCTCCCCGTTCTTGGTGATGGTTTGTGTGGCGCGCTTGGCGTAATTGTTTGGCTCGATGCGTACGGTAATGTAGTCCTTCAATTTACCTTTTGTCACAGCAACCACATGGTCATGCATTGCCCAGGCACAACGACGCGCGGTCGGATGTACATCAGGCGCAGAACGGCGACTGATCACATACTGTGTTTGCTCTAGATGCGCCTCGTGATACCCCCACACTAGTGTGGCTAATGGTAGAGATAGTAACGCAACATGGCGATCTAACGTACCAGCATTTACGGCTTGATACATCTCCGACCATAGCGCCAGAGCCGCCTGCATAACATCTTGTGACACTTCACCTAAGCGCTGAATGTACCACGAGTGCATACCACCGAAGTTACCACTTGCCGGGATCACCGATGCAATCTTGATGTACGAGCCACGATGGCGTTGCAGATCACGATAGCTACCGTAATCGATCTTAAACGGGATCGGCATGGTACCGAACGCACGCGGGTTCACAGGTTGCTGCGAATCAAACATCTCCCAATCGTGGAAGACTTTTGCCTGTTCTACTCTTTGTGTGAAACGGTGGATATCGTGTTGCGTCAACGTCCAGTCAAACGCATGTGGCAAACCAAAGTGTTCGTCTGTGCCGAATAGATCTGGAAACACCTCAGCTAGAGCTAGAATAATTTCACGGGCATCGGCACGAACTTGCGGCTCAGGATGGCCCAACATACAAATGGTATGCTCACGCAGTGTCCGTATAGAGCCAGTCCACGACAACTGTGTCTGCACGCCGATAGGTAACAAACCGCGCACTACGTCGAAGGTCATAGCCTTCACACCGGCCGCCGAAAGCTCCGGATACTGTTGCGTGTAATGCTCCAGAACCAACGGCGTTGCTTGCGCGTACAGTCCCATCCAACGCTGATAGTATTCACCGGCGTAAGAAGGAAATGGCTGGTTGGCAAAATCGATGAAACGCGTCGATGTCTCTTGCCCGTTGTACAGACCGTTCTTAGCTTCTTGAATGGCCTTGGCGGTGAACAGTGAAACGCCTTCTATGAAAACGGTAATTTCGCCGCAATCACCGATACTCGCGTGGGAGTAACCGACGTAATACTGTTTTAGCGATTGTTTGATTTTGCTGACGTCGAAACCACTGTCTGACAAATCCTTCAGACGAGTCTCGATGCTCATGTGCGAGCGAGAGTAGAATGCCGCCAGCATAGCGGCGACATCCGGATGGCCCTGCAATTCAGCAGGAGCTACGAAAACCTTCATCGGCGTTGTTTCCTTTCACGGGCGGGCATTGGTGGGCGGCGGCGAATGGTATCATCACCAACACTGTCAGGTGGCGAGTCTTTCGGGCGCTTACCCTTCTTAGTGGGCGGCGGACCTAGCACTACAAGTTTGATGCTGTGGCCAGCTAATAGTACCTCGTCCACGTCGTCGAGCTTCTCGAACATGCCATCGTTCTGCGCGATAATAGTAGACTTGCCCGTGCTAGAAGGTTCTCATGTGCCTAGCGGGACGCGAATGATCAGCGTACCGTTACGCACCCACATTGTGGCGTTCTTCACGTCGGCGTCCCCGTGACCAAAGTGTTGCCAGAGAAAAGATAATCAAACAAAGCAGACGGCACTTTCTGCCCACGCGTTCCCAGGTACAACGCAGGCAATGGTTTTAGCTTGTCGCTCTTGTCGTGCTGACTCTGGTAGATCAACGTAATAAGGGTAGCCAATCGCTGTAGAGCCACTTCACGCACTGCACGGTAAAAGGCGCGGTTAGTGACGTTGAGCATACTACTCGCATAAAAAGCTAGCAGCGCTTCAGCTTCGGCTAAAGCCATACGCGAATACGTGTGGCTCCCGTAAACGACTTGCGCACGTTCTAGCTTTTCCTTGAACGAGAAGAAGCCTTGCGGCACGAAGCTGCGCCATGACGCCCCGTTGTGCAACACACCGTCAAACAAGAAGTCCTCTTCACCATCCGTAAGCTCAAGAAAAAGCGTAGCGGCGATGTCGCACGCGTACCAAGCCGCCTTGGAGACATCCTGAATGGCAGTACCTTTATGATCAGCACGCGCCATGTACTTGTAGGTGTTGCCTACATTAAACGGTACGCTACGGATCACGTCGATCGGTTCCGGTAGCGACAGGTCTTGGTTGTAGTGCGGAGTGGCCGACACGATGTCGCCGCTAGTGAGGTCACGCGCCATACTACTATTTCCTTAATGAGAGAAAACGGCGATACCACCAACGATGATAGCGATCCAGACAATCATCAGTACCGCGCATACACGGTCGCCAACGACGTGGTTACGACTACGTACCTCTTCGTCGCGTTTAATGCGCTCTTCGCGCGCTGCAACAGTGTCCACTGTTGATCCCCTTTATGATACAGGCGTAGAAAAGGCGGGCTACCGTTAAGCAACCCGCCTTAAAAATGTTTTGTGCCTACGAGGTTACGGCTACCTCGTTTAAGCGTGGCATACACTAACCAGCACTCGTTTTAAGAGCCCGCGCTGGATTGCAGGTACCGTTTAGCCAAAAGTGGCTGAAGACCGTTTGCTGTCGCCGTCGTAGTAGGTGCGCACGTACTTGTTGCCGAACACGACGCTAGGCCAAAACAGCAGGTAGATGAACAAGAAGATGTTCACGATTGGGACGAAGCCCAGTAAAGCCCACCAACCACTGTGGTTGCGATCGTGCAGGCGGCGCACCGACGCCGCGACGGACAGCCACAACGACAGGATTAGAAAGGTAACCCCACACAATAGCGCCATCACTGTAACATCGGATGCCGGGTGCTGGGTTAGTAAAGATCCGAAATAGTACAACATACCGGTGACGATCGTGATCATAATATAGATCAGGCGCGAAGACACACCGCGAAATGAGAACACATCCATGTAGATCACTCCCTTTGTCAGCGCCCGCGTTGGGTTCCACCTTTGGACGGGCGCGTGTCCAAGATAGATGTGTAGATCGGGCATTTGGGATCACGCTTCAATCGTAGCGTAAACAGTCGTTTACCTTTATTCCGATCAAACCAGTGAATCGTAAGGTGGTGCTTGTATAGCGAGCTGATCACTATAACTGACGAAACAGATTGCGGGGCCGGTATGCTCACCGGATGCACAGCACCTACTAATTGCAGGCGACGCGTGGCGGGCGTATCTAGTTGTGGCGTAAATCCAGACACAGCCAAAAGGGTACGTCCAACGACAGTGGAGACAGCCAGGGTCTCAAACAAGCCGTCGCGGATTTGACCGACTAGGGCGCGGTCATCGCCAGGGCCGAAGATTGCCGGTAGGCGTCTGCCTACGTTAGCCATAGCCGTAGAACGCTCTGAGAGGCCCGTAGGAGCCAAAAGGCGGGTAATGCGGCGCAGCATACCACCCCGGTAGATAGCGACCGCTGGTGAGCCGCCTAGCTGACACGTCTGTGTCTGCCAGCGACCGGGAATACGCATGGTGTGCTTGGCGACGTTCGTTGTAGCGCTAGGACGTGACGCCGGGCGCTTTGGCTTGCTCGGTTTTATCGGCGGCTTACCTTTAACGTGGCGCACTGCGTAACAACCTCATAGATGGAAAAGACGGGAGGCGTGGCCACGCCTCCCGTCCCACTCAGGTCTGTACGTGGGTAAGTCGCGAGAATACTAGCCCACGCTACTTACCGTTGTTAGGCGATCCAACCACGCTTCTGCGCGTAGGCAAAGAGCGTGGTGGCCTTAGCCCGGCCACCGACGCCTTCCAGCGCCTTGTCGATCGCGGCGGCACGCTTCGGTTGACCTTCCAGCAAGAAGGCGCGCATGTCGGCCGTATTCATGGCCTGAACCTTTTGCGCTTGCTTGCTGAGTTTAGGCGATGCAGCCGATGCAGCCGGTACCTTACTGTTTTTCACCGGAGCGGCTGGCTTGGCAGCAGGCTTGGCGGGTTTAGCGACGGGCTTTGCCGCACCACGAGCCGGGCGGCGCGGAGCGGGCTCTTCTTCCTCGTCTTCTTCATCGTCGCCGTCCGCGAAGTCATCGTCATCGCCGTCTTCGCCGTCATCAGCGAAATCGTCGTCATCTTCGTCGTCAGCGAATTCCGAGTCGGCGTCGTCATCCTCGTCTTCGTCGTCGTTCTCGCTGTCCTCGTCGTCGGCGAATTCTTCGTCCGTGTCGTCACCGTCTTCGCCGTCTTCATCGTCGAAATCGGTATCGTCAGCGTCGTCTTCAGCGGAGTCTTCAGCCTCGTAGCCGCCTTCGGTTTGAGCGGAAACGGTATTGATGATTGCTTCGATAGCGTCGAGCGCGCCGCCGATACCCGGCTCGATTAGAGCCATGATCAGAGCTTGCGCTTCGGCGTCAGTACCCGCGATGTCGAGTTCCTTCAGCGCAGCCGCTTGCTTTTCAAAGCGGCGGCCGAGATCGCGGATCGTACGTTGAACGGAGGCCATACTATTTCTTCCCTTGCAAGGGTTAGTGTGAGTTGGGAATAGCCGCAAAGAGTTGCGTCGAGTGTCGCGGCGAAACACCCAACGGAACGAACGAGTCTAAACGACCGTCTGACGCCTTGTCAAATGGCCGTAAAATCGCACGTGTTTCGGTGCTAGTGGACACAGCGCCTATAGCGCTATAGGCGTCCCTGGCAGCAGGATTGAATTAGGAGTCGTGGTCTTATTCGTCGTGGTCATAAGCCGCGTACGTGCCGCCGTCCTCTTCGTCGTCGTTCTCGCTGTCTTCGTCGTCAGCATCGCCTTCCGTGGCAGCTTTAAAGCCAGCAAAGATGGCGTCACCGTTAAATAGATCGGCATGGTTAGCCAGCGTACTATTTTCGTTGTACAGCGTATTCAGTTGCGCATAGCACTCGTTGAACGCCTGAACCGTAGCAGCGTCTTCACTTGGCGTAGTGGCGGCGAGCGCCATAGCCGGGGCTAGCATTGCTAGCATGTCCACGCCACAGCGACGCGCACTGATCAACAGGTGTGCCACGGACAACGTCAACTCAGAAAAGGTAGTCAACGCATCCGGCGGTGTATCGGTATGCGGCTCATGCTCGTCCGCGTGTTCCTGATCATCATCGTCCACCATATGGTCCGGCGCGAGCGCGCCGATACACATGTAGATAGACGCAAGAGCCGCACCGATTTGGATGTGTAGGTGTTCGTTGGTCTCTGGGTCGCGCAGGCGTTTCACAGAGGTTGGTACGCTGGCGTTTGACAGCGCGTCAGATACCCTTTCGCTCATGAGGGCGAATTCCGGCTGTAGCACTTGCGCAAGTGCCTGCGTGCGCTGATCGGTGAAAGGCATGTGCGCGTTACTCCATGACGCAAAAAGTAAGGCGCTAGGATTGCTCCTAGCGCCCCAAAGGGTTCGAGTTGTAGAAAAAGGTAGGCGCCGAACGCTTAGCTAGCGTGGGCTTCTTGAGCCGCCTTCACCGCCTTCATGACGAAGTTGGTCAGGGCGCGGCCGGTCTTACCGTCCGACTTGGCCTTCTGGCCAGCCTTCAGGGCGGTGCGCATGGCGAAGGTGCGAGCACGCGAGTGCAGACCTTCGATAACGGTAGCCGGATCGACGCCCAGCTTGGTCAGGCGACCGCGCAGTTCGTCGGGCGTCAGGTCGGCGATGGTGCGACGACCGCCGCTGTTGGCCGAAGCCACGGCTTGGGCCGCCTGGGTAGCGCGACGACGGGTCGGAGCCGGCGCGGGTTCTTCGTTGGCGGCGGCGAGACGGGCACGGACCTTGGCGATCGACTGGTGCCCGGCGAAATCGTAGCCGTCCAGGTCGGTGACGTAGTTTTCGGTGGGCTTGCCGTTGGCGGCGACTTCGTAAGCGAAGCCTTCGTCATCGACGTAGATCGCCGAGGTGTCATCGCTGGTGAAATAGTAGCCAGCTTCGTAGTTGTCGCTGGTGTCGGCGTCGTCGTCATCGACCGTGGTGTCGTCCGCGTCGTCGTCATCGGCCAACAGCACGTCGGCGTCGTCGGTTTCCGGTTCGTCGATATCGATACCGTTCTCGGCGAGAGCGGCGCGCAGGGTTTCGAGTTGCGATTCGAGTTGCTCGGTGCGCTCGACTTGCGCGTCCCAGAGCTTCTTGGTCAGAGCGAAAGCGGCCATATCGTTTGTCCCTTATGGCTGTGGAAATGAACTAGGTGGGTAGGTACGAGACGCATAATAACCCGGCAACCGGTCTCGTGTCAAATCGCCAGGATAGAAAGGGAGGGCTCGCCTGTTATAGCGAGCCCTCGAAGAAATGGTAGATGCTAGTCGGCCAGGGCGGCGTAAGCGGCTTGGCGGGCCTTCGTCGCGTTGCCGCCGTTGGTGCGAGCGGCCTTCTGGAAGGTGTAGAGCCAGAAGCGAATGACGTCGTCAAACTGGTGCTTCTTATAGCCGTTGGTGATCTTGGCGGCGTCGCCCTTGTATTCGAGGACGAGGTCGCGCATTTGCGCGCCGTCCATGTCGGCCAGCTTGACCTTCTTGGTCGAGGCGACGGCTTGCGCCGCTTGCGTGGCCTTGGCCGGAGCCTTCGGCGCGGTCGGCTTCACGGCGCGGGCCGGTTGCGAAACGGTAGCCTTCAGCTCACGAACCATCTTGGAGATGACCGGGGCCAGCCCGTTCTTAGCCTTCCATTCGAAACCGTCGAGCGAAACGTTCGCGATCGGCACACGGGTGTCACCGTCCAGGCTGAACATGGTGCCGTCCTTGGTCACCAGAACCGCGTCGCCCGTCGTCGGGTTGAAGTACAGGCCCGAAACGATCTCGTCGGTGTTGACCATGCGGCTCTCGGCGGGCTTGGTGGCCGGTTGCGCCTTGGGAGCAGCCGGAACCGAAATGGTAGCGGCCTGAGCGACGGTGTTGGCGACAGCGCCTTGAACCAGTTCCGGAAACTTCTTGGCGAAGTATTCCATTTCGGCCGAGGTCAGGCTGCGACGAACGACGATTTGCTCCAGACGGGCGATGGCCGTTTCAGCGCGAGCCAGACGCTTGGTCAGTTGCTCGTTGGTCAGGGCGGTTTGGGCTTGGGTGTTCATAATGATATCTCCGAGAGAAGGTTGCGTTTGGTTTCTTAAGCGGTGGCGGTGTCGCCGTGTTGATGACGCTAAGATACGCACCCTACAGCCGGTGTCAACGGCCTTGTCGGAAATTTTTCGCAATTAGCCGCATTTTCTTTAGCCTGACGCTGCAAAAGCCTTACAGCGCTAGGTTTCAGCTTATTCACTTTCTTTGTTGTTACGTGTCCTAGCACCGTATTTAGCGCGTTTGGCCACGTCGCTAACAGACTGCGTACCGCTAACACGTGGCCCGCGCCAACGTGATTTACCGCCATCGGCATACGGCAAGCTAACAGGTTTGGTGATGAATGCCGGCAGCGGTGTTGCTTGTGGTTTGATTTCGTCTAGCGCGTTAGCCGCTGCTTCGCGTGGTTGTCCAGGCCAACCGAACGATTGCGTGTGGATGATCGTGTACAGGCTTTCAGCGTTAGGGGGCCAACAGTCTACCGGATCGTCATCGCACACTAACCAAAATAGTAAACCAACCTCATGCTCAGTCATAGCACTTAGCAGCTTGGTGTAATCTCTATCCGAAAAGGTAATGTTGTAGGAGAGCCGCGTTTCCATGGCGATCAGGTTGAACAGCTTCATTGAGCGGTCGAGTGCGGCGAACCCGATGTTACCGACATTGACGATAGGTCGGGCGCGATGGCGCTTCACCAGAGCACACGGTACACTTAACGCTTCTTGTTCCTGCACCATAGCCAACGCCACGCGCTGACACGTGGTTAGATTCGGTCCATGAATAACGATCACACCAGTCATGCGGCTCTCCTACTATTTATATTAATCACGGGCGACGTGATTATGCTCAAGGAAACGCGCCACGGACTTTGTCGTTCCCATGCAGATATCAATGTTGGGGCAGAGCTTGGCTTTGTAAAAGCCGTCAACCATACCCATTGGTTTGTTGAAATCCGCGATAGAGCGACATGGTCGCATACGTGCTACTTCGAACCAAGCGCGCGGCGTTTTATCTCTGTAGGCATCAGAGAGAGCATCGAATTGGCGCTTTGATCGACGCAAGCGCTTGCGCGTAGCTTCGGCGACCTCTCCCCAGAAAGGGTAAGGATAGAAAGACCAGTTGGTGATGATATCCGAACCAAGCGGAGACTTCTCCGACAGTTTTACGCTGATTTTGGGTTTAGTGAATTTGCCCGGTTGTTCGCGCGGGGCGAACATCAAACAGTAACCAATGATCGGTAGGCCTTGCAGCTTGTCACCAAACAGCTCAGCCAAAGCCAAACAGTAAGCTTGTAACTGATGATGGTGTTTGCCATCTGCGTCTTCACGCCATCGTTGCGCGTTCTCGCTAGTGGTTTTCCAGTCACAGACCAGCCAACCTCGTGTCGTCTTGACGAACAAGTCGATGTGACCGCCGCCCAGGCCACGGAAACCTTCGAACTCCAGCTCTTCATATTTGAAATAGTAATCAGCAGCACCGCACGTGAAACACGAACGCGGGATGGGCTTGAACAGCTCCACCGTGTTGCAGCGCGTGCATTTGAAGTTGGCGTAGACCATGCTGCGCGCAACACCGGAACGACACACGAAAGTCTGTACAATTTCGTGGAAGGCCGTGCCGATGTCGAGATAGAACGATTGCCGGAACGTCGCGGGCTCATTCTTCGTCGCGTCAAGGATCGGGCAGTACGGTAGACCGGATGGTCGTAGTTGTCGCCTAAAACGATCGGGCAGCTCAACCGTGTAGATACCATTTGCTACGGCACGAAGTTGGTTCACCGCGTCGCTAAGCATGTCCGCCGTGGGCGCGGTGTCCATGATAGCAGTGGGTACCAGAGCAGGTGGCTTAGAAATCTTGGTTGTACGTGCAGTTTCTGGTTTACGTACCTTTTTCGGTACTTCGCCGCGTGCCGATGGTCTCGTCACTGGGCGATCACGGTTAGGTTTACCGTTGGGATCTTTCAGTGAGCGTTGCGGCTTGCGTGGCCGTTCCGGCGCAGCTACCGTTTTACGCTGACGCTCATCAGGACGTGCAGGACGTTGTGGCTTAATCGGCTTCTTGTTCACGTTCGACATGGACGCCCCATAGGCACTTAACAAAGGAAAGCCCCGTGAGCATAAAAGCTCACGGGGCTGGTAGCCTGCTACGAAAATATAGCTAAGCGCTTAGCGAGTCTTGGGACGCGGCTTGCCTTCCGGGGCGCGCTTAGCCTTGGCGGCCGGAGCGGCGTCTTCCGTGCCATAGTCGGCTTCGACTTCAACAAACTTCGGATTGTAGGTCAGGCCGTCCAGCACGATACCTTTATCGGTGTGGTTGACGGTACCGACTTGCTTACGGCCAATACGCCCGTCCAGCAGTACGACTAGCTTGTCGTCACCGTAAGCGATAACTCGCTCGTTGGCGTACGACTTTTCGATCATGCGACGGCCGCCCGACTTGCGGCTCTTGAAAACAGTATGCGTGGCGTTGCGGGCAACCAGCACACCGTCAAGACGATGAACTTGCGCCGGAGCAGAAACGTACAGGGTGGATTCGATGGAATTGCGGGCCATTAGGCGTCCCTTAAAGGTAGGTTGCGGGATAGAACAAGCGGTTACCAAGGAAGGGCCGCTGTGACCGTGTTAAATTACTATGTGCGGACATCGCCTAGCGTAAGCGTTTGGGCGATTTACCCGAGTTCTTATGCTTGGCGATAACGGATCTCCAATAGGTGGCTTCGAAGTAGTCCTCTCCTTTTCCGCTGATAGCTTTCTTGAGGTTGCCAAAATCGGTAGCCATGACGACGTCATACAGTGCCTTGGTCTTACCGCGCTGCGGGGCTAGATGATTTGGGAGGGTAAAATACTTGCCGCGTTTGGGATCAGACAAGAACGCTACTATTTCACCGATAACATGCGGCCGAAGATCATGGCGAATATTGGACGACAGCGCAGACAACGCATGCTCGCGATCAACAGCGGTGTTCGATAGCTCCTGCACGATGCGGTTTGGACGAACCGTAAAGTTTGCCGCTATACCAGGGCGGGCCTGCACATAGGTCTCAACTGCTTCCCAATCTATTTTACCATTTTCGTCAGCCACCAGAGGTTTTTCACTCATTGCACTCACGACAAGCTCAGACTCGAACACGAACATACGCTCTGCCCGACCTTTTGCGCGTGAGACGCCGAGAACAACGGAGAAGTTACCCTTCCAACCCGGATAGTTCTCATTGACATAGTTCATCACCGAGATGGGATCGTGTTTGACAAAGACAAGCATAAAGGTACTCCCCGTGATGATTTAGCCAATTTCGGCCTGTGGTGGTCCGAAGTACAGCTCGAAAGTTATGTGCCCGAAGGAAGGCTCTATCGGGCTGCTAAACGCGGCGTTCACACCAAACGCCGCTACGATTTTACTCGATGCGTGACAGCGTCTTATCCGCCTCGACACGATATCGACTACCGTGCACCGGGAAATCAGCGAACGATTGCGGCGTAACCACCAACAGATTGTCGTAACCGTTGTCTAAAACAGTAGGCAACAACTCTGCTAGTGCATGACGATTAGACGCCTGCGAACCGGCCTCGATTTCGTCCAGCACCAGTGTACGCA